AAGGTTTGTCAACTTGTGGTTTACCAAGTCATTTGTTTCATACTTGATGTACTCATTCTCAATCTTAACAATACCCCTGTCCTTAAACAAATTGAGGTTATCCCCGTAATCGTATTCGATTTCAGTCGAAGTAGGGTCAAGAGTGCTTAAAAGATGCCGAGTTCTCGTAGTCGGGGTCAATTCTAGAGTTTCGTCTAGGTAGAGTTCTACATCCTTCGGAGCAATTTTGAAGTGCGAAGGCAAGTACTTGCTGAGTAAGTTAACAAATTTGATAGACATTTACACCGCCGTTAGTGTCAGAAATGTTGCTGTTGCTTTAACAGGAAACTCCGTTTCTTCGCACGAAATATTCTGCGTGGAGTAACTCACATCCGTTGTTCGTCTCATTTGTAAATAACACCAATCTACACAATCTAATTTCTCAATTTCATAAATCAGGTCGGAGTATTTTACAGTCGAGCCGAGCCTGCCGTAGTCTTTGAGGTAGGTTTCAATGGCTGTCTGAATTTTCGCCCTAGTCGATGAATCCGTAAACCCTGAATACCTCTTGTACTCCACCTTGAACATAATCTCAATCGGGGAAGGAATGATATATTTGCGATGAACTGTGATGGAGCGTTTCTTCTTGATAAGTTCATCTACTGATTCGTAGTAGGATAAATAGTTCTCTCCGTTTGTTGTAGGCACAAGTGGCCCACCATCATCAGCCATCAGTAATAGGCCGATAGTGATTTGATTGAACTCCTTGAAGTTGGGTGGGTTTTTGTCCTCTTCAGAGAGAATGTAAACCTCTAGGATATTGGAGAAGTTTGCATTTATCATTGCCGTTATATCATCGTTAGTAATGGCTCTGTCCCCTGTGGTGTAGTACTTCGGAGCATTGGCACGTATGGATTCTAAGTCTTCGGGGTCTCCGGCATTTAAAAATGAAGAACCCTGTGTAACGTAGAGTGTTACAGGGTTACTTTGTGTGTCGCTGATGGTGTCAAGTAATTGAGTGATAGTGCCTTCATTGACGTTGCCGAACTTGCCGATGTTCAAATTGAAAACAAATTTGATGGTGGAACCTGTAGTTGGGATTTTTCCCAACTCTCCATCTCCGAATACGATACGAATAGCGTAGTCGGAATATTGCTCTGCGTAGTAGTCCGTATCATTGGCTGCGGCATTTACTAACGAATCGATTTCTGTCCACTCCACATCATCCACGTACACTTTCAGACCTGAGTATTCGTATTCCGAGTTCGGCCAGATGGCATCTCCTATGTAATAACTCTTGCTGTCGGAATTAAGAATGAATTCCTGATTCTTGGAGCCATCTGAGATGTAGGAGATTTCCTTTTCAGTCCCCTGTACAACCTTGGCCGTGATTTCCGTCTCACCAGCGATAATTTCGTTTTCAAAGACGGTATAGAACAGAATATTATCTGTCGTGGCTAGGCGGGTTCCTTGTGGAATGACGATGTTGTTGGGTGCTGCATACTTCAGCCACAGCGTGACCTCTCCGTGTGAGGGAACTGCTCTCTTGACCTTGTAGTTCAAGAGTTTGATGATTTTGAGCATATTTTCTTTTATCTGCACGGTGTCCAAATAGTTCTCGTTGGCAAGGACATTGATACGGTAGTTCAACAGATCAGCAACATAAGAGAACATACGAATAAGAGAACTACCTACTCCTGATTCAACCATATCCTTCCATCCTGGCAGTACTACCAACTTTGCGTTAAGTTCGGCACGGATTGTATCGAAATCGCCTGCTAACATATTGATGCGGTCAGCCATTTTATCTTACCTCACTTGAATTACTTAACAAAAATTCCTCACGAAATAACTGATTAGGTCCCATTACCTTGATACTAAAAACCATGTCTAGTTTTAAAGTACCAACGGGATTGTTGATTTCGTATCGGAAGTCAACTATATTTACTCTATTTTCCCATCTCTGCACATCAGAAATCAGCGTCTCCCGTAAAGACTCTACAGTACCAACAGTCAACTGTTCGAATTGGAACTCATAAATTGAACAACCGAAGTCAATCAAGCCGATAAGTTCCCCCTTTTTTGTATACAGGATATTGCGGATGGATTGCACGATGGCATCGTAGTTTGTTACACTTTTCAGGTCCCCTTGAAAGAATTGGAAATTCTTTTGGACGTCCTTGTCGATAACAATACTGTTGTTGTAATAATTGGTTAGTGTCTTTGCGTCTGCCATGTTTATTCTTATTCTGGTGTTATATTAAACCCTTCTATTGTATCTACTGCAATTTTACGAATATAATTTCTAAATTGTTGGTCTATTACTTCCCCATCAATAATAAGGTCTGGCTGCTGCCCTGCCGCTTCCTTTACCATTGCCGCAACATCAGATTTAATTTTCGGTTCAAATTTCCCCATTTATATTACCCCTCTATATTTATCCTTCGCCCTTTGCAGCACCTTCAATATTGATATTTTCATTTGCTCCCATAACAGGAATAGCGTCTAACCCAGTAGTTTTTAAAATAGATTTTAAAAGTGGTTTAGTATTTACGGCCCAGGCATAAATTTGAGTACAAAAACTTGCAGCAAGTGGAGGAGTTGATGGAGGTGGTGGCACAGATAATTTATCCACGAGTGTTTTAATTGATACGATTACAGCGTTAAAAGAATCAAAATAATCTTGTGCATCCTTTTTTTCTTTATCGCTTAAAATGGGTAGCCAACCATTCATTCCCCCTGTAACCTTTGAACCATCACTACTAATAATAGGGGAGCCAAATTTAACCCCCTCATTTGCTTCCGTTGTGCCTTCTCTTGTTGATAAACCTGTTTCTGTTTGTATCGTTACGCTTTTTCCCGCAATTGAAACACCATCCATCTTCGACCTGATACCGACAGGTCCTAATGAACCCAAAGATGCACTACGATTGCCGCCGCACCACAATGACCCATCAGCCTGAATGGAGAGAGACGTATCAACTACTTCGATAGCGCAAGGAACAAATGCACCTTCTCCCGTTCCACCTGATTGTCTTCCGTAAGCCCTAATCCTGAATGAACCTTCCGTCCAAATACTGAGACCATGCCAACCGACACGAGAAAATTCTAGACCACTTTCACCGTAGTTAAAATCAAGCCTCAATCTCTCGTACAAATCATTATCATCCATTTCAATTGTCGATTTTCCATCGTAACTCAGCCAAGTGAACTGCTTGTAGTATTTGCGATTCTTTATCTTCATTGTTGCAAATGGCGAAGGTTTAATGCGGCAGTAACCTCCCATTTCTTCAGAGTGAATTCCTAATGAATCTTTTGTATATGCTACGCTGAATAATTCGGGGTCGGTATAAATCCACGGAGATGAAGGAATAAATGTCCAACTCTTCGGACTTGCATTTGCGAACATCCCCGCATCAGGGGCCCAAATATCCTTGTTTAAACAACGGTTGACCGTCCACCACGTCCAACTCTTATATCTTTTCAGGTACGTGCGGCGGATGTTGTCGGGGAATGGGGCTAACCCCTTCTTTAAATCGGCTTCAGTTATCATCCTCCAGCCACCGTAGATGGCCTTCCAATTCGTAGTATTGGTTCCTGTCTCCCGTAGTTCATACCACGGATAAACGGCTTGACCTGATGGAAAAGGACAAGCCCCGTAAGCAGGGTCTCTTCCTGTTACCCACAAAAATTCACCCTCTGCAATTTGACTAGTATCAATCGGCTCTAATCCTTCAAAGGTTCGTCCCCAAGTGTTTTCCTTTGTCAAAACATCGTAGTGCGAAGATGTATCTTTAAGAATAGTGTGTTTGTCAGTTTCTACGGCATTCACAGTACGCAAAGCCGACTTGTAAGTTTCTACGTCAGTAATTGCTGAAAAATTGTACGATGCTTTTCCACCAAGTCCCGTGTACGATGAAGGCTCTGGAGTTGTAGTTCCTAAGTTTGCCGCAAATTTTTCGTACCCGACATCCGTACCCACATCAAGCCCTGCATAGATTGTGCCTAGATAAATTGGACGAAAAATATCGCCGCCTTCGAAGAACAGCCAAATCACATCGTTCACGTTTGGATACGTTACTAGGCCATCTCTGAATTGTAACTCGCACCACGGTTGGCTCTCGTTCGGGATATCGTCCGTCAGCCCGAAAATCAGGATTTGTATCCTGTTGAGACTTATCGGGTCATCTAGGGACACAACCTTGGCACGATAAAAGTTGCTTCGTTGTGTGTCCTCTAGGGATTTGATGGAATCAATATCAAACATCGTTTATTCTCCTACCTTCACGTAATAATCTTCAGGAAGCGTTCCAATCCCGATTCTCGTCAACTTCAACAGCAAGGAATCTCCAGGGTAGATGTAGGACATCGACTTCAAGAGCCACCCTCCGTTCAATTCAGACCACGTTTCCATATCGGAGATGGGGAATTCCACGCTGACCATTTCCCCGATTGCGAAATCCATCATCTCCGTCAGCATCTTGACTTCAAGTTCCAAGGTAAAGTTGAACATCTGCGAGTAGTACAGCCTGTCTGCAAACGCCTTTAATCCTAGAGGATTGTCGAGCGGGGTGTAATACGTCTTAACGTTACCTGTTACGAAGTCCTTGGAAAACGGGATTGAGATGGCCTGGCCGCCCACGCTTACGGACATCGTTTTCACGTTTGAAACCGTTTCGGGCTTGTCGATGTACTCTGAGTGTTCGATGTATCGGGCATTGGGTTTGTACCAAATCGAATCGTACTCCTTCTCCAAAAGGTTGAATCCCATCACCTTCTTCTCGTGGCCTGTGATGAAATTGGTGAAGGCGTTGAACGGAGAAAGCCTGAACTTGGCAACATCGTAGGAATCGCTAAGGTCTGTAATTTGCAAGTGAGGTGTTTTGTCGGTAACGTCAACAAATAACTTACTGACAGGTACGAAATTCAATCCCTTGCGATTGATGAAGAACACGAATGCTCCCGTGCCGTCAGGGGTCATGGCATAGTTGCAGAGTTTGCGGATGACCTTCATCGGGTCTCTACTGTAAGGAATGTAGAGATTGCTGAACCCCTGGTCCTTCAACGGGGCAGTATTTTCAATGTTGATTTTAAAGTCCTTTGTCTCTTCAATTCCCAAAGTCTCTAGAAAATTCTTCAAGAGGTCTGAAATTTTCTTAACTTCTCCCGTCTTGAAGTAGTGGGATTTTTGGTTCTTCAGGATGGAATCGTAGGTCTTGTCGATGGCAATAATTTTAAGGGTTTGTGCCGCTACAGGCTTTGGTTCGGCTCCCAAAGACCCTACCGATTTAATCCTAAAACTTTTCTGCGTCATCTTGAAGCGGTCATTGTCAAATTCTTCGATGATGAGTTCCTCATCCCCGAAAAGGTTTTTGCGAAGCAAGTCATAGGCATTATCCCTTAAATCAAATTCAATTGTGGGGAACCCTAAGTTGATATCTTCTACGTAGCGAAAGTTTTGAAAATGAAAATCGTCTAGGGAAATCTCGTTCTTGGTTCCTTTGATTTTTATTTTTGGGGATTCGCCTAGACCTTGTAATAACATTAGCGGTATTGTAACCTCTGTCTCTTTTTCTGAAGTGCTATATTGACCTTGGAAAGTGAAGGAACTTCGATTATTTTTCCAATTTCAAGTTCAAATGGGTCGGTAATTTCATTGAAGCGCAGAACAAGCCAAGCGAGTGTTTCATCACCGTAGGCGATGTAGGCCACCCTGTCAGGACGGTACTGCATTTCTTGATTGATGGTGAAGAATTGCGAATCTTCATTTACTCCTTTTTCGATATCCAATTCCATATCCACGTTCTGAAAATAGTTGTTGTTGGCTTCATCCTTGTATATGATTCCATCCAATTTGGTGTAGGAGTATCGTACTTTGTTGTTGAAAAAATCTAGGATGTTTTTTGTTGTTTTTGTGTATGTATATTTCATATTATTTTGATGGCTCCCAAGATTTAAAAATATTTTGTATTTCCTTTCTAGCAATTATTCTCGAAACCATAAAATCAAAATCATATATTCCAAGAAGAGGTTCAAACCCCATTGAATAAGGTGGTTTGATTTGCATAGTAACATTATTACAAAGACATGGACCAAAGACCATTTTTCCTGTTCCGTATTCAGCATCAGGTTGCCCATCTTTACTTACAGGAAAATAATGAACCTTTACAATCATGGGGCCAGCACCAACATTAATTCCAGGGCCATATTCTGGAGAAACCGCTTCTAATATTTTTTGATAATCTGCCATAATTTCGTTATTTGAATTTGCAATTTGAAACATTGAAAGTTTAAACCCAATAGGTTTTGTCCCTTGCCAATAATAGGGACTATTTAAAATGAGACTAGATTGTTTTCCTAAACCTAAACCGACATATCCATAAACACCAGCACTACCTTGAAGGGAATCTATAAATCCTTTAGTCGAAACAACTAATTCATTAAATTGTCCAAGTATTCCTCCTGCTAAATTTAATGAAGAATCAAAATCATTTCTATAATCTATAGTTAGCCCATTTTCAGAAATAAACCCACACAATCTATGCCAAGGTTCTCCACCAGCACCTGTAACAAGACTATATCCAGACTGTCCTTGTCCTTTTTCAGTTGCTTGTGTATTATAAAATTCTATTCTAACATTTGAAGATTTTTTATAATCCGTAATTTCAGAAGGCCAACTTCCCATTTAATATCCTCCACTAAACTGCGTCATCAAAGCATACATATTTGTCATTAAAGTATCGGATGGAAAGACACTCTCTTTCTGAGTGAAGTTCCCTGATCCTGGAGTAAGAGATTTTGCAGGGGATGGGGCAATCTTCCCTTTCTCTTCCGTCTTCTGTTGATTTTTTGTTTCCTTTCTACCCGTTTCCAATTCGCGTTTGATTTCTGTCAAAAGTTTGACCATCTGTTCTGAATTTGCGGATTCTTTCTTGGCTTCTCCTTGTTGCAAGCCTTTGACTGCTTTGCCAGGTGCATCTTTTGCAAATGCGTAGGACACATCCTTGATTGCTCCTGATGCCATTTCCGAAACCTTCTTACCCATTTCGGCATACTGCATCATCGCACTAATCGCTTTTGGCTTGTCTACGATAAGTCCTTCGTTCTTGTGGAAATCCAAGTGGCCTTCTTTTGGAGCGTCCTTGATGTAAGCCCCTTTCTGGGCCTGAATGTGCCAAGTTTCCCATTCACCACTTCTAGTTTTTGCGGCAGGGAATTTGAAACCGTACTTCTGAATTAACCCTAGCGAAACCATATCAGCCACATCACTAGAATTCATGTCTACGGCTTTAGGGTTCGGCGGTCCGTGAGGCGAACGTCCAGGCTTTGCTGCACGATTAGGCATTTCCCGATACACTCTCTCTTGTTCTTCAAGACTGCGAAATCCTGAGTTAATTTGCGTTTTCTTACCCGTTAATTTGAAGCGTTCAGCAATCATCGCTTCCAATCTAGTCTTAAAAGGAAGAGGGGTGATATCAACGGTTGAGTCTTTCAGGACGTACGCACCCTTGATAACTGAACTACCATACGTCTTTATATCTTCATCTTGATTCTTCTTTTCGGACTCTGATTTTTTAGGACTGAAGAGGTTCTTGACAGCCGACCCCAACTTCTTGACGGTCTTATCCACCCCCGGTGCCATCGTGGGGGTTATTCCTGGTGGGAGTACAGAGTCAAATTTTCCCTTTACCTTATCCCATTGGTCTTTATTCAGTACTGCATATTTTTCGCCGTCGTGGATGGTGATATTTTCCATTCCCTTTGCTTCACGGAATAAGTCAGTTGTCTTTGAAGGGGTTCCTGTTCCTGCAGTACCTTGGGCAAAGAATTTTTTTTGTTTTTTTTCTTTAATCTCTACATTTTTCTTTATTATTTCCTGTTCTTCTTTATTGAGTTTATTCCATTTTTCTTTGTCTGCCATAAGGGTTTTTAATTTATTACCACGAATTCCTGTTTTTTCCAATATAGATTCTAAACTTGCTCCCATTATCTTTGAATGTTCACTTAATCCTGTTTTCATCTCACTCATTTTATCATAAAAATCTTGTTTCGGTGAAAGAGAATCTACGAGTTTACCTGTCCACTTGGTTGCTACATCGGTCAATTTATTAAATGATTCACGGGAAACCAAACCTAGTGTAAGACCTGAAAGAATTCCGCTTGATAGGTTTTTAGCAACATTGACTATTGCACTATCTGTGCCTTCTTTCTTTGCTACTTTTCCGAACTCTGATATCCCTGCTGTTAGACCTTTGATACCGCCGATGAGTCCGCTGATGCCTAGACCTGACTTGATAAGTTTCGTTCCAACACCACCCTTCGTCCCGCCTAGAAATTTTCCCACAGGCGACTTAAAGACCTTTTTTAAAAACTTCGATTTGTTTAAAATTTTGCTGAGTTTTGATGGTTTGGATTTTTTGAGCAGAGCTTTACCCATTTTCGATTTCTTAAATGCCGTGCCTAACTTCGATTTACCCAAGATAGTAGATAATCCTTCCTTCAAGAAACCAGGCATGATTTTTCCAAGCAAGCCCGCAATAGCCGCAGCCCCCATCTTTGCTATTTGCATCATCAGTTTGAACTTTTCCCACTTCTGATACCAACTGAAGAATTTTAACTGTTCTACCAATGCAGTTTGAGTTGCGTTGGCTGTTCTTTTCCCTGATGCTTTTGTATCAAATTGAAATTCATCCCTTTCCCGTTGTTCCTGTTTTCTTGACATTCGGGCTGAATCTCCACCTACTGCTTTTACTCCTTCTTCTACAATTTTTCCTGCTGTTTTTCTTTTTGTAGCTGTGGTGGTTGCTTCGGCCTGTTTCTTGATTTCGTTCATCGTTGTAGAGAATTTGTTGAGTGCCGTGAGCAAGCCAGGGGTAAAAACCTTTTCTAAAGTCTTCGTGAGTTTGTCAGTCTTTTCAGTAACGGCCTTGAACCCTCTTTTCTCTAGTTTCTCTTTTTCTTCGGCGGCTTTCGTCTGTTCTTTTTGTAGTTTCTTGTAGTGGTCCCGTTCTGCTTTGATTTGGTCTTCGAAGATTTGCTTACGAATTCTCATAAGCCGTTGATGTGATTCTAGTTTTTTCTTCAGTTCTTCGGAATTGAAATCCGTTACGATTTTGAGTTTCTTGTCCTGAAATTTTTTCTCGTTCTTCAAGAACGTGTCGAAACTGCTTTGCAGAGAACTATCTAGGCTTGTTTGTTTCTTTTTCCAAGCCTGATATTCGTCTGTTGGAATATCTTTTAACGGAATTTGTTGTGGAGCCATATTTTTAGAATCCTTATCGAACGAACTGAAAGCCTTCGCTACTATTTATTGTTGCGGACGTGGTGGTAAAATCAAATTTAGACCAAGCGCTGTTGCTCCTTCGGTTCCTCTGTTTTCTTGGTTTTGTACAGGATATCGAGTAGAATAATCCTGTCGTTAATCGATAATTCCAAAATGTCGTTGATGCCGCCTACGTGTCCCAAATAACAGAGGTTAAATATCTCTGTCAGAAGGTCTCTGTAACGTGCAACTAAGAAATTGGCATTATATTGTAATCCGAAAAAAGTTCAGAGGTTCCAACTCCATCTGGCCCCCCTTACCACACTCGCTACAGTAGTATTCCTTGTTGAGTTTGTAGCCGTATGCCGTACTCGTTTTTTCGTTGTAGAAGTCGATGACTACCTTCAAATCCGAAGGCAAGAGGTTTTCAAGCAACTTGATAACTTCTAAGAAATTATCAAACAATACAGCCTTGCCACCCACTTCCACTTTTTCCGTTGCGAGTGAGATGGACACAAGCAAACGGGTTAACACATCAGCCGACAGGGACTTGGTGGCCTTGTCGATTTCTTTCAGGGTCTTGAGGGTTGTGAACTTCAGGAACCATGTGATTCCCGATGTCGGCAATACAACCTTGAAGGGATACTCAAGGTCGAACGGAACAGAAGTCAAAACAAGGTCTTCCTTGTTCAACTTCATCGACAGTTTGTGGTTGTTCTCATCCGTTACGTTGATGTCCTTCTCGCCTGGGAAGGTGATGGCAGACAACTCCACTAAGATGAAGTCTTGGTCGAACGTGGTCAGGTTTTCAAAGTCGAAAGCCGCCAGCCCTTCGAACTTCGCGCACTTACGAATCACGTTCAGGATGGAGTTCTCCTTCGAAGAGAACATCTCCTTGATGAGGATTTTCTCGTCCTCTGTTGTCATTTCTCTCAGTTTGATGTTGCTTGGGTAGCCGCACTTCCCATTGGATGGCAACTGAAATTCAAACCAAACTGTTTCTCGTTTTTGCTTATCCTTCAATGACTTGATGACATTCTGGATGTGGTTCTCAGGCAACTGACTCAACCTGTCGAACTCGCCTAAATCCGTTGGTGGTACAAACGGAATCATCGGTGGGGTCGGTTGTGCGGTTGGTGGAGTAGGTACTTTCTGATTCGGCACTTTTTCCTGTGCCACTTTTTGTAGTGTTTTTGGGTCCATTTATAAATGTTCCTCCTTTTTGCTTGGACAATGATATTTAGGGAAAACTCTTAAAATCCTACGTTTAGATTACTTACTGCGTTTGAAACCGCTCCGACTGCTAGTTGTGCGGCAGAGAGTGATTCAAAGTAATCAATCGAAAGAGTTACGGGAAAGGTGGCGATGGCTTCTGTGGAATAATCCAATGCGATTTGTCCGACTTCTTTAGGCCAAATCCCATGAAGGATGTATCCCCTCATTCCTACAGAGGATTCTACACTGACTAAATCTCCATTCGTGAGCATGATAATCAGTCCTGTTCTCTTGTAACTGCCGCTGTCCCCTAGAGCAGACGATGCGCCTGTCTTGACGTTGTACACCTTGTCCCGCCAAAGTTGGAAATAGGTGTGAGCGGCATTGATGGCATCATCACGAACGGTTACATTCCAATCCTGAAAATCCGTCTTTCCAGCCACTTTGGATTTACTAGCCTGCCATCCTAAGGAAATGGCTGTTGTGGAAGCCACTGGAGTAGCCGAGGCTGAAAGTAATTCGGTGATAACAGCCCCCGCTATCGAACCAATGGCTTTACCATCGAAAATCATAATGCGGAACAGGTAGGCACGATGGAGGTCAAGATATTTATTCAAAGCACCTTGAAATTCGGAAGGCTTCATCGGCACAAGCGTACTCATTTTATTCTGCCTCCCCTACCCCTTTCACTTCAAAGTAATCCATCGCAAGGGTTACGCCGAAGGTGGCGATGTTATCGTCATCGTAACTGAGTGTCGTAGCCTGAATTTCCATCGGCCATACGCCATACAGGACGTAAGCCCGATAGAGGGAGGAGCCTGTAGGTGGTATCAATTTCACAACTGCAACCCGCTTGTACCTATCCACGGATGGCTTCGTAATCTTCGGCCAAATACTAAGCCTCCAAGCGTGAAAATATTTGAACGCTTCTCCTGTCGAGTTATCCCTGACAGTAACTTGCCATTGTTGCGGTAGTGTTCGCCCCGCTTGTTTTATTTGTGTGTGTAAGTAGTCTACACGTTGGTCAGTTGTTGTCATCACAGGTGTTGCCGTGTTGGAAATCCAGTAAAATGGCTCAGAACTGCTTTCTCCCCCGACAAAATAAACAGAGAACAAATAAGTTCTGAAGTAGTCCTTTGAAGTGGCAAGTTCGTTGAAGTTCTTGACAGTTAATATCTTCTCATCAACACTTAGGTTCTTGAAGATGTCTAGAAAACTCATTTTATGCCTTTTTGTACGGCATTATAAATCTGTCAAAAGCAAATTCCACGCTGTAGGTTACGATGCCATCGTCCGCATAATTAAGATTTGCGCCGCTAATGCTTACAGGAAATGCCCCTTCCAAGGTGAAACTTGAATTTGGAACTTCGTTTGCCATCTCGTCTAAAAGAATAAGGCTGACTGATTTCTTGTATTTTTTAGGAATGTTTGATGTCCGATTATCGGTGTTGTAGCCTGCTAGTTGCCAATCGTAAAAATATTTATAGGTAGTCCTGCCTTGGGGACCTCCACCTTTAGGAACCCAAGTTTGATAAGACAGATTTAAAAGGGGTACTGTAATCGTCTTCCATTCCTTTTCTTCCGCTGTGGAAGCCACAGCATTTGAATCAAGTCGAAATGTAGCACTCCAATTTTGATACGTTACTTTAGTTTGAATCTTCAACTCGCTGTTATAAAAAGGGATAGCCTGAACCGTGGACTGCATAACAGGAAATGCTGTTGAGGCTGTACATAATTCAAATGCATCTTGAGATTTTAGAGAAACGTTGTCAAGGTCTATGTTTGGAAGGATTATTCGGAACAGGTAAGACTTTTGATATTGGATGCCATCTATGATTGAACCAAAACTAGTGGGTGAAAGTCTTTCCATTGTTTAACAGCCTTAACAACATTTCAAAAATTTATCAATTACAGAGGGATTGGCACAAACTCGTCATAGTTCATCGTAATCGGAAACGTGATGATGCCTTCTGTTGCGTAATCCAAGGTTATTTGACCAATCGACCCTGGCCAGGCGTTGACTAACTTGTACCCTCTCTTCTGTTCACCACGATTGTTTAACAGATAAAGGTCGCAAGAGTATTTGTAATCCCGTGGAATACTAGACTGACCCGAACTAGTCTCATAAACTAGTCTGCGCCAAGATTTGAAATAGTTATAGGCTAGCGAGGTTGCATCATCTCTGACGGTAACTGACCATTCTGCGTATTTAGTCTGTCCACCAAGTTTGATTTCGGAATTCATCCAAGGCACGTTGATAACGCCTGTGGTTTCTACAGGAGATTGCGAAGATGCTATAAAATAACTGATAAGAGAGGCATCACTAACCCCAGGAATGGGCATCAGGATAACCTGAAACAAATACTGACGATGGTAGTCTGTTGACGGTCCATTTGTCCCTATTGTCTTTGTAAAAAACGACCCCGGTGAAATTACAGGTGTATCAGCCATGTTGTACTCTCCTTATGCATTGTTAATGATAGACGAAATATCATCCTTAGTTACTGTGAAGTTGAAGATGATGTATTCAGCAGTAAAGACTGGCTTCACGTAAACCTCAACGATAATTTGACCCTGAGCAATCGTCTGATTGGTGTTGTTGGTGCTGTCGCAGATTACTCTGTAGTCTTCGATACCGTTTCTTGCCCTGATTGAGTCAAGATAAGGTTCCACGGTACGAACGATTCTCAATCTCGTATCAAAAGTGTTCGGTTCAAACAAGAAAGCCTTCATTGAGTTCTTGATATCCTTCTCCATCTTCAACATCAGTCTGCGAATAGGAAGTTTATTGAAGGCCGATGAACCCGTATACATCGTCTTAATACCGAATACAACTGGGCCGGAACCATCGTTGATGCATGGGTTGATGCCTGCGGCATAAAGAGTTTCGAACTCGCCGTTGTCAATATCCTGTTCAAGTTCCACAACTTCGTTCAACATACCACGGTTGTACCCTGCGGTAGCATACCAAGGGTCTCTAATCAGGTCGGTCTTGACAATCAACGGAGTTACCTGAATTGCAGGCGGGAGAGAGACCAACGAACCCGTGAAAGAGTCCAAAACCTTCGAACCGTTAGCGTAAATTGCTGAGTAGGTCGAACTACCCAAGAGGTTCTTGTAGCGAACCATGTCGGTTACTTCCAAGCCCCAAGGAATATTCAAGATACCCACGCAGTCCTTTCTTGTCTCACAGATTGCCTTGATATTGGCCTGAACTGCGAGCGATTGGTTTCCACCAGCCGAGATAAGGTCGATGTCAACCTCGTTCGTGTTGGCAAACAGGTTGTAGCCTGCCAAAATTTTATATTCCCTTACTTGCGGAACCACGTAAACACCGCCTGACATATTTGTGGACGGGCCATCGGTTCCACCCGTGAGGAAGAAGCGTTCAATTGATTGCGGAACGTAGGTGCAAGTTACTGCTCCTGTTAGAGCATCGATTGAGTTATAACCACCACCCACAACGCAAGTGTAGTTAGGATTCATAAACACACGAATCCACTTCGAATTGTCATTCACAAGGTCGGTAATAAACATTGTTTTGCCCCAGAAATCGACCTTAGTAGGAATCAACGAGCAAAGGAATTGCTCTTCGATTTGGCCTGTAGCCGCGCTTTCAACGATAATCAGCAATTCGTCATCGGTTGTCGGGGCATAATTTACCTTGTTCTTGAAATAAGGAACAGTACTTGACGAATCCCAATCGTTGTGATTGTAGACCGTTACCCGAATCTCGTCATTTGCCCAAGCACCACATGAACGAGCATAGATATTCATAAAGATTGGTAGTTCACTTGGGTCTGTGATACCCCCACCCTTAATTGGGTAACCATTTTCATCATATTTGGTAGCATCCCAACCGTCAAAGTTGGTGTACATTGGTAGTGTATAGGTTCCCATACCACCGTAGAATGGGTCAAGAAGCATACAAGCCCAATTACCATCAATTCCTGCTGGAGTCGTTGCGGTAAAATTGACAGTCTGTGTTCTGAGTGATTCGCTGAATTCAGTATTGATGGAACGGACTACCCGTTCTGAATTTAATGCATCTCCGAACTTTACAGTCTTACCAATAATGAATTGACCATACTTCATACCGTCAAAGGCAACTGTTATACTACCACCACCTGAAACAACGTTTCCACAAACGACTGGGCAAATAAGGTTGACGTATCTTGTTGGTTCTGGATGTCTTTTGACCGTATTAGTATTACCACCAACAAGGGCACAAGTTCCTGCTCCTGTTCCTGTTGGAATAGTAAGCGCTTCAGGGACAAAAGTACCAAGAACAGGGTCAATGTACCACAACCTGTTAGTGTTGTCGTATCCCCTCAAAATACCTGTATGGGTTGCCGCGCCATTCTGAACCACTTTTCCGATATCCGAAGCAACGCAGTTTGTGTAGCCAAAAGGACTCATCGTAAGAACCGTTGTGAGGTTCTGTGGGATGTTGCCCCCGTTGACAGCCGTTACTTGGAAAGTGTAAGAGGTTTTATTGATAACCCAATAATCCGTACCTGTGAAAAGACCATTGGTGCTTGCAGTAAATCTTACGTTCTGACCATTCTGCATCCCATGTGGGTCTGTAGTTGTTAATTTGTCTGTTGATACGTTAATAGTTACGGCCTGGCCCCAAGTTCCGATAGTGATTGGGGTCGTACCGTTGATACCACGCTTACAACCACGAAGTGAAATGACTTCGCCTGCAGATGGCATATCGATTTCACGGTAGATGATGTATTCCGTATCCCCGTTGTAGTCCAAACGCACTAAGCCTGATTCCGGCCAACCGTAAACCGTTGGAACGCCTGAACCCGTAACATATTCGATGTCGAGAGACGTGTCGCTAGATGCAAGAGTATCTTCGATTTGATAGTAGGAGTCGATACCGCTTGTCAAGCCTGCGAAGTTGAATTGGTCGGTTGCACGAACAACGAGCAACTTATTGCCGCCGTACTTGAAGAAGAACCGTGCGAAGAAATCGAGATAGCCACTATCCTGACCGAATATTGCTACGTAGTCAGAATAATTGGTCATCAGTACAACTTCGTTGGCTGGGCCTTTGGAAGAACTGCCGACAATACCCGTAATGGTAGTCGGACCTTCGGTGATGTACTGAGACTTGTCGTACTCGTTGATGTAAATATCTGGTTTAATATATTCTGCCATAATGGTTCTCCTTATGCGCTATATGTTCCCGCTGTCAAGGTAACGGATACTTTGGTTTTGTCGTAGCCAAAATCCTGAATCAAGATTTTGGTCAACGGATTGCCGTCTTCGATGGGGAGATTGAGAATATTCTCTGTTACGGCAATCTCTGTCCCTGGAGCATCGGGGTCTGGCTCATGGTAGTTGTAAGTAACGAAAGTGCAACCTGCAGGAATCTGAATTGCGAGGGATGTTTCATCCGTCCAATTCGTGTAGGTTACGGTTTGGATACTTGAACTCTTATTTACAACTGTAATCTTAGCCTCAGCAGTCATTTTACCCTCCAAAAACAATATAGTTTCTTCATCTGCTTTTATTTATTGTTTTGCTTATTTCCCTTTATCCAATTTTCCTCAGCCCACATTGGTTGAAGATTTGTGTAATGACAAGCCTTTAAGAATTCTTCTTTATTTTGAAGATTGAAAAAGTCTAAAGGAATAATGTGGTCAATATGCCATCCATTCCAAGTCCAATTATCCCAAGTCATTCCTTTTTGAAATTTAGACTCCAAATAAATTTTGAGTTCAGGGATAGAACAGCCTAGGTCGTGAACTGCGGAACCTGATTTAGAACCATTTTTTATTGCTCTCCATAATCTACTCCGTAAACCGTGAGAAAGTTTAAAGTTTAAATCTGTTTTTAATTTACTCCTTATATATTTGTTTCTTGTATCTTTATGATTAGAATTATATTCTTTTACTTTATTTTTTATTGTTTCTTTATTATCTTTGTAATATCTTTGTTTTGTTATTTTTATTTTTTCTTTGTTATTTTTTTGGTAAGTTTGTTTATCTTCTTTATACTTTTGATAATGTTTTTTGGCCTTTAATTTTTTTTCTTCTTTATGAATTTTATCATAGATTTTTTGTCTTTTATTTTTTGCAAGTCTTCTTTCTTCTTCCGTAAAATATTTTTTATACATTACAGGATTCCTGAAATACCATCAACTTTCCACTCCGAATATCCTGAGTAGCCTGTCCATGCTTCTGAATATCCGCTAGTGCCAGGAGTACCACTAGCCCACAAGAGATGACTGTATCCTGACCAACCCGTATCTGCCTCTTTGAACGGGTCGTAAGGTTCGCACAAGACAGTTACACCCGCAGACGAAAGACCGACTCGCAAAGGTTCCTTCATCAAGAACGTCTGTTTTTCCGTGTTGAATTTTACGATGACCTTGCCGTTGGAATATCCTGACCATCCTGAAGTCGTGCCGTTGTCGTAGTAGGCAGAAACCCCCGAATATCCTGATGGCACGTCCACCACCACACCCGTATGATTGTAGTGCGCCCCTGTCAGCAGTTGTCCTAGTTGTACAACGAACAGCGGGTTCGCCGTGTAAATTACTTCACGGATTGTCGGGTCGGCAACAATTCCGACTTGCGAAAGCCCAGCGTGGGTCGAGTATTCTTTGTAGTTGGTGATGATTTCTTTAACCATCCCGTAGGCCTCGTATGCCTCACGAACCAACCAACTTTCGATTTGGAACGTAACGGGGACGGCGAGAATATCTCTACGACCTTCGGCGGGATATTCGTAATTGAATGAGAAATTAGGCGGCGAAGTAATCACCACCCAATGCGACAGAGTTATCTCTTCGGGAAAAATTGGATGCTTCGTATAGTAAACACGATGGTAGTTGAACATCGGCACAATTTGCTCTATCAACTGCATGATATCTTCTTGATACTTGGCATAGATGTTCATGGTGATAGTGTAGTTCCACGGCATCGGCAGCAGGTTGTCGTAGTCCACTCCCGAACGCCCACCCGTCAGATGCAGGGTCTTCTCTGCAAAGGCGCGGGTCTTATCATGTTCCATCCCCGTCAATTCAAAATGGAGCATCGGCATCTGAACCGTGCGCTGAACTGTTTCTCCCCTAGAGTTGACGTAGGAACTTCTTTCGATGGGGCCAAACATGATAGGAACGGTTATTTCTGAATCGGGCAGTCCTGTCGTTTCATCGAATTTCTTGACCTTCATCTGTGGGAATAGGTTAAGAAAACCGATGAGCATATTTTTAATGTTCTTGTTGTAGTACCAAATATTACTGCCCCATTGAAGCATTAGTTAGTCCTCTTATTTATAAAGGTCGCAAATTGTATCATCACCAACTTCTAAAATTGCGTCTGTGTCGTAATTTAAAGTTTCTGGTTCTATATCCCCATAAAGAGCCATACAAATTGGGGCAGAAAACCAACCATCATTAAAGTGTTTACAATTAGGACAACTTTTAACATCACGAAAATGATTTATTTTTTTAAAGGCTTTTTCTGAAATTTCTTTTCGGCTTACACCCACCAATATTTTCTTTTTATCCTTTGTCCCGTACTTCCGAATATCCTCTTTGGTGAGTTTCATCTACTCCTCCTATAAATTCTTCAGCCTTGCAAACAACTCCCACTTTGTGCAACCTTGATTTGCCTTCCTCTTGGTGTTCCACCAGCCGCTCTTCCGATGACCGCAAATTCCCATCTCCTCTGCGCCTGCACCTTCGACCACGATGAAGGATGGATTCCAGATGGAGTCCAACTTACGGCAACCGTACCAATAGTTACATGTTCCGCAGTATTTTTGCTGTCTACTAAATTTATAAATCGCCATCAATACTATTTATGTTAAAACATAAATAAGAGTGGAGAACAATATGACTAAATTCAAAGTGATAGAGACTGAGAAGAAAATAACTGAGGCTGGAAAAGTTGCACCGACTATAGGTGCAGGATTTACGGCTTTAACAAATTTGGCATCAGCATTTGGAATAAAAACTCAGGCCATATCAACTATCAAGGGTCTTTATAAAGATTTCAAAAATATATTTACAGCGGCAAAAACAAGAAAATATACAGACGATGAACAAAAAGTAATAAAGGCACTTAGAGGTGGAAATTTCAACAAATTTATCGAAGCCATATATAATCAAAAATTCAAACCGCAACAACCACAACAAACTACGGTAGACAAACCACATCAAGATGTTGGATTAAGTGATAAGGTTAATAAAAATGAGTCTACTTTAACAGAAGCAATATCAACACCTGAATTGACTGATGAAGAACAAAATTTTTATTCAGCGGTGGGTCTTCCGAAAGACAAAACTACCAAAACCATTAAAAAATTGATTTCTTATTTTGTACAAGATAGGTCATATCTTAATCCTACAAATATGGATGCGCAAAACTTTACAAAATATTTTCTTCAATATTTGGGTGATTACAGTCGAATAATGTCGAATCCTAGGGAAACAGATTACATCAATGGGTTGTTTGTCAAAAAAGAGAAAAATCAATTAACACCACAGGAAGAAAAACAATTAAATGCTTGGGTACAAGGTCAGAGATAATGCAAGCAAAAATTCTCCACGAATCCATCATCGACCCAGCGCAGGAATCTGAAAATCCCTACGTTTGGCGAAACGGAAAAATCAATCCGCTGATTCGTGTAAAAATCGTTGACATCCTCAACGAGTTAAAAATCGTTTGGAGGGAGTTGACAATCGTGGGTTCCATCACAGGTAAATTTTGGAGCCACGAATCCGATATCGATTGCACCGTGTTCTGCGATGTCGCTGTTGAAACGTTGGAAAAATACCGCAAACTCACAAGGGTCATCAACGAGCGCAACTTCTTCGGGCCGTTTCCAATCAACTTCTACTTCCGCACGGACGAAGTGAAGGACTTGGACACCTTGGCTGACGGCATCTACGATTTGCTTCAGGATAAGTGGGTGAAGGAACCCGCCGACATAGATGAAGTGGAGGAAGTACTGGCCAATCCTAAGAAACTCGCGGGACGAATTGCAAAGCGTCTTGATACTCAGTTAGATGATGTAGCGGAGATGACACAGAAGTTGGTGGATGATTACAAGAACGGCGGGGACTTCGAAGAAAAATTGAACTTGCTTCAATTGGAATTGGATGATTACATCAACTCCTTGGATGCCATCCACAAGAAGCGAGTGGACGAGTTCCAAAAGAGTTTGGAAGGGACGGACTTGGGTATCGTGCGTAAGTATCGCAGCCGCAACTTCCTTCCTTGGAATATTTGCTATAAACTCCTTGTTAAATGGCTCTATTTTAAATGGTCCTCTATCTTCCGCGATGAACTTAAAGATGGGGAACTAAAACGTTCCGAATTAAAAGATTTAATGAGACGTTTTGTTCGATATTGGATATAAAATTTTAACAAAAATACTAAATAATAGTGTAGGGACAAGGAGTAATTACCCCTTTAGAAAACTCCGATTTTTCTAAATTACCTACACTATTTTAATCCATCGGAGGTATTAAAATGAATCAAAAATATTTTACAGAAGAAGAACGAAAGGAAGCCCAAAAACAATCACGGGAAAAATGGGCGAGTTAAAATTCAAATTATAATGAAGACTATTATCAAAAAATAAAGAAGAAATAAAAAACAGACAAATGAAATATTACAGGGCAAAGGGGATATTGCCCAGAACCAAATTAACAGAAGAAGAAAGAAAAAATAGAAAAACAAGTATGCAATCTATGTTATGGATGATACAGGAGAAATGGAAGCCTATAATGCTGCCGATGATTTCATAAAACCCGAAACCGTGATTAAGAAATTCGGATTACAAGACTACATCAAGCCAAGAAACTAGGTGTGGTATAATTAAGGTAGAATGAAGTTCAAATTTTCTGAGCCTGAATATACGAAGGAAATGGAAAATTGGTTCGTCAAACGAACCCAAGCCCACATAAAATCGGTACAGAATTACTGCAAGAAAATCGAAAACTACGACCCTAAGAAATTCAAGGGACTAGTCGAAACCGCACGTTGGCACGATTCTAGCAAGTTCAGGGAACCCGAAAGAACCCCGTACATCTTTACCACTTGGATGTACAGGTGCAAGAATTTAACCCCCCCTGTTCCCTACACGCCGCCCGAAGAAATGAAGAAGCCGATGGACGAGGCAACGGCGCACCACATTAAAAACAACTCTCATCATCCTGAGTATTGGACGGATATCACGGCAAACTTGGTAAACCCCGACGCAAGAGACGAAGCCTCTCAGGTGATTGATGCCACAAAAATGAGTACTTTGGCAATCGGCGAAATGGTGGCTGATTGGTTTTCCGTTGCGAAGGAACGACACAATACTGTTAAATCTTGGGCCGACAAAAACACAAACAAAAGATGGATGTTCACCCCCGAACAAACCGAATTAATCTACGAACTAATAAATAACATTAGATAGCGAGGTAAAAAAATGACCGAACGAGCGAAAATCGCATCGGCACACAGGGATAAAAAACGAATTTTCGCCCCCGAAATTCCCAAACCGAAAAGCCACAACAAGAGTGAAAAGGTATGGTATCTTCAGTACCGCTACACGGAAGAAGTGTGGGAAAAAATGATGGCTGAAGATAAAAGGAGAGAGGAAGAATTTGGTAACAAACGCTGGATGCCGTGGGTTTGGACAGTCGGAAAAAATAATGATTGGGTGAGAGAGGGAAAATATTACGAAAAAGAAGCCGCTGAGGTTGTGATGAATCAGCAATTGAAGCATCAAAAAGAACACAATTGGGGTTGGAACCACGAGTATCGAATCATCCACAAGGACGATTTACAAAAGGAGAAAAATGAAAAAAAGATGTTGGCAGTGTAATGGCTCAAAATTTTGGTGGGAATCTCAATCAAATATTGGTAGTGACCCCTTGCCTGGAGTTTATAAAACTTGTCCAATTTGTCACGGAGAGGGGGTAATTAAAGAAAGAGAAAATTTAGATAAAACAAAGGAGAAAAATGGACGGAAGAGAAATAAAATTTAGGTATTGGGATTCAGTGGCAGGGAAAATGTTTGACGATGATGCGTTCGAAACCAACAATCTCCCTAGTGATGTCGAAGTGATGCAGTACACAGGCCTTAAAGACAAGAATGGGAAAGAGATTTATGAGGGCGATGTTGTCAAGACTGATCCTGACCATCCAGCCCTTAGATTGAAATCACCCAACTGGGATAGGGAACGAAAGGAAAAAGACTACAGGCTAGAATACACAAAAGGACAGGTAATGTGGCAGAATTCAGGGTGGTGGATTGGGGAGTATTATCTAGGAGCAGTAGAGATGAACGAGTTTGCCCTGTGTAATTGTTGCCCATGCGGGTTGGAAATTATCGGGAACGCTTTTGAAAATCCTGATTTAGTAAAGTTTGTGGAGAAAAATGAAAAAGTACAAAACAGTAACGAAGAAAGTAAGTGAGTTGGATTCTGTAAAATGCGATTTTTGCGGGAAGATTCGTTCGTGGGATATTTCTCTAGGGAAGACGGAATTTATAGAAGCGCAAAATTTCGTACACATCGAAAAGACGAATCACTATGGTTCCATCCTTGGAGACACGTTGTTGGATAATGAGAAAATCGAACTAGATATTTGTGAAGAGTGCTTCAAGAAGTATATTCTTGATAAGATAAAGGAGTAGAAAAGTGAAAGAATGAAATTATGGTAGCAAAAAGAAAAGGTATTAAAGGAGAATAAGATGGTAAGTGTTTATTTGAAGGAAAAGGAAAATTTTGAGTCGTTGTTGAGAAGGTTTAAAAAGAAGGTGACTGACGAGCGTATCGTTACGAACTATCGTGAGCGCACGTACTTTCTGAAGCCGTCCCAAAAAAGGAGGCTGTATGAAAAAGAGAAACAAAAGAAAATCAGAAAAGCAAATGCTAGAAGAACAGCAGATGCTATTAAAGAACTTTAATTCTCATGAGACAGACGGAATCAAGCAACTTATAAAAGAACTGCACAAAATTCGCAAGGTGGACGTTAGCAGGGAAGACTTTCTTACTGTTGAAAAACAAATTGAATACATAACCGAACAGCAGTTCTACTACGTAGGAGATTTCATCATTGAAATGGGATGGATGTTGGACAGGGGAAAGGTGGAAACTTTTTGGAAATACCTACAATTGGAATTTAGCCCTAAATAGGAATGTAAGATGGGTACTATTTATATTACCACTAATTTAATTAATCAAAAACAATATGTGGGCAAACCACAATGAATTTTGAAAAAAGAAAAAATAGCATACGTATCCAAACAGTTGTCGATGTTTTTATGGAAGTATCAAAAAATATGGAATTAACAATTTCAAATGGATTCATTTTGATTGTCTATATGTGGTAACGAAAATCATCAATATGGGAAAACAGGAGAAAATAGTCCTAATTGGGGACGAAAAATACAACAGAAACATTGGAAAAAATGAAACAAGCAAGATTAAAATATTGGGAAAATAAAAGGAGGATAGAGAATGGCTGAAAATGATAATTGGACACTAGAAAACCCAGATGATAATATGTGGGGAGAAATGTTTTCTGATGAATTAGACCGTGAAAGATGGCGTACTAATTTTGGCAAGGATTCAGAAGCGGCTGAAACAGCAAGTTATTGGCGTGATTTAGTGCCTGGAATTGAACCTTCTGTTGCGGCAATTTATCACAAAGAAGGGTTAACCCCTTATGAAATTGGAGACTATCAACAAGCAGGCATCACCGATTACAAAGAAGTACTTGGATGGCACGGAGTTAACGCACAACCCGAAGTGGCTTTGGCCTTCAGGGAAAAAGGCGTAAATTCCGATACTTACGCCAAGTGGTCGAAAATCGGGATACAAGACCCCGACATGATGATTCGGTTCTCCGAGGACTACAAACTAGACCTGACTCAGTTGGAGAAGTTTGTTCGTCCCCTGCTCGACAGCAAGGCTCTTGAACTCGCTGACGTTCCGAAGTGGTTGGAAGCAGGCGTGGTTCTGCAAGAGTTGCAGAGTTGGTTGGAAGCAGGCTTTAAATATCCTTCGTTGGTGAAGGCTTGGAAGTCGCTGAGAATGAAGCCCGATGATGCGAAGAAGTGGGAAGAGATCGTAATTTATCCCCGTGAAGCCGCAAGGTGGATTGGGGCGGGATATAAGAACGTAGAGGACGTGGCAGGCCTGATTAAACAGGGATACCATTCCCCCGAAGAGATTGATGCTGAAGCTGAGAACTTGGTCGTGAAGGGTTAAAATGGCTTTCCACGTCAATCAAAAGCGTTTGCTGAAAGAAGAAAAAGAAAACGGTGCAGCAAACGTAACCTATTACGAAGGCAAATGCATGACGTGTGAGCATAGCCCTGACAGGGAAAGCAGAGCAGCTTGCCCTAGGGCTGACTTTTTCTCTGTTACTTCCTACATTTCACGGACAGCAAGGGTTAAAACTACCACTCACCTCTGCAAGAATTGGATACTTTGCTCAGAAATCACATCTTGCTTCAAGAAAAACGCATCTACGGAGACACAAACTGCCCCGCAAAATACTTTTAAAGGTAAATTTCAGAAAAACAATAAATAAAAGTAGATTCAAAACAGTTTAAAAAGGAGTTCTTGATGAACGAGAAAATTACTATCTTAATTCCGAGTTGCGGAGTCAATTTTGAAGGCGCTCTCAAACCCTGTATCGAAAGTCTGTTGTTTACTACAGACCTGAAAGTAAAAAATGAACTCTTGTTGATGATGAACGGAATGAAGGACGAGAAAAAATTCGATACTTTTATCAACCCCCTCATCGATGCGGGTAATCAAATTGACTACGTTTGGTCTAATAAGCCTCTTGGCTACGTGGGTGCGATTAATACAGGATTGAGACATATTTTTTCACAAAAAGAAACACCTGACTATGTGCTGTTCCTGAACGATGACGTTACCGTACACACAATCGCTTTGTTTGAAGAGATGAAGGCGAAGTTCCAAGAAGACCCGCTATTGGGTTTGGTCGGCGCAAAGTCCCTACCGTGTCCAATTACGGGCGTGGACTTCCCGTTGGGGTGGTGCGTTCTTATCAAGAAGGAAGTGTTCGAAAAAATTGGCTACCTTGATACTGCTTTCGGCATCGGATATGGAGACGATACGGACTTCGCCATCAAAGCTATCAAAGCAGGCTACCATGTATTTTCCTACGTCAATGGCTACGACAAGAAACTGAAAAAGTCGGTTGGAAATTTTGGCGCGGCGCACTTGGGCGAAGGCACGATGCACTCAGGCGAGTTTTTCTCGTTGGAAGATTGGGACAAACAGACGGCAAAGAACAGAGGCTTGCTTGCACAGCGATATTGGGAGCGGGTACACGTAATCGTTCCCGTCTACAAACGCTACGCCAAACTACAAAAGGCCTTGAACGGATTGCGGAACCAATGGTACACCAACCTTGTTGTTCACGTTGTTTCTGACGGGGACGATAACGGGGTAAAGGCAATTGTCGAAACGTACAAGGCGGCGTGGGGACAACAGCAATTTGCGCCTGAGATTGAGTACAGTTTCGTGGAACCTCCAGAAAGAGGATACGGGGGACTTCCTCGTAAAAGTATTTTAGATTCATTAGAAAGTGCCAAAAATGAATGGGTTTGTTTCGTAGATAGTGATAATAGTGTCAACCCCGACTACATTTTAAAACTATGGCAGGCTACTTTTTTGAAACCAGAAATAGGAATGGCTATCTGTAAAATTAATCATATTGAGCAAGGAAATCGAGTAATTCCAGAGCCTGAATTTTGGGAAAAAATAGAATGGTCTCATATTGATAGTTTAAACGCTTTTGTACGTCTTGATATTGCTAAAAAACACGCAGATAAGTGGATACACGATAAAAAAAGAACAATAATTTAATATGATAACACTAAATAATAGTGAGAGACAGGGTTCGCTACCTTTTCAAAATGCTTATCCCACTTTGAATCATCTCACTATTTTAAATTTGACTTGGATAAGGGGTTGAAGATGAATCAAAAAGTTGGGACGATTTATGTGGCTACCAATCTAATCAATGAGAAGCAATATGTTGGACAGACAACTCAAAAATTGAACGACAGGAAAATATTTAGAGGTAAAAAATGATAGAAAAAAATAATCAATCACCAGTAATAAGTGGAATTGTTACACATGATTATCAGTTTATTAAATCTTGTGCCGAAGAAACAAAAGTTGAATGGGTGGACGAAGTGCTTGGTTCACACGGACAGGAAATGAACGTCCTTGTCGTGGCTGTCTGCTACAACGAGGAAAAGATGATTCCGTTCTTCTTACGGCACTACGAGAAGATTGCTGAGAAAATTTTGGTCTTTGATGGCGGCAGTACCGACAAAAGTTTGGAACTTTTGAAGGCAAACCCGAAAGTCTCAATCGTTTCAGTCCCGAACAGCAAGATGAACAACTTGGAACTGATGAAAATTCGCAACGAGGGATGGAAGCCGTACCGACACGACTACGATTGGGTCATCGTGTGCGACATCGATGAGTTCTTGTGGCACAAGGATTTGAAGGGGAAACTAGAAGAGTTCCGCAAGGCAAGGATCACAGTTCCTGCCGTTACAGGCTACCAAATGACGGCAGAAGCCTTCCCTGACAACAACCCGCTGACACAGATTTACGACCACTTCAACGAGGGATACCCTGACCCCGAACACCTGAACAAGTCGATGATTTTTAACCCGAACTGCGTGGACATCAGGTACGAGATGGGTTGCCACAAGGCCAATCCAATCGGAGTAGTCAGTTACTCATCCGAATCGCTCTACCTTTTCCACTACAAGTACGTGGGCTACGAAGAGTTCATCGGACGCAACAAGATGTTGGCGGCAAGAGTTAGCGATGAGGACAAGAAGAATAATTGGGCATTCCACTACGCAAGAGATGCACAGATGTCCTTTAAGGACTTCAGAGAAATCGTGCAGAAGGGTGCGCCAATAATCAACGACTCTCCTGTTATCAACCCGTTACTTTCACGCAAGGATTTAAAGGCACAAAACGCTGGCGTGTTCAGGGAGATTATTGAACTAAACGAGTACCGTGTTTCCAAGAAAGACTTCACAAACAAGAACGTGATTGACGTAGGTGCGAATATCGGCGTGTTTACCCTGCTTGCGAACGAGTATGGGGCAGAAAGAATTGTCGCAGTCGAACCAAATACGCCGACCTTGGAAGTCCTGAAGAAGAACACGGCGGGTCGGGGAATAATGGTACTCGACAAGGCCGCTGGAAAAAAGGGCGGCGAGCATGTACAGATGGTGATGCGTCCTGAGTTCTGTGCGACAGACGGCAGAATATTCTCGCAGAGTGCGCCGACAGGGATTGAAACCATCGGCCTAGACCACTTGGTTTCGCTCGTAGATGACGGCAAGCCGATTCTGCTGAAGGTGGACTGCGAGGGTGCGGAATACGACCTGTTCTACGGAGCAAGTCTGAAGGCGTTGAGTAAGATTCAGACGATTGTGATGGAAGCCCACGAAAATATCTACCGCACGGAAGGACAGACGGGGCTTATCGACAAGTTACGCCATTACCTGACGAGTTTGGGATTTGAGGAAAAATATTTTTACTCTGTAGGCGAACAGGTGAAGATGATCCGCTTCGACAGGGTGAATCCGATTGAAGACAATATCACCGTTGTGATTTCGGCATTCAACCGCCCTGAACTTTTGAAAGACCAAGTAGAAGCCATCCGAAAGCAGACGCTTCAGCCGAAGGAAATTATCGTGTGGCTCACGAAGTCGAAGCACTACGAGAACGAAAAGTGGGTCGAAACAAAATTCGAAATTCCTGAAGGAGTTACGCTCGTTTCAACGGAAAAAGACCTGACGCTTCCCGCACGATTTGCCGCGACGCTATTTGCCAAGACAAACTACGTGCTATTGCTTGATGACGATGTGTTTCCTGCCGAGGGCTACTTGGAAGAGACTCTGAAAGTGTCGAAGCGTGAGAACGCGGTCGTGTCAGCCTACGGGATGCTCTACAACAGGCGTGGGTTGAATGATGGCGAGGCAGACCGCTACGGAGACCACGGCACGAAAACGAATGACCCTATCGAAGTCGATGTGGGTGGACACAGTTGGTTCGGCAAGAAGGAGTGGTTCTCACTCTTCTTTCGTGAGCCTGCACTCTCTCCGACTGAGGGAGACGATTTACACTTTTCCTACATCCTGAAGAAGTACACCGACATCAGGACGATTGTTTCTGCGATGCCCGAAGACAACAAGTTCATTTGGTCGAACACCAATTCCGATGCGGGGATGGGATTCAGGGCTTTACACGCACGGAAGTGGGACGATGTGAAAATATGGACTGACCCGACCAAGACGAGTTGGGGAGTCGAAGACAAGGACTACTTGGAAAAGAACCTAAAGGCCTTCCAAGCAAGACGGCAACAAATGATGAACCGCTACCGAGCCGAAAAGAAATGGGAACCTCTACAGGCACAAAAGGTGGTGGAAGAACAGAAAATCGAAGTTACGGTAGATATCGCTACCAAGAATCGCTACTTTTCCACGTTGCCGACAACACTGTTGTCCGTGATGATGCAGACGTACCCGATTAAGAAAATCATCATCGTGGATGATTCCGACCCTGAGAAAGACGGCAAGATGAAAGACCTACGCCAAAACCCGATGTACCAATACCTGTTCAGTATGATTTCCAAGAAGGGAATCGAATGGGAAGTAGTTTTCGGCGTTCACAAGGGACAACACCACAGCCACCAAATCGTGATGGACAGGGCAAAGACCGATTTCATTTGGCGTTTGGACGATGACGAGTACGCCGAGCCGAATGTGTTGGAAGAGTTGGTCAGTCAAATGAACAGCGGTGTAGGACTTGTAGCAGGACTAGTTCTAGACCCGATACAATCTCAGCAAGCACCGCCGAACTACTTCAACAACAACAGGCTTGCCGATATCAACACGAGGGAAAACACCCAGTGGCTGATGCAACCGAAGGGTAAGACGATTGAAGTCGAACACCTCTACTCGTCCTTCTTGTACCGCAAGGTCGAGGACATCAAGTACTGCTTGGAATTGTCCCCTGCGGCGCATCGAGAGGAAACGCTGTTCAGTTACGAATATGTGCGTAAAGGATGGAAGGCATTGGTAACGACCTCAGCCGTAACATGGCACTTCCGCAACCCCGAAGGTGGTATCCGTTCCCATAACAATCCAGATTTTTGGTCAGGGGACGATAAGATTTTCCAACGCAAGTTGACAAGTTGGAGTGTCAACACCGAAGGCAAGAAGATGATAATTATTGACGCAGGGATTGGGGACACCATCGTGTTCATGCAGATAGTCCCTGAGTTGCTGAAGAAGTGGCCTAACCTAGTCATCGGCACGTACTACTTCAGCCTATTCAAGAACTACGCAGTCGAACTCGTGCCGACTTGGACGGCAAAGGACATTATGGGTGAGAAACTTGCCGAGACGCAAAACGTGTATCGCTACCTGTGGCAAGAATCAGACAAGGGACGCAAATTACACATCTTGGATGCCTACAAGGAAATGTTCATTGAGGAGAAAGCATGATAACAATACCAAAAGAAGAGTTTGTGAGTTGTGCTAAACGATTCATCGAAGACCCGACTCTACAGAAAATAGAAACACACGAATTCGTTTTTATCAGGCCTAACGGAGTTATCACGGTCAAGTTTAAACAATTTAAAGGGCTTTCGGGCTACTTTACGATGGAGGAATTTAACAACGAAGAGACGTTGATGACAATTTTAAAAACACTAGAAACAGAAATGAACAAGAGAGAAACAAGTGAAAACACTAAATAATAGTGAAGGACAGGAGATGAAACCCTTTTTAAGATGCTCCTATCATCTTAAATTATTTCACTACTATTTCAGTTCATAGGAGGAACTAAATGGAAGAAAAACTTAGAACAATCTACGTAGCCACCAATCTAAAGAATGGAAAACAATATGTGGGGCAGACAGTTAAACCCTTAAAAGAAAGAATAAAATGAGTCAAAAAATTATTTTAATATCCTGTTGGAGTAAACCACTTCGAGACGGAAAATGGAACGCAAAATCACCTGATAAATCCTGGTGGATAAAAGTAGTAAAGTTGTTGAAAGAAAAGGGGTACATAGTTTGGCAAGCATTACAGGGATCAGAAATTAAATTAAACCTTGTTGACCGACATCTGCACGATATGGATTTGTGGGCATTAGGTGAGCAAATCAAAAAATGCGATTGTTGGATTTCGCCAGATAATTTCTTCCACCATTTCGCCCTATTGGAATTTAAGAAGCCTGGCATCGTGATTTGGAGTCAATCTGACCCAACTATTTTTGGACATCCCGAAAATATCAACTTGCTAAAGGACAAAAAGTACCTTCGGGCAAAGCAGATGGAGATGTGGGAAGCCGCTACTTACAATAAGGAAGCGTTTGTCGAGCCTGAAACTGTACTAACAGAAATTGAGAAACTGCTAAATAGAGAAGGAGAATAAAGATGAACAAGGAAATTTTAGAGAAACAAATCATTGAGTACAGGAATGAATTGAAGCTTACTGCCGACAATCGGGACAAGATGTCGCAAATGCTGAACCAACAGGAAATAAAGATTCAGCAGTTACTAGGAGCGATTTCGGCGATCGAACGGCTCTTGAAAGAGGAGGAGAAACCAAATGTCGAAACTGAAGGCCACGCCAACCACACCGAAGGCAAAACTTTTAATTGAGACCTTAACCACAGAAGATAAAATTCGTCTAGAAGAAGAGAAAAAGAAGAAGAAAGAAAAATAACAGAATTCTTTGATTCCACTTCTCATAAATAGTATCAGGAGAACTATTTATGAGTAAGCCAACTTTATATAATATAGATTTATTACAGGGTGATGATTATTCTTGGGGATTTTCGTTCGTTGCCAACGATGTTCCTCTAGACATTACGGGTTGGACGATTTACTTCACAATAAAGCGGTACGTTACCGACCCTGATGTATCGGCACTCATCCAAAAAATAATCACCTCTCACACCGACCCTGTTAACGGGAAAAGTGCGTTAAATTTAAGCCACACGGACACGGACTCTCTACCCGAAGGGGTATTTGTCTACGACATTCAAATTAAGACTTCAGGCGGCGAAATTCACACCATCTACAAAGGACAGGTGAAGGTATCTGTTGATGTAACCCAAACCTACTAAACCATGAGCCAAGAAATTATAAACGTAACTTACATTAATTCGCTAGACCAACCAGTTCTCGTTAAATTCACGGAACAAGGCTTGTCAGGTTATTCGGGAATAAGTGGACATTCGGGTATATCGGGCTTTAGTGGCGAATCGATATCAGGATTAAGTGGATATTCGGGAGCATTTGCAGGAAGTGGAACTTCAGGATACTTACCAAAATTTACAGGAATAAACTCTTTAACCAATTCACCTCTTTTTTCTACAGATGGAACGAATACCTCTAGTAGCGGATACATTACTGCAAAAAATATTATTAGTGATAATGTTTCTACGTATAATGTCGGATTAGGAATTGATATTTTATCTTTCAATTCTTACGGAGATTTTAATGTTGGTATGGGGGCATTTTCTCTAGCATTTGGTTATAGTGGGGGAAATGGTATAGGAATAGGTTCAACAAGTTTAGCAGGAGGATTAGGTTCTTATAATATAGGATTGGGGTATGGTGCTGGCCAAAATATAAAAGGTAATGGATATAATAATTGTATTGGATTTGCAACATTATCTTTTGGTTCTGGAACTTATAATAACGCACTAGGATATTATGCCTTATTAGGTAGTTCTGGAAGTTATAATATTGGTATAGGGTGGAATGCCATTTATCAAAATAAAGGGGATGAAAATATTGGAATCGGGGCTAATGTTCTCCAAATAAATACTGGAAGTTATAATACCGCAGTTGGTGGGCATGGTCTATATGGAGCATCAGGGACTAATAATACCGCAATGGGTCATAAGGCAGGATATTATACCCCAACGGGATATAATAGACCAAATAAAGATAATCTTTATTTAGGAGCAAGCGGGCGAGCTTTGAATAGTGGCGGAAGCAATGAAATAATAATTGGCGCGCATACAATAGGATATGGTAGTAATACTGCGACTTTAGGTAATACGAATATTACAGATACAATACTTCGAGGAACGGTACATATGCCTATGGTAGAAATAACAACTGGCGCCGTTTCGGGATATGTATTGATGTCTGATGCAACAGGAAGTGGGTGGTGGGTCGACCCTTCGACCGTTCCTGGAACAAGTGGATATTCGGGCTTTAGCGGGGTATCTGGTTATAGTGGTGAATCAGGTTGGTCTGGTGTGTCGGGCTTCTCAGGCATTGCAGTTTCAACCACAGGCACATCGGGATACTTGGCAAAATTTATTTCAAGTACGGAGATTACTAACGGACCTGTTTATATTGACGGGAATAATAGGGTTGGGATTGGGACAACTACACCTGAAAATTATGTAGATGTTTATAAACCTGGTGTATCCACAATAAGAGCAAAATCAACAGATGTAACTTCCTCTTCTTATGGGGGAGTGAGGTTTGAAGCAGATAGTGCTGGAGCAGGATTATACACCCATAGTTCAGGAAGAACTGCTCTAACAAGATACGGTATTGCGTCTTTAGCAAGTTGGACAGAAATAGCACAAGTAACTGGAAATGGATTAATACTAAGCACATATACAAACAATAAACCAATTGTATTAGGGACAAACAATCTTGAAAGAATGAGAATATTGGGTTCAGGGGAAGTCGGCATCGGCACAACCGCGCCCACGGGAAAACTACATACAGTTGAAAGCACATATGCGGCCTCTACTTTATTTGAAAGAAATGGACAAACTACAGATTCTTCAAAATCAGTTGTCAGGGTTAAAGCAACGAAAACAACGAATATGGCAGATGGGTTTGGTTCAAATATTATCTTCTGTATACAGGATAATGCGGGAGTAGAAAACGGTATTGCTGAGTTTGGAGCAGTTAGAAGTGGAGCAGATGATACAGGTGACTTCATAATGACCACCTATCTATCTGGAACCTCTTACGAAAGAATGAGAATATTAGGGGCTAATGGATATGTCGGCATCGGCACAACAGCACCTGACAAAAAACTTGAAATCAATTCCGCAACAGGTGATTGTCTCAGACTTACTTACAATGATAGTGATGGGAATGCTACTTACTATTCCGACTTCGCCGTATCTTCGGAGGGAGCATTAACAGTAACCCCGATTACCACCGTAACTCTACAACACGGCCAAATCCGCAAGATCACTACCGTCGATGACACCTACACAATTCTCGCAACTGATTACACCGTTGTTTGCAACAAGGCAACTGACTTCACGGTAACACTACCAACGGCAACTGTCGGTCAAGTCTTCAACATCAAAAACATCAACACAGGGGTTGTAACAGTATCTCTAGCGGGGGATACGATAGACGGAGAGGCTTCACAAACAATTGACCAATGGGAGTGTTTGGTGGTGCAGTGTAGTGCCGCTAACACTTGGATAATTTTATAAGGAGACAACAATGAGTCAATGGAGACATATTCAACAAGACGTAAACGTAGATGCAAACAACAGTTCCACTACGAATCTTACGGCAGGGAATAGTTACACCTTTACAGGAATAGGCACATCTACTTTAGGCGTGGCCGCACTTCAATGGAATTTGAAAACTGACCAAAATGCAACCGTCTATATCGAACAATCGGACGATAATACGAATTGGGACATTTCAGACTTGTTCGCTTATTACTATTCCAAAGGTGCAGAAGGTAATACCGTTCAAGCAATTTCAAATTATTGGCGAATAAGAGTTGTTCTGACAGGAACAACAGATACGACTTACTTCAGGTTGAATGCCGTACTTTGTCCAATTGCTGACCCTCTACCACGCAGTTTAAATTCCTACGAACGTTTGAAAACAAGCACAGGAATTGTAGACGAAGAAACAGGCAACCGTGTAGAGGTGGATGCTTTGGGGTCGCTAAAAACGGTAGCCCCTGTCAGACTAATAGGAACTATTTTTGCAGGAACAACAAAAGACACAAACTTCTGGACAGAAACAGTAACAGGCTCAGGAGTGATAACACAAGCAGGAGAAATTCTTCTTTCGACAGGGGAGACTGCCGATTCTACCGTAACTTATACTAGCGTAAGAAAGGCAAGAAAGGTTACAGGGGCAAGCAACCAGTTCAGAGCGGTAGCAAGGTTAGCAAGTGCTTTGGATGCGGATAATATTCGTCGTTTAGGTTGTTACGATGCGAATGATGGATTTTTCTTCCAAGTCAACGGCACAACGTTCGGGGTGGGGAGTAGAAAAGGTGGAGTAGATACAATCGTCACTTCGGGAAGTTTTAACGGCAACTACGGAGCAAGCGTAACGATGGACACAAGCATCAAAAGACTTGTGATTGATTACGACCACTTATCTACCAAATTTTCCGTGAACGGTATAATATTGCATACGATTACAGGAACTACAACAGCATTAACAAACACTCTTAACTTAGGTATAAAAATGGAGAACATCAACTCCAATGGCAATATTACCAACAACACCTTTTATGTCAGGTTTGCCTGTATTATGCGATTGGGAGAACTAATTACCGAGTCAACTTACGCACACATTTCAGGTGTTGCCGCAACTAGAATTTTAAAGTATGGGGCGGGAATACTACATAGTATCTCCTACAACAACACATCGGGAACGTCCTTGACAATCTATGACAACACAGCGGCATCAGGAAACGTAATAGGCATCGTCACCACGGCTTCAGCAGCACTAGGGGTGTGGAAATATGACGTACCTTTTTATAACGGATTGACTATAGTTACCGTGGGTAACGATTTAGATGCGACAATTATCTATGAATAATATAATAAATAAATTAACCTTTATTAAAAGGACACACTAATGCCTGAAACCATACTTAGAACAAATTTTGTAGAAGGACAACCTATTAACGTTAAAATAGAAGAAAAACCTACTGATTTTATAGTAACTTTCACGGAACAAGGCTTATCAGGATATTCAGGAATAAGTGGACATTCGGGTATATCAGGATACAGCGGAGTTAGTGGATATAGTGGAGTCTCAGGATATTCTGCATATTCAGGCATATCAGGATTTTCGGGAATATCAGGTAATTTAGGTTTATCAGGAATTTCAGGGTATGACCCTTCACAAGCGCCCCTTGATCACGATTGGGTGTTGGGAAATTACGGTTTAATTTCAACGGCAAACGGAACAATTACAAGAGATGGGGATGGATTCATCTCTTCAATTACGTTGCCAAGCAGAACTCTGATATTCACAAGGGATGGAGATGGATACATCAGCATGATTTCGGACGGAACGAGGACTTGGACTTTCACAAGAAATATAGAACATCAAATAACTTCTTGGGCGGTAATATAAAATGGCCGCATACACCTCTGTCAAGTCTGGCAATTGGAATGACCCTACGACATGGGGGAGTGCCTCATATCCGTCCGTGGCAGGCGACACGGCGGACATCACCGCTGGCCATGAGGTGATTTATAATGTCAATTCAGCGGTGCAACTTGGGGCGATAAGTATTTTCGGAGTGCTTCGATGTTCACGCATGATGAATACACTTTTGGCTATTGGTGGGAATAATTCTATAACAATTCAAAATGGAGCGACCTTTGATTGGGGAACGATAGTCAGCCCTATTCCAGCGGCTTATACGGCTATTATTGAACTTGCGCCAGTATCAAATGGCGACGGCAGTTTAGTATCGAGTGCATTGACACCCATTATTTCAATAGTTGGAGACCCGCTTTATAAACCAATAAAAAAAACAACCCTTGCATCAAATTGGACTGCTGGGAAAACCATTACTGTTATTGGAGATATGACGGCGGCGTGGGCCATAGGTGATGAAATTCTTGTCGAAAAATATATCTATGTGTCGTCCCCTCATTTGAACGGGGTCTTTAAAGGAACAATCGCTGGGATGGTTTTAAATGGGGCAAACACAGATATTACTTTTAATGAAGCATTTTCTATCACCTGTTATGCTGGTGGCTTAGTTATCAATTTAAACCTTGGAAATGTCATCATCCGAAAAGTGTCAGCACAAACCGGGGTGGGGCAATTCAATACTACAGCCGCCCCACAAGTTCAACTTGGAGGGCAAACAATAAGCACCCGTCCGATAATTAGGGAATGCGTTTTTCTTGGAATGTATCTTGTTATTACGCATAGCGCTGATGTCGAAAATTGCTTGAACCGGAACTCTCATATCGGTTTTTTTTATGCGACACAAGGGGCCTATTTTAAAAATTGCATTATTGCTATGAATAACCAAGCGGGGCAAGGGGCATATAATTCAATAGTTGAAAATTTGATCGTTATTTCCTGTAACTCATTTTATTACAATACCTATTCAACCTTTTTGAATTGTTTTTTTCTATCCATAAATACAATGGCCGATGCGTTTAGGGAAAGTGAAATCACAGATAGTGTTATCAGGGGATGCGATATATTCGCTTCCGGTGGGTCAAGGAATTTATTTAAGAGATGTAGTTTTTATAACAATAATTCCGCTTCAAGTTTTGGCGGCAATAGTAAATATGAAAATTGTAATTTTGGTTATGATGAATATGGGGCTATTGCCAAAAATGGCTCAGGCGATGGGAACATGGCGGTGCCGAATTATTCATCTTTTTTTCGTTCTTGCAAAGTCATATGGGGAAATTCTGCCTCTAATCCATCGGTGTCGGGCGGTAATTCCCCGATATGGAATAATTCAAAAATACCGCTTTTATCTTATGAGCATATCGGGCAAATTGAAAATGATAATTATGCTTATGGGGCTTTCGGATACTTCAGGACTGATGCGATTAAATATCTTGCGACCCGTTCATTGAAAATAACCCCACTTTCAAATTGTGGTCAGTTGGGTTATTTAACATCAATGGGCGTATGTCGCTTTCAGCCGATTGAATGGACAGAAAATAATGTCCCCGCCTCAGTCCAAAATAGGCGGGTCTATGTTCAAGGGGCGGGATGGAGCGTTTTCCCGACATCGGCGCAACTCTATCTGGAGGTTGAATACTACGATGCGGCTGGTGCATGGACAACTACCACGCTCAAAAGCACAGAGGTCATCACCGCAAACGGCGCTTGGAAGGAATTGACAGTTCAATTTACTCCGGGTCGGATCGGGCCTGTGACCTATAGGATTGTCCTTGCGAAGTACGAAGCGGGCGCATTGATTTATCTTGACCACGCGCTTTACTATTCGGCGACGGCATTTGTAGAGGCGGCGTTCGACTGGGGAAAATCTGTACTACCAAGTGATGCGGGTATAAATATGAGAAAAATTGACGATACTCAAACTTTAGCGATTTTACAACTAACATCAGGAACTAATATTCCCATGGACTTATAAGAATAAATAAAAATATGGGCAGACCAGCAAGATACAATGTTGACTTAGTTCGGGGAGACAGCAAGACATACAAGTTGACTTTTACGAATGCCATCAACCAATCAATCGACATCACAAGTTGGATTATCTACTACACTGTCAAAAAGACTGCGGCTGATTTGGATACTGATGCCGTCATCCGCAAGACCATCACGATTCATACCGACCCGACCCACGGCATTACCAATATCGAGTTAGAAAATACTGACACTCAAAACTTGGATACAATAATTTATTGGCATGATGTCCAGATAAACATTGCTGGAAAAATTAATACAATTTGTATAGGCCAACTTAACGTAATTGCTGATGTCACGAGGACACATTAATATCTGAAAATGAAATAATAAATAGAGGTAGAATGAGAATAACAACACGAGCCGCAATCCGAATTGCCGTCAGGGTTAAGTCCTTATGGGTCTGTCAAATCACGACTAGACCATCAATTCGGTTTGCCGTCAGGCTGACGGGATTGAGTTACAGTAAATTCTAGGAGGTTAATATGGCAGGCAATACATTTAGGATGAATGAAACTGTAGTTATAGATATAGAAATTGAAGGCATCGATACCTCTATCTCCGATGTGAACATCGATATCCGTAGTAGCGTCTCAAACGCCTATGCTGTTTCAGGTGTTACGATGGAAGAGATTGGCAACCAAAAGTATCGCTATTTTTGGGATACGAGATTGGGCTACTCAGGGACATCGGGGTGGTCAACCTACTCTGCTTACAACAACCCTTTGCCTGGCGGGCCCATCATCTACTCAGGTTGGTCGGGAAGTAGCGGCTACTCCGCAGGGGTCTCAGGGCTTTACAACGTAACACTCACCGCAAGAGACTCTAACAATCACGTGGGTTACGAAGAATTTATAATCAGAATCGGGTAGAAAAATGTCGAAAAGTCATTTAGGAAAAAGAATTTCTGAAAAAACAGAATTTAAAAAAGGTAACATCCCATGGAATGAAGGTTTTAAATTAAAACAGGAGTAACAAATGGGATTTTGGTTGTTTGAAGATATTCGTTTGAAAGTCTTTGAAGAGGTTATAAATCTTCTTCTAGAAAATAAACAAGAATTATTGTTTGAAGATAGTAATGTGCTGAAACATTTAACACATTTGGAAGATTTAGTTCTTGATGGAAAGGAAAAATTTATAAACACAATCAGAGGTTTGTTACGAATTGGTCATCAACATGAGGGTAGTGATGATACATTAGTGGTAGAAAAGATTGACGGCGCACCAGCTTTATTTTTCTTAAAAGACCCACGTAATAATGAGTTTGGTGTTAGTACCAAAAGTATTGGTTCTAAAACACAAAAAATTGCGCACTCTAGTAAAGAAATTAGAAATTTATTTGATAAAGAGGGATTACAAATCAAACTAGAAGCCGCTCTCATTTATTTAAAGGGTTTAAATCTCAATAATTATGCTTTCCAAGGGGACGTGTTGTTCACCCGTGAGGACGTGCGCAAGCGGAGAATCAAAGGCAAGGACTACCTGACCTTCACACCGAACGTCCTGATGTACGCCGTTGCAATTGACTCTAACTCCGAACTCTACAAAAAGGTAGCAAGTTCAGAGTTCGGCCTTGTCGTTCACACAATTTATAAAATCGAAAAGGACGGCGAGGGGATGAAACTCACCCAAGTACGCAACCCGCAAGTGATTTACAACTTGGTTAAACAGGCTGAGGACGTACAGGGGTTGTTTATGACCCACCCCTTCCACCCACAAATCAAATTGGAAGTTGCTAAAGAGGATATCAAGAAAATTGAGGAGTTGCTAGCGGAGTTGGAAAAGACGAGTTACAAGAGTCCATCACCTTTTACCAAGCAGTTGTTCGCCCGATTTGTCAACGCCATGATTAGGGAGAATTGGCCTGTCAGTTGGGAAGGATTTAACTCTTGGGTGCAACAAGATATGAACACAGAGATGGTGAAGAAAAAAACGAAAAAAGGACAAGACGCTGTGGAAGAAAAATACGTCAAGGTACACGAAGAGATAGACGGTCCTTCCTTCAGAAATTTCTTGAAGGCATATCTTACCGCCTTGGAAATCAAAAAGATATTTTTACAAGTGTTCGGTAAAGTGCAGTCCAAGTTGGGGGCAACCTTCTTCGGGCAAGAATTGACGGGACCAGAAGGATTTGTGTTAAGTGCTGATGATGGGATTGTAAAGTTAGTGGATAGGACTGTTTTTTCTAGACAAAATTTCCTTTTTGGTAGTTTTAATTTAAAAAATAAACCTTAAATTACTCTCAAAGTGTGATAAAATTAAAGTAAGGGTTTGGTTTGAAATCAAATTTTACTTGAGGATTTATTTACGTTTTTGCAGTCAACGATAAAGGATACGTAGAATACACTACTCAACTAAAAAGAAGATTTAAAAGACACTTTAGAAAAGACAAAGAACTTTATTTTCACAGGTCATTAAAAATATTTTAAACCTAAAGATTTTTAATAATTGAAACCTATTTTGATGAAAAGAAAAAAGTTTTAACCCTTCTAAAAGAAAGAGAAATTTTTTGGGTGAAGGAATTGGGAATCCTTTGGCCTGATGGTTGGAATTTAACAAAAGGTGGTGATGGTCTAATTGGATACACTCCAACCGAAGAAATCTTAGAAAAATTAAGAAAACCAAAACCATTAGGGTTCGCTGAAAAAGTGAGTAAACATCTTAAAGGTATTCCAAAAACAAAAAAACAAAAACGAAAAATTTCTGAAACAAAAAAACTCAAAAAATTCCTATTTGGAATAAAGGAACAAAGGGATTACAAGTGGCTTGGAACAAGGGGAAAAATGTCCTCAGTTTAGTGGGCCAAATAACCCCCAATTCGGTAAAAAGAGACCTGATTTAGCAGAAGAAAAGAAAAATCCCTTTCACTCTAACCCTAAATAAAAGTTAGGGAGAAATAACAAGATGAAGATGAAAAATATTGAACCTGAAAATATCTATCCTGTGTGTGGAACAGAAGAAATAGACCCTGTTGGACGGATTGAAAGCCAAGGAGATTTGAATGGATTAAGTGAATTGGAAGCCCGTGTGCCTTTTGAGTGTGAGAACGGTCATTCTTTTTACAAATATTACGACTTGGAATACGTAAAATCTGAAGAAATAATGGGTTAAAGGAACCCGTGATGAGGCTGAATCAATTCAAAAGAAATTACAAGCGGAGATCGAAAATGAAACTAACTAGAGAAGATATTAAAAAGTATGGAACATTACTTGAACAAAAAATATTATTAGAAACACTTGAAAATGATATTTTGTCTTTTTCCATAGACCGTAGTTGGAAAAATTATATAGAAAAGATTTTAAATAATTTTAAATCTAAAGGATACATAGATAGTTGGACAGAATCGGAAATTTATACTTATATTCAATTCAAAATAAAAGGAAATTCAAAAAATCTTTCTAAAGTGAAAAAATATTTTGATGATATTAAAAACTCATAAGAGGTCGAAAATGAAACTAACTAGAGAAGATATTAAAAAGTACGGGACGAAAAAGGAATTAAAGGAAATTTTTGAAGATAATAAATTGACCACAGACGATGCAGTTGCACAGGTCAACGGGGCTATGATGGGTTGGTTGTCTCCCGAAGAAAGAAAAAATTTTACTGAAGATTACTTATTAACTCTCAAAGAAGAACTTGAAAAATTTATCAAAAGAGTAAATGAAGAATTAGAGTTTCTTTACGACAGGAGTATCAGAGAAAATAGAAAAATAAAATTCCGAGCATAAGGGCTACTTTTCAGACGGCTCACCCGTCTACATCGGGCATTACCGCTACTACCAGGACTCTTCGTTCTAAATCTTAGAACAGTTGTCCTATTTTTGTAACAAGGTGTGGTACAATTAAGGTAATGGGGAAAATTAAACAAAGTTACGAATTTTTACTAGACAAAAACAAGCCACTCCTGCCGCAACTGCGCAAGGTCAAACGGGCCTGTTTTGCACCATACAAAAGTGATTTGTCCTTAATTAAGTGGGAGTGCGAGGCCTGTAGTGCAGGAAGAAAGTACAGCAGTTGTCTTTTCTACGAGGCTACACACCTTGATTGTTTTGCTGAGAAACTCAAAGAGATTCAAACAAACGAAATGATTAAACCGCCGAAGAAATTCCACCCCGATTCCGAACGACTCTGCTTCGGAAGAACACCTTTGGAAAAAATCCTGAAAGGGACGTGGACTGTCGGTCAGCACAGGCAATCCGAGCCTACTTGGGTAGGCAGTCGGGAACATCAGGAGTGGAACAGGGAACATAAGGAAATCCAAAAGGACTTACCCTGCGAAAGCACGTGCAAGATGCGCAGGTGGTGCAGTTTCTACAACAACGGAGTGAACGTGCAACTCTGCCATACTGACATCACGGGTTACGATGAAGACGGGATCACCTACGAGCCGTACTCCGAAAAGTACGACAAGGGAATCCGTGTGGGTTCGTACTTGTATAAGCACTTCGTCAAGCACTCTGTCGTGAAGGAACTGTCGCCCATCAAGAACGATGGGAGCAAGAAGAAATTGGACGAGTGGCAGTACAAAATCTACGAGAAGGTGTATAAGAAAACCCACATCAAGCCGAAAATAAAACTGAGTGTGATAAAATACGTGTTGGATGTCCTTGCGACCCAAGAAGAAGCAGGGGGATTGCTCCTGACCTACTTGATAGGCAGGGCGGTAACGTTCAACCGAGAAAAGATGAGTGAGTACGACAACCTGAGAATTTGGTTCGACAAGCACCTAGGCACTTTGAAACAAATGGAATTAGTCGGCACGTTGGAACAGACCACCGAACTGCAAAAGGTCAGGGAGATGGCTCAGAAGAATCAGACACTCCTGAGCGAGACTTCGTGGAAGGTTGTCGAAGTCAACCTGACGTACCTCTTGGAGTACATCAAGCAGAGGAAGTTGGAACTGTTCGACCCCTTCTACGAGTACTACCTGTCAATGGAGAAGAATCCATCCCGTGCGGAAATCGAGGAGCGGTTCAAAATCTCCCGCCCGACACAAGTGGTAATCGAACGCCGATTGGGAATCCGCAAGGACTTCCGCAACAAAGGCGCGGCGCAACTGTCAAACCTCTACCTAGTCAACCCCTACGCAGTAGGTGCGATTTTCAGGTACCTAAGTTTGGCAGAGACAGAAAAGAAATTGGAAAAAGTAAGAAAGATAAACAAGGAAAACGTACTGAGGAAAAATTCTAAAAAAATAAATACTAATAAGCAATTAGGAAAATTCGCAGAATTATACAAACAACTAACAAGTAATTAAAGCCCGAAAAGATACACCGAAGGAGTGAGGAACTAAGCAAGCCTACTCAGGCGTGTCAATTTGGCAAAAGGAGCAGTCGATTTGTCAGGTTGGTGAATCGAAGCCCCTGTGGATTGTTTTTGCGTCCACAAACACGAGAAATGCCTTATTTTCACCCCTTTCCCCTAATTGTTGTAGTCCGCTTGTTAGTTCCTAACTCCTTTTGACTTGTTGTAAGTTTTAGAAAAATTTTTTAAAAGGGGTTCTAACGAATCAGCCGTTCAGCGACACCGAAAAAAAGAAAAAAGAAATGGGAAGTTAGAAGTCTACCTTCCTTCGGAAAGTTCAAATTTGTTCCCACGCCTTCGGCGGTCTCGCCTTCGGCTCGACTTTTTCTTTTCTAGATTTAAGTGGGGGTTTCTAACGGGTTTCGAGTTGTGTCTAATTAAATATTCACTAATTTGTTACGAAGTGTGGTAAAATTAAGGTAGGAGTAAAAATGAAGAACTTTTGGAACGAGATTTTACTTTTGTCGGGGATTTTGACCGTGTTCGTTTGCGCTACCCTGAACGTATCTTTGGGGTGGACGCTCCTGTACGTAACTGCCGTCCTGATGTTACCCATCGGTCATCGAGACTTCAAGGCAATTGAAGAAGAATGTAATGTTAAAGAAAGTTTGATAAAAAGATTTTGGGCTTGGTTCCGAAAGACCTACGATTGGCGGGACGTTCGTGATTTTATGATAATGCCCGTTGTCGTAGCAGTTTCGGCGGCTACCTTGGAATATTTTCTAAAACTAAATGAAAGAACGGTGTTGATAGGGATAGCGGTGGTTGCGGTTCCTGTTATTTTTATTCACGAGTGGAAAGATTACGACAAACACTTTCCGAAAAAGTAAATGAAAAGAATAAAAAAATAGACACCTGAAAAAATACAGACGCGTTTTTTACGAAGAAACAAAACACATGACTCTTTCCCAATTGGGAGTTTTCAAATACTACGTAGATAAAAAGGATATCCCTAGTTTTAGCAAACTGAGAAAAATTATCACCACAAACAGAAACAGCGACAAGTTCAGATTACTTTGTATCCTGAAAGGACTTGACAATCCTATTAAATTGTGATATAAGTATAAGTATGGGTATTTTGAAATGGTTTTGTGCCTTTTTTGGCGTATTTTTCGGCTCAATCGGGCTGATTTTCCTCTTTTCCAAGTATTTTTTAATTGCTTTTGCCTTCATTTTGGGGTCTTTAGGCTTTACGACAGCCTTTTTCGGCCTAAAAAAATTGCAGTAAAATCTTCCTGGGACTTGACAAACCCCTCAAATTGTGATATCATAAGAATATGATAAAAATTAAATTTATGCGCTATACGGCAAACGGGCCTGACGAAGTCATGATTGAGGTTCCGAGCGACAACGTGTGGTTGTCTTCAACCTACGACAAGAAGTCGTTGAATAAGCGCAATCGTGTGTGGGTTAGTAAGGGGATTAAGACTAATTTCGATACTCACGTCATCGGCCCGATGCTGAATGACGATGATTTCGTGCGGTCTTACGTGCCAACTTGGGCTTTGAAAGGCCTGAGAAAATACACGAGCAACCTGTACGTTTTTTTCTACAACAGCGAAAATGGCAATGAAACCCCCGAACCGAAGGAGTCGATTACCAAGACCAAGAGGGCGAAGAAGGACAAGAAGGAGTGCAAGCCCCGTGAGAAGAAGGTCAATCCTGAAAAGGAAAAGAAAATGACCTTCAAAGCCTTGCGCAATAAACTGAATGGTAAAATCAAACTAACCAAGACTCTCCATCATTGGACTGACCCTGCGAAGATAGAGTATTTCAACAGTTCCCGTCAGAACGAAAAGGAGAATTTTGAAAAAGTTGTCCTGAACATCTTCAAGTCTTACAAGATTTATTTCGAAGAATTACTGACCTCTAGGAACATCCCTTTCTACATTGCCGCTGAGAACTACAAAGTCTACGACAACACCGGCCAAGGAGACTTGTCGATTATATACGTCCTTGTCAACAACACCGAGAATGTGCCTGTTGCCACGCTGAACAAGCAGTATTGGGAGAAAATCACGTTGGTGTGGAAGACGAATACTAAAGTGGTAAATAGAGAAAACTATTGGGGGAAGAATCTTTGCATCAAGAATCTTTGCATCAAGAAAATCGGCATCGCGCTTGACAACGGATATATTCGCAAGAGTGATATCAAGTCGTTCAAGTCGATCCGTGAGACCTCTTTCACTGAGTTGACCAACAAAACGTTAGAAGTTAACAACACCTACTACGCCTCCAAAATCGAAGATTTCAAGGCTTTGAAAGGTCGTGTAGTGAACAACAAGGAACAGGAAAAAGAACTGAAGGATTTCATCACCACCAACATCATTCCTCACGTCGACGTGGATTACCTCGACGGTGAGGACCTTGAGTTTTCCAAAAAAGCTTTCAGGGTTATTTTTGGCAAAGAGAATTACCAGCGTATCGAATTTTTGGATATTCACATCTTTACCAATGATGTCGAGAAGCTGACGATTGATGTGGAATTCTTCGGCCACAGGACGGCCAGGGTTGCTACCGCAAGCGAAGCAATCGCCGTTATTAACAAGGTATTCGGCAACAAGGACGAGTTACAGACCGTAATAGGCGTGTTCAAGAAGGCTTGGGCGGTTTGTTAATAAAAAGAAGAAAAATGGTATTTAATATTTTACGAAAACTCTCAAGAATTGTAAGAGGTAAATGTGCCTGTTGTGGTAGCAATCAAAAGATTTTGATTTGCGACAAGTGCTTAGAGTCCCGTAATTGGGGTCGTGCGATAAAAGGCAATTGTCCTTATCCCGATGCCCTGATTGATTGGTTAAAGGTACTTAAACCCGATGCGTGGTTCGAAGCTTACAAGGTGAAGTAATGATTAATGCGTGGTTCATTATTCCTGTGTTCACTGTGGGTTACTTCCTAGGGTGGCGCCGGGGTGAGTTCGTTGGGCAGGAAAAGGGGCGGGGTCAAGCGAAGGTTGTAGTTGATAAAGCCCTGAAAGAGTATAGGCTTGAACAATTGAAGGGGAGTAAGAGTGAGCAAGATTAAACGATATTTGGCTAAGAGGAAGCAGAAACTCATTCAGGACATCATCCATTGGTTTTTAATGAGAGCGACCTTAGACGAAATGGGCATCTATTTCAAGATGATTCCGCTGTATACCAAGATGGAATTACACGAGGAATACCCCCCATCTTGGTTAAAAGGTCAAGAACTCCTTGACAAGCGCATTTTAATATGATAGAATATAAGACGAAACTAGTTACAGTTCCTTTAAAAGGAGACTAAAATGGGTAAACCCCTGATAAAGTTCGACAAGGACGAGCCTGAGATTCTTAAACGGTTCTACGAAAGGCTCAGGACTACGCTGACAGAAGCGTATCACTACAAGCCCGAAGAGGCCGATTTTGAGGCCTACAGGTGGATTCTACAGAACACGAGCAAGCCCCCCAAGGACTACCTAAAAATCTTTTTCTGCGTCCCAGAGGGAGCCAGGAAGGCCATTTTGAGGCATCTAGGGTACAAATCTGAGACCGCCTTCAAGAAGAGTTTCAGCAAGCAATTAAACGTGTATCGGCAGAGCATCTTCCGCAGGGAAGAGAAAGAGAACGCATGGGAATAAAATGGAATTTAAGACCGATAAAAGCCTAGTGTGTGAATTTTGTGGGCATGCCGTCAAGTACAGTTTTAACCCGACAAATAAGATGATTTTCTACATTTGCTCCAATGGTGAGTGTAGTAATGGTAAGAAAGTTGAGGCGGTTGCCTACGATTCCTTTCCCGATTGGGTCTGTATGAGATTGGGTAAAAAGATTTGGAGTGAATAATGAGGAAGTTTAAATTCAAGGATACTCAGCCGAACATCGAAAAACTGTACCGCTATGCCCTCTACAAGTTCCCTAGGCTGAGAAATCGCCTAGAGTACGATGAGTGGGGACAATTCGTGATGTACAGGAAGAACGAGGACACGACCATTTTCTACTACGTTCGAGCCACCACGAGTAACCTCAATTTTAACGTGTACAAGAAACAGGTCGCTAAACTCGACAAGCCGATTATCAAGGACTTTAAGCAGAGGGTTTACCCTGACGAGAAATTGATGATTGTGTTCGACAGGATTCTGAAGCCGCTTTCGGTCTAAGAATTAAGAGCCTTTATTTTCTCTTTCTTACTCTTCAATTGGCTTTCCAAGACCTTCGATTCTTCCTCAGCCTGAGCAACTTGGGTCTGTTTGTCCGAGAGCAAGGCCTTTACAAAGATGAGTAAGCGTTGACCCGCAATCTTACCACCACCCGATAAACCGACAATCACAATCCACGCCCCCAAGAACTCCCAAAGAGGTTCTTTCAGTTCACCCAAAAGGTTAAAGTGGATTAGAACAGGCAGAGAGGCCAATCCGAAAATAAGTGAAAGTAAAAACCCGTTAGGAATGTAAAGTTTGACTTTCGGATTCTTGATGACGTTATCCTTCAACCACCGCATAAACGTGGTGAAAGCCATTGTAAACAACGTTGCGATAATTATGCCTTCTGAAAGTATCATTTTACACCGCCTTATGCCAATTGCTGAATGACTAGTGTTGCTCCCATATCCGCTGATGCCATGCCACGCCACCAAACACAAACATCGTAGGTCAAATCTCCTGAATAACTCTCACCTGTTCCAAGGATGATTCCTCTATTTAGGCCAGGATTAGTGGTGCTGTATTGATAGAATGTCGGTGGATGAAAACTGCGGTTGTTCTCGTAAGGAAGCGTTAGATTCCTGATAAGCATTTCCTTGATTTGTTCCGCACCCGTATACGGCAAGGCCTGGGTTGTAATATCGAAGGTGTAGACGTTACCACCCACAAACGTTACGTCTGTAAGAACTGCATTGAGATAGGAGTGGTCGGAAATATTCATGTCTTGCGGACCGAAGGGTATCATCTCTAGGTACATATGATTTGGGTTTGCTCCTGTGGTCGGAGTAAATGCACCACCCGTATTGAGGGTGAAAAGCCCCGTAGCCGTATCGTAACCCAATCCGTATGCGGTAGCTGCCGCTAAGGCCGTAGTCCCGCAACCTATCGATTTGAACTTGTTGATGACATAGGCATTGAAGAAAATTTCGATTTGACAATCAGTCGTATTGTCGTTACCAATGCCCTGATTCTTCAAGTAAATGGACTCACGCCACGGCAGGATTTGCTCCCATCCGGGGTTTGCCACGTTACTTTCATCATAAAGTCCTGTTGCCCGACAAGCCATTGACCCAAAGTTTAAAGTAGTCCAGGCCATATCCGTAATCATGATGTTCTGAAGATACTGCCTCTCGTAATATCTGAATTTTTCTGTCATATTTTATCTCCTAATTTTATTTATTATTTAGGGTGATATTTGATATAATATCCAACCCCCTTTCTAAAAGATATTGAACCAACAGATTGAATTTTTCAACAACAATATCTGTTGAAAAATTTTCACTTGACTGCCATAAATCTGTATATTGAGAACCAGTCATTGAAATGTGTAAACCATTTTCATCAAAAGTAGAGCCGCCATTTGTATCCATATCCCAATTGTTATAATTAGGGTTGAATGTATTTTGACTGAAGACCCCATCACCGAAATTAATTAGATTTCTCCCTGAATAACCGTTTCTGCCACAACGGGGTTTAATGTTGTAAATAGACATTTGTAATTTCTCATATCTATTTATCTTTTTCATAACAGAGTATGATATAATTTAGATGTAAAGGAATACTAAATGAAAAAGAAAAGAATCTATAAAAAGTTAGTCAGGGACAACATCCCTGATATGATTATGGCGAATGAACAGGAACCTGAATTTTATATTTTTCCTGAACAGGATTTTGAGAACGAATTGATACTCAAACTCCAAGAGGAATCAGGGGAATACTTGGAGAGCAAGAACCCTGAAGAACTCGCAGACATCTTAGAGGTGCTGTTAGAGTTGGCAAAGGTCAGGAATATCACGCTTGCTGAGATAGAAGCACTCAGACAAAAAAAATTGGCTGAACGTGGTGGCTTCTCCAAGCGTATATTCTTAGTAAAAGTAGAGGAGAAATAAAATGAGTGATGAAAAAATCGAATTTAAAATTGGAGACGTTGTAGTTTTGAACAGCGGTGGTCCAGACATGAGTATCGTTTCTTTTGAGGAAGGGACTAAACTTCTTTGTTCTTGGGTATCGGATAATGGAAATTTTTCTGCTGTCTTTGATAGCAGATGTTTAACGAAGAAAAGATAGGAGGGGTTTAAATGAGCATAACCAAGGAAGAATTTTACGACAAGATTGATAAAATTCGTGAGATTGTGGATGGTTTGGGAGATAGTAATAATTACCTTAATGTGGACGAAGTACTTCTTCTGTTAAATGAATTGAGGTCTGATGCTGAACAGGTGCTTCAAGATGAATACGACTTGGGGTTGAATCGTGGGTGGAACCATATTGATGAAGAAGAGCAGTTTTAATGAGTAAAGAAGGACTTAGTTCTCAATTGCGTAATTTTTATGCCAAGACCAAGCGCCAGGTTAACCTAGGCGAAAGTGAGTTTGTCCTAGAGAATATCTTTGGTATTGAGAACATCAAAACGCTCGTGAACGAACAGTTCGAAGAGGTCTATCAAAACTTTTTCGTAACGCAAAAAATCGATACGACAAAGCGGGAACTGTTTTCCTATGCCGACATCTACGACTTCATCAACACCCTATTAAATATTGACCCAGACGACCTGATTATTTTTTTTACCCACAATGAAATACTTGAATATACCTTGTCGTTGATGAACGTGTTAAACAGAGCCTTCAACAATTGGATTCAGAACAGGAAGAGTGGCTTTAGAAAAGGAACTAGGATTTTCTTGGAAATGGATTCCAAGGGGGTTCACCTGTACTTGAAGCCTGAGATAAAGACGTAATGGGTTATAGGGTTATAATGCCTCCTAGTCCCGATGACGGCAGACCATCTACCGATGATGTATATGCCCAATTCAGTGACTATGTCGAGTTGAACGGCATGAGCCAACTTCTGAAAGATGCGAAAATGATTCTAAAAATATACCCCGCTGTAAGGATGTTGCTGAAAAGAAATTATCCGCAAAACCAAGACCAAATTACGCTGTGGGAAAAATTACACGGGTATGATGTTACGTGATAAGGAGAGTAAAATGAAAATAGTTATCAATAAATGCTACGGCGGCTTTGGGCTGTCTTTTGCGGCTCAGAAGGAGTACTTGAAAAGGAAAGGCAAGCAAGCCTTCTTCTACGAACAAACTAAGTACAAACATAGGGACGGCAAGGACGAGTACACACGACTTGAAAAGATAAACAAAGAAACCTCATCGATAAGTACTTTTTGTTCTACAAAAGACCTAGGTAAAACCACAAAGAAATGGCCTAATCAAAAGGATAATTTTTACTACGGTGATATCGACAGAACTGACCCTGACCTAGTTGCAATCATTGAGAAATTGGGCGATAAGGCAAACGGCCTGCTGGCTAAACTTAAAATTGTCGATATTCCTGACGGTGTAGGATATTCGATTGACAATTACGATGGCGTAGAGAGTATTCACGAAGCGCACGAAGTTTGGGGATAAATTTAATGACACCACGTGAAGTTTTATTCGGTTGGGGAGTTTTTCTTATTGCTTATTTTGTTTCTTACTTTGTTGTTTGGCTAAGAATGTTATACAACAAAAAGAGGAAGAAATTGTAACCAAGTATGGTATAATTAAAGAATGGGAAAGAAAAAAATAATTCTGTTAGATAAAAAGCAACGAAGGTTGCCTAACTATAATAACGAATACACCGATGATGTCGAAAAGTATTGCGATGCGTGGCATAAACTCGCTGCCCCAATAGAAAAATTTCTTGGTTTAGAATTGTCGGCTTTTGACCCTGATTTCAAGTTCATAGACGCCAAGGAAAAATACAAATTGATTGTTGAGCTGCCGCTGTGGTTTGTGGAGAAATTCAACGAAGCAATAAAAAAGGTAAAGAAGAAATGAGAAAGGATATCAAGATAACTTACGATGGTGCTTATCCAAACTTATGTTCAGGAACACTAATCGTTAAAATCGGTGAACAAGAATGGACTTTTCCTGACTACTCCTTGTCGAGCGGCGGCTCTATTTCGTTCGATGAAGATTGGCAAGAAAATGTTACAAGTGGCGAATGGTCTATTTCTGAGTGGCCTAAAGATTTTCCCGAAGATTTGAAAGAAGAAGTTTTGGACGCAATCAACGCAGAAATTCCTTGGGGATGTTGCGGCGGGTGTGTCTAAGGAGTAATTAGTTTGAAAAGTAAAGTAGCAAAGGATAGGTTTTATATTGAGTGTTCGTGTACTAGCCCCGACCATCTTCTCGTGTTCGATTTTTGGGACTTCGGCAAGAAAGTCAATTACACGGAAATGTCGGCACAGTTCACAAGTCCCTATCACGATTCCTTTTGGAAACGGTTGGGATATTTTTTCAAGTACCTGTTCAACAAGGAGAGGTACTTAGGTACAAGCGATACCATCGTCTTCAACAAGAAAAATCTTGAACAGTTGAAAGAGGTCGTTGCGGAAATGGAACGGATACTCGATAAAGAGGAAAAGAAAAAGGAAGCAACCAAAACAAAAATACAAGATAAAAAAGAATCAGATTTTTTAGAGGCACAAATAGGAACTTTGAACCAATTATTAGAACAGGCCAAAGAATTTAACGACCAAGTAGGTCTTATTCAGATACCAGAACAAATTAAAGAGGCCGAAGAAAAACTAAAAATTCTAAAACAAAAATAGTACTGAGGAAAAGTCAATAAAAAGGAGGAAAAATTTATGGACATCAACAGTTTAGTAAGTAAGGAAGACATCAAGAAGGACCAGGAGAAGAAAGCTGCAGGGGGAGAAATGAGCGACAGCCGTTTTTGGCGCATCCCCGATGGTAAGTCAACCATCAGGCTTCTGCCACGGTTGGAGAACAAGATTCCGTACAAGACGGTATTTTCTCACCGCTACAACAGTAACGGCGAGAAGATTTTCGCAACTTGTATGCAGACCTTCGGCAAGAAGGACTGCCCAATCTGCAAGCAATCTTGGGCGATGTGGAACAAGGAAAACAAGGAAGTTAAGGACACGGGCTATCAAGTTCGCAAGTCCCCGCGCTTTCTGTACAACTGCTACATCGTGAATGACCCTGAGAAGCCTGAGAACAATGGGACTATCAAAATCATTTCTGTCGGCAAGAAATTGCAGGATTTGATTTTGGAGAGTTTCAATTCGGAAGACTTGGGGAACGTGATTTTCGATGCCATCAACGGCGTTGATTTCGAAATCAACCGCAAGAAATCGGGAGACAACCCGAATTTTCCCGACTACTCTTCATCCCGCTTCGTTTTCAGGAAGTACGCCGTGGTGAAGAATTGGGACGCTATCAAGGACAAACTCATCAACATCGATGAACTCATCAAGGAAGAGACCCCTGAAGAACTGAAGGAAAAATTCAAGTTCTTGGGGTTCGACTCCACCAGAACCACGCCCACGACTACGACGACAGCATCGAAGACTCAGCCCAAGCCAAAGGCAGAGGAGAAGAACCAGAAGCCTGAAGAGGAAGACATCAACATCGATGAATTGGAAGGTGACAACGGCGAGACCGATGAAGCAATTGACAAGGGGATTGATGATATCGAAGACATCGACATCGAAGATGAACTAGAGAAACTGTAAAAACGATTCGGCTTTGGATTACTGAGCCGTTGCCACGTAGTATCAAGTGCTAGCCACGAAAAGTACGGTGGGTAAGTATCAGTAATTGGGTGTTCGGCTCCGTTTCCCAAATAAAACGGGCATTTTATTTAAGGAGAACCAAAATGAAACAGACAGCGAATTCATTGATTGAGTGGGGCAAACAGATTCACATTTCAGAGGAGATTTTTCGTACTTACGTCTTCCCTAACAAGGAAGAAGTCAGGATCGATAAACCCCTGTACCTGATTATCTCTGACAACGGACACAGGGTGCTAGACCAAAACTACATTGCCCACTACATTCCCTACGGATGGATTCATCTTTATTGGGAGAATTCCGATAAGAAGGAAGTATCACTTTAATCATCAGGAGTCAAAGGGAGAACAGAAATAATGTTAAAGAACGGAAGTGATAAACTGAAGAAATTGGAAGAGAAGACCAACGGCAAGATGAAGGAAACGATCGCCGATTTGGTCAAGACATTAGAAGGCAACAACGCAGACGAAGTAGAAACAAAGGCTTGGATTTCAACAGGAATTAAGGGTCTGAATTTCCTTTTGTCGGGAGACCCTGAGAAGGGTATACCCGTAGGTAAGGCCATTATTGTTGCAGGGGAACAGCAATCGGGCAAGTCGCTTTTGGGTGCACGTATTGCTGCTCACGCACAGAAGCAGGGATATATCCCGCTGTGGTTGGATTCGGAAAGCGCAAGCGACAAGCGATTCCTCGCCCGTCAAGGGTTGGACGTGAATGGCGTTGTCCATCGAGAGTTGGATACAGTAGAGGAGTTTCAATCAATCATCGTCAAGGCTTTGAACAAGGCCAAGGAGAAGGGGTTGAAACTATTCATCGTTCTTGACTCGTTGGGGGCATTGTCGGGGGCAAAGGAAATGGATGATGCCGACGCCGACAAAATGACACAGGACATGGGACTGAGAGCGAAGAATATCCGTACGGCTTTCAAGACCATCATCCACAAATTGAGAGATACAGATAGTTGCTTTTTTTGCATCAATCACCAATACATTTCCCCAGGGTTTATCCCGAAGAAGGAAATGGGTGGAGGAATGGCGGCGTGGTACTTGGGGCAAATCGTCATTTACCTTACGAAGTTAAAAGGTGAGGACGGAATATTCACACGAGTCAAGATGAAGTCGAAAAAGAACCGTGAGTTCATCGAAGGCCGAACGATTGAATTTGAGATTAACTTCCGTACCGGCATCGATCCGAACGCAGGAATGGTTGACCTGTTCGAAGAGTTCGGAGTGATTAAGAAAAAGGGTGCATGGTATAATATTGACGGCGATGACAAGAGTTATCGTGAAGAAAATATTTTGACTGACGAAATACTTATGAAAAGATTACTTGTTATTCTGAAAGAGAAGGCAAAGGATTATTCATACAGCACCTTTACAATAAGCGAGTAACATGGATAACTACTCTCAAATATTCCTAAAAACGTTCATTTCGTTCAGCGAGTTCCGACAGTTGTTTCTGTCGAATTGGCAGTTCGATTATTTTGATACAACCGAAGAAAGAATCCTGTACAGGATACTGAGAGCCTTTTGGGTACAAGCCCACAAGATTCCGACCAAGAAAGACGTACTGCTAGAGGTTACGACCAAAAGCAAGTACGAAAAAATAAGAGAGAAACTCGTTGAAGAGATTGAGGCTGTCTACGGCCTCGACCTCTCCGAGTATACCGAGTCGTTCATCCGAGACCAATTCATTGACATCCTTCGCAAGAAGAAACTACAATCCACAGTCAAGAAGATTGTCGATGAAGTGAACAAGTCGGGCAAGGTGGACGAGTCGGCAATCAGGAACGATATTGTGAAGTCGTTGGAAATCTCCGATGACCTTCAGGATATGGGTATCGACTATTTTGATACCGACTTGCCAGCCCGTATGAAAATCCTACAGGAAATGCAAGTACAACATTTCAGCACAGGCTTCAGCGCAGACTTGGATGATGTGCTTAGGTTGAAACGTAAGACGGTAGTGGCAGTCTCCGCTCAGTTGGGTGTGGGTAAGTCCCTGTTCCTGAACAATCTAGCCGTCAATATTTCCCAATCGGGAGCCAACGTGCTGTACTTGTCGTTGGAAATGGACGCTTTTGATATCTCCAAGCGTTTAGACCGCATCGCCCTAGGATTCCACGAGGACGAGTACTTCAAGTCGGTAGACTTGGTTGACCAAAGAATGACAGAGACCAAGAAGGAATTTCCGAAGCATGGAAAACTATTCATCCGCAGTTACTCACCCCGAAGCCTGACCTCAATGCAAATCAGGGCGTTGCTAGAGCAGTACCGAATGAAGAACATTGGCATCGACCTGATTCTTGTGGATTACTTAACCCTGATGAGGCCCAACAAGGTAAGGAAAGATGACAGTATGTACATGAGGGGTAAGGATATCGCAGAGGAGTTGCAAGCCGTTGCCAAGGACGAACGTTGTCTTATTTTCACAGCCCTTCAGGTTAAATCCGAAGCCTACGGCAAAAATAAGCAAGGGTCGGAACTTATCTCTGAATCTCTCGCAATTCCGCAAATTTTGGATACTCTCATAAATATGGTAGAAATAATTATTGATGAGGGAGACCAAAAATTTTTCGTAATAAACTTCGAAAAGACAAGAGACTCAAAAAAGACAAACAGACGCATCTACCTAAAACTAAAAGACAATCTGCGCATCGTGGACACGACAGACGAGGAGAAAAAGAAATTGGAAGGCATCATAAACAAGAAGAAAGGGTTAACCCAACAGCAATCGAAACAGCAGTTTCAGACGGACTTGGAAGTGTTGTAATGGCAAAGAAGACGCCCTACGTAACGAATGCTGAAATCCTGAACGAATTTGAAAAGTATTGGGATACAGGTAAAGTTTCAAACCGAATGGCTGAAATGATTTATCTGATAGCCTGTAAAATAGCTAATAGTAGGAACTTCTATGGATATCCCTTTAAAGAGGATATGATTCAGGAAGGAACGTTTCATGCTGTCAATAAAGGCATTTCAGGCTTTAAGAAGGGGAAGAAGAACCCGTTCTGCTACCTGTCAGTAATCATTCAGTTTAAGTACATCGAATACATCAAGAAAGAGAAGAGGAATATCGCTATCAAGGAAATGGTTACGGAGAAATTAAAAGGCGATATTTTGGACGATATCAACAAGAGAAAGTAAGATGTTATTTGGAAGGAAAATATCGAGAAAAGAAGCCCTAGAAATTTCCCGTAAAACTTTAGAAACTGCGGAAACAGAAAGAAAAAAGTTGGCCCAGGAAGACGCCGACCGAGGCATAAAGCCTTGTCAGGCATTTCTGAAATATCCCAAAGATAAATGGCGGTTGATGTGGGTTCTTGACCGCGCAAGAACCGAACATCAAATGAGTGAGGTTTGTTTAGCAAAAGATTTTTGTGAAAATCCCTGTGGTAGATGGCAAGCCGAAAGGGTTGCCAATATCAAAAGGCTTGCAGGAATTTATCCTGCTGATAAGAATGTGGAAAACCTCAGACAGATGTTGGATAAAATAAGGAATATGAGTAATTACGAATACGAAGCGTTATACAACTCCTTGCCAAAAGAGGAAGAATGAATCTGTTAGTGTTTGCAGACTTGCACCTAGGGAAGAAATTAAGCAACGCCTATTTTCTAGACCTTGACTTGCAAGTGATTGACAGGATTTGCGAGGAAGTACAGCGGAGTTGCATCGATAAGATTATTTTCCTAGGCGATTTCTTTCACAACCGAAGTGAATCCACGCCGAGAGCGATGGGGGTGGCTAGGGAAATCTTGGACAAGTTGGATTGTCTAGGCATCCCTGTCATTATGATTATCGGCAACCACGACCACTACTACAACAATAAGAAGGACGGCAACTACTACAGGATTTTCAAAGACCTGTTCCGCAACATCACCTTCGTGGAATCGATGGGGAGAGACGCTGATTTGCTCTACGTGGGTTGGATGCAGACCCCTGAAGAAGAGTCGGCATACAAAGAACTATCCAAAAAATGCAAGTGGATTTTCGGACACTTTGAGTTCAAGGGGGCAGAAATGTCTGAGTACTACAAGACCACGGCAGGGTTAGAGAACGACAACCTCAATTCCTACATTTTCTCAGGACACATCCATCAGCGTTCACAGCAGGGCAAACTACACTACATCGGTTCCCCGTACCCGCAGACGTGGCTAGCCCGTAATAGACACGACTACGGTTACTGCTTGGTGGATACCGATACGGAAGAAATTAAGTTCGTCGACTTGGGGTTGTACCATTTCAACGAGTATAAGTTACAAAATCTTTTAATGCGGATAGCAATGAACAAGGAATCGGTTAAGAAGGAAATGTTAAACAGCGAAACGAAGATAATAGTAGATGTTCCTTTAAATGAAAAACAATTTTCAGATATCAAAATATATTTGAATACTTTTAAACCAAAAAATCTTTTAGTTGAAAAAGAAGAATTAATAATGAATTCCAATACACCATACACCAATTTACAGTTAAATACCCCAATGGAATTTATTCAAGATTATATTTCTGGAATGAAAATAGAATCTTTACAAAAAAATAGAATTCTTGAAAAGGTAAAAAGAATTTTGGGTTCATAATGAAAATAATAAATAATAGTGAGAGACAGGGTTCGCCACCTTTTCGAAATGCTTGTACCATTTCGGATTATCTCACTAAAATTTTGACTTGTACAAGGAGTTGAAGATGGAAAAAGACGAAGAGAAAAAGATTTGGGGATTTATTTATCTATTTTCAATTGATGGGATTCGCATTCTCGAATCACATTATGATATTCTTAAAAATATTAAATCTTTTTTAAACAAAAGAGAAATATTTTGGATTGAAAAATTAAATACATTTGACCCCAAACAAGAAAAAGGATGGAATCTTAATAAAGGCGGTGGCACTCAATTAGGATACAAACATAGAGAGGAAAGTAAAAATAAAATAAAAATAAATTCACCTAATCATTGTGGTGAAAAAAATCCAATGTTCGGCAAAAGAGGTAAAGATAGTCCATCTTGGGGAAGAAAAAGACTAGACCTTTCAAAAAGAAATAAAGAACAACCAAAAAGAAAATCAGCAATTTTATTTTCTTCAGATGGAAAAAAATATCAAATTTGTAATATAAAACTTTTTTGTGAAAAATATAAATTAAACCCAATTAATATACGTCGTGTTCTTCAAGGAAAACGAAATCATCATAAAGGTTGGATAGGGAAATATGTACAATGATAAACAAAGGCTGTGGGTTAACAGACAGACAAAGGTTTTATGTTATAATGCATAAGGAATGTCTTTGACCTATGACTACTAAACATTGTGATGATTGTGAGTATCTCGACTTTGAAAAATTCTGTGCGTATGCTACTGCGGACGGCTGCCAACGACCTCAAAGCGGCCAGCCTATTCCTTGTAAATATGCAGAGGATTGTTGTGAATTTCTTCAAATGGAAAAACGAGACAACGCCTAAGATAATGACAAACGAAATAATCGATTTCATCAAACGCCTGCTTCAATCGAAACACGGGAGTTTAGAGAAAGCCCGATACTCCCTGAGCCGTGAAGAAATCAATGCCCGTTGCCCTTATTGCTTGGATAGCCGCAAGAACACTCACAAGCGCAGATTCTACTACAGCCTCAAAGACAACGTATTTTATTGCCACAACTGCGGACGCAAGGGGCCGTTCGCCAAACTTCTTAACGACTTCAAAAATCTTCCTACCGTTGACTACGATAAGTTGGAAAAGGAAGTCGGCCTGCAAAAAGTTAAGGACTTCATCGATGGAGAACACAAAGTCCAAGAACAGAAAGTACAGGAGGCCGAGTGGAGTTTGGAGTACCCTGACGGCGCAAGGCTCGACACGCTGTTCGAAAACAAGGTCTACAAGAAATTACCCCAAGAGGACAAACGGGCCTTATTCAAAGCCTGCAAGTACCTTCAGAAGCGTGGAGTGAAGAAGGAGTGGTACAGATACTTTTATTTTGTGTTCCCAGGCGAGGAACATGACCAATACATTTTGACGCTGTTCGAATACAACGGCAGTTGGGTGTGGAGCGGAAGGAAGATTGACGCGAACCGCTCCGGTCCGAAGTACCTTCACGTACAAGGGTTTCCCTTTCATCACGCTTTAGGCTTCGCCAACGAAGTCAGCACCACAAAGGGCAGGGAATTATACGTGGTGGAGTCTTGGTTCAGCGCACTTGTCTTGAATCAGGTCAATCTTAACTCCGTGTGCGTGTTCGGCCTGCAGAATATGAGGCATAATCACCCACCGCTAGAGGCCTTCAAAAACAAGTACAACATTATTTGGGTTCCCGACTGCGACGAAACCTTTTCGCAGTTCTACGAAATCAATAAGGACTTCGCACGGAAGATGCGGGTGGTGTATACGGTCTCCAAAGATGCGGGAGATTTGGCAGTTGAGAAGGGTGATAAATTTCGCAAGTGGTTCAAGTTTCTGAAGGTAGTCTCGTTGTATGACCTTTGTGCTTTAAACGAGATGAAGTTTTTTATTTAATCCCTAAATAATAGTATGAAGTTCATCATACTATCAGAAAGTCTAGCATCGGCATTAAAAAAATATGGGGATACTGTAGATGTAGAGGCATATGCCGAAGCCGACCCAACACCAACCAAAAAATATGTAGAATTTCTTTGTAAACATAATGATGATATTTTGGAGATGTATGAAGGTACAGATGATTACGACGTAATGTATGACATCATCGAATATATACTTAAAGAGTTTAATAAAATATCAAAAAACTTACCAAAAAAAGACATCAATCAATATAAAAAATGGGATGATGTTGTTATCGCTATAGAAGAATATGAAACAAGGAAAGATAAACGAAACCCTATCAAAAAAATTCATCCCGAGTCAGAAGTAATTTTTGAAGATAAGGATATAATTGTTATTCGTGTGGATTCTTGGGAAGCATCACGTCAATATGGTGCTGGCAAGTTTTGTATTGCCGCTGAAGATACTGATTATTGGTATCAATACACAGAAAATGGTGGTAAATTCTTTTATATTTTTAAAAAAAATAATATTCACCGACCTTACGTAATAGAAGTGAGGGCCGAGAAAAAATCTATATCATTCTATGCTTGGAATTATTTAAATGATCCAATAAATGCAATTAGATTAATGGGTGATTTTGGTATCACTAAAAATTTACTTATTAAGCAATATCAAAAACATCCACCAGAAGACATAGATACTAATTGGGAAGATATTAAAGACGGTATTCAATTATAGATAAAGTTAGATTTCTAACAATTTTCATAAATAATAGTGAGACTGCAAACGACAGGAGTAACTACAAAAATGGAAATCAAAATCGTTGTGAATGAAGAACTTATTAAGAACCCTTCAAAGTGGCTTTTAAAGAATTTTGAATTGGTCGAGGAAGACCAGAAAATGTTCGTGCGATATCCGATTGACCGTGCAAAAGAACTCAGGATATTTTTCAAGAACACGCTGTTGGAGCCTGAGAAGCGTGAACACATCAAGAAGGTGTGGAAGCCTGACGGAGAGGGAATTGAAGAACTGTTGGAGTCTTTTTGGATTGTCAAGTCCTCATCGTCAGGGGTGTTGTTGTTTGTCCCTTACGAAACCGAGGCTAGCGACAAGTCAGGCGTGTTCGTCTTGACACTTTCAAAATCCTATTTCTACCCATCACCTTTGTACTTTAAGCGTAGCCACATCACGGGTCAGGCAATTTCGTTGTTCTATTCGCTTCCGAAGAGCATTATTTTTTTGCTAGGGGAAGGAAGCGTCTCGTTGGTTTACAACAACGCAAATTCCATCTCTCTGAAGAAATATATTGACGCTGATTCCGTGGGGAAGTAGTTTTTAGTTTTCTCCAAATCCCTAAATACATTTGGAGGGATTTGAAAAATGCAATCCATACGGGATATTATCGACACTAAACTTTCTTTAGGTTTTAGTTATTTTTATGGGATTCAAAACGGGGAGGGATATCTCCGCAGGATGCTTCACACGAATCCTTCTCTAGAGGCAATTTACTCGCAACTCAGAGACGATATCCAATTTGTTTCCGAAGCCGACAGGGATTATTTCAGAACTGACAGACAACTGAAGGCCTTTAAAAAACTGAAAAAATATCTCTTGGAAGCCAAGAAGTACATCAAGATACAGTTGGAGAAAAAGAAGAAAAAGTCAAAATCAGAACAGGTTGACATCCAAACAGAACTCAAAGAACTTGCTAGAGAACTTCGCAATGACCTGATTGAAAAAGAGGACTACGATTACGCAGTCAAGATGTTGCTCAAACCCACAGCCGATGACCTTGAAGAAGTAAAATCCAAGTTCGAAAAAATAGACCAAACGGTAAAGAAGGCAATAAAAAAATTCGGTTACGAAGAAGAAAATTTGGACTTTGATGAAGAAGATGAATTCCTTCTCGCCCCCGAAGAACCGTTTGAATCTAAGAAGGCCGACATCAACAAACTCGTGGACGAGAAAAACCGCCGATTTACGATGGAAGAGTTTAACGACCTCTACGAAAATATGGAGTCACTAGAAGAAGACTTAAATCAAAAGCAACAGGACAAGCAGAACGACCAACAGGCTCTCGCTATCGGAACGATTTTGAAGCAACGTCAACAGGCCAAAAAGACAGGAAAGGAAACACCCCAACAATCGATTGCTGCTCAGAAAAATGCAATCGCTAAACTATCGCAGTTAAAGGTTGATCCCAAGTTAATCGCCCAATTGCAGGCCGACGGAAAACTCTAAAACACACTTCAAAGTGTGGTATAATTAGTATAGGAACGAGTATAAATGAACGACTTAACATTCAAATCCGTAGAGATGCGGAACTTCCTATCTGTCGGCAATAAACCCCTATCCATCACTTTCGACAGGGGTTTGAACTTCGTGTGTGGGTGGAACCACCACACCGCTTCTTCGAACGGCATAGGCAAAACTGTCGTGTTCTACTCTTCAGTCCTCTACGCACTCTTCGGAGAGACAGGCAGGGACATCAAGCAGTCCAATCTTATCAACTACCGCAACAAGCAAAAGATGTACGTCAAGTTGACCTTGGAACGGAACGGCGAAGAGGTTACGGTGTACAGAGGACGCAAGCCCAACGTGTTCTACTACGAACACAACGGCGTAACGTACCAAAACGACAACGTGTACGAGACGCAATCCCAACTGAATAAACTGCTCGACATTTCCGAGGACGTGTTCACGAACGTATTCATCATCAACGCTTCGGACGTTCTCGACTTCATCAAGGAAGAAGGTTCCGTCAAACTTCGGGACCGCTTCGAAAAAATCTTCTTCAAGGACGTAATTTTCAAGCGTGTGCTAGAGACAGTCCGCAAGGAGTACAACATCGTTCAGAAGCAAGTCGAACTGAACAACAGCAAGATTCAGGAGAAAATCACTTTCTTGAAACGGCTGAAGTCCATCATCGAATCTTCAAAAAAGGTAGAGAACTATGAGAAGCAGTTGGAGAAGTTCAACAGGCGCAGGGTTGCCTTGGAAGAGAAGATGGCCTTGCTCGACAATAAGATTTCTAACCGTCAGGACAGCGAAAAAATCAGGCTCCTGAAAGAGAAGAAAGCGGAGTACGTGGAGAAGCGGGACACCATCACTTCGCAGATTTACCACCACACCGAAAAGATGCGGGAACTCAAATCCAAGTTGGAAACGATTCTAGCCGCTTCCAACATCTGTCCCCTTTGTCAGCAAGCCATCGACAAGCACACGACAGAGAAACTACAGAGGGAATACAAACAGCACTTGGATTTGTCGAACAAGAGCCGCCTGTCGCTTGAAGAGGACAAGAAGGCCTGCGATGAGAAACTTAACAAGATTCACGAACTAGAGGAAAAAATACTGTTGGTAGTATCTGGGATGTCGAACGATGTGATAACCACACGCGCCGCCATCGCAGAAGTTAATCAGCAGATGAAGTTTTTTCAGGAGAACTACAAAGACCATATGGGCTTGGTCAAGGAGTTCAACTCCATCAAGTCCGACCTGTTGAAAATCCGTAACGAGAACGGTTCCCTAGACACGGAAATCAACGACCTCAGCCTGCTAGCCCAACTGTTCGACAATTCATCGGGAGGCATTCTGAACTACTTCATCGAAAAGGTTTTAAAAATCCTGAACCAAATCATCCTGAAGTTTCTGAAAAAGATGGACATGGATTTCACCTTCCGCTTCGACAGCGACCTCAAATTGAAGTTTGACGTATACGACACACTATCGTTAAACAACTTCAGCGGTGGGGAGAAGAAAATCATCAACTTCATTGTCCTGTTCAGCCTGTTGGAGTTTTTCTACAACACCATCAATTTCAAGCCGTCCATTCTGATAATTGACGAAATTGCGGACACCGCCATTTCCACTCCGAAGGTTGACCTGATTTTCGAAATCCTGAACCAATTTCGCAAGGACAACGGCATCGGGATTTACTGCCTGAGCCACGACTACAAAGTTCAACACAGTTCCGTGGTTACTTTTGATTCGATTATCGAACTTCAAAAGTTGGATGGCTTTACACAGTTAAAGGAAATAAAATACACTAAATAGTCATAGGAGGAAACATGGAAGTAATAATTACCTTAGATATCGATAGTGATGAAGTTGAAGATTTGGATGATGATGATTTGACAGACCATATTGAATACATTATGAGAGGTGTATCTTTGAAAATGGCTCCAGGTAGAGAAATGGGAGGAGTAAGAGATAATCTTGGAAACGATATAGGTATGTTTGAGATATCACAAAATTAGGAAAACATTAATGACCAAGATTGGACTGATTCCTGGCAGAATGAATCCCCCGCATCGGGGACATCGCAAACTCTACAGGAAATCCCTAACCGAGAATGATTTGACTGTCGTTGAAATCATCCAAGGCAAGAAAACCGCTTTGAACAAGGTCAGGAACCCTCTCACCTTCCAACAGAAGAAGAAAATCATCAGCGTGATTGAGCCACAGGTGGAAGTGAGACAGTTCCCCGCTGAAGGCAGTTCTAGGCCCGCCCGCTCTGACGTGCCAGGGATGATTGTCGAACTGTTGGAAGACATTCACACCAACGAGACAGATTTTCTGTTCACCGTGTACGCAGGCTCCGACCAAGCCGAAATGTACAACGTTCAGGCAAAGAACCCTGTGTACATCCAAAAAATCAAGGACGAACTAGGCAGACCCGATTACAATATCACCATCAAGGTCGAAGGTGTGGAACGGGACGAATCGGCTGATGATGAAGCAAGTTACTCAGCCACCAAGGTTCGAGAAGCCATCAGGACAGGTCAGGACGAATTGGCAAAGACGATGATGGGGATTACAGACGAAGAATTTTACGAGGAAATCAAGGCCGCTGTTCTTGCAGGGTTGCAAAAGGAAGCAGTTAACCAAAAAATAGACTCGATAATGGAGAAAGTAAATGGATAATTTTACTGCCGAAAAATTTGGAACGGATAATGCGGGTTGCGAACAGGATTCCAAAATGTCCGTGAAGCAATTGGAAGACCTTCAGGAAGATACTTTGGTAAATCAGAAAGCCACCAACGAGGCTGTCCACGAAGAGGAAGAAGGGTCTGAGTTGGAAGACGTAGAAGAGTACGATGATTTCGGAGACCAAATTAAAAAATACCCTGACTACGAACCTGACAGAGACCAAGAATCTCCACACAGCGGCGATGATGATTCCTTTGGTGGTGGTTTGAGTGATGAAGAAGCCCCGTGGTATAGAAAACCATACGAAGAGCAACTCGACCCACGATGGTTCAGGGACGAATACGTTCTTCTGAACGAGGCCGTGGATTGGGACGCTATCGAAAAAGACCCCAAGCAGTTGTTCACCGTTGGCAACAGCAAGGTAGGCAAGGATACGATTATTTTTAACCTTCAGCCCGCACGGTTTTGCCCTTCTTTGGAGCAGGGACATTGTAAGATTGTTAAGCCTATTGACGGACAGTATAAGATTGCCTGCTACGCTTATCAGGACGAACGGCAGTACAAAGTGTCTCTTCAACTTCGCCAGCGCCAAATGCGTTTTTGGGACACGCACACCGCAGAGGAAATCTTCAAGAAGTTGGAAGATTTCTACTACTTGGTACACGGCGATTCGATGGTGTATCCTGTCTTGATGGCAAAGCGGGATGAGACGGCAAAGAGAAAAGGACATCCCGACATCAAAGGCAAAGAGAAAAGCGTCAAACTGAAATACATCCGCTTCAACCAATCAGGAGACTTGAAAGACGTTGACGATGCGAAGAAGATGGACAAGGTGGCAGAGTTGGCTTTGAAGAACTTGGGACTTGTAACCTACACTTACACAGCCCGTAAGGACATTCTAGCAGAGTACAAATTCCAACACGTCCACGTTCAGGGTTCAGGATTTGCGGCTATCACGGGAATAAACAGGCCTGTCAAGGCTAAATTCGGCAAGAGGAAAGGGGAATACTTGGGTAAAGTTTTTGCCGCTTTCCCGTCAATTTACAACAAGAGCGGCAAACTAGTCGAAAGAGAACCCAACAAACTTTACTACGAAGATATCATGTACCACAGTACCCCCGAAGGAAGCAGGAACCCAAGATTTAACAAGTGGTCTCATTCCAACGAGAAAGGGTGGTACGCCTGCCGCGGCGACTGCAACAGTTGCACCGCCTGCAAAGCAGACGAAGTTAAGCACATCGCCGTCAAAATCCACCGTTCGTTCCAAAAAATTTCCGACAAGTGGCAAGACGTGGAAGAAACACCGACAGGCGGCTACAAAGTTCATCAGAAGTTCGACCCGTATGAAAGAGAGGCTTTGACGGGCCAGCCTTTGGTGTGGTCTAAGGAAATGGAAGACGAGTACGAGACCACCGCCAAACTGCTCAAAAAGGAAACAGAGTTCAACAGGCTTCCGAAACAGGAGCAAGTTGACTTTTTGACGATAAAGTTGCTAGACCTTTACGACAACTACGACCCCGACTTGGACAAGGAAGAACTCGACAAGAGGAAAAGGAACATCGACAATTGGGAAAAGAAGGCCGCAAAGAGGGATATCGATGTTGCCAAACTCAGAGCCGAAGCAGGGATGCCTGCCAAGAAGGAGAAGAAGAAAAAATGAAATTCACTTTAGTAGAAGAAGATTGGGGTGAGTTGCTAAAATCCACTCTAGCAAGCCGACCACGCTACACTGCCAATGATTTCCAAATAGGTGATTGGGTTACTTTTATGAGCAATCAGGGATGGAATATCGAAGGAGAGATTATCAAAAAATTCGAAAAACGAGTAAAGGTTAAAGACGAGCAAACGGGCGATATGTTTATCCCAAAATATACACAGTTATTGAAACTAGACAAACCCACCCAAGCAACGAGAAACACCAACAAACTGATGAGAGTATTAGCCCCCAATGAATAGAATGGTAGTGAAGAATGATAACCGTAGAACGAACAGATAACCCTAACTACTTAAAAATCTCAGCCGAGAAAAGCATCTTTTCGTTCCTGCAACTCCACTTTGCCGTCAAGGACAAGAACGCTTTTTGGTCTCCGCTTTACCGTGCGAAGAAGTGGGACGGGAAAATCCGCTTCCTACACGCAGACGGATTGATTCTTTCGGGTTTGCTCGTAGAAATACTCCGTATTGCCAAAATCAACAAGTGGCAAGTGAAGTTTGACAAGGAGTTGATTCTCAACCCTTTCAAGTTCCACCGGCCTGAAATCGAACTCAGCCTGAAGGACACGACCCTGTTCGAAGACCAAATTGAAGCCTTGGAGAAGATTTTAAAGTACAGTTACGGCCTCAGCAAACTTCCCACGAGCGCAGGCAAGAGTTACATCGAAGTGGTAATGCTTAACTTGTTCCGCTTGAAGGGTATCAAAAACATGATTTTAGTGGTTCCGCGTGCTTCGCTAGTCGAGCAAATCTACGAGGATTTGGTGTTAAAATCCCCTTTCATCAAGCCCGAAGAGTGCGGCAGGCTCTACGGAGACCGAAAAGAGTGGGACAGACCTGTAATCGTGGCTACGTGGCAGTCGCTTAAAACCCTTTTGGAGTTGGATAAAGACTACGGCCTGCGCTTCGAACTGCTGATTCAGGACGAAGTTCACGTAGCCTCGTCCGCAGCCAAGGAAGTACAGAGAATCGTAACGTCCTTCCGACCCAAGTTCAAGTACGGATTTTCAGCCACAGTCATCAGCAGGGAGTCGGACAAGTTGGAGTACTTCAACAGCGTCAGCCTGTTCGGGCCTATTACGGCTTCAAACACAATCAAAAAACTTCAGGCCGCTGACCGTATCTCCGATGCCGAAATCCGTGTCAAGTTGCTGTCGTACCCGATTCAACCTGAGATAAAAACGTACAGGGAGTACGAGGACTTCATTCGCTACAACCCGAAACGCCGAGAGTACATCGTGCAGTTGGTAAAGGAAGCAAGGCTTCGGATGCCGAAGTCGAACGGCCTCATCCTTATTCGCAACGTGGACTTTGCGAAGGAGATGGCAGAGATGCTGAGGGAGACCTTCGCTGCCAACGTTCACCTGATTGAAGGCTCTGTCAAGGTCGATGCCCGAATCGAAATCAAGGATACCATCAAGGAGAACGAGAACCAAATCCTTGTGGCTACGACAGGCACGTTCGGGATGGGTGAGAACATCAAGAACCTTCATTGGCTCGTACTCGTGCAGGCGAGGAAATCCGAAGTCGAGGCCATCCAACAGGTCGGCAGATTACTCAGGGTGTTTCCAGGCAAGACGAAGGCCATCATCTACGACATTACCGATAACCTGATTGTAGTGAAGGAAAAAGAGGATGGCTCCGAAATCAAAAAGAATTTCGGCAAACGGCATCTGAAGAAAAGAATCGAAGTTTTTCAGAAGTATGGGCTTGACGTCGTTGGAATTGAAAAAGTTTTTCTAACTTGACCTGTAATATAATAAATACAGTAGGAGGCCGACAATGTTAATCCTAGATGAAAATGGCAAGGTAATCAATAGAACAGATAAATCTATAGACGCTGTAAAGCGAGAATCGTACAAGCACTCTAACCAAGAAGTCCTCAAAGAAGAGGAAGAGAAGGAAGATATCGTTTCCTTTGTAGACTCCTTGGAAGAACTAGGCGAAGAGGGAGATAACATCCCCGAAGCCGACTTAGACCCCAATGCTGTCGAAATTGCCGTACAGTTTGCCGAGTTCAAGGCGAATTTCGTGCAGACTTTTGGAGAGGAAGAGTTACAGGAGGCCTTTGCGCAGTTTGAAGACTTCTTCAGCAGCAAGGGAGTGGATACGACCTTGGATATGTCAGGGTTGATCAGGGACGAGGAAATTCCAGGGATGGAAAGTTCAGAACAGAGCGTCGTAACGTCAGAGATAGAAGAAAATGAGATGGTATAAATTTTATTTCAAAGTTAAAGATAATTGGTATGATCCATTGGGATTAGAACCCGATTTTTGGCATCATGAAACAATGGGAATTAAATCTGAAAATAAAGAGATGGCTATTAAAGACTTTTGGTCTAGGATTCTTGATAAACATAAAGAATTTTTTAGATTAGAAAAAGTAGAAGAGGGGAGATTAGAGGAGGAAATTATGAAACTCACCAAGGAAGATATTCAGAAGTACGGGACGGTCAAGGAACAAAAAATGTTACGAAAAAATATAGAAAAACTTCTTGGTAAAGAAAGAAATTTATTTTTTGACCAAATTATAGATGAAATAAATGAGAAATGTATGAGTTTTGGTGAAGGAATGGGTAACGATGATATCGCAAAGAAGATTTTATTAAAAATATGGTCTGATGGTTATGAAAAAGGATATTCTCAAGGAAAATATGACCCTGAATATAAAAAGCCCGAAACTGATGATGAGTAAATAAACAAAAACGATTTTAAGGAAAGAACGAATGACCCCAAATGATGCCTTTGTCATCTTTAAACGCATCGACGATGAAATCCAAGCTAGTGAAATTCCACCCCAGGCATACCTGAACTACAAATTAACCGACCCCCGTAAAGTCCAAATCTATCAATCTCTTATCGATTCAGGCGTGGACGTGAAGAAATTCTTCCTAGCCAACTGCACTCTGAACAAGGAATTTTTCATCGACCACTATAAATTCAATCCCGACAGGTGTATGACTTTGTACTACAGTTGGGACGAGTTCCTAGTAAAAAAACGAGACGAGTACTTCCGAAGGGTGATTGTTGATTTGAAGAAAGGCCTGAAATTGAACTTGAACGACAGGGACAAGTTCCTAGAGTTGCTCCCTTTTACCGATTACTTGTTGTGGTCGGTGCTGTACCCCGAAGACTTGGAACTGCTCCTGTCCTTGGATGATGATTGGGTCAAGTTCCACCTGACGGACTACAACAAGATGATGGACTTCATCAAGCGGGTGATTCGTGGCAACTTCGTCCTGAAGCGGATGAAGGGATTTGACAAATTGCGAGAGAAGGCTTTGAAGATTATCGATAAATAGGAATAGGAGAACAAACCGTGGGAAAATTTAAAGTGTTGGAAGTTAAACAACCTATAGACCCTAAGTGGGCTGATGCTATGGAAGAAGTTCATAAAACTATGACTGATAAAGAATCAGTCAAGAAAAAACTAATCAAAACTTTTTCTTTAAAAGATGTAGAAAACACGATGACAGAAAAACTCCAAATAGCCATTAAAAAATATCAAACGACTTATCCTAGTATGAAGGAGTGGAGAATTACCAAAGGTGAAGGAGAAAAAAGTCCCTCTATTGGTTTATACTTTACAGGAGATTATGATAGAGTAGAAATTTTTGACCAAATGATGACCCCACAAGGCGATATTATTCGTCCGATGTTGGATGAGTACCGCCAGAATTATGAAGATAATTTATATGTAATTATCCAAGATATTTTTACAAAACACAAATTATCTATTTCCGACAAAGAAATAGAGACAACTTTTCCAGAATATATACCCGTACCAATCGATAGATTTTATCTTTATAAACCAAAATCGACACCTGAAAGAAAAAAAGAGGCTTTACTCAATTTCAATAATTTTAAACTTGATATCCCCTTTACCCTTAAAGTAGTTAATCAAAAAGGGGGCAGAAAAAAAATGGAAGAGTGTGGCGTAATGACCGATACTAAATTAGAAGTCGTTCCTATTATTTTAGCATATGATGATTTAAACCAACCCTTTGACCCAAAAGATTTATCACTAGAACAAGAACAAGTTGATTGTTTACGTGAAACAAATTCTGAACAAAACATGAAGACCGCTGACCGTAAAACTAAAGAAAATTATATTCAAGCTAAAGCACAATCAAACCAAATAGCAAAATCAATCGAACTCAATCCAAGATTCAAAACTATAGTTAGGGGATTAAATGATTTTTATACGCAAATCCGAGAAAAAGGAGTTGAATTATATATCAAAACTAAAAAATTAGACAAGGGTATTGATGTAAACAAGTACACCCCCGCTGATTATATTATGGTTAAATCAAAAAATATTCCAGTAGTAGAGGGTAATTCTGCGGCAGCGAAGTTAATAGCGTATAATAACTTGTTTGCTAATGATTTAATTGACCCAAAATCAGGACAACTAAAAGCAATCAAATCAGGAAAATTTGTCTTTGTAGGCGTCTCACAAAAAAAGACAGTAAAAGCATATGGTGGTCGTTCTGGACAATTTTTTTCTGTAATAAAAATGTCTGAATTTGGAAGTCTAAAAGTAAAAGATTCTGATGAAAACTTTGATTTGCTTAGAAGTGAATATAAGGAAATAAATACTAGGTTGGAAAAAATGGAAGATATTTTTGAATTGAACATAAATTCAGATTTTGCAACCTATACAGAATCCGATTCTAAAATTGCAACTGCACGCCTAAAAATGTTAAGGATGTTAGACAGTTTGATTTCTAGGACAGGTCGAACAAAACAAGAGAGAACTGAATACTTTTTGGATTTGGTTAAATTTTCTATGTGCGCTGGAGAAAAAAAAGGCAAGGATTGGCTTAACCCCTGTTTTTACAAACTATTGGGGGATAAATGGGAAGTATATAATAACCAAAGATTCAATGTTGAATTGAATATATATTCAAGCAAGATTAAAATATCTTATGGTGATAAATTCATCACGCTAACAATTCCTTTGATTATGACAATTGATACTGGGGAAGGAGCCTTAAAAAATGAGACCTTCGAAGTAGATGTTGAGTTTGAAATACTCAATAATAGCGTTTCCCCAAATATGAAACATTTGGAGCATATTAAAAAAAAGAGTACCCCACTTAGAATGAGTACTGTGGTGGGAAAAGAAACAGGCGAAGACAATAAAAGATGGATACAAATACTCACTAATATAGGGAAGGGAAAAGAAGTCGAAAGATTGAAAGTATTATTGAAAAATAAATTTGAAAAAACGTGGTTCAAAGAATATAGATTTTTAGTTTATGATTTTATAAATAAAAATATAGAAAAAGTGAAAGATGCTTCTGACAAAAAAGAAATAATCCGCTCAATAAAATTGGATGAGGTTAGAACCAAAAAAGGCATAGGAACCCCGCAAGAAATTTCAAATCTTTATAATGAAATTTTACTTTCTTTCAAAAACGCCGAGGGTGTATTTTACGATGCTACTAATAACAAGTTCATTTTTACTGAATCATTGAAGCCATCACAACAAAAAATTGACGAAATCCTCACCAAATTAGACGAATACAAGTAAGAATAACAAACGAACTGTGGTATAATTAAGATAGAATGAGAACTAAACTAGAAAAATTAGAATATAATAGAAATTACTATTATCTTCATAAAGAGGAGTTATCTAAAAAACGTAAAAAATATTCTGCTTTATATCGTCAAAATAATAAAGAGAAAACAAAGTTATATTATCAGAATAATAAGGAAGAATTAAATAAAAAGAGTAGGGAACGTAATAAAAAATATTATCAAACCCACAAAAGTGAAATTAATGACAAACATAAAGAGTACAGAAAAACACACAAAAAAGAAAACACCAAAAGAACTGTTGAAAGAAAAAAAATAGATGTGGGTTTTAAAATATCACATAACTTGAGAAGTAGAATTTTTGCGGCTATTAAAAATGGTTACAAATCAGGTTCAGCAGTCAAAGATTTGGGTTGTTCCATCCCCAAACTCAAAGCCTATTTGGAATCAAAGTTTCAAAAAGGGATGACTTGGCAGAATTGGTCTAAAACGGGTTGGCACATTGACCACATTCTACCTCTAACTTCTTTTGATTTAACAAACAGAAAAGAATTTCTAAAGGCTTGTCATTACACCAACCTTCAGCCGATGTGGGCAGAGGAAAATATACGTAAGGGTAGTAAATATGAATAAAAGAACTAAGTTAGTAATGGTGGATTTCAATAATGTAATGTACCAAGTCGTTTTCAGTAGGTGGCTGATGGAGAAGTACAAAGGCCACACCACGAAGGAACTTGAAGGTGAGAAGTTCGAAGAGTTGGTCAGGGATAGCCTGAAACTGACCTTTCAAAAAATAATGAACATCCTAGAGTGGAATCAAACCACTCAGACCGACATCCTGTTTGCCAAGGACGGCTACAGGCTGTGGCGCAAAGACAGGCTGTTCAAAGAGTACAAGGCTCACCGCAAGGGAACAAGGGACGCTTCCCCTGTCGATTTCAACTTGGTCTTCAACGTGTTCGATAGGATTTGGGAAGAACTGAAGGGTATCCTTCCTTTCCGCTTCATCAACATCGAACACATCGAAACGGACGATATCATCTACGAGACTATTATCTCCGAGTTGAATAAGTACGACAGTTTTCAAATCTACTCGACAGACGGCGACTTTATGCAACTGCTTCGCCACGACAAAGTGGAACTGTACAACCCAAAGACGAGGCGTTTCGTGGAATCGAAAGACCCTGAGTTCGACCTGTTCGAAAAAATAATCAGAGGGGATAAGAGCGATGGTATTCCGAATATTTACGCAGACTCCATCACGGAGCGGCAGAAGCCAATCTTCACCACACGTGTCAAGAATTGGTACGATGATAAGAACGATTTCAAAGTGTTTCTCACTTCTCAGCCAAAGGAAGTCCAAAAACGTTTCATCAGGAACAAACGGCTGATAGACATGAGGGACATTCCCGATGACATTCGGGAGCAAATTCGCAAGGCCTTGGGTAACACCCGTATCAAGTTCAATTTCCAAGAGTACTTGAGGGTGTCGCAAAAGTACCACATCGACATCATGCAAGAGAAGGCCGAACTGATACCCCAATGAACGTAGCAGAAATTTTAAAGGAAGTCAGAGAGGACTTCACTCACAAGTACGCCAACCCTGTTGACCGACTTAAATCGAACTCCGATAAGGCACTCCGTTATTCGGAACTGTTGTTTCGGGTTAATCGGCAGAAGAACAGGCAGAAGATTGCGGTGGACAAGAAGTACTCTGAACTGTACAAGAGTGCGAAGTTCGACAACCACTTGCTCTTGAAGAACAAGCAGGACATCGAAGCGCAAATCGACACGAACGAAGAGTACACCAAGATGAAGAATGACTTGAAAGAATGGGAGAACTTAGCACAGATGCTAGAGAATCTAGTAGATATCTACCGTCAGCGAGAGGCTAGCGAGAGATTGATATTTAAGGCCGAGACAGGTATCGGGGGATAAGTGAAAAGAGATTTGCGGATTCAGGTCAAGGACAATTTTGGCAGAAGTCAATACATCGGCTATTACACGAACATTTCGCTGTGGTCGGCGTTTTGGCGCATCGTGAACATCTACAACCTAGCCAAAAAAAAAACCACGTCAAGATAGAGATTGACGAGCATTTAAAGGAGAAAAAATGAACAAGGACAATTTTGTAATTTTGGATATCGAGACGAACGTGGAGAAGGACATACCTATAGAGAAGCACTTCCACGTAATTCAAATCGGTGCAACAAAAATCACCAGCGGTGAGTACTGTAACTACAGCACATTCAACCACTATATCAAGACACAGAACATTGTGGAGCATCCCGAAGTCGGCACGAAACTGACGGACTTCATCAAGGAGTTGACGAAGATTACTCAGGAGCAAGTGGATTCCGCAGAGACGTTCCCCGAAGTGTGGAATAAGTTTTTGGTGTTTTCCGCACCCTACTTTGAGTTCTTCGCAAGTTGGGGCGGGTACGATTGGACGTTGCTGAAAAGGAATTGCTACCACTACAGCCTGCCGTTCCCGTTCAGATACCACGTCAACCTGAAGGACTACTACAAGGCGATTTTCAAGAACGAGGAAGTTGCCTTGGGAACAGGGGTCAAGGCGGCATCTAAGTTTTTCGAACTCCCCTTCAACGAAGAGGTAGCGCACAACGGGATGGAAGACGCTAGGATGATTACGGCAATTGCGAAGGCGATGGCAGACAAGGAGTTTTACACTTTTAAAAAGTCGCTGTACGAGTTTGGAGAAGGAGACTTGCTGAAGCCTAGCAAGGTGGCGGCTCTCTTGCACAATCCCGTTTTGGTGAGAGAATACAACAAGATGCAAAAGAGATTGACCGAGATAAAGGATTTCCTGTTTCAAGACCGCTTCGAAACGGATTAAGAATGATTGTCAACGAAATTGAGATGCTAGGTTTGCTCGACACGAAGAACGTTGTTTTAGTCGAGCCAAATTACAGGCGCAAATACCCGCCCTTGGGATTGGCAAAAATATCAACCTACGTTAAGCGAAACGGCACCAAAGCCCGATTCGTGATGGGCAACCAACAGATTCCGCAGGACACCAACCTCTACTGCGTTTCGTCCCTGTTTACCTACAACACCAAGGAAGTGAAAGAGACGATTCGCAAGATTCGGTTCCTGAACCCGCAGGCTAACATCCTACTTGGCGGAATCGCGGCCTCTCTTGTTACCAAGGAATTTACCGAACAGGAAAACGTCAAGGTGTTCCCAGGCACTTCGCACGCGCTCGACCTGTGCGTACCCGACTACTCCTACGACTACCAAATCGAAAAACCGTGGGACGAGTACTCTTTCACGTTCACGTCAAGGGGCTGTCCGAACCGATGTGCCTACTGCGCCGTGTGGCGGTTGGAGCCTAGGTACGAAATCACCGAAAATTGGCGAGATCACATCTTAGAGGACAAGCCGTTTGCGATGATTAGCGACAACAATTTTTCCTCTCAGCCGATGGAACACATCGTGGCTGTTACGGAATTTCTGAAAGCGAAAAAGAAGAAGGTCGTGTTCGACAACGGCTTCGACTGCAAGCACATCGATGAGAACTTTGCCGAACTCGTAAGCGGAATCAAGTACGTGCGTTCGGGATGCCGAGTTGCCTTTGACCGCATCGAAGAAGACGGAGTATTCCAAGACGCAGTTAAACGGTTAATCAATCACGGAGTTTCCCCTTCAAATATCATGGCTTACGTTTTATTTAATTTTACGGACAGTCCGCAGGGAGCCAACCACAGAATGACAGAGTGTGTAAAAATGAAAATCCGGCCGTATCCTCAGCAGTACACACCGCTAAAGCATCTCGATAAGAAGCAAAAGTTTGTCGGTAAATATTGGACGGCAGGATTGCTCAGAGCCTTCCGTTTCTTTTGGCTGATGGCGGGCTACTACTGTAAGTACGATTTCGTTACGTGGGTGAAGAGCCAAAACAAATACGTCCTGACCAAAGAGGATTGGGACGCTTGGTACGGTAAGACGGCATGAAAAAATTTACGCACATCGATTTATTTTCGGGAATTGGGGGATTTTCGTTGGCAGCAAAGCAAGTGTGGGGGGACGATTACCACAACCTGTTCTTCTGCGACAACAACAAGTACTGTCAAGCCGTACTCAGGAAAAATTTTGGAAAGGAGATTCTGATTTACGATGACATCAAAAAAATTAACAAGCAACAAGTTATTGAAGACACCATCAGCCGCAGACGCTTACACGGACAAACTGAAGAAGAAAAAATGGAAGTTCGGGAACAGCGGCAGCTTGGCTCAAGAGATGGAAACGGGATTCTTTCTTCAGAGGCTCATACCCACTCCGACCAGCACGGACTACAAAAGCAGGGGCAAAGGGAGCAAGCAGATGGTCGTGGACAATCTTTTAAAGTTGACCTCCTCACAGCCGGCCCGCCTTGTCAACCCGCAAGTCAAGCAGGGAAGCGAGAGGGAGAAGATGATGACCGTTGGCTCTGGGAAGAAATGTTTAAAGTTATACAGGATTTTAAACCGACATGGTGCATCGTTGAAAACGTTTACGGCTTATTTACTCTCAAAAACGGAGTGGTCTTCGAATCGTTGCTCTCTAAAATGGAAGCCCTTGGTTACGAAGTCCAACCGTTTCTTATTGGTGCTGTCGGCAAAAACGCTCCCCACAAACGCTACCGGTTTTGGTTTGTTGCTCACTCCATCGACAGTTCAAATCGAACCGAACGAAGACCGCTATCAAAAAAGAGTGGAGTACCGAGCCTCAGTAGACAGACAATGGGTGGCGGGATGCTTACAAGAACAATTGTCAATGATTCCGACCCCAAGCACAAAGGATGTTTCGGGCGGGGCAGTTCAAGCGACACAAACACCAACAGGGTTCAAGAGGGTGAGCAAGTCGGGCAAGTCTCACGGGGCGCAACTACACGATGTGATGAAGAGTGTTCCGATGTTAGGAACCCCGAAGGAACAGGACAGCCGAGTGGCATTGTCGGACAGGAGCAAGCACAACATGGGCGAACAAGTTCAACAGGCTTTGAAGGATGGAACAGGGATTGGTTTGAAGTTGCAACCGAATTTTGTAGAGTGGATGATGGGCTTTCCGCAAAATTGGACGGACTTGAACTCTCCAAATCCCAACACCGAGTCGAAAGATTAAAGGCCTTGGGAAATGCCGTAGCAGTCCCCTTGGTGGCTACTCTGCTCCAAATGATAAAGGATGTTGAAGAAAACCTCACGGAGATTGACTCCGAGCAATTAAAGGCAAATTACCTAAATATAAGTGAAAAGAAAGGCGAACTATTCGTCATCAAGGATTTAAGGAATTGGCAAAAATGAGAATTTTAGGAATTCCTCTTGTAATGGGTGATAAATATGCGCATGATAATTCTCCATCTTTGGATAGAATAATTCCAGAGTTAGGATATGTGAAAGGTAACATTATGGTTATTAGTCATAAGGCTAATACTATTAAAAGTAATGCAAATATTGAGGAGTTAGAAAAGGTTTTTTGTTTTATAAGAATTTAAGAGAGGTAAAATAATGAGTATCGTGCTGGGTATAGACCCTGGAAATTGTCAGTCCGCTTTTGTGCTTTTGGACACAGAGACACAGGAAATTTTATTTAAGACAATACTCCCGAACAAGGAGTGCTTCTTGGCCTTCGAACAAATCAAACCCGCCCCCGATGTCTGCGTGATTGAACAGGTCGCAGGGATGGGAATGGCTGTGGGGGAGACGGTATTTGAGACCGCAGTTTGGAGTGGCCGGTTTTGGCAGATGTTAGATTCGTTAGGATTTAAAGTCGAACGCATCAAGCGTATGCCAATCAAGCACATTCTCTGCGGGTCGAGCAGAGCCAAAGACAAGAACATTCGTCAGAGGCTCATCGACATTTACGGAGAACAGGGAACAAAGAAAACCCCTGGCAAAACTTACGGAATGAAGGCCGATATGTGGGCGGCTCTCGCCGTCGCAACGGCTTGGGATATTCAGAAGAAGGAGAAGAAATGAAAGACTCTAACCCTTACGACTTAAACCAAGTGGCCGAGGACATGAGAAATGAAAGTTGGAAAGGTCATTTTTCTCCCGAATTGGAAAAAGATATAAATAGAGTTTTAAAGATGGGCGAAGAAATGAAAAAAGGTATGATGCGAATTTATAAGGTTGAGTTTGAATCCAGATGGCCTGTTCCTAATGGATTGATTATTGCCGCTCATGGTGTTGATGAGTGTGATAAAATAATAAAGAAGACAGCTCCATATTTAAAAGAGTGGACTATTAAAGAAGTTGATATAACAGAACCTTGTGTTATATTTTACGAAAGTGGAGATTATTAAATGGAAAATTATAAAGGGTTTAACGCAATCAAAATTTATTGGTTTGATACAGAAGATAATATGGTTTTTCGGGCAAAGGGTATAGATTATCAAACTGAAAGGGTGTGTTTTGAAACTATTCCATTATCAGAAGTTGCTGACGATGAATTACCCAAAATAATGGAGATGTATTATCCAAGAAATTTAAAAATACCAAAAATAGTAAGACCTATTAAAATTGACTTTGTGAATTTAAAAAGGGAACAAAAATGAGTAAAGAAATTATTGAAACAGACAAAATTCAAATCAAGGTGTATTTACAGGACGGAAGGGTTTTCAAGTATTACGTTGAAGATTCCGTCAAGGCAAGGGAACACGCTCATAGAATCATCAATTACGGTTGGCGAAATGCTGTCAACGGTGTAATGGAGTATTATCCCGTTCATCAGGTGTTGAAGGTTGCATTCCCTGCACCTAATGATGAAATGATTCAAAAGTATGAACAAGAAGCAGTTCAATATACAAATCTCCAGCCTTTATGGGGAGAAGATAATATGAAAAAAGGAGATAGAATATGAAAAAAAGATTTTTTTGGTGGGCAGTAGCAATTGCAACAGTCGTGGTTCTTGTGAACAACAAGAAAGTCAAGAAGGCTGTGGAAAAAGCAACAGATTTTTTGATTGATAAAATTATCTAAGGGGCGAACGTGAACGAAAAAATCATGACATTTTTGAAAAAGGCCTTGGCCTACATTCAGAAAAATTGGCTTGTGTTTGTAATCATCGGCGGTCTGCTTCTTTTGAGCGGCGGCATTAACAGTTGCGCCCAAAAGAAGATTGCGGCTAAGGATGTCGAGATTGCGCAGTTGCAAAAAGACAACACCGCAAAGGACAACGCCCTGAAGGCTAGGGAGAAGGATTACGCAGAACTCGACAAGAAGGAAAAAAATTCCGAGAAAAAAATAGCAGATTTGGAAAAAGAAAAGGCTGATATTGCAGCGGCTAAAACAAAGAAAGACAAGCAGTATGCCGACCTCTTGAAGAAGTACGGCTCCTTGTCGCTTGCCGAACAAGACCAATTACTCGTTGACCTGTTGAAAAAGTACGACATCGTCGCCGAGGTCAGGAATAATCTATTGGTTATCACAATGACTGACCGTGGTAAACTCTACACTTTTGTTGTTGATATCGACAAGGTGAAAAGTGATTTAAAGTTTAGCGAAGAGGCCTTGGTAAACTGCAAGGCAACTGTTCAGGAAAAGAACAACATCATCACGATCAAAGAGCAAACCATCGTGTTGAAGGACAAGGATATTCAGGATTACAAAGATAAGATAGTCAACTTTGAACAAATCATCAAAGACCAAAAAGACAAAATCTTTTGGACGAAGGTTAGTTCTTTTACCAAAAAGGCTATCCCTGCTTTGATTATCGGATTGGTGGTTGGATTTTTAGTAGCAAAGTAAAACAATAGGAGACTATCAAGATGGACGATATGGAATTGCTGTCGATTGCGGAAAAACACTTTGGCGGTGATATAAACATCGCTAAGATTTGGTTCAAGAAATACGGAATTAACGGGGAGACCCCTGTTGACGTGTGGAAGCGGTTGGCGAAACTCATTGCAGAAATGGAGAAGGAAGAGAATCAGAAAGAGTGGGACGGCAATTTTTACGACATTTTAAAGGATTGGAAATTTGTCCCAGGTGGCAGAATCCTGTTCGCCCTGACGGAAGATATCAAGAACAAAACGGGCAGAAGAAAAATCACGCCGTTCAACTGTTTCGTTCTACCTCAGCCCGAAGACAATTTGGAAAGCATCTTCGACATTGTACAGAAGGCCGCAAGGGTTTATTCCTACGGCGGTGGCGTAGGCATCGACCTGTCAAAGATTCGTCCCGCAGGTGCAAAAGTTAACAACTCCGCAATTTACTCTGACGGCGTTGTGCCTTTTATGAACCTGTACTCAGCCGTTACTACCAACATCGCAATTTCAGGACGGCGTGGGGCGATGCTTCTTTCAATTTCCGACAAGTCCCCCGACATCCTAAACTTCATCAACGCCAAGAAAGACCACACCAAAATGAACTCAGCCAACATCAGCATCAAGTTATCGGACGCTTTTATGAAGGCAGTTGAAACAGACGGCGATTGGGAAGTCTACTTCAAGGTTAAGGATTCGGGTGAGGAAATCAAGCAGAGTTACAAGGCCCGTGCCATCTTCGCCAACATCATCGAAAACAATTGGCGTTCAGCAGAGCCTGGGGTTTTATTTTGGGACAGGATACAGCATTGGACACCGAACGAACACTTTGATGAAAGCCTCTTAATTGGGACGAACCCGTGCGGCGAACAGCCGTTGCCTGCGTGGGGGAACTGTAATTTGGGTTCGATTAACTTAACTAAGTTCGTGAAGTGGGCTTTTGCGAGCAGAGCCGACTTCGATTGGGAAGGATTCAAGACTACGGTTAAATCGGCGATCAGGTTCTTGGATAACGTGAACGAACTTTCCATCAAGTACAAGTTGTTTCCGTTTCAGGAACAGATTGACGAATCGGCAAGGTCAAGAAGGGTCGGATTGGGAGTGATGGGTCTAGCCGATATGTTCGTGATGCTTGGTATCAAGTACGACACGGAAAAGGCTATCGACTTTTCTAAAAAATTGTTCGAAACGATGCGTAACACGGCCTACGAGTACTCGTGCGAACTAGGCAAGGAAAAGGGCAGTTTCAAGATGTGGGACTACGAAAAATGGATAAAGGCCAAATTTGTACAAAATTTACCCGACTACATCAAGGAAAAGGCAAAAAGCGGTCTACGAAACCTCACTTTGCTCTCTGTAGCCCCTACAGGGTCGATTGCGCTCTTGGCAGGGGTTTCCTCTAGTACCGAGCCAATCTTCTCCCTGGAGTACCACAGAACCGTTAATTTGGGCGATTCTGGCCAAAGACAGACTTTAAAGTTCTACCACCCCCTTTACAAGCGATTTTTGGACAAAAAGTACGAAATGGACGAAAATATCTGGACAACGGCACATAACATCGATTGGAAATTCCGTATCAGGATGCAGGGGATAATTCAGCAACACATTTGTACGGCAATCTCCAACACGGTCAATTTACCATCAACCGCCACGCAGGAAAACGTCCAGGAGATTTACATGACGGCGTGGAAGGAAGGGTTGAAAGGTGTCACGATTTACAGGGACGGGTGTAGAGAAAATATCCTTACTTCAAAGAAATCCAGACCCTACGAACTTGTCGGCAAGACGTACCAAATCAAGGACGAAAAGGAAGATACGTTTTACATCACAATCAATAATATTTTGGAAGGGACAAAATTTCGTCCGTTTGAAATTTTCATCAATTCGAAGGAATCCAACGAGTATCTGAATGTAATCACTCGCCTACTTTCGGCAATTTTCAGAAGAACAAATGATGCCGAGTTCGTTATCAAACAACTAGAAAAATCTTCAAAGAACGAAGAGGGGTTGTTGCTGAAGTTGGCGAAAGTCATCAGCGATCACATGGGAATCAGAATGCCGACTAAAACTATTACCAATTACATTACCAAAGAAGAAAAATCAGACGGCTTGCAAACTTGTCCGAGTTGTGGTAAAAAGACGTTGAAAAAGGAAGGCGGCTGCGAAGAGTGCGTAAATGAAGAATGTCATTATGGTCGTTGTTCTATTTAAAGGAAAGTGTGCGATATGATAAAGTATCAACCCCTTATTCCCGCAAAAAGACAAACGAAAGTGGGGTTACAGTACAAAGAGGCACATCGCTACGTAGGGATTCAGGAAGATATCTTTATTTCGCAATTTCTAGGAATCACTCAATGGGCAGTTTAGGAGAAAATAACGAGAGACGATAAATCACTCGCTTAGTAACATGGTCAACAATTTACAAGTTTGGGTTACTGCCTACAATAATGACAAGAACATCATCGAGTGGGCAGAGTCTTTTCGGAAGACTTCGGGCGGGGTATCCTTTGTTGTTGTCAATCAAGGGAATGAAGTCCTTCCGAGACGAACAACCGAACTCCTGTTCGATAATGGGTGTTCGTACATCAGAAACAAATTAGACTTCCCCTGCCTATCAAAAACGTGGAATGAGTGCATCACCGAGACCATCACGGACTACGTGATGCTTTCCAACGATGATGTCGTGTTCAGGGAAGGATGGGTCGAAGCACTCACACCCCTGCTCAGGATTTACAACTACGTAGGACAATCCTACTGCAATATTTCCCGCAAGTCAATGTACTCCCAAGTCGGACTGTACGATGAAAAATTTACAAGTTTCGGTTGGGAAGATGCCGACTTTTACATCAGGATGGTGGAGAACAACATCCCGATGATTTACGGAAGCAGTCAAGAGTACCCCTACAATGGGGACAGAGTGCTTCAATATTTTATTCACAAAGACGGAACACGATGCGACTTCAGCCACAGTAACCCGAATTACAAGGTTTTTATGGAGAAGCACGGTCGTGGTTTTTCCGAGATTGTTCACGAACTTCATTCACGGATGAAAATATAAGGAGAAAAAATGACACTACATGAAATTAAGAAAGGAAGAATTACCGACCTGAAGCTGCGCATGGAAAGTGCGATGTACGATAATTGGGTCGGCGGTGATACCATTCTAGTCAAAAATGTTACGATTACCCAAGCGGGAGATGTTTCGCAACTCCGGCCTAAAATTAAAAATCAATACTTTACGTCTGACGAATTGGAATTGATGGAACGGGAAAATATTTTAGACGAAATAAAGAAAGATGAATGGGATGTTGAAGTGGAACGTCTAAATGATGACTTTAACGATATCCAATGGTTGTTCCGAGCAAAGAAATCTTAAAATAAAATATTTTTGTTTAAAAATACCTAGAAATAGAATTCTAGGATTTTTTTTGTTTTAAATTAAAACCAAAATAATAAATAAATTCAGGAAACGAAGATGGAAGGATTAACAAAAGACGAAAAAGATTATATAACAAAAACTTTTCGAACCCTAATTTCCAATTTGGTAAATTGTATTAAACTGCTCAATTACTATGAACAGCCTGATTCAAAAAAAGAAATAGTCAAGGATACGTTACAGATAGATTTGGATTACCTGACAAAACTAGATGATTTTATCAAGGGTAAATTTAATATGATAGGAGAATAATATGAAAAAAGTAATCATCACATTACTAATATCTCTTATGTGTTTCAGTACATTTGCTCAAATGGATGAGCAGACAATAGAAGTCATTCCCACGATTTCAGCATCGGGGAATCAAGAAGGACTAGCATTTGACAGCAAACTAGTTATTGCCAAGAGGTTTACCCTCAGCAACAAGTGGTTTCTTTACGGACAACTTGGAGCGATGTACAACGTGTACAAGTTTAAGTTCGGTGAAGAGTGGCAGTTGGGATTTGAGCCTATGGTCGGGGTAGGAACCAATCGTATTAGATTGAGTGGGTTTCTTAACAGCTTGGCTGTGAAGAATTTGGAGACGGGTAAAATACCTTTCATAGAAGGTGGTGTGCGCCTGAGTCTCACACCTTGGAAGAATGTTTGGGTCAGCGTCTTTGGGACGTGGCCTATTAGCGACTCTGTTTTCGTGATGCCCTTGGGGGACACCTTTTTTGAAGACGATTTGGGTGTGTTCCTAGTCAGGTCAGAGAAGTGGGCAAGACAGGTAAACTCATACGGCTTTGACGTGGACTTCGGCTTCGGCAAGAAGTTCATCGCAAACCTTGACGGATTTAAAATTGAAGGAAAGAATTATCAACTTGGTGCCGGGCTTCAGTATCAGTTGTTTAAGAGCAAGCCATGGATTATCGGTGGTAATGTCTTTTATACCAAGTTTGAAAATGAAAATTGGTACTACATTCACAACGTATTTCCAGAAATGCTTGGAAATAATTTGCAAGGATATGCCTTCAAGTTGGGAATCAGCAATTACGGTGGCTTAGGCGTGTTGGATTTCAGCCAAAAATTAGGTCGCATCGCGGAGCCGATATACTTCTCGCCTGTTATTTGGGAAGTAAAGAAAGGAGAACCAAAAAAAATCAACGACCCATTCAAGGTCGATTGTTGTAATATTGGGGACCCGAAGTGCTTGGATTTTGTGGGTGCTGTCTGTATTTCAGGTGGGATACCCGATTATAAAATCTTCGTGGATTGGGGTGATGGTACGAGTACACAATACACAGTTGGAGTCCCTGGCCATTTTCCAGTTGGCCATAATTATCTTAAAGCAGGAGATTACATCATTATGGTTTCGGGGATGGATAAAGGTCATAAAACTTCCACCCCTTGTGGAAATAAAATAACCACCAAAGATTGCAACAACAGTATAGAATGTGATTTATGCGGCAGTGTCTTCTTTCACTCTACAGGGTCACAGACAGATAATTTTTCTAATAATAGCTTAGACCCATTCGTGGTCAATGGTGATGTTGTAAACTTGGCTTATGATATTTTTAACACTTGCCCTGATAAGTCTTTTAATGTAAAAGTTCATTGGACTTTGTATTCGTCAGGTAATAAGGTGTTCGCAGAGGGGGAAATTTCGTTGGGTTCAGTACCACCAAATTCAAATCCTTTGATGCCGAGACCGTTGTTTAATTATGACGGCCCAGCGGGGCAGACTTATTCCAAGTTGGAACTTAAAATCGTAGGTTGTACGAGTTATTAAGTACTATTTTCAGGGTTCGGAAGGGTTAGGACGCAAGTTCGAGCCCTTCTTTTTTGTTACAGACTGTGGTATAATTAATGTAGGAGTAAAGAAAGAGTGCCTTACAAAGATTTAGAAAAGAGAAAAGCCAATGGTAAAGCTAGATATTTAAAAAACAAAGAACAAGGTAAATTCCACAATCCAGATGGGACTTGGAAACAAGCAAAAAATTAAAGGTGGGAGAAATGAACTTTACAAAAGAACAAGAAGAATTACGTAAGAAAGCAAAAAATGGAGAATTGGGAATTAAGTTTGACGATGACCCCGAAAAACTTCGTTGGGATTTGATGCCGTGGAGGGAAGCAGAACAGGTCGTGGAGATTCTGACTATTGGTGCTATCAAGTATGCTGATGATAATTGGAAGCACATTCCAAATCTCAGAAGACGTTGTTTTTCGGCGGCAATGCGACATTTCATTAAATGGTTTCTAGGCAAGAGATTTGATAAAGAAACAGGAAAGAATCACCTTGCTCATGCCCTTTGCTGTATTATGTTTTTGCTTTGGAAGGACAATCAGAAAGATGAGCCAAATGAAAACCCTAAATAACAGTATACTTGTCGTACCCGAAGCGTTGCGGCCTTTGATAAGCAGTTTTAAACAAACTACGTACCATAAGGAGGACAACGGTGGACGAACAAATTATTAATAACAACGCTTCGGTGGAACCAACCGAGGTCGAGACGGAGATTATAGACCCGGGAAGTACAAAAGAACATTGGCTTAAAAGGAACAAATCCAAGTTCCTTTTAGGAATCATCGGGATTCTTACGCTCTGTCTTTTAGGGACTATCGAGACCCTGACCAAGACGGAACAGCAACTCAAACAGCGGACAGAAAGTCTGAGTTGGATTGCCTTCGAACATCAGAAGGTGCGGAACGAAAGAGACTTTTACTCCAAGTTGACGAAGGATTACGACTACTACAAGTTCGTGAAGACGATTTACGAACACAAAGACCCTGATTTCTTTGAGACCATCACGATTGCTTACGAAGAGTCGGTCAAGCAGAACACTAGCCCTTGGGACACCCTGAGCATTATGTGGGCTGAATCAGGTTTCAATCAGTACGCTGTAAGTCAAATTTGGAAGGTTGATAAAAAGGACGGGCAGTTAAAACAAGTTCCTTGTGCTTACGGCATGATGCAAATTAACAAAAAGTATTGGGAAGAAGAGAAGGGTTTAACTATGTCCAATATCTTTGATAAAAAAACAAATATCAGAGTGGGATTAGAAATCTACAACTATTATCTTGGAATAGCATCCCGAATAGTTTCAGACCCGAAAGAGCAGAAAAAATTGGCCTTGTTCTACTACAACAACGGAACTGACCCTGAAAAACCAAACTATTCTTATGCACCCATAGTTATGAAATCCAAATTTATGAAAATGGCTGTAAATTACGAGCCTATCGAACCCATCGAACACGGAAATGTATCTAAGGGCATCTCTCAATAAATAGAGTAGAGGAGCAGGAATGAAAATGAGACAAGGGGTAGTGTTCGATTCTAGGATAAGTAAAAAGGTTACTACAGAGGATTTAAGGGTCAATTATAAGATTTCCGAAGACGAGTTAGACCTGATAACGAAACTCTACCAAGCCTACAAAATAATGAAGTTGACAACAGCACCAACTCTAGAAATCTTCTTGAAGGATTTGGTATTTAGTAATATTGAAATGTTTAAGGAGAAGAGCGAATATGCCCGTATATATTCTGAAGTGCCAAAAGTGTAAGACGAGTTTTGATTTTTACAAATTGAGGGCGAATTCCAAACCCGCCTGCCCGAAGTGTGGAAGCACGGAAGGGTTCGAGAAACAACCGACTGCCCCTGCAATTGCCTTCAAGGGAGAGGGCTGGCAGACAACGAACTTCAATGCCTCAGTTGACCCTACGAGTGTACCTGGGGTCAAAAAGATTGAACTTCAAGACCAACGACCTGACCAAAAAATACTCTATAAGAGAAAAAAAGAGGCCACAGGTAGACGAAGAAAAATTAAGGTTCAGGGGCTTCAGGAAAGGAAGAGGTTGTTCCCTGTCGGGAAAGAGTAATGCGACTGCAAGAAATCTACACGGATATCATCCTTCACCATTCGAACCGCTATACGGACAAGGGAATCGGAACGTTGCGGCCAGGGACACCTCTAGGACACACCTTCTGCGAAATCTACGACCTCTTGCTTGACAAGTACGTTGACCAACCGATAAATTTCTTAGAAATCGGAATTAGCAAAGGCGGGAGTCTGTTGATGTGGAGAAATTACTTTCCCAAGGCCTACATCTACGGGATTGATATTTTCAAACAGTTTGATGATTTCAAACCCAAGGATGATATCAAGACGTTTATTTTAGATGCGACAAATGAAGCCGCAGTCAATGCTGCCTTGAAGGATTTGCGCTTCGATATCATTTTGGACGATGCGGCACACGACAAGGAATCCCAAATGCGGGTGTTCAATATTTTCAGCAAACGAGTCGTGGATGGCGGGATGTATCTGATTGAGGACGTGGACGATATTAATAACGACATTCCGTACTTTTCCACGAAAAAAATTCCTACCGTGATAGACAGAAGGCTGAAAAACAACCTTTGGAACGATGTGATTTTATTGTACCAATTTTAGAAAGATGAAAATAGAATTAGATGGTAATAACAGGGATTATTTGGCCCACGGTAACAAAGTAAGAACAGGCCATTGTCTTAGATGCGGGGAATGTTGCAAGCATATAGGTTGCAAACATCTTATCTTGGAATCCGATAACGGTCAAGCAGTCTATGCTTGCGAGTTCGAAAAAGGACTAGTAAAGTACAGGAACCACAACATTCCTTGGCTCAACAAACCATTTCGGTGTATTTTATATCCCTTTGGGGATGAACTTTTAGAAACTTGTGGATACTCTTGGAAGGAAAAACAATAAATAATGATGGGTTGGGGAACAACCCGTGGCGGGATAAGCCACAGCAGTCAGAAATAGGAGGAAAAACTATGACAATGCTACCAACAAAAAAATTCAGTCCAATGCTACACCCACGTTCAATTTTTGAGCCGTGGTTTCAACAATTTTTTGATGACAATGAAGATTCATTCTTCAGCAAACTGATACCGTGGGATGAAAGAATGGGTTCAATGGATTTCGAAAAGACCGAAAAGGACTACATCATTTCGGTAGATGTCCCAGGTCTGACGAAAGAGGATGTTCATGTTGATGTTGAGGAAGGAGTAATGACGATATCAGCAGAGAGAAAACCGAAAGAAAAGAAAGATGGTATCGAATACATCGTCTCCGAGAGAAGTTATCGTAGGTTCAGCAGAACCTTCAGGCTTCCCGAAGATGTGGACTTGGAAAAAGTCGATACCAAGATGGAGAACGGAGTGCTGACCCTGACCATCGGTAGAAAAATCAACAAGAAGTCAGCCAAGAAAATCGAAATTAAGTAAGGGTCTGTTCCCCAACCCTATTACAAACTGTGGTATAATTAAAGTAGGAGTGAAGAATGAAAAAGGATAAACCCAAAGACTATATCGCTGAAGTCGTAAAGATTCAGAAGAGAAAATTGTCCCACATCAAATTGATGAACGAACTGTTCTTCTTTATCAGCAGGGTCGCTACAACCGAACTACGACAAGAGATGGGGATGCACGGTCAGAATCAGGAAGAGTTCAGCCGATGCATGAATAACCTTCACAACATTCTCAGCGCAGGGGAGAACGAAGTCCATCGGAAACTTGCGGCCTTTGTCGATATCGACCCCAAGGTGAATGAAATGCTCAGGAACGAAACGCTGAGATGGTTCGAAAAGGAAGACCACGCAATCATGTCTACGTACTTGGATATGAACTCTTACTACGACAAGGACGAGAAGGAGTTCAGGAAACAGGTACTAGCCGCCTTGAAGAAAGAGTTTCGGTAAGAATGAACTGTAAAAAGTGCGAAGACTTTGAATGGTACGACCTAGCAAACTCTTCGGGAGATTTGCTCCCGTTCGACCCCACGAAAGTTGACCGAGACCATTGTGTTTGGTTCTTGGCGGGTGGTGGTCAGGATATTATCCCCGTAGAATAAAAGAGGTAAAAATATATGAAAATAATTCACCAAACAGCAGAATTACTAACAGACGTTAATCAAACAGAGATTCTACAGCGGCTAGAACTCTACGGAAGGAACTGCTACAAGTCTGAACACAAGATTTCAGCACACTCCTATCTTGCCTTTATTAAGATGCTCCTACAGCGGAAGCATATGTCCGTCTTGGAACACGTCAACCTGACCGTAAGATTGATTACCGACAGGGGAATGTTGGCTGAAATCACACGCCATCGACTTGCGAGTTACTCCGTGGAATCAACACGGTACATCAAGTATGGGGATAGTGTAAATTTTATTTGGCCTTTCTACGATGAAGATGGCAGAGTAAAGGAAAATAACTTCGAAATGTCCCCGTGGCAGAAAGCGATGCTCAATGCCGAAGAATCCTACCACGAACTGCTTCAAACGCTGAAGCCCCAAATCGCTAGAAGCGTTTTGCCGATGTCATTGGCTACGGATATCGTAATGACGTGCAACCTAAGAGAATGGCTCTACATCCTGAACCTGAGACAAGCAAAGGGAGTCCACCCGCAGATGAAGGAATTGATGGGTCAGGTGTATAAAATATTTAACAAACGTTTGCCTGCTATTTTTAACGAGGAAACGGTTTGTTGCTAATTGTGGTATAATGACTACTAATTGTGGTATAATTTAAGTAAGGAGTGAATAAAATGTCAACAAATAACAATTCAGGTAGTTCGGGCAGGGTGGGTCTTTCTGCCGTCCTATTCATCTTGTTTCTTGTACTGAAACTGACAGGGAACATCAATTGGTCGTGGTGGTGGGTAACATCCCCCCTTTGGATTCCGTTGGGTCTAGTGGTGGGACTTGGAGTAATCGGTTTCGGAATTTACGGACTGCTAAAACTGCTGACTGTAAAAAGGAGAATAAAAAGGAGAATAAAAAGATGAACTACAAATTTAGAAAGAAACCCATTATAATCGAAGCCTTCCAAATGACGAGGGAAAGAAGGAATGATAATTCAGATTGGCCTTTTTGGTTAAAACTTGCGTGGACTAAGCCGTGGCACGAAGTTGGCTCGGTAAATTCAGAAAATTGGCCTCACGGCACAGGTGAGGATAGGTTGATGATCCACACGCTTGAAGGTAAAATGACCGTGGGGTGGAATGACTTCATTATCCAAGGTGTGAATGGCGAACTGTATTTATGCAAGCATGACATCTTTGAAAAGACCTACGAGGAAGTAAAGGAATAATGATGGAAGAGTTGCAAAAGTGGATAGAAATAATTGATTCCACTTTAAAAAACCAACAAGGGTAAATTGATGGGTTAATAAAATTGAACCAAGAATACGTTGAGATTTTTAAACAAATCTGTAACGATATTCAAGAGTTGAAGAAGAACAAAACAGAATTGGATATATCCCAAAAAGGAGTAAGAAATGAAGGAAAAGAAAGAAGAGACACCTACGAAGGTAAAGGTTACTGAGGCCGATTTTAATTTTCTGAAGAAAGTGAACGGACTGAAGGACGATATCCTCATCAAGAGGATTAAAATGCAGGAGAAGGGAAAGAAGGAAAAGAAAGAAGTTACGACTGTGCTTGTCGTGGACGATGCGATGTCGTACATGGTTCAAGCCACGCAACTAGCACCTGTCTTCAAGGGAACGAGTTTCGGGATGAAGAACATCAAGGGATTCCTGAAGGCCGTTACGACTTACGGCGAGATGGAAGAACACGGCGAGAACTTCGGATATCTGTTGTTCACGTCCGACAAGAAACGAATCACGTACAAGAAATTGGACGAGACCACGATTCAGCAAGTGTCCCTGCCCATAATTGACACGACAGGCTACGTTTCAATCAGTCTGACCCAAGAGGAAATCAAGGAGATTCAGGATGGGTTAAAGAACGACCTGAGCGATTTCGCTTCGCTTATCGTTGGTGCAGATAACAAACTGACGCTGAAAATCGGTGAGTTGTCGTTCGACAACATCTACGAGCAAGAGATCAAGGAAGTTACCCGCAAGGACGTAAAGGACAAGAGTGAAATCAAGTTCCTCACCAAGTTGGCATACCTGACACGGTTGTTCACACTTGTGGACGAAGGCTCCAAGACCACGCTGTTCCTGAAGGCCTGCAGCCCGCTGATTTTTGTCGAAAAGGGAAGCACCACGCATACCAAGACCATCATTGCTCCTGCTGTAGACGCAGAGGACGAAGGGAAGGTAGATTCGATTATCGGCGAAGGGGAATTGGAAGAGGACAACTAAAAATGACACCTGAATTAAAAGGGACGATGTATGACATGATTATGATGCATCAAGGCCTCTACGTGGCAGCGACTATTGATGAAAAAGGCGACCGCAAAGAAAGGACAGAGTGGTAAGATGGTTGGAACGCTTGCCACATGGATATTCAGGAACAATTTTATAAGTACGAAAAGTGGCTTGAAGAACTACCCGAACAAACTAGACTCCACTTGGAAGAACTCATAATGGGTGAAGCCATTGCCGTTTGTAAGGACAAGGAAGAAAAGATTCATCTAATTATAAATTGTAACGATGAGTTCATTTGGGGTTGCGGCGATGAAGAAGAAGTCTTGATGGAAGAGTTGGACGAGTTCTACAAAATGTGGAGCGTGGATAAGTGTAACGCTTACAGTTCCAATTCGATGCTGTGGGTCTGTCGAAAGAGAAAAATGAAGCCGCAGAATCCCATCGTGGATGATATGAAAAAGGCGGGGCTTTGGACAGCAGAGTGGGAAGCATTGCCCGATAACGAATTTGACGATGCGTTTCTCGATGAATGTAAAGCGGAGATAAAAGTAAAGTAATGAAAATTTGGAACGAGTTCTACCGTCCACGGACGATTGACGAAATGATGCTCCCTGCCGAACAGAAGGAAGTATTTAAGCAGTACTTAGAATCAGGACTGCCGAACGTAATCTTTTACGGCAGTCCAGGCACAGGCAAGACAACAACGGCACTCATCTTCCTTCGGGAGTTGGATGCCGAACACCTGAGATTGAACGGTTCCGACACAAGGGGCATCGACGTCGTGCGGGAGCAAATCAAGAATTTTATTCAGGTCAAGGCTTTCAATTCCAAGCGTAAAATCGTGTTCTACGATGAAGCCGAAGCCCTGACCCCTGACGCTTTCAAGGCGTTGAAGGAAATGACGGAACGCTACCATCAGACAGCGAGTTTCATCTTCTGTACGAACCACTTGTACAAGTTCCCCGAAGCCATCCGAAGTCGTTGCACGTTGTTTAACTTCACTAAGCCAATCAAGGAAGAAACGATAAAGTATCTCAAAGGAGTGCTTGAAAAAGAAAAGGTTAAGTACGAACCCGAAGCCCTAGACACGGTTTACCGCCTGTGCGGGGGAGACTTGCGCAGGGCATTAAATTACCTTCAACGGTATTCGATGTCGGGAAAGTTGGAACTACCCGAAGAGACGTTCGGAGAAATTTGGAAAATTATCAAGAGTGGGAACATCGTGGAGTTGAAACGGTATTTTGCGGGACACAGTGTAGACTACGATGGCCTGTACCGCTTCCTGTTCGAAAGGACGGAAGACCCGCAGAAGGCAATCCTGTTGGCAAAGTACGCTTATCAGGACGCTCTGTGCGTGGACAAGGAAATTAATTTCGTGGGGTTTGTTGCCGAACTATACCGCATCAAACAATAAATAATAATATGGCAAAGTTTAGAGTAATTGAACGCAAACGAAAAGGGTCATATGGCGCCGTGGCTTTACAAAAACATTTCCAAAAGAACAAGGAATGGGAAGACTACAAGAAAAAGGTAGCGGACGAGAAAGAAAAAGCCGAGAAAGACAAAAAGGAAGTAAAAGAACAAACCCTAGCAGGCGCAGGATTCCCCACGGCAACTGCTGACGGAAAACAAGCCATCGACAAGATGCCTTTAGGGGTAAAAAAGAAAAAGAAAAGACGGATAATCAAAAGAGTCCTACCAACTGTTTAGTTCGATAAAGTAGGAACGAAGGAGTTAAGAATGGGTATTTACAATTACGTCAATTTTCAAATCAATTGCCCTACCTGTAATCATTTAATCACCCAATTTCAGACGAAGGACGGTGATGGTTCTTTTGATACTGTAGACTTTAACGAAGTCAACAATTTCTACGGCATCTGCCCAGGTTGTCAATCCTTCGTGGAATTTTATTATTCCCCTGATAACAAAGTTCGCACGATTGAAGATTACAAAGTACGTGTAATAAAATTAGGAAGAAATGGGAAGTAATTATGGGCTTTGTCCCGCCATCATTTAAGGATTACAAAAACCTGATTGGTATTGGTTACTAATGAATACAATTAAAGCAATCTTAGGTGCCAAAGCAGAGGGACAGGCTGCCGATGGCGTCATCAATAAATGTCTACCAATGGAAGAATTTAGAGAAATAGTTTACGAATATTACCCCACGTACAGAGACAAAATCAAACTTTGGGAAAAGTTGCATGGAAAATAATTCACCTTTTAGATTTGCCAAGCAAATTCAACAGGGAGAACCGCTGAACCCTGACGAAATAAAGGAGTTTCAGCCGTACTTGCTCAATCGGCTTTACTACTACGCAGGGTACGAGAAGTATGCCAATCTGCTGAACGTGCTTTGGAGTTTGCCGAAGGAAGCGCAATACAAACTGTTCTGCACCCTTTACAAAGGCGTTTATCCGAAAGGATGGATTAAGTCAACCAAGACGAAAGAACCAAACTTGATAGAGGTTGAATATTTGAAGAAAGTTTATAAAGTTTCTACGAAGGTTGCGAAAGATTACGTCGAATTGCTGACGAAGGAAGAGAAGAAGGAGATTCGCCAGAGGTATGAATGATACCCAAGACGTGTCCTTTTGGTAATAAAGAGAAACTATGGTCAATTCTACACAATAGTTGTCAGGGTTATAGAAAAGGATGGGCTGCTCTCAAAAACCTTTCATCTTGGCCAAACGGGCATTGTAATGGGTGTGCTTTTCTCGCAAATATTGAGGATGCGGGAATATTTTATGCTCCGTACTACATCCCGATTCAAATTATGAAGGTAAAAAATGATTCGTAAAGATTGCCCCCTCAGCAACAAAGAGAAACTTTACGTAATCCTTCACCACGAGTGTACCCTTCATACCCATCCCAATTGTTTAAAAGGCTGTAGTCTTTTCAAAAAAAGAACATTGAAAGCAACGTGGTCATCGGAGATTGTGAGGGTTGTCATATTTTTGAAGAGCGGCAGAGGATTTGGGATGTAATAAAAATATGATACCTAAAAATTGTTTGCTTACTGATAAAGGGAAATTGCTAGCGACCTTGAACGGGACGTGTACGATTTATACCCCTACAATTTGCAAACTCTGTCCGTATAGAAAACCAAAATATCGTAGTATTACTAACCCCTTTGCTGATTATATAATGGATGAATGGGGAAGAGCGTTATTAGAAGAAACCAAACAAATAAAAATAGAATAAGGAGGAACCATGAAATGATTCCAAAAGGATGTCCCTTTTCTGACAAGCAAAAACTGAAACTCATTCTACATGGTCGCAATGGCATTTGTCGAGGCCATCAGGAAAAGAATAATAACGAGGCTTATGAGTTGTGTGGGTGTTGTAAGAGTTGCCAATTTTTCGACCAATCCGTGCTTACGTCGTGGACGTATATTCCGTACATACAGCCGTATCTGCAACCCCATCAACCCACACAGCCGCCAAGCATCACCACGACTACCGTACCAAACACAAGCGGCGGGACGTATTGGGGAGACCTTATCACCGATAACTATAACTACACCGTCTATTACGCCCCAACAAGTTATAAATATTCTACCCTTGTATCGGGAACTTCCCCATCCCGAGCAATTTTACAACCGTCTGTGGTATAATTAAAATAAGGAGGAATGATGAACGAGATAAAACAAGACGATTTCTGCCCATTTGGCGAACAATTCCACGAACAATCTGAAAAATGTTTGGAGTGCGATTTGTACGATAATTGCTATGAAAATGAGCATGGCGATGAGGAATGATGGACGAGAAATATTTGGAAAACAAATTCGGTGAATTTTTCAAAACATCACTACATGACGGAACGATTGATTTTAACGATACCATTAAAATTTTCAAGCAAATCTACCTCGACGGTCGGCGTGACGGGGCGAAGGAACAATTAATGTCAATCAAAGAAAAAGTGAGCAAACTGCATCCACAGTACGAAACAAAGACTGGATGGGATATTCATATTGATAGAGTGATTGCTGCCATAGACGCTGCGGCGATCAAGGAAGAAACATGAAAAAAATATCATCGCTTAATGTTGACCAGATAGGATTCATAAATGCTCTTGATGGGGAAATAACTACATTTACGGTCAACGGAGAAATGGCCTCGGTTACTTGGTTTAGACAGGGCGACAAGGACATTAACGGCAAGTACGTGATTATGATTACGTATTTTCCAGAGGAGGAAGCATGACACCCAACGAACAGATCGCAAAGGTGATGGGATGGACATATGGTGATTTAGGCTGGCGTGATAAAGACGGATACTTGATGGAAAATAATGTTGCAATCAAACTCCTCTCGCGCATGGTGGATGATGGGTATAAAATAATTTTAAGAATTTACGAAGATGGGTGCGGTGCAGAAACAGCCAGGGGATATGAATACCCAAGGGCGGTTTTTATTAAAGGGAAAAACGCTAAACTCGCCGGCATCGTTAATCTGTTTTGCAAAGTGTATGGAATAGAGGAGAAAGCGTGAGCGTTAAACTGAAGGCGTTAAGTATAGCCCAATACAATCTTTTAATTAGGGCAATAGACCAAGCAATTGATTGTGAAAAATCATTGATTGACGCCTTTAGTTTGCCGTACAGTTATTGTGATTCAATAAAAATTAAATCTATTGTTGGAGAAATAAATATACACAAGGACAATAAAAAAATAATTTGCAATATCGAAAAACAAATCGAAATGTATAGAAAGTTAAAAAAACAACTAAACGCCCGCGCCAGCGGTGAGGAGGGGAAATGAAAAGATTTGTTTTTCTATTCATTATCGGGGTGATTATTTTAATGTTTTGCGGAATTGCATATTTTCTTGTTTTGATGCCCATGGTTACGTTTTTCGTTTGTTTGTTCTTTGATGGTGATATGTGCGATGTTCGCGGATAAAAATAAGATAGCCCGCGTATTCCCTTCTAAAACAAATGTCACCCCGATAGACGAACACGTCTATTTCGACGTTCCGGGCTTATTCACTCCACAATATGACGAGGTTCATATTAGCACCGTTTTCTCTTGGGATATTGAACGGGCTAAGTGGCTTGCCAATCAATGGAAACGGCATGGTAAAGTTATATTGGGCGTCCCGGCGGTCAATGATCCTGGCGGCGATTTCGAGCTGGGGAAATATCTAAAACCGGGATATGTAATCACGTCATCGGACAACATAGCCCAACTTGCTTACCAACTCGCCGATGCCATGCTAAAGGAGCGCGAGAAATGAAACAGCCATGCGTGCATGAGTGCGTTTGTGGTATGGCACATTTCTGCCCAGATAATAAGTCTTGCGAACACTACACCCCATCCCTGCTGCCGGTGCTGCACAGATATAGGATGATTTGTCTTGAAAGATCAAATAGGCTTAAAAATAAATCGGAAATAAGCAAGGCGGCAATTTTAATTGGCAAATGCGAAGCGATAAGGAAAATTATCGCCCACATGGAGCGTGAGAAATGAGCGACAGACAACTATACTATGGCGATGGCCACAAGACCATCGGACCAGCCGAGCCGCCGGATACGCCATTTGATATTGACGAAATGCGCAACGCAATGAACGCTTGGAACACCCGCACGAGCGGTGAAGCAAAGCATGAGCGTTAAACTGAAGGCATGTGAATGTGGTAGTAACGATGTTAAGTTGTATATAATACCAATTGTGGTATAATTAAAGTAAGGAGAAAAACGATGGCTAAAAATAAAAACGAAAGCCTTTATGACCCTTGTCCACTCGTGGACAAGATGGACTCAAAGCAGAAGGGTCTTTTTAAACTCAACGGGATGGAATTTGTATTAATCCATTTTCCAGAATTAAAAAGTACCTGTTGTTCTACTTGTTCGTATTTTAAAGAAATTTTACCTAAATCTTACACTTGTCGTAGATTTTATTTCACTACAGAACAGTTTGAAGATGCTGAATAATAGTGTAGGGACGAAAGATAGCACCTTTTCTTGGGAACTCCCGTTTTCCAAGATTACCTACACTATTTTCGACTACGGGAGGGTTGGGATGGATAAGAATTGCGGAATTATTTATATCGTTATTAATTTACAAAAACGTAATGAGAAAAATCGAATATTTTGGCAAACTCACCCCGAAAAGGCCAAACAACGAGCAATATCATCTTATGCATCAAGAAGGAAAAATTTAGAAAATGTCTAAACATATTATTTTCGTTTCGGAGAAGGAACAATTTGGGAAGAACGATAACTTTATCAAAACGAAGTTGTTGAAAAAATTCAACCCGCAAGTTTACAACCACGTTTTTGAGGCTGATGCGAAAGGGTTGGACGCAAACCTAGTTGTTCTGTTTGGGGCGGATTTGCTTTACCGCAAATTCCCCGACAAGGACTTTGGGAAGTTTTTCAAAGATCAAGACGGGCAGATGTTCGTCTCTCTGAAAAACTACAAGGATTACGACAAGACCGAGAAAAAAGAAGCCACAACCAAAATCAAGGAGTTGCGGGAGAAGTTGAACAACTACTTCTCCCGTTTCGCTCTCATCCGAGTTACGGACAAGGCGTACTTTTATCGGAATCTTGACTTCAAGAAAATCAAGGCCAGGAACACGCACAAGGCGAACACCAAGTACGTGGCTGACCCTGACGGCGATTTTCTCTCTTACGATGGCAAGCGGCTGAAGAAAGTGCCGAAGGAGTATCAGACCTTTGAGCAGACCTACGAAGACCACTTGCGCTCCAAGGACTTGTTCTACTTCGACAACTACCCGAACATCGCACACACGAGACTGCTGACCTACGCCACGTTCGACATCGAAACGAACCTGTCGCTCGACACAATCAACACGCCTGAGCCAATTGTTTCCATCGTGGCCTACGTCAACACCTACGACAAGAACTTCGTGTGGATTTTGAAAAAGCGACACGACCAAACCTACGACAAGTCGCAGTTCAAGACGGAGAAAATCTTTGAGTTCGAAAACGAAGCCAAGATGCTCACCCACTTCTTTGCGGCCATGGCGAAGTTAGAAGTGGACTTGTTAGGCGGTTGGAACGCCGACTTCTTCGATGTTCCCTACATCTTGCACCGAAGCAAAAAGTTGGGAGTAGACTTCACGCCGTTTCTTTCTGAAGTCTACGAGAGCATCGGCAAGGACGGCGAAAAATCCTACTACTGCCACGAGGTAATCCTGTGGGACTACCTTCGCTATGCCAAATGGATTATCGTGGAGAACAAGCCGATTGCGTGGACGTTGGATGCCGTTGCCAAGCACCTGTTTAACGAAAAGAAAATCGAACACGAAGGCGTGGATGTGCTGTGGGAAAACAACGACCTGACCAAGTTAATTAAGTACAACGTTCAGGACGTTTACCTCACCGAGAAAATCGCACAGATGCAGAAAATCATCGAATTTCCGATGCTGTATCAGAAGATTGCGCCGCAAGCCTATGAGAACGTCTATTTCAACAGCCGCTTCTTGGAAACGCTGATTCACCAACGCTTCAAGAAATTCAAATTTCCTTCGAAACACAAGCAGAGTTTAGACAGCACATTCGAAGGGGCATTAGTGTTGGATACCGTGCCAGGACTGTTCGAAAACGTTTCGGTGTACGACTTCTCACGCCTGTACCCGACCATCATGGTTTCACTCAATCTTTCGAAGGAGACCATCATCGAAGAATTGAAGGACTACGACCCGCAGACCGATATCAAAATCGGCAAAATCATGTTCACCACGAAAAAGCGCGGCGTGATTCCGCAACTGTCGCAACTGCTGATTAACGAACGGGACAAACTTACTCAGCGCAAAATGCAGTTCGATGGGGATTCGCAAGAGTTTAAAATCGTCAACGACATGGAATCGTGCTTCAAGGCAACTTGCAATGCCCTGTACGGCGTTCTAGGCTACAAGGGATTCATCCTTTACGACCAACGGGTTGCGGCTTGCGTTACCTACGTTGCCCGTGAAACGTTGCGCTACGTCAAGAACGCCGCAGAAGAGCAGGGCTACAGGATTCTGACGGGAGACACAGACTCCATCTTTATCAAAATCGAAGCCGACAGTTTTGAGCAGACCATCGACAAGTCGAAAGCCTTGCAGGATTTGTTCAACAAAGGACTACCTGGGTTCTTGGAAAAATTCACCAAGAACAGGAAGGTTCTCGACTCGCACATTATGAAAACCGTGTTCGAAAAGTCATTCTCCAAACTTCTGCTTGCTCCCGCAAAGAAAAAACAAGTCGGATTTTTGAAGTACTTCAAAGGCAAGGTCTTGAAGGAAGAGCGACTGTACATCAAGGGCTTCGAAGCTGTTAAGGACGATACACCGACCTTCTTCAAGAAGGTGCTGATGAACCTGTACAGTACCATTCTGACCCACTACGGAGACGTGGAGACGCTCAGGACGTTCTGCAAAAAAGTCAAAATTGACCTGAAGAGTCAGGCAGCAATCGACCTTGTTATCCGCAAAAAGATGAGCAAGAGGATGGAAGAGTACGACACAGGGGTTCAACACGTTCGAGCCATCCGCAACTCCAACACGACCATCAAGCGGGGTGAGACGGTGAACATCCTGTTTGTCAAAGACCACCGAGAAATCATCCACTACGACCCCGAACTGAACCTGAAATTCGAAATCAATTACGACAAATATTTTCAGGACTTTTTGGTAAAGAAAATCCAACTGATTGACGAGGACTTGCACTACAAACTCTTCCTAGCGAAGACGCAGTTGGTTGACAAGAGTAAGTTGAACATCGTCAATCGAATCAAAAAGAAAAAAGTAGTAATGCAAAAACTAGGAGTGTAAAATGTCAGCAAATGATTGGGGTTTTGAAGATTATGTCGGAACAGCGGTTCCTTCTAGAGCAACTTGGAAAAGTACAAACATCACAGAAGAAGATGCTTACAAAGAGCCATTTGGGAAACTGATAACGTATGTGCTAGGTTCTAACCTTCCACAAGCCACCAAGGACGAGTTTGTTAACTCCTGTATGCGCCTGAAAGAGTTCCGCAAGTACGTGGCTGAGTATTTCCCGCAGTACACCGATAAGATTAATTTATGGGAAAAACTCCACAACGAACAAAATTAAGCAGGCTTCAAAAAAAAGCCAGACTGTGGATGATTCTACAGGGCTACAATCTGAAAAACAGATTTCCAGCAATTAATTGTACTCAAATTTGCAAGCGTTTCGACCCCCAAAAAGGTTGTGAAAAATTCGGTCAACCTGTCGATTGGGACAGTTATTACGACAATGTTTGCGTGGAGTGGTTAGACCACCAAAAGTAAAAAATTGGCCTCTTACCATAAATAGAAGTAGATTCTACAAAAAGGAGACCAAAATGGACGAACTAACAGCATTGGTCGGGGAAATTGAGGATAATATTAACTCATTTCTTGCAGACGCAAAAAAGCAAATTGCCCCCAAGTCAGCGTGGCAACGAGCAAGAAAGACAACGATTACCTTACAAAAGCAGTTTAAGGAATTTCGTTCTTTGTCAGTACAAGTAGCAAAATTGATGAAAAAGGAGAAAAACTAATGGAAGTAATGAACAACGATGGTGGGAACGGGAAAAACGAAGGGCCTCAGCAGGGAAAACCGAAAAAGACCCACGAAGAATATCTACGGGATTTCGCAGGCAAGCTGAATGAAATTTTGTCAGAAGGATATCCTCTGCCAGCTATCATTCAGGTTTTAGATAGTGCCTTGTTCGAAATGAAGATGAGTCTCTATTTCCAACAGATAGAAGCGATGGAGAGGGAGAAGCAAACACACCGCCGAATCGAAATTCCACAAATGACGATTCCAACGAAGAAAAATAAGTAAGACTATTCTAGAAATAATAAATAGTTTTGTGGAGGAATCTCATGGGTAAAATCAAAGAAGATATTAATTTATTTAAAGGTGATGTTTCCATGCCAACTACATCTCAACGCAGATTTCAATTAAAAAGTGATTTAAGTGGAAAGAGATGGTGGGTTGTTGATACTTTAAATAATGATGAAATTGTATATGGTAAGGCTATAAAAGGAAAAAAACAGAAAGGTAGAGGATTTACAAATACACAAGTGGCTTGTCATTATTTAAATAAAAATTATTACAAAGAGGTAAATATGGAAAATAAACCCGTAAATGAAAATAAAAATATTTCTGAAGATTTACAACCAGTGGAAGGCACACCTTCGACCCCAGAGTTACCAATTGATGACCTGGATTTGGAGGAAGTTGCAGAGGAAGGAGAGGCCGAGAGCGAAGGCGGTAAGGATTATCAATACACTTTGACTGTCAAACAGGGAGACGAAGAAGGGGAAGAAAATCTTGAACCGTCTTTCACTTTTCTCTTGACTCCGAAAGAAGAAGAGGAAGGGGAAGAGATGGAAGATGAACTAGAGTCCATCGAAGATACAAGTGCAGGGATTGAAGACGCGCAAGCACCTCAGCCATCTGTTGCCCCTGAAGCCGCTCCACTTCCTGAATCGGTATTGGCTGACCTAGAACCGATTACTGAACAAGAAGGCATGATGGGACCAGCAAGCGGCGAAAATACACCGCCGCTTCCAGCACCACCTGATGCCGCACCACTACCTGAAGAGGAACCGCTTCCTGAAGGAGAGCCTGAGTTGGATGAAGTCGCACCTGTCGAACTGAGCGAAGAAGATTTGAAGTCCTTCATCGAAGGCTCCGAAATCGAAATCAAGTTCAGCATCGATGAAGAGACCGAGTTCACTTTGGACGAGGCGGCTGATTATTTGAAACTCTATCCCGACACCGAAGTATTCGTTGCGATTCAGGGAGACCTAGAAGAGTTCAAGACTAAGTTGGACGAGTTCACGGCAGGACAGGAAGAGGCAACTGATGAAGCCGCAACCGAAGACCAAAATATGATGGTGAACGACCAGGGTGAAACGCTCGACATGAAGAACACTCCACAGGCAAATCCCGCAACTCCACAAGTTCAGCAAGAATCATTCTCAATCTTTAATTTCAAAGGCAAAAAGAATCTACCTGACGGCATCTACATCGGGCATCTATCTGAAAATCGTCTTTACGGACGAATTGATTTAAAATTAACTACTGACAAATTGATTATCGACAAGGACGTTTTCGAATTGGACGAGAAGGTAAACATCAAGGAAGCCAAAGAGAAGGAAGCCATCGAACTGATGTTGAAGGAAGCCGATGTCAAGAAACTCGTAGGTATCTTGGAAGCCAAAGCCGACATTACCGTTAAACTGTAGGAGAAAACTATGAAAGTAACCCGGGAAGATATTAATAAGTTTGGAACGAAAGATGAAAAAATTTTCCTAAAGGAATAAGATTATACGACACAAAAATGTTAGAAGAATTCGAATATCATACCATCAAGCCCCCACAAGTTAAAAATGGAAAAAGAAAGATGAAGTTATTTTTATTTACCCCGTAAAAAATGTTTCTGGAATGAAGGGTAAAAATTTAGATTTAAAAATAAAAGAACTTACAAGCCAAAAAAGAAAACTCGATGGAGAGATAAAGAAATTAAATGCTGAAGAAAGGAAAATCGACATAGAATTATCAAAATACAGGGCCTTATTAAAGTTACAAAAAAATAATTAAGTATTTAAAATACCCGCCGCGCCTCTCACCGATGCGTAATTCGGCGGGTTTTTCTTTACAGGTAAATGAGCGGATTTAAACGGATAATCGTAGAGAACAAGTATCAGAAAAACAAGGTGCAGAGAAATCTCTGTTTCCGCTCCAATTGGGAAATTGCCTTTGCAGGCTTCCTCGACTCCAACCGTAACGTAAAAGAATGGCGAAACGACTACCCGATAAAATACCACGACAAGTATAATTCCCAAAAAATTAAAACCTACTTTGTAGACTTCAAGATAGAGATGACTGACGGAAGCACAATGCTCGTAGAAGTCAAACCCCTGAAATCCCTACAGCCACGGATCGAAACACATTCGATGCGGTTCAAACAAATTCACACAATCAACTATTTAAAAAACCTTGGAAAATTTGAGACTGTGGAACTATTCTGCCGCAGAATTGGCTGGAAATTTTTTATCGCAAGCAAAGGGGAACATACCTTTCGCTTCTACACGTGGGACATTAAAAACCGTAGACCCGTTTCAATATAACAAATAACAATTTTTCATAAATAGTATTGAAGGAGAATAAAATTATGTCTACTAGAAGCAGAATAGGGTATACAATGAAAAATAATAAAATCCGTTCAATATATTGTCACTATGACGGATATCCCGAAGGAGTGGGAAAAACTCTTTTACAATATTATAACAGTTGGAGTAAAATAAAACCTCTGATTGATTTAGGAGATATATCTTCTCTTGGTCTAACTATCGGAAAAAAACACGACTTCGATAATGAAAAATTAAGGAATAAAATGACCACATTCTATGGTAGAGACCGAGGCGAAAAAGGAACAAAAGCAAGAGTGGACAGCAGTTCAGAAAGTTATGTCAATATAAATAAGGATTGGGACATCGAATACTTTTACCTCTACGAAAATGATGAATGGTTAGTTTTACCAGCAGGAACAGACAATTGGAAACCATTAAAAAAAGTATTAGGAATGGGTGGAGCCGTAAGTAATGAAGATGAAGAAGAAGTTCACGGTGAGGGAAATCCTTATGAATCAAAAAATAAAATCAAAGGAAAATTAGATTTGCAGGAGGCGCAAATGTCACAAAATAATGATACAACACTTAAAATTCAGAGGGAAGCAAAAAAGACCGCACTTCGTCTGTACAAGACGATTTACGATAACCTGTTTTTGGCTTCACAGGCATTGCTAGAAATGCCGAAGGAATACATTGACGGCGAGACGTTTGGCCCATCAGGTCCGTTCAAGGAAGTATACGATAAGGTAAAATCTTCGCTTGATTCAATGACTAGCGTTAATGCACCTGACAGCATGACCCCTGAAGAAGTTATGCCTGAACCTGAACCAATCGAAGCACCAACCGAAGTCCCAATGGGCGGCGAGGGTGATTTAGAAGAAGTCAACATTCAGTAATTAGTAGGAGGCGTGATATGGATTTTAACGAAAGGCTGAAAAAATTTCTAGAAGAGAAAGAAGAAGAAATGAAACCGAACGAACCCGATAAGGTCAACAAAGACCCCGAATCGATGGTCAAGCCCGAAGAGTCTCTGAAGATTCCTGAAAACATTAAATCACTTCAACAGTTTTTCACTTTGGTGAATCCGTTGCGTGGTGAAGTAAAGCGTTGTGCTTTGTTCAAGTACGTGAAGGAATTTCGTCAGCGTGGCAAAGACGTACTCATCCTAAAGGGCAAGACATCAGACAAAACGATGCCTTTCTTCTCCGTCAATCGCGCCGAACTGACTGCGTTTCTCGCATCTATTATGGATGATGAGGAAGCGATGAAGAAATTCTCTGACCAAATCGAAACCATTTACACCACGGAAGAGACCGAACTTCGGCCGGGAGACTATATCGACTTCGTAATCAAAAACAAGATTTCGATTATGTCGAACCCCGCTGAAGAGTCCTTCGGTGTGGAATCACAAAGCGATTCCGTTCCTACTATCAACACCTCAAAAAATCAGGCTGAATTGTCAGTAGACCCACAGAAGGTTGAGGACAGCGAGGGGTTGAATAAATCACAAAAAGAGGAGAAGTAACATGCTTATCGAAAAGAAAAAAGTATCCCCAATGTTGGCGAGACTGAAGAAGAGAAAGAAACTGAAGAAGGAAGATATTTTAAAATACGGGACTAAGGAAGAAGTTCAATTTTTAAAAGAGATGAAGTTTATGCTAATAAAAGAAGATATTCAAAATAACGATGATGATTTATTTGACGAAGGAGACCCGCATATAATTCTTAAAGAACTTATTTTTGTTTCACTACCTCAGCATTTTGAACAAGAAGATTGGAGTATGATTGCACAAGATGCTAGAGATATTATTGAATGGTGTGAACCTTTAATTGAAGGGAATTAAATTATGACAAGAGGAAATTGTAATCATTGCCATATTCCTGTAGGCAAGAATGATGAATATGAAATAATTCACAATACTAAAGGATATGGGGTATTATGTGGAAAATGTAGTGCTAATTTAACTAAAAGAGCAGAAAAAGCAAGAAAAAAAATAGCACTCACCAAGGAAGATATTTTAAAGTACGGGACCAAAGACGAAATTCTTTTTCTTGAAGCGACAAAAAAGAAAAAGAAGGTTTGCGCTCGTTGTGGCAAGCCTCTGAAGAAGGGGGATACAGGCAAGGTGTGTGATATGTGTGCCGAGGATATTAATATGGGAAGGGATAGAGAATAATGAAATTTAAAATTGCCGAAGACATAAAACAGGACGTTCAAACAGTAGAACAGAATTCCAATCTTCAAATTGAATTCCATATTTATACACCTGACGAATCCAACCCACAGGCCGACCAATATGTAGCACAGTTGGAACAACGTCTTGCTGCCTTCGGAACAGAGAACGCCGAACAGAAAAATGAGTCGGGTAAGGCATATTCGATGTATCGTCTTATCGGCAAAAAGTTTCAAGGCACTCAGCAAATTTTTGATTTCTTCCAAAAGGAATTTCCTGACTTCCTGAAACTAGCCGACCAAATTTGGAAACAGAGCAACAACTTTATCCGTGTCGTTGTTATAGATGATTCCAAACCACCGAAACGAATTCCAGGTAAATTATATACATTACTAAGTTTATCAGATTATCAAGACATGTTGATGGAACTAAAGGGGACTTAAATGGCGAAGAAATTAAAGAAGGAAGATATCACGAAGTACGGAACTTTGGAAGAAATAAAACTGCTTGAAGGTTCTGACCCATTTGAAATCCCTGTCGGGGAGGAACAAGACCAATCCCTGCCCGAAGAAGAAATCTCCTTGGAAGACGAACAGGAAGCGGGGGTAAAATCTTCAGAAGATTACGAGAGTAAATACGGCCCCAGAACAATTATAGTCCCAGAAGCCCTGATGGAACGGTTATACGTTTACATTATAGATGATGAACGTGAACCAGATGAACGTGAAGAATTGATGATGGAATTGGAACATCTTTTAAAAGATGGATCGATTGATGAAGAAAATGAAGAAGCCGATGGGTTTGAATACAATGGCAATGCATATTAAAAAAGATAGTATTATAAATTAGGAGAATAAAAATGGAAAAAATTTTGTGGTGGATTTTGGCAGCATTTTTTTCTTTGTTTATTGTTAGCGCGACAGGTTACGGTTTGTACCTGTTGGGTGGAATCGGCTTGCTTGTTATTTTACCTATCGTAGCCTTTATTGACTACGGCCTGTTAAAAAAATTAGGCATAATTAAGTAAGTCAACTTGATTGAAATGAATGAATGAATGGCTAATATAAATCAAAACCCATATTCTTATTCCATTCCCCCTTCTACTCCTTTAACAGAGGCCGACCTTAAAACTCTCGCCCAACTTAAAGTACAAAAAGAGAAGCCGCCTGCTGTCGAAAAGAAGGAAGAGGCCGAAAAGTTAAAGAAGGCCATCAAGCTTGAAGAGGCCAAGAAACTCAAACGAGAGAAGAAAATCCGACCTCTTCTCCGCTACTACAATACCGAACTGCTGATTCCCGTCAGCCGAACCCAAATTGTTCCAGGCAACTGTTACGTCTTTGCTTACTCATCATACGAACACGTTCCAACGCCTATTGTATTTTATGTTGGGAGTGACCCACGGTACAACACTCTAGAAGGTATCTCTCTGCAATATCTTTCGACAGGAGAACGCAAAAGATTGTTCGAATTTTTTCGTAAAACTCCCTTGCACTCTGAAAAAATGATGAAAGGTTCGATGAAGGTCAATAGCCTCTTGGGAGAGGAACGCCACATCTTCCGCAAGTCTTACACTTCAGATTCCATCTACGACTATATCCGCAAAAAGATGAAGGATAAAGTACTCTTTTATCGTAGATATAAATTCAGTAAAATTAACTCTCGTATCTACGTAGTTCCGATTGAAGCACTTGAACGGGCCTTGGAAGTGATAACTCCTGTTAAACCGATTGCCCCTTTAAAATTAGAAGAATCAAAGAAGAAATTTGGTAGCATAATCAATCAACTTTCACAATACAGGCATTAAAAATAGATTTTGAATAAATAACATTAGGAGTCAATTAATATGGCGCGTATGACCAAAGAAGAGCGCAAGATACAACAACTTGCTAGCCGCAAGGCATTTATAAAAAGAATCTTTTCGATGTTCGGTCGGCAACCAAAAGCCGGAAAACTTATCAAAAAAGAGGAGGCCGTTATACCCTATACAGCAGACGGCTTGTTCGGGAAGGGAGATAGTACCCTATCGAAGCAGTATACAGATTACGTTTACGGGTCTTATCTCGTAAAACATGCTTCCAAAGAAAGAATCCGTGAGTACTACCGAATGGCAGCCGACCCTGAAATCAATTATGCCTTGACGGAAGTTGCAGATGAAATCGTGCAAGAAGATGAAAACAAGAAACTCTTCATGCTCAAATTTGACGAGGACGTTAAGACTCCTACACGGGAAATCCTGATTACCGAGTTCCGTGATTTAATTGTTAACCGTTTGCGATTGGGAGACTACAATGCTGTTTGGGAATGGGTCTATAAGTGGTTGGTTCAGGGTATCATCCTGTTCAAAATCAATTTCTCCACCAAGGAAGCGACAGGGGTGGAAAGCCTAGAAGAACTTCAACCTTGGCTTGTTACGAAGTTCATGGCTGAGAAGACCGTGGAAAAAGACGAAAGCAAACAGGAGATGGAGAAGCACTACTACATAGTGAAGGACAATGAAGGTGCGGAAGAAGGATACAAGTATCGTGAAGAAGAAATCCTTCGCTTCGACTGCGGATACGCATATGACGGTGAGTTCTTTTCGATGCTTGAATTTGCCAAGAAGGATTGGCGTAGGCTTAACCTTATCGAAGACGCAACAGTTATCTACAAATTGAGCCGCAGTCCTCTTCGCAGAGTATTCAAGGTCTACGTAGGCAAGATGGCTCCAAAGGATATTGAACACTACCTCTACGATTTCCGTCAGAGACTTCGTGAAGATATTCAGTACGATTCCGAGAAAGGTGAAATCATAGGGTTCAACCCTATCACAATGCTTGATGACTACTTCTTCCCCGTGATGGAAGGTGGTCAGGAAATCTGTACTGTTGATACCGTTTCGGAAAAGGATACTAAGTGGGAATCGATGGATGAAATCCGTTACTTCTTGGGTAAAGTCTATCGTGCGATGAAGATTCCTGTCGGTAGAATGAACCTTCCTAACGAAGCGGGTGAGTATTCGACCGCGACCACGGGAAGTAGAATGGGTGAAATCATGCGGGATGAAGTCAAGTTTGCTAACTTTATCAAGAGGCTTCAAGGTCGATTCATGGAGCAGTTTATTCAGGAATTGTTCTACCGCCATCTATTTTTCCGTGGGTTAGTTGACAAACTTCAGTTGAAGAAACATCAGGTTGAAGTTCGCTTCAGCCATGTCAATCCATATTCGGAATTGAAGTCAGCGGAAGTGGAAGAGTGGCGTTCCAATTCATTTGCCGCTTTAAACGGTCAGAACCCATTATTCTCATTCATCTACCTTTCCAAGAGGTACTTAAAGTGGACAGATGAAGACTTGCGTGAAAACTTCAAGTGGTTGAAAAAGGAACAGAAACTACTTGCAAGTTTTGGCGGTGGAGCGGGAGTTGAAGGTGGTGGCGGCGGTGACTTGATGGGTGGTGCAGGCGCAGGAGAAATTCCAGGCGCGGGGGGGGATGAAACTTTGACGGAAACTCCACCTGAAGAAGCCGCTGAAATAACGGGTACAGAGGTAGCAGGGGGTGAGGCGGCTCCTGCGGCCCCGGCCGCACCAGTCGCATCCGCTTAAACAATAAATAGACATGGAGGAGATTAGTAGATGTCAAAACAAGTTTTGATGGAAACGGTATCTGAGATTAAGCCCGTTGTTGACAAGAAAAACAACTCTGTTTGTTTTGAAGGTATTTTCGGTTTGGCTGGGAAGAAGAATCTTAACGGAAGACTTTATCCACTTGTCGTCATGGAGAAAGCGGTTAAGGATTACAATTCGAATTTTATCGACAAACACAGGGCTTTGGGGGAACTTGACCATCCAGAAGATGCCTCTGTTAATCTCCGAAACGCCGCCTTTATCGTGGAACAACCCCTGAAAATCAACGAGAAAGGTGAGGTCATCGGCAAGGCAAGAATCCTAGAGAACACGCCGATGGGAAAGATTGCCGCTGACCTGATGCGGGAAGGCGTGGTCATCGGCCTTTCGTCAAGAGGACTTGGTGAAATTGCCGAGAAGGAAATCGTGAATGAGGAATCGGGAGAGAAGGAGATGGTGAACGAGGTTTCGGACTTCTCAATCGCTTCCTTCGACTTAGTTTCCGAGCCGTCCATCGGGATGTTCGTACAACCTTCAAAACAAGTTGAAGCCGTTCACAAGCCAGAAGAAAAGAAAATTGCCGAGAAGGTCGAACCTTCTCTCAACGCAGGCGACTTGGTTTCGTTGTCAGAAATTTTGTTTGAGGAGTAAAATATGAAACTAACACGGGAAGACGTTCAAAAATATGGGACGGAAGACGAAAAATTATTCTTGAAGGAATATCAGACTATAACTGATTCACATAAAGGGTTTAAAAAACATACTTGGGATTTTGATGATAAAATTGCTAGTAATGCCAAACTAAACAAGAAATATAGTCCAGAAAATGAGCAGATGGTGGACTATGATTATATAGTTGTTTATTTTGACTACCCTCTTGAATTCCCTGTTCCATTTGTTCTCAGAAATCCAGGCGGATTTACTAAACAGCAATTCTTAGATGCCGTCAGGGAAAAGTATAAAGAAATTTATGCCGACCCTAAAAAATATCCCACTTGGGGCCACGATATAGTTGATTTATATTTGGAGGGGGCTAGAGAATCCAAAGCCTATCCTGGCATTTTTAAACTTGATATGGGTTCATAAAAAATAAATGGACTACTTAGGCAAACACTACTTAGTTGAATTGTACGGCTGTGAACAAGGCCACATCAGCGATGTCGTGTTTGTCGAGAATGTGATGAAGGAAGCCGCAACCGAAGCAGGTGCGGAAATCATTACGTCCGTTTTCCACAAGTTCGGGGAATTGGGGGTTGCAGGGGCCGTGATAATCACCGACAGTTACTACGGGATTCGCACGTGGCCTGAGCAGAAGTACGTGGGTCTAGACCTTTTCGCCTGTAACGAAAAGTTGGCTAACGATAAGGCTATCGCACACTTGATGCGCAAGTTTGGAGCCACCAAATATTCGGCCTCCGAAATTAAGCGCGGGAAAAAATTGGAGGGATAATATGAAACTGACACGAGAAGACATTCAGAAGTACGGGACGGAAGAGGAAATACAACTTTGGGAATCCCAAGACCCATTAGGCAAAAGAATATATGATGGTAACTTTGATGGGGTTAAGGAATTATTGAGGGATTTAGAAGTAATAATGTTCGCGGCAAGACGCAATGCTAGAAAAGATAGCACTCATTATAGATGGCAACCAGTCTTTGAGGCTTTACAGACAGCGATAGACCAAATAAAACAACCGTATTCTTATTGGAAATAAAATGAACCCCCTAACTAAACATCTCATCGTTGAATTGTATGGCTGTGATAAAGACCGCATCAGCGATGTTGTTTATAAGGTGCTATCATTTTTAGTTCGTAAGTTTGGGGTTACCAAATATTCTACCCCCGAAATCAAACAAGGAAGTAAAACGGAGGGGTAAGATGCCATTAACCAAAAAAGGCAAAAAGATTATGAAAAATATGAAAAAGCAGTATGGTAAAGAAAAAGGTGACCGGGTCTTCTATGCCTCCGCAAATAAAAAACGCATCAAAGGGGTTCATGCCGAAGATATTGATAAATATACAACCCCTGAAGAGAAAGAATTTTTGAAAGAATATGATAATGCTTATCTATCTACAGATTACCAACATGGGTTTAAAGATGGATATGACCTAGGTTGGAAAGAGCGGGATGAAAGGGGAGAAAGGTAAGATTTGCACTTTAACAAGATTTTTCTGGTTGGAAATAACGAAAATCATAAATATATGATGAAGGAGCATACTCAATGAAGAAAAAGTCAGCCGAGAAACTCGAAAAGATAAAATCTCTATTTGAGAAGGTCGGGATTGATATTAGTGATGAACAGGTACAACTTTTTGTTACCACCTTCGAACTTCAGAAATCAGAGGCAATTGCAGAAGCCGTTGCTCCTATTCAGGCGAAATTGGATGAATATTCCAAGCGCAATTATGAATTGGTCGGCGCACTAGAAGAAGCAAAACAGTTCAAAGACCACTTCGAAAAGACGATTGACGAAAAGACGAAACAGATTGAAGCCATCAAGGTTCCCAACCTTCCGAATATTGAGGAAGCCATTACGAAGCCTTTGACGGAGAAACTCAATCTGTTCGAAAAGAAGATTACCAAGTTGAACGAGGCTGTGAATAAAATTAATGAGAAAATTCTCCCGCTAAACATGGAGGCTGATATCAAGAAGATTAGCGATATCGGCAACGTCTTCGGTAATTACAAAGACCTATTGGCAAAGGCCTTGGTGGAGGTTGAATCTACCGAGATTAAGACCTTGAGGGAAAAGGTCGCTGTCGCTGAAAAGAAGGCGGCTGATGCAGAGAAGAAGGTCATACATCTTCAGGAGCAAGTCATCAGGGAAAGACAAAACACAGAAATCACCCTGTTGATGGAGAACTCCTCACTAGATGCACAAGAGAAAGAACACCTTTATAAATACTACGAGAAAGTAGGACACGAAGAAGGAAAGAACGAAATAGAAAAGTTTATCTCTATGAAAGAGACAAAAGAAAGAGAGAAACCCGTACAACGCTCCTTTGTCCGAGAAAATGTCGGCGGCGTAAAACCCATGAACGAGACGGGAATTTTACGAAAGGGTACACGGCTAATGGGGGAATCAACGTCCTTCTCCCGTGAGTTAGAAGAATGGGCCGAAAAAGCGGGCGTTTAGTCTAAAGGAGGCTAACATATGTACGGAACAGGAGAACAGAAGTTAAAAAGACTTCGTGAAAAATGGTCTCGTCTATTGAAGGGAATTAAAAATGACGAAACCAGAGACATGACCGCAATCGTTCTTGAAAACCAAGAAGGCGAGATGCGGACTTCCCTTCGTGAAAGCACCATTTCGGGCTACGGCTTCGGACCAGGCACTTCGCCTACACCAGGAAGCGACATCGACAAGTTTCCAAAGTTGATGATTCCTATGGTTCGCCGTATCATGCCACAACTGATTGCCAATGAAATCTTTGGCGTTCAGGCGATGGAAGGCCCGGTCGGTATGGCATTTACCCTTCGTTGGGTTTATGACACAACCGTAACGTGGACAGACCCCGTAACAGGGCGTGTGTACACCACAACTGCTGACTCTCAGGCATATATTCCAGGTTCGACCAATTTGAACCCTGTTTATTCGGGTGATTGGAACAACGCAACCTACGAGAGTTCTGCAGATGACACTACTGCCAACACAGGCGGTTTCGGTTTGAGAAATGACCGTGGTGAATTGCTTTCGGATATCTTGCAGACCCCTGGTGCTACCTACGGTAACGCACCTGATGGTACAGGCGGTGTGTATCCTTATTCGGAAGGTTCGCTCAAAATTATCAATAGACTTATCGAGGCTCGCACTCGTAAGTTGAAAGCAAATTGGTCGCAGGAAGCAGTTGACGACATCAAGAAGGTTCACTCGTTGAATCTTGAACAGGAAATTGTTGACTTCCTCTCGTATCAGATTCAGGCAGAGATTGACCGTGAGTTGATTTTGGCCGCATACAATCTTGGTACAACCAATGGCTTGTTCACTTGGGACTTGGCTTCAACGGATGGTCGTTGGCAGGAAGAAAAGTACAAGACTCTCTATCACGCAATCGTCAAAGCATTGAACTACATTGGTCATCAGACTCGTAGAGGACGTGCAAATTGGATGGTTGTGTCTTCGGAAGTTGCTTCAATCTTGTCAGCAATCAAGGCCTTTGACTACAGCGCAGTTCAGCCTGTCGATGGCTTCGAGCCTTACGAGGGCGGTGAAGGCGTTGTATACTTGGGTACAATCGAATCCGGCAAGGTTAAGGTTTACCTTGACCTGTATTGGGAAGCACCTGCAAACAACGTAGACAAAGAGGTTGGTTACATCTTGATGGGTTACAAGGGAAAGAAGAGTTTCGACTCAGGTATCCTTTATTGCCCATACATCCCAGTGATGATGATGAAGACCATCTCGCCACATGACTTCCACCCACTACTCTCGTTGGGTAGCCGTTACGCCATTGTAACGCAACTTTTGGACACCGAAAAATATTATGCCGTGGTATCGGTACGCAACAGCGCATTGTAATCCAGCATAGTAGAAAACTAAGGAAAGGGGTTAGAAATAACCCCTTTCTTTTTACCCATAACACAGTAGTATTTTATAGCAGAGTGTGGTATAATTAAAGGAGAGATAAAATGAGATGTTATATTTGTGAACAGGATTTACCTGAGACTGAATTTTATGAAGCCCCTGAACAATCAAGAGGATATACTTATGACTGTAAAAAATGTAACAACAAAAGGTCATTAGAATATCAAAAAGAAAATTGGAGAAAAGTAAAAGCAACTCACGATGAGTGGATGAAAAATCACCCCGAACACAAAGACTATCAAAATGAGTACAATAAAACTTACAGACAACTTCCTAATTTTAGAGAAAAAAATAGAGAGTATCAGAAAAAATACGCACGTACTGAAAAAGGTAGGTACGCTGGTATTTTAAGAACCAACCGTTACCGTTCCCGCTCACGGGCTTTAATTAACGACCTCACCTACGAACAATTTCTAACAATCAAAGAATCCCAACAAAACAAGTGCGCCATCTGCCACAAACCTTTCACAGACGAAAGACGTTTCGAACTCGACCACATCGTACCTGTCGTAAAATCCAAACCTGGCGACCCAGGCCTGACCTACGGCAACACGCAACTGCTTTGCAGGACTTGCAACGCTGAAAAGAATAGCAAGGTGTGATATAATTAAAGTAGGAGCCAAGAACGGTTTCTAAAAAGAAAGTCAAAACAGCAAAAAGGGCAAGAGTCAAATTTGCCAATGTACAAATCACAGAGACCTGTACGGGATATCAATGTCCCCATTGTGGAGTCCTATTCTGTAATGCTGGCCCAAGAAAAAATGTTACCCGATTTCGTTGCAGAGAGTGCGACAACGAAATCATCATCGATGGTTGGGATGAATTGACCTATCAAGATTTAATGAAAGGCAATTTCAAAAGAGTTATTCCGGGCTAGGCACAAATGACGAAAATGGTGAGGGGGTAAAGAATGAAAAATTTTTTTATTCGAGTGAAAAAAATATTTATCATCTGCCCTGTGCGGATTATTACGGACGAACAGCGTCAAGAAATTGATGATTACATCAAGCAGAAAAAAGAAGAGGGATTTTCCGTTCACTCTTACAAGAACATCAACCAAGTTGACCCCACAGGCGGCGTGAATATCTGCGCCCAGCACCGCAAGGTGATGCTAGAGTGCGATGAAGTCCACGTCTTTTTCGATGCGGCAAGTTCGGGGTCTCACTTTGATTTCGGGATGGCCTTTGTCTTAGACAAACCTATCAAGTTAGTGAAGGTCTATCAACCAACCCCAATTGGAAAATCATATCAAGCGGTGTTGGAAAAAATTACAATTAAATGAAAAAACTTTTTCACGAACTTCCTGTAAACGTAGTTGATTTATTAATAACTGCCATTAACGACAAAAGAATTCAAAAGGCATCTGGACCAAATCTTCTGCATATTTATCTATCTTTTGATGAAAATGGTGGATTTGTACTGAAGAGGGTCGCATTAAGTTGTATTACCCGAAAATTGAAAACAAGTATTGACCCCTTGGAAACCTTTATAGATAAACTCCTTGACATCGCAAACGAGATAAAACAAGATTGTCTCCAAGATGCCCCTACTCTTTATTTGTACGACTTCCATAAGAAGATTTCAGTTGATTTGATGGAAACCAAACTTTATGTTCGCTATGCCGTTCCCCCGCAAAGCGTGCTTATCGAAACGAAAGACGGGGTTGATAAAGTTCTCAAAAAAGAAGGTATCAATTATCTTTTGAAAAACTTTGGAGAAGTTTTAGTAAGGATGTCAGGTATCCCAAAATATATTAAAATAAAATATCCCGAACTCAAAGACAAGGTTCAATTATGGGAAACTCTGCACGGAATACCAAAATAGGAGGTAGTAAAAATGGCAAAAGGCAAACAGTACAAGGATAAGAAATTTCTTCCCGCCCCTGAGATTGCGCCGACGACTTCCCACAGAAAAAAGAAAAAACGATATCTTTTGGAACGGAAAATGTCAGCAAAAACCCAGGCCAAAGATATAAAATATCATCAAGAGCAAATAGAAAGAATCCAAAAGAATGAGTGGGTGGAAGAGAGAAAATATTCAGACTTGCCTAGCGCACGGAAAGCTCAGCGACAACGAATCAACCAACAAGAGGGTTATCACAAATATTGGCCTAAGTCGAATATGTTTGAGTACCGTGTCCGAGAAATAGAGGAAGAGGAATAATAGGTTGCTCTTGCGATCTTTGGCAGAAAATGTGAATTTCGTTACAAACTGTGGTATAATATAAGTATGGAAAAACCTAAAATTATACCCAAAGGAACCTTTTGGGTAGAAAAAGAGGGCAAACTCTATATGGAGCGTTGCCCGAAGTGCAGAGCGGAAAATTATGCGCCGAATGTCGCATCAGGCATTTGCACTTGGTGCGGATACGATGCGAACGATGAAGAAACCGACAAGAGCCGAAAAACTGATTAAAAGTCACCAAACACTATTCCCCAAAGGAGTAGGAATTGAGTGTGGTAGTGGTTGGCTTGAATTGATTGACCTAGTGTGTCACTACTTCAAAGGCAAAGTACGCAATCAGGAAGTAGAAGCCATTCAGTTTGCCCAAATCAAGGAAAAATTCGGCCTGCTCCGAATTTACTTTGACGTTCAGTTTAATGCCATTAAGAAAGACGATAACAGGCTATTCCACGAACTACATAATACTATCGGTGCAATGGAAAGTGTTTCAGGTCTTGTGTGCGAAGACTGCGGAAAGATGAAGACTGAAAGGGTCAATGTAGGCATGAGAACTATTCACGGTTGGAAATCGACTTTGTGCGATAAGTGCTACATCAAAAGACAAGAACGAACCAAATGAAGAAATTTTTAAGCAAAAACTTTCTGTGGTTTATTGCCGCAGGCCTTGCTATTTTTATGCTGGAGGATTTAAAAGCCCTTTACATCAATCTAGGTCGAGCCCAAGTTCAGCAAGAGGCCGCTGATAAAATCACCCTCATCACCCTGCAATTTGAAGAAGACGCTAGAACTAAGTCCAAATTGTTAGAACGGGCAGTTAAAGAGAGATTGGATGAAAAGGAAAAGTACAAAGAAGAACTAAGCCTGCGAAATTACACTTTTCAAAAGTACAAGGAAAAGACCCGTGAGGAATTTCAAGAACTCAAACTGAGCCTTGCCAAAGTACAAACGATGAACGATAATTTACGACAAGACCTGATTCAGACAAAGGCCTTGAATCTGTCGCTTTTCACAGTCAACAAAAATCTGTTGTGGAATTGGGCCGTGTCAGAGAAGCAACTACTTCGCAATTTTGACAACATACTGAAAGAAACGACAGCTGCCACAGAGCAAAAATACATCAACTTTATAAACAAAATTGATAGGATAAAAAAGAGACTAAAATGATAAAATACCGTAAGATTTCTTATTTTGAAAAATACTTGGATGCTATCAACGAGAAGAATAAGTTTCTTCAAAAACACGATTACTACATCAAGATTCCTCTCAAATACGATGTCAAGTATTGGTTAATGGCAGCATTGAAAAAGAAACTCTTCGATGATTCACAGAAGGTGTATTTTGATCTAGAGGGAAAAGAGGCTGAGGCGGGAGTGATAAAAAAGCACAAAATGGAAAAAGGCGGCAAAGGCGGTATTATTGTCTTTCCAAACAATATATCTGTGATTATGCGTTACCTTCATGAGCCTTTGACGGTCTTTAAAAATAGAGCGGTCAAAAAGATTTTCAAAAAGTATTCCAATGGTGTCCTGTGGAATTTTGGAAACCGTTACAGGGGAATTTATTACAACGAACCTAGAGATACTACGTTCAACTCCGAATCGGATACGTTAGAAATTTTAGACTTGGGGAGCGGCGACTTAATTAACATTTCCGTCAAAATTGCAGTCCAACTTAAACAACCCATTCTTCTGATAAAGGATATGAACAATGAACAGATGATTATTCTAGCAAAAAATTTGAAGGATAATTCTTCCATCAAAAAAGATGAGTCTATATATCGGGAAGAACTCACGAATTTAGATATCAAGCGTCTCAAATGGCAACTTAATGATATTTACAAATTATGCGATTCTGACCAACACAGTTTATGGGAAATACACGACATATATCCGAAATTGAATGACTTTTGGATAGAGGGAAAAACTTGGTACGGGAGATAAATGGCCCCGCAATCGTTTTCGACTACGACTGTCAAATTTGCGGAAAAAATACAGCCAATGACAGTTTCAAAAGATTTCCCGTATTTTTTAAACCAACAAAAGAAAAAATTTTTGTGTGTTGGACTTGCCTAAGTTTTATCAAAGACAATGGTAATTATTCTAGTTACGAAGTAGTGAATAAATGAAAACTAATGCTTGGGGTGATGTATTGGGGCAAAAGGATGGTGATTTTATTCCTGCTAAAAAGTTATTCCCTAAAATTGATATGAAATCTCATTTTTATAAGAATTGCAAACGGCAACGGAAATTAGAAGCCAAGATTTGTCAGGACTGTCCGTTTCGCAAAGGGATAGAGGAGTCAGAAAATGGATAAATGGAAAGTTATATTTACCAAAGAAGTAATACACGATTTGGCAAAAAAGAGCAGAGTAGTTGATTGGTTAGAAACCAAGTACTACAACATCACCATCGGTATCGGGAATATTTTTCGTTGGTTGCCGATTGTGTGGAAGGACAGGGATTGGGAGTACGAAGCCTTTACCGAAAGGTTCATTTACCGTAAACTGAAAAACCTTCAAAAAAGACCTTACAACAAAGTCTTCGAAGACGGTTGGTGGATGGAAAGGTACATCAACCTTTGCATTTGGTTAATGGATGAAAAAAGAAAGATGGATAACTTGGAAGATGATTTGTGGAAGTCTATAGAACACGGGAAAATATCTTGGGGTGAACCCGATGAAAGAGGAACGGTTGAAATGATTTCATCTTGGTCTTCCCCCGAAGCCAAAGAAAAATATTGGGCAGTTGAAAGACGAAGGATGGTTCGTGAAAAGAAAATTAACCACTTGATTTATCACATTTTGGAGAAACGTGGTCAGTCCTGGTGGGATTAATGAGGGAAACAATGAACGTAATCAAAGAAATTAAGAAATTAAAACTAGACCCTGATAATGTCCCGAATTACGCAGAACACAACAAACAAGTGGATACGATTATCGAATATCTACAAGAACAATTTTTTATCTTGGATGGATTTCTTCGTCCCTTGACGGGCGAAACAATTCCGAAGGAGTATTAAAAATGAACGAAGCAGTTTGGGTTGATAGCGATTGGATGAAAGATGTAAAAGACGAAGACGAGAAGGAAGAACCCTGTCTGCACGATAGTTGTTCCGAGTGTCACGGCACGGGAAAAAAGAAAGACGGCACGACCTGTATACATTGGATTTCTTGCCCTTGTCCGAAGTGTACTCCACGGTTCTAATCAATAAATAAAGGTATCCATGAGCAAAATAAAATTCTATCATTTAAGCGGCGCGGGCGCACTTGTAATTGCGGCTTGTAGTGCAGTCTTTTCAATTTACGGTTTGTCCACCCTGTTCGCAGGCTCACGACTACCTGTTATCATTATGACTTCGGCATTGGAACTAGGCAAAATTTTGTCGGTTTCGATGGTGTACAACTACGCCAAGAAACTACCGAAGTTGATACAGCGATACCTGATAACAGCCATCGTTGTCCTGATGTTCATTACGAGCCTAGGCGCATATGGGTACTTGGCTAATGCCTATCAAAAATCATCCGACAAGGTTGCGGCCACAACGACTAGTCAAAACTACAACACGGAGCAACAGAACTTAATTGGTGAACGCATTAATAACCTTCGTCAACAAATCTCTAGAGACACGGCCCGTCTCGACACTCTTAACTCACAACGCAACGCACAAGAAACCCGACTCAATCAGGCACAAGGAGCACTCAATCGTAGGATGCAAGACCAAGCTCGTCAGGATATCACCAAGTCCGATGCCGAAATTAAAACACTAACAGAGAGAATAGATACAGGCTACAACAACATTGCCAAGGAAAACGATAAACTCAGTACGCTGAAAGCCGACAGTTTCAAGATTCGTGAAGAAGACAGGAAGATAGACGTAGGCCCCTTGCGCTACTTGACCAAGTTATTGTCTAGTAGCATGGATTCTATCGTTACCATCCTTATTCTAATTCTCGTTTTTGTTTTCGACCCCCTCGCTGTTGTGCTTTGGCTCTCAACCAATACGCTTATCAAGGCCGAGCGGGACGAAGAGAAGAGGATGAAACCAAAGACGATTGAGATTGAAAAACTTCCCGATACTCTAGATGGATTCAAAAAGTGGATGCGCAAATTCTTCAACACTTGGAAAGAACAGAAGCAGAAAGAACAGAATACCCCTAAATAATTTTGGGAACTGAATGGATGCCAAGATATACCTCTCGCACAGGTCGTGATGTTGTTTTAAGATTCAAAGGAAGAGAAATAACCATACCCACAGATGGGTACTACGAAACTAGTGCGGACGATTTAGCAGATACGTTTCCCAAGCACGTTCGAAAAGTCAAACTTAACGAAATCATTCGTGAGATAGAACGACGGCTCCTGCCTGTCAACATTAAATCTATCGATACTCCGAAATTGACCCCGATTACACTAACAATTACCCCCCTGCAATCCCCTGATTTAACTCCGATTGTCATAAATTCCCTCTCTGAAATACCCCTAGCCCCAATAAAAGAACTCCAACTAAAGTCCGAAAATAATAAATTAATCACAGAAACCATAAATAATATTATAGCTACCACAAACGATTCCGATTTGAATGAATTTCTAGGAATGATTCGGGACATTTTAAGTAGCGAAAAATGAAGAAAGGAGGGCAAAATGCCAATTTATCAGAACTATCGAAACAGAGAGGTAACAATTTTCCTAGCCAATGCCGTACCCGTGAAGTTTTTTCCTGGGGAACACAAGCGACTCGTTCAAGAAGGATTGGAAAAGCAGTATGCAAGTTACCTTCGCCTCATTCCTGACCCCAACTCAGTCGTGAAAGAAGGGAAGGACGACACAAAGAAAAAGAACGAAAAAGGATTGATTAACGAAATCAAGCAACCCGCGAAAGACAAAGAATTGACGAAAGAGCCTGTAGAAGAATCTGCAAAAAGAGGTAGAAAGGTTGTCAAAGAGGACATCAAGTTGAACGAAGGCTACTCCCCGATTGCAGGAGAATACACGATTGCTAGCACAGGTAAGCAAGGAAAAGAGTAGTGGCTATTTCCGAACAAATCAAAACAGTAATAGAGTTCAGAGATTACATCCGCAGAAAACTAGGTGAACCTAAAGTCAGGGTAGAATTGGCTGATTCCCAAATCGATACGAACCTCTACGATGCTATTCAGTTGTTCAGAGAATACTCAACAGGCAGAGGCAACACAAGGTCTTTCATGGCCTTGGATTTACAAATAGGGGTTCAAGATTATCAACTTCCCGATTACGTCATGCAGTTGGGATACGATAAAACGAGTCAATCAGTTTCAGCATGGGTCTTGGCGCAACTGTCAGGCTATGCGGCTAGTGATGTCCTCAGCCTGAAATCATTCGACATGGTTTCATTTTATATGCTCCAACAATGGATTCACTATTTGAAGTACATCACCATTTCCAAGTTCCGTCTATTTTTCAACACGAATACGAAGATGCTCCACGTTGTGCCAAAGCCTGATGATGAATACACCAAACTCTTTATCGAAGTGTTCCACCAAGGGACTACTGACGAATTACTGAACGAACGATTTGTTCGTGAGTACACTCTCGCTCTTTGTAAGATTGAACTAGGCGAAATCAGGAGTAAGTTCCAAAGTTTGCCAGGGTTCAACAACTCGGTTTCTCTCAACGGGGAAACATTGAAGACAGAAGGACAAGCGGAAAAGGAAAAATTGGAGGACGATTTGACCACCCATTTTAAGTGGTCGGCCCCGCCATTTCCCGTTTTTCGTAGCGTAGATTAAAAAGGAGGTAATATGAAAAGGCAATTTTTATTGTGGTTGGATTCTTTCTGCCACAAACCAAAGTTTCTGAAAAAAATGATTGAGATGAGTTATTGGTCAGATATTTTAGACTTACACGAAGAAAAACAAAAATCCAAAACAGAATTAGACAAAAAATTGGAAAACATTGAAAAAAACTTATCAGAGTACGTCAATATTCTCAGAAAATCTTTGTTAGCCACGACAAATGGCGATAGTGGTGTGGTCATGACCCAAGTACCACGAGAAAAAGCAGGCGAACAAATGATTGAAATGTTAAGACGGGAGAAAAACTTTAAGGATGAGAATATTTTTAATTATCTAGAAGTCCTAGGATTTGACATCGAGTGGTTAAAAAAAAAATTAAAACCATTTCCGAGCGCGGCACCACTCGTAATACCACCAAAAAATCCTACTAAACCCAAAACTAAAAAGGAGAACAAAAATGTCAGACGACAAACTGCTAAAATCGACGCCTAGGCCAATGACTAAGCCGATGCAACGCCATGCACAAAGGCCAAATCAACCGCAAGTGCCTGCTTGGGTGCTAGAGCAACAGCGAACAAAACGTGAACCAATTAACCCACGGAATTATTTGCGCCCTGGACCAAAGGCCAAAATCATCGACCTGAACAAAATGATGACCACATGGGGTAAAAATTCAGCAAAGTACAAGGAAGGAGATGTTTTCATTTCCAAGAAGATTCTTCAGAACCTTGAAAAAGCCGAAGACTTCTCAGGCATTATCTCGCAACCGAAGTTTAAACAAAACCTGAAAACTATCAATGATATCGTTTCAGGGGGCAAGGGAGAAATCTCTTACAGATTTAAAGGGACTGAGGGATTCTTGGTTGAAGAGGTTATTGGACAGAATTATATTCATCACTATAAGGATAATGTTTGGGTATATTACAAAGATAAGAACAAAAATGAAGTAGAAAAAGAATAAATAATAGTGTAGGACTAGGAAGTAATTAACCCTTTTAAAAAACCACCACTTTTTAGATTATCTACATTAAAATTCAACTTTGGTGGGGTTAAAATGGGAAAGCAAGAATATTTTACAGATTTGAGTAGAAGAAAATTTTAAAAAAAAATAATAAAATATTGGGAAAATCATAAATATAGGTGATGGTGCATTATTTTTAATATTTTAAACCATCAGGAGGATTATTACATGGCAAGATTTGAGTATGGGAATGATACAATCCAAGAATTGTACGTTCAAACCTACACCGCTTCTAGTACAGCCGTTAATGAACTCCGAGTACTTCGACAGCCAACCGCCCCCGATGTTTTAGCAGGGGGTTGGACGGCTACCGCAACCACACTTGGTTTTGATACCTTGGTGGGGACTTTGCCGCCAGCCGGGGAATTCCTTGTTGGAACTGAAAAGATTCAGTACGGCTCGATTACTTGGACAAATTCAACAACGGGCACATTCAACCTTTGTAAAAGAGGTTGGGAAAGCACGACAGCAGCTATTCATGCAGCAAATGCACACATTTATTTCGGTGATGCGTTTGCATGGATTAACACCGCAGTTACAGACGCAGTAACGACAATTCCATTCGTTGCTCTAGACAGACCTGGACAGATTCCAGAAACAGGAGTTATCTTTGTGGACACAGAATGGATTTACTACGGTGGATTAACCTACACCAATGTAAACAAGACAGCAGGCAACCTGTTGTATTGTTTCAGGGGTTATAATGGTACAACTGCCGCAGCGCACGATGGAAGTGTAACGAATATTCCTATTCGTTTCGAACACATTTTCAAAGAAAGAGAATACGTATCACTTCATAATTATGCAACAGGTAGTGAAGGGGTCTATTTATATTACGGATTTAACCCAGCAATTACCTTTGATGGAGACAATGCACTCCCGCTTACATTTGGCGATTCCGTTACATTACCATTGTCTTGCAGAAACAGAATTTACGTGGCAATCGATGACAGTACAGGTCGAGTAACCGGCCCAGTCGCAATTGCTGAGTGGAGGTAATTACCATGAAGAAAATCATTCCAGCAAGCTATCACAGAAATGAGTATAACAAGACAACTTTCGAGGAAGCCATTGTTTACACCGTTACGCTAGGTGCTGCAGCCGCTCAACAAGTTACGAACATTTCACAAGTATCATTCGGGCTTTCAGCAGTATTTTCTGCTACAGCAAAACAACTTTCATTCGACAACCTTTGGGGAAATATTCCGTGGTCGAGTTATTCCAAGTTCACCAACACCAATCCCCGCACAACCGAGCCGCCTCTACCGCTAGCATCGCTTCCAAATGCGGGTAGCGTTGTAATCACCGAAGGTGGTATTGGTACTGAAACCATTTACTACGGATCAGTAACATGGACTCCTGCTGCCGGCCCACTTCCTGCAACCACAGGAACTCTCAACAACATTAAGAGAGGAGCAACCCCATTGGCATTTACGGCAGCCGCAACTTGTACTTTCGTAACAGGTGTTCCTGTTCGTGAGTATTTCTTCTTCTGGAACCGTACAGGTGGGACTTTGTACATCGGTTACGATGGAACAGTCAACAACACACCGACCAATGCTCTCACCTTGGCAGATGATGGAACTTGGGGTGTTTGGTTGGAACCACTTCAGAACATTTGGCTATACTCAGCAGCTGGCGGAAATGTTAACATCTCCGAGTACAGGTAAAAAGGAGGCACACAATGGAAAAAGATATGAGTATGTCAACTGAAGAAATCGTTAATGCCTATAATGCTCAGTTGTTAGAAGAAGAAACACTTATTCAAAAGAAGAATGACAACATCAAAAGGATTGCTGAGTCTCGTTCAAAAGCAATTTCCCGCAAGGAAAGAATTGAAGAGATGAAGAAAAAAATCATGGAGAAGCGCAAACTGATGAAAGAGAAAACTGAAGTCGACGAAAAGGTTAAAAAGACCTTGAAGGAGGCAGATGATGAGGAAAAATGGGAGATTGAGGGAGAAGAGGATATTGAAGTAGAGGACGAGGAAACCCCTGAAGAGGAAGAAGTTGAAGACGAGGAAGAAGTTGAAGACGAGGAAGAAGTTGAAGACGAGGAAGAAGTTGAAGACGAGGAAGAAGCAGTCGAAAAACTTCCTGAATCCAAGCAGGCAATCCTCAAAAAAATTGCTGAACGGAAACGTCAAGATATCCTGAAGAAAATCGCAGAACGCAAGGCCAAGGCTGAGAGTGCTGTGAAAGTGGAAGAGAAGAAAGAGGTTAAGGAACCTATCAAGGAAAAGAAAGAGGTTCGGGTTGGTGCTCTTTTGGAGGCGGCAGAGGGCGACAAGAAACGCAGATTCTCCGTTTACCGTGAAGAGAAGACCCATTTCTTCCTAAAGGAACTTGGCACGGGTAAGACCTTCAAGATTGCAAAGGAAAAAGTAGAACTCGTGTAACTACGATAATAAAAATGGCCCTTAGTCTATGATTAGGGGCCATTTTTTTAAACACAAAAATGACGAAAAACAATAAATAATAGTGTAGGGACAGGGGATGCAACCCTTTCCAAAAAGCCAATTCTTTAAGGAAAGAAGCAATCAAAAAGAGATACATTGATAATAGAGAACAAATTTTAATTCGACAAAAAATATATGATGAAAATAATAGGGAAAAGAAAAAATTATACTCAAAAATTTGGTATCAAAAAATAATGTAAAAAATATCGACAAAATAATACAGAAATAACAAATCAATATTTTTACAAACGGAAAAAACAGATATTAATTATAAACTTATTCGTAATTTAAGAAATTAGAAGGAGAATTAGGGTATTCACGAGTGGCATATCAACCACATTCAACCTTTGAATTCTTTTAACCTAACGAACAGAGAAGAATTCCTAAAAGCCTGTAACTACACAAATCTTCAGCCTTTGTGGGCTGAAGAGAATTGGAAGAAAAATGATAAATCTCATAAATAGAGTAGAGAATGGTGAAGTCAAAAGGAAGGAAGAAAAAATTCATGCCTTATTATCAAAGTGCTACAGGAAAAGAAATTATTATCAAGTTAGGTAAAAACAAAAAAGAATTAAAAATTCCCATTTCCCCTGAGTTTTTTACCCAAGATAACCTAGACCTTATATTTCCCAAGCACATCAAAAGAATAGATAGTGTCGATGACATCGTACGCAGGGAAATGATGAGGCAAATACCCCAATTCTTTCCAGAGCGATTTCTACAGGAATTCATTCCCACGGGAAGTTGGAAAGGGCAACGATGTTTCATTATCGGCGGCGGGCCATCTCTAACGGGTTTCAATTTTTCACAACTCCGCTACGAGAAGGTCATTGCCATCAACAAGTCTTTCGTAGCCGCCCCCTTTGCTGAAATAGCCTTCGCTATCGATAGGCAGTTCCAAGATTGGGTAACAAATCCTGACAAGGGTGGTGGTGTGATGGAAGAGGCTCAGAAAAAATGGGGAAATTTTGAAGGACACAAAGTATGGCTTAAAATCCCTGGGGAGATTTACCAAAGCGATATCGAGTTTGTCCGGCTAGCTGGCCACGAAGGAATCAGTCAGTCTTTGGAAGAAGGAGTTTTTGACGGTTCCAATTCAGGCTATGCCGCAATCAATCTTGCCATTACCCTAGGCGCAAACCCAATTTACCTTTTGGGTTACGACATGAAGCATGATAAGGAAGGAAACTCCCATTTTCACGGCGGCTATCCTAAGCCCCAAGTTGAAAAGCAACTTGAAATGTTCGCAAGGAAATTTCCTGCTTTGGCAAAACAGGCCAAGGAAAAAGGCATCCAGATCATCAACTTAAACAAAGACTCCGCTCTAGAGTGTTTTGAGTTCGGAGACCTTCCTAAACTTAACAAAAATGAGTACACGAAGAAATGGATCGTTATCTCATTTTATACGAAGGGGACAAGTTACGAACAGGAAATTGAAAAGTTAAGAGAATCCTTAGAAGAGTTCAAGGTTGATTACCATTTCTTCCCATTCGTCCCGCAGGGGACGTGGCGGAAAAATCTAAACTACAAATCTGAATGTATCTTGAAGGCTTTCGATATGTTCCCAAATCAGGATATTGTTTTTATTGATGCAGATGGAATTATGCGGCAATATCCAATCCTGTTCAATGTCCTTTCCCGCCAAAAATATTTTGACGTAGCCGCATCATTCCGAAAATACTCACCGCGCTCAGGGGACGCTAACGAATTGCTATCAGGGACGTTATGGTTCCCTAACAATGAGCGGGGAAGAAACCTAGTTAGGAAATGGCACGAAGTTGGCTTACAGAGAGAAGACATCAGACACCAACAATGCCTGAGAATGGCAATAGAGCAATTGCAAGATAGCGGGACTGAAGTGAGGGTCTGTCGAATGCCATTTGAATACACTTATGTTTTCGACTACTCCTACCCTACAAAAAAAAAACCGATAATCGAGCATTTTCAGGCATCAAGACGCTTTCGCAAGGAAGTGGGGTTTGGAACAACTCTGAAATGGGAGACAAAATGAACGTATCGATAGTTGTTGTAACCTATCGCCGCCTACAAGATATGGAATTGATTCTGAGTGGTTGGTTGAAGGAGACTCCTGATGTGTGGCTTTGCGACTGTAGCAAAGAGGGATTTAAGACAAATCTTCCCATAAAAATTATCAGGGCAATCCCCGACCCAGGAAGTAAAATCCGACATGCCGTTGCAATGATGACGGATGGGGACTTGGTTATCAAGGCCGATGATGATATCGTCCCGCAATCAGGAATTGTCGCTGACTTTATTCAAGCCCATCAGCAAGTTGATGGCATTACAGGCATCCACGCACGAATGTTTAACGGTGAAGATTATTACAGGCAAACCAAATTGGTTCATCGCCCTCTTCCTGGCCAACAACCTATCCGAGTTGATTTTCTAGGCATCATCACCTGTGCCCCACGCAAATATTTGGCAATGGATCTGAAAGGATGTGAGTCTCCTGTGGAAGATTTGTTTTGGCACAATTGGGCATACCCAACCGCAGCGAAATACATCATCTCGACCACCAAGTACACCAAATTACAGTCGAGTAAAGACCCGCAACGTCTTTGCGGTAATCCAGAGGCTCGTATAGTGCGACGAGCATTTTACAAAAAATGTTACGAGAGGTTCTACAAAAAATGAACAGGAAATTAGTCTTTTGGACAGCATTTAACTCATATCAATCTTCAAAACTTTTACGAGGTAAACCTGAAGGAACTCCGCATCCCTGCACAACAGATACTTGGATTAACTCCCGAATTGCTCTGTTTAAATGGTTCAACTTACCAAGTATCCTACAACAGAAGTACGATGATTTTCTTTACATCGTCCTAATGGACCCGAAATCAAAAGAAAAGGTTGACGGGCTGATGCCGAAAGAGGATTCCCGTGTCCTCTACGTATACGAAGACAGCGAAGTATTAGATAAACTGAAATCATACGATGAAATCGTCTATGCCTTAATCGATTCAGATGATATGTACTCCATCGATGCTGGCGAAATAATGATGGCTGAAAAGAATAAAGAATGGATGTATTTTAAATACGGATACGCCTACGATATCCTAAACAAAAAATTATATGGCTACGACACGATAGGTTCTGGACCATTTTTTGCCCATCGCTTTAACCCTAAAAATATGAAGCATTTTGACAGGGAAAAACGCCATCCTACACACCCTGCGGTCATCAACTTTAAACCACAACAATTACCTGATAATAATTTCTGTGTTTCAATTCACGATATCAATACATCAAGCCGTATTGGGATGAGATATATTCTAAGAAAAGAAGAAAAGAACGTGAATATTTTGAAAGAGAGGTTTGGATATGAAAATAAATAAAGTATTGATTTTATCAGAATTAAAATCAAGAAAACGAAGAGAAATTCCCAATGCTTTCCGTATTTATAAAGCATTTCAATTTCTAGGATATGAAACCACTTTTCTGAATCACTCTGAATTTACCATTCAATCAATTAAAAATTTTGACCTAATACTTTCCTTTGCTACGTTATTCGCTCCTGCCAATATCCAACAAGCAAAAATACTATTTGATAATAAATCAGTTAGTTCCCACTTAGCCTTGTGGTATTTTGACTTGTGTAATCCGAACTACGATTCTAGAAAATTTGAAACCATAAAAAGGTCGTTGCTGTATGTAGATTGGCTTTTCACAACAGACCATTCTTATCCTTGGGAAAACCACATCCAAAACTATCGACATTTAATGCAAGGAGTTGAACCCAATGATTTTGATTACAATATTCAGCCTACTGAACTTAGAAAAAGTGAAGTGGTCTTCACAGGAGCCTTTAATCACAAATTTCCAGAAAGAATGAGACAGTTAGAACTTTTGAAATTAAACTTTTCAGTAGACGTATATGGTATACCAGCAAGTACTCGTATATATGGTCGTGATTTTTTTGAAGCATATCAAAAGGCAAAAATAGGATTTGTACCCGCTCCATCGGCAGAAATGTCAAATAATTATTGGTCGAACAGGGTCTACGTGGCAACCGCAACAGGGACACCATGCGTAGTCGGATATGTCAAGGGATTGGAAAAACATTTTGAAAACAATAAGGAAGTCCTCTTTTATAATTCCGATGATGAGTTGATAGATTGTGTCAGAAGATTACTCGCATCCCCTGAGTTGCGCAATTCGATAGGGCTAGCGGGCAGAATAAGAACCCTTACAGAACACACTTACGCTGAACGAGTAAAATATTTGGTTAAAGAAATAGAATCAGGAGAATAAAATGACAGCAGAAGAATATCTAGAAGGTCATTGGCTCAAAAAGCCACAAATTTACGATTACAATATCAACAACAAAAACCACCACTACGAAAGGTTTAAAAATTGTACTAGCAGTTTAGTGGGTACAAAATTTATAGACGTAGGTTGTGCCTGCGGTCATTCCACAAATATGCTTAAACAATTGAAAGATGGCGAATGGTCGGGTTTGGATTTTTACAAACCCGTTATCGAGAGAGCCAAGCAGAATTTTCCTGATATCTATTTTTACTACTCTCCCGATTATAACTACAAAGAAATGGTGGGGCAGTATGACTCTGTAGTGTGTTCTGAGGTAATTGAACACATTCCCGATGATAAACTATTCATCGAAAAGGTTATCGAAATAGCAAAGCAAAAAGTGATATTCACCACCCCCAACAAAGAGGTAGGCGACCCCGGCCATCTCCGACTTCACACCTTGGAATCTCTTTATGACCTTTTCGTAAAATATAATAGAAAAATAATATCCAAAGGTATATTTTTCTACATCACAATAACCAAATGATACACGCCATCGGAGATAGCCACGCGGGGTCTTTTGAAAAAGTACCAAATTGCCAAATGTGGAGTACCAACCAACTCACGCTAGGTAAGGCTAGTCAAATAGAAGATACAGTCATTCCTCCAATTATCAAAAAGATGAAATTAACCAAAAATGATTTTGTCATTTTTTGTTTCGGTGAAATTGATATCAGGTGTTATGTCAAACCAACAGTAGAACATAGAAAATCTATCACTTTAGATGTCTTATTAGAAACTTGGGCAAAGAATTATTGCCACCGTATTTCTCTTCTTGATTTGAATAATGCTGGAATAGTAATAATGAGCATCGTGCCGCCGAGCAGAAAAGTGAACCTCGGCTCATTCAAATGGCCTGTAGGTGGAAATGGAAAAGAACGGGCATTATACACCAAAACAATAAATCAATATTTGAAGAAAGAATGTGAAACGAGGAAATGGCTTTATCTAGATGTGTATTCTTATTACGTTGACGATGAAGGGATGTTGCCTTTGGATAAAACAGACGATACAGTACACATCATTGACAAAGAACCCATAGCAATATTAATAAAGGAGTTATTATGTTGTCGAGACCAAATTTAAACCGGCAGTTCCCCTGTAAGATTAACAGGGAAACCCTGACCCAAGAAATAATAAATACACTTCCAAAATTTCTTATAATAGGAGCAGCCAAGTGTGGCACGACTAGTTTATGCGATAATCTAAACCAACACTCTAAACTCTCTTTAGCATCTCTGAAAGAACCAAATTTTTTCGCAGGACAACGACATTATAGAATCGGTATTAATTGGTACATTAACTTGTGGAAAAATACACCCAAAGAAAATTTGAAATTTGAAGGGTCAACTCTTACCATATTTGCACCCTGTCACGAAAGAATCAAAGGTCTAATTCCCGATGTAAAAGCCATCTTGATGTTAAGAAACCCCGTAACAAGAGCATGGAGCCATTACGTCCCACGCTATGCTTTACCACCTTACAATTATCCGCTTTCTGTTTTAACAGACCCAAATTCGTCCGTCATCAATAGAGGAATTTATTTGTATCAAATAAAAAAATGGCATGAATATTTTCCAAAGGAAAATTTACTTATCATCCGAAGCGAAGATTATTTTGCAAATGAACTAGACATAATTAAAACAGTTGATAAGTTTCTTGGTGTGAATTATGAACCGCCTATGGAAATATCAAAACGAGACCCGTGGAAAGAAGTCAAAGATAAAGTAGGGTATCCCCCGATTCCAAAGAATATTGAGAGATGGCTTTACGAATTTTATAAACCCCATAATGAAGCCCTAGAAGAATATTTGAACAGAAGTTTTAGATGGAATAAAGAGGTATAAATGCATCCATTAAGTATGGAAAACATGGTTTACAATTTGAACACGTATGCTTCCAACGTGCCCCTCGGTTCTTACGTAGCCGACATCGGCTCACAGGATATTAATGGTAGTTACAAACCAATCGTTGAACCACGATGGCGTTACCACGGCTTTGATGTTCAGGTGGGGAAGAATGTAGATGTAATAATGCCAGGAGAGTTCGACACAGGACTACCTGACAACACCGCCGATATCGTTCTAAGCGGACAATGCCTAGAACATTGTACCAACCCCTTCAAACTAGCTACCGAAATCATCAGGATAGCCAAATCCAAAGGATTGCTTTTTATCACAGCCCCTTTCAGCGTCCACGAGCATCGCTACCCCATTGACTGTTGGCGATTCCTTCCTGACGGGATGAAACTGCTCTTCCCTGAGCCTCTCGTTACCTGTATCACGTCCTACCTAGTTGGGCCAGATTGTTGGTTCGTTGGACAAAAACACTAAATAGTTTTTGTAACACCTTGTGTTATAATAGATATTGGAGGAAAGAAAATGAATATCTACACCGACAACGTGGAATTTTTCCAAAAACTTATCCACGTATCAAAACAAAAACTTCAGAAGAAGTACGGTTGTATTGCGAACTGCTCAGAAATGAGAGAGTACACTACATTAGTGTACTACGACAAGGTGAAGAAGGTTGCCCGTTTCGAAGTGGCAATCACTCATCCGAAGTTGGACAGGTTCAGCCGTAAGGAAGGTCGTGAGGAAGTTCTTCGCCACCTTGGAAACGAAAAACCGTTCATGCTCGTGGACATTGGTGAAATTGTAAAAGACCTTACTCCTGAGTTTGAGAAGAAAATCGTTTCTCACCTTTTGAGTGATTTCACACACGAAATCATTCCGAGAAAACTCTTCGGTAAAAAGTAAACTTGCAAAAACCAAAACTTGTTTATCTGATAGACCATATCTACGATGATTTGGCACTTGAACAAGTGTGTCACGTCCACAACAAGGATTGGCTTAGTGAGTACTTTAACATCCTGTTTATCGTCAGGACGTTAAACCCCACCTTTGTCAAGAAACGAGCGGGGTTTAGTATTAAGGCATTTAACAGGAACATACCTTATGAGGAGATACGGGGTGAAATCGAAAGATTCAGCCCCGATATCATCCAACTTTTCGGACCTTTGTTTCTTGGAGAGGCAAGGCGATTCGTCCAAGATTTCCACGGACGATGTAAGATTATTCAACGTTACGCAGGGGCTTACCCTGACGGATACGGTGGAGACTTCGTGGATTACCTTGTAATTGATGATGTTCACGCCCCCGCCTTTCAACACATTCCACCTGAAAAAAGAGTAGTTGCTAGGATTTGCTCTGACTTAAATATCTACAGGCCGCTTCCCGAAGTGGAAAAGGTCTATGATGGCATTCAGGTCGGCGGCTTTTACTGCCGTAAGGGGCAAGACATACTTGTGAGAACCTTCGCAAAAGAACCTGTGCGCCTTCTGTTCATCGGGGCGCAAAAGTCCAACGAAGGAATTTACACGGACGAGTACCTGTACACCAAACAACTTTACGAACAGACAAAAGACAAGTTGAGTGTGGACTTTGTAGATTTTGTACACCCGACGGAACTGCCGCTGATTTACAACAAGGCCAAAATCTTCCTGTGGGGAGCGCACGAATCCTACGAAAACCCAATCACCCTGACAAACCGCTCAGTCGCAGAAGCCGTTGCCTGTGGCTTGCCGATTGTCGGCTTCAATAAAACGTTTCAAAAATCCAATTTTGTGCTTGACGGCGAAAACGCATTTTTAGTGGACAGCGAGAACGAGTTCAAACTCGTAGTCCTTTTCCTTTTAAACAACGAAAAAATCAGGCAAAAGATGGCTAATCGTAGCCGTGAAATTGCCATGGAAATGCTCGACTTTCAAAAATGGCACAACGAGTTTTTCTTCAATCTTTACAAGAGGATTTTAGATGCCCCAAAATAAGACTTTCAAAATTGGCAAAATGGAATTGAATTATTTGGAACCTGACCCTAGCACAGAAAGGCGATTTGAAGTTCCCCTGTTGGCGCATTTCATCCAACGTACCGACAAAGAGAAATTTATTGAAGTAGGAGCGGTATCTTGTAAGTACTTGCTGACCTTTCATCAAATTTTTGACCCTACGGATGATGCAGCAACAAAAGAGTTTGCCGAAAATTTGGATTACGTTGGGAAGAACGTGATGTCGGTTTCAACGATTGAACACATCGGCAAAGCAGAATATGGCCTTCGTGCCACTTCACCTTATCGGGCAATCACAACCCTGAATAAGATGCTAGAGGCAAAGACGTACTTGATTACTTGGCCTATAGGCTACAATTTACTTCTTGACCACTACGCTACTACCGTGGTTACAAGATTAAATGACAAAAACATTCTTACTCTCAACCGAGATGACCACAACAATTGGAAAGTTACGAATCCTAGAAGTTTTGACTTTAAATATGGCCAGCCTTACCCTCATGGAAACGCCATCATTGTAATCACAAACCTAGAAGAGCTTTTAACTAAATAATAGTATGAAGTTTCTCTTGGTAGAACGCTACATTACCTTGATTGCTCCTAAACAGAAAGAAAAGTACAAAGATGTTGTGTGGGATATTCTACAAAAATCCTACAAGGATATTGGCGGCTTTTGGACGCATAAAAACCCTGAAGAGTTGATTCAATTCACGAGCATTTGGAAACTTGCAAAGAAAAATGGAGAGATTGTGGCAGCGGCGATATATCGGGATAAATTCGGGCGCAAGTGCATAGGCCTAGGTTCGAACGGAACTTTTATCGGTATCGAAGCCCTGATGGGGATAATGGCCGAAGACCAAAACCCAAAACTCCGCAGGGCATGGATTGAGATTTCTCCCCGCTTGGAAAGAATGTGGAAGAAAATCGGCGGCAACCGTTTGAACACAAACGTTATCAAGACCTCGATGCGCTCTGCAGATATCCGCCCTGTGGATGAGTACCGCTACGAGCGGCACATTGCAGGGGTCGAACCCCAAGTTAAAAGTGCGTGGGGATGGCCTCAATTGTCGATGGAATCTACCAAGTTTAAAGTACTGACTAACCCTTCCTACGATTGGAAGAAACGCCGCAAACCCAAAGCCCCGAAGGCCGAAAGGTCAATTCCTGACGGAGATTTACCAATGCAAAAGGGTAAATCTTATACGCAAGCCCTTAAAGCCGAACACGAATATCATTACGAAGGGCGCCCGTATGGTGTGGAAACCCCTCACGTATAGACCCTTTCCAACCCTTGACATTCAATTCAAAGTATGATATAATAATTGTAGGTGAAAAAATGAGACTTCCGAAATTCGCCATTGGCAACATGTTTTTTGTGACTTACAGTCAGCAGGACGCGGAACTATATCTTGGTGAAAATAAAAAGGACAATTGCGGAAATTATACCCACATTCCCGCTGTCGGGATTATACGAGAAATTAAAATTACTAAAAAAGATATCATTTATGTTGTGGAAGAACGTTTTAAAACTAATGAAAAAGTGTTGACAAGGACAATTGAGCAAAACGAAAATGAGGTCGAGAAAGGTTTTAACTCAGTACATACATTAATAGAAAAATTGGGTATCATTTTTAATGGTGCATTTGCTGAACTTACAAGGGAAATCAACAAGGAAAAACTGACTGAAATATTGAATGGCGGCAAAGAATGACAACTAGGGGTATGTTCTACAAATTTTTAATTTGGAAAGCCCTACACCCCGAACCACGACCAGGTGTGTGTTATTATTGTAGTGCTAGAAATATCCATAGATGTATTGTTACTAAAAATGGTCAATTTTTAGACACATTTGCTACATTCAGACCACTAACTGTTGGTCAAAATGGTTTGAGGAAAGTCAAAAAGATATTCCTGAAAAGAAAAGACAGAAGTTGGGAAAATAATGAGAGAACCGAAGTTTAAGATTGGTGATACGTTTTTCGTTTCTAGCAAACCTAACCAAAACAATGTCCCTACGTTACACCTTTACCTTTTTGTCCATCAACCCTCTGTTTACGTTATCACAGAGATACATCAGACCAAAAAAGAAATTTCCTACACTTTAAAATGCTATAGGAAAGAGGTCAAGAGCTTCTCAGTTACCGAATCTGAGATGACTGAAGATGAACTAGTAAAAAAGAATTACGCCCGAACCCTCACAGAAAAAATGGAACAGATTCACAACGAAATTATCGAGGAGTACAACGAGTTGATTAAAGAAGTCAACAAGAAAAAACTGATCGATGTACTGAACGCCTAACAATGAAAACGCCGAAATTTGATATTGGTGATAGGTTTTTTGTGTCGTATACTTTACTCAACGCCGAAGTAGTATTCGACAACACCGAACGTGATACTGTAGGAACCTTCACTCATATTCCCACCGTAGCCGTAATTACCAAAATCTCAATTGATAGAAAGCAAATCGTTTACACCACGATGGAATATTCCAAAGGGGATAATAAAATCATCAAGCGGTCAATTGATAGAACTGAAAAAGAATTACAAACGCTTCATCATTCCCTGACCAAACTTTTGAAAAGTTTGCTATTCTTGTATACGGACTCTTTCCAAAAGGTTGTGAAAGAAGTCAACAAGGAAAAATTGTCCGATGTTCTGAATGGAGGAAAATAATGAAAACTGTTGTAATTAAAAAGTTGTCGATTCCCGCCGTAGTCTGTCCCGTCTGCAATAAGAAGTTTATCAAAACTTCCTCAGTCATGGTAATCAAAAAGGACATCATCATTCACTCCGACTATCATTGTTGGACTAAGTATTATCAGGATATGCAGAATGGCCTTCCTGAAGAACAGCGAGAGCGCTTCTGGATACTCGATTTCGATTTTCGTTTCACCTCTGAGTACGAAAAGTCGGATAAAGCTGGCATCACCGAAGGACAGTTCAACGAGTACAAGAAGATGTTCAAACAAGTCTTTCTTCCTAGCGACCCGATGACGGTCAAGATAGCCATCCGCGATCGGATTTGGCTAGCCGTGGGTCGCAAGTACGCACAACAGTTGCAGATGATTCACGCCCTGAGCAGGGTTTACGACAAGAAGAAGGACACGTGGCGTTCCAATTTCAAAAAGACCTTTATCCCATCCGTCCTGAATCAGTTCCGTTCGAAGGGATACCTGAGCAAGAAACAATGGGACTTGGTAGACAGCCTTCTTCATCAGGAAGTTGAAGGAGAGGATAAAGCGTATTTCTATCAGGCAAAGACCAACGCTTGTGAAATTGAGAACCTTACTCTTCCTGACCGCCTTCGCCATATGCAGAGGAAAAAGAGTTTCATCAAGTGGTACAATAAAAAGAACGGCATCGTAGAAGAGTAATGGATTTAACCGTTGAAGAAAAAAGAAGGCTCTGGAACAAGATACGATTTTTTCGTGTCATGCACCACAAAGCCGTACCACCTAGTTGTATCTCCTGCCCACACCAGGGTGATGCGGCGTGGGGGGCTTGTTACGGACGAAAGAAATTAACCTACTACGAAATAAAAAACTCTCAACTAGGATGGATAGTACTGAAGAAACCTCGACATTGGGGAATAGAAAGAACCTACACAGTTTGCGAAACATTTTTCAAAAGCACTAAATAAAAGTAGAATGAAACTTACAATTATTGAGAAACTTAAAAGACCCCTAACCAGGGAAACATCTTTATTTTCCTACATTGAGGAAAAACCCTTCGAACAAATTAAATCAGAATTGGGAGCGGAACCCCTGAACATCAAAGTCAACGACAAGGGAAATCTTTACATTTGTAAATACAGCCAAATCGACAGCGATTTCTCGTACAAAATCGTGCGTCAATGTAGAGGTATTATCCTTGAAAAAGGAACGAACAAAATCATGGCTTACCCTTTCGACAAGTTCTTCAACATTCAGGAAGGCCACGCGGATAAGGTAGATTTTGGAACGGCATCAATTCAGGAAAAGGTCGATGGTAGTATTATCAAGGTATACTATTATGACAACAAATGGAATGTCGCTACCAACGGGACAATAGATGCAAAAGATGCGGAGACTGCCGATTCCTTGACAGGAAAGAAGGCAAACTTTTACGACCTTTTCTTAGACGGCATCGAAGAGCAGGGAGTAACCTTTCCTGAACTAACTGCAAATCTGACTGCGGGACTGACCTACATCTTTGAACTCGTTCATCCCATTACCCGTATTGTTGTCAAATACGAAAAACCTGGCGTGTATTTAATTGGCATTCGTTGTAACAACACAGGAACAGAAATCGATATTTTTGACGAAAGCAACAAAGAGGTTAAAAAAATCACTTCGCTAGGAATCAAGAGACCCAAAACCTTTCAGTTCGCTTCGACAGAGGAAATGATTGCCGCCGCAGAACAGTTGACGAAGGATGAAGAGGGTTATGTCGTTAGGGACAGCGAATTCCGCAGAGTAAAGGTCAAGTCACCGTTGTACTTGAAACTCCATTATCTCAAGTCCAACAACGAACTGACCCCGAAACATTTCATAGAACTCATTCAGAAAAATGAAACGGACGAATTCCTAGGAGCCTTCCCCGAATACAAGCCGAAGATTGACGAGATTCGGGAAAAGTTGAAAAAGTATATTTCCGAAGTTCAGAAAGATTGGAAATTTTTGGAGAATGCTTTTCTGCTTCAACGCAAGTTTGATTCCAAAGACAGGAAAGAATTTGCCGAAGTTGCAAAGGAGACAATCAACTCAGGGGCCATGTTCAAGACTTTGGATATGTATTTGCGTGGAGAGAATAATCTACCGAAGTTTATCACTAAATATATTATGGAAATGCAATCGGATAAGTTGCTGATTGCGATAGGAGTGTAGAAATATGGAGGATGGTAGGTGGTCTGGACCCCCGACAAACAGAAGCGGTTACAAGCACTTGGATTTTCTTACAATGAAGATAATGACAAATGGACTAAGGTTGAAAAAGACCACGATGAATTTGTTTGGTCTACTGCAAGTTTTTTGTATTGGTTTAGTGCCGAAACAACGAATGGTGGTAAAATCAGGGGAAGTAATAAATTCCCAATTATGGACTTCGATGCCCTCATCATTTTTCTCAGGGCAATTCAGGCGATGGAGAGGTTAGAAAATGAAATTTGAAGTAGTAGGACAAACACCAGAAAGGTCAACCAAGGAAGAGTTACACAAACTCCACGACAACCTTGTACATTTGATAATCAAATACGGTAAGCGATTTGACAAAAAACACGGCAACTGGATAAAGTTGGAATTGGAAGGAAAGAAATTTTTACAGTTGGACACTTGGAATAGCAATCCTCAACTTAAAATGGGTAGTGGAGAATACGAGTATTGGACAGGGTTTGAGCCGAGAAAGGCCTTGATTAATTTCGGAATTGACTTCGGCGGGTCTCAAACTTATGCCTCCGAAAACCAATACATAGAAACCATCAAGGATATTGAATCGTTATACGGAAAATGAAATTCCAAATTGTAGAAACCATTTTAAAACAAGGGGTAGAAAAACCCACCTTTAAAATAGTTCACAAACAGGAACGTCCAATTTCAGGAACTGATAGTGATTATGATGTTATTAGTTATAAAATGGAAATGTATATATCGGGGCAAAAAATTGGACAGGTAATATCGGGATATAATGAAGAAGAAGAGCAACCAGAATCAGACGTAGATATTATCGAAAGCCAAAGAAACAAAGGATACGGTAAAATATTACTGTTAAAAAAAATACAAATGGATTATGAATTATTGGGTAGACATTCCATGGATGCTAGAGGATTAACCGAAGACATGGGTAGAGTATACAACTCATTAGAAAGAGACGGATATATACAGTCAAAATTTTTCGGTATTTATGAATTGACTCCAAAAGGTCAAAAGTATTTAGATAGGGAATATCCAGAAATATGAAATTTAAAATAGCAGAAAAAGTTTTGACGACATATACAGGTTGCGCGGGATATTCAACGACAAATGAAACTTATATAATTTATAAAAATCCATCTGTAAGTGATTTACAAGCCAAGGACGAAACAAAAGATAATCGAGGAATTATTGATAGTAAGGGAAATCTTTTTGTAGAGGCCATGTGGATAAAAGAAGGTGGCAATCCCGAAACGGATTTCTCTAATATGTTACACGGAAGTTTGTTACGAGTTCTACATAAAAATGGGGAATGTTTAGATTTGATAGACGGCGACCTAAGAGGGATTCATAATTCTTCTGGATTAAAAAACGGATTATTTGTTATAAAAAACTTTGGAAATTCCAAGAAATTTTACATTGCTGAATATGATGAAGATGTTCTTAATAACCCTAAAAGTAAAAAATTAATCAGAAAACATTTCGATAAGTGTAAAAAGAAAAACCCCCACTTTGTTTTTTTAGTAACATGAAATCTAAAACCCTAACCGATTACAAAATCCTGTACTATTCATTAGTGGAACGATACGGCAAAAAAATTGCGGACGAAAAAATAAAAAAATTGATAAAAACGAACAAACAGAAAAATAACGAAAATCATAAATAGAAACACAGGAGAAAAATAAATTAAATGTTCAGAACAGAAATTTCTACACCACAAACGAAGGAGGAGTCGCCTGATGGCGAGCCGCCGCTTGTTAAAGATTGGAACGATTGGACTTGGCAAATTAAGAACTCTATAACTTCATTAGAAGAATTATCCAAATACATTACCCTGACGGACGAAGAAAGGCAGTCAGGTAATCTTCCACTCCGAATCACGCCTTACTACGCACGACTGCTTTCAAATCCCGCAATCCGAAAGTGCATCGTGCCGACTGCAAGGGAATTGGAAATTTCCCTTTGCGAACAAGAGGATTCCTTGGCTGAAGAAAGGGACAGAAAAACTGAACACATCATCCACCGCTACCTCGACAGGGTTCTCTTTCTCACTACCAACATCTGCGCTAGCAACTGCCGCTACTGCACCCGCAGTCGGCTTGTCGAGAACAGCGACCACTCCATCAGCCACTCTTGGGGCGAAAGTTTGGAGTACATCAAGAACCACTCCGAAATCAGGGACGTTCTGCTTTCAGGCGGCGACCCCTTGCTCTTGAACGATTCGCAACTCACTTACCTTTTGGAAAAACTCTACGAAATCAAGCACGTAGAAATGGTCAGGATTGGGACAAAGGTTCCTGTCGTGCTTCCGCAAAGAATCACGAAACGTCTTGCTGATATCCTGTCTAGGTACAGCCCCCTTTACATCAGCATCCACTTTACACACCCTGCCGAACTGACCGTGGAGACGAGACAGGCCTGTAGGATGCTCACGCACGAAGGCCACGCTTTCCTAGGGAGTCAGACGGTTTGTTTAAACGGCGTAAATGACAACCCCGAAGTGCTGGGGATGTTGTTCAAGCAACTTTTAACTGTGGGGGTTAAACCCTACTACTGCTACGCTTGTGACTTGGTTCCAGGCTCTAGCCACTTTCGTGTGCCGATGGGAAGGATGTTAGGAATCATCGACAATTTAAGAGGTTGGATTTCAGGCTACGCCATCCCGCACTTTGTAATTGACGGCCCAGACGGTAGGGGAAAGACCCCGATTTTACCTGATTACTTTATCGGGCAGACAGCCGAAAATTACCTTTTCAGAAACTACAAAGGCGAAAAGTTCACCTACCCCGCATAATCACCACGGATTGACTACTAGAAGGTGGTTTTTTGGTGGGTTTCAGGCCCGTGGTGGCGTTTTTATCCCTGCCCCCACTATTTTTTATTATCAGTTCTGTAACAAGTCGTGTTATATAATTTATTTAAAGGAGAAATAAATGGAAAAGAAGAATTTATGTTTCACAAGGGTTGCCCCCTTTCCAACAAGCACAAACTGTACCTTGTCTTACACGCCGAAATGTGCAGTCAAGTTGAAGATAATCTCTTCACTAGAGATGCCAAGCTAAATTCAGCCAAAATGAAAGAAGATTGGATTTCTTTAAACTCTACAAATCCGTACAAATTTCCCGATTGCGCAAATTGTACCTTGAATGTGATATGAGGATATTCGGGTTGGTCAGGATATTCATGCCGTACAGCGGAAGCCTATCGCAAGCCCAATGTTCTTGATAAATTCAAGAATTGGGTGCGATATATGCGCCATGTATTTTAAAACAAACGCTGTATGGTATAATATTAGTGTAAGTAAATTTTATCTTGGAGGATAAAAGAAAAATGACAAAAACGATTACGAGCAAGGTGATTGAGGCCATCATCAGCGCACCAAAGGCAAAGGTCAATCGCAGAACGATGCACGTTCTCGACCATGCTGAGATTCTGGGTCTTTCGAAATCCGAAGATTCGGCTACCCGCAGACTTCGTGAGAAGGCAAACCAGTTTGGTGGCTACGCCTACGAACTGAAGGACAACAGGTATCTGATTGACCCGCAGTTCGTGAAGTGGCTGAAGAAGAATCAGTAATTCTTTTTCAGTTAAATTGGGTCAGGGGCGGTCATCATGACCGCCCCTTTTTTTAAGGATAAAGTCAGATGACAGATGAAAAATTGCTGAAGAAATTAAAACTATACAGCATTTTACACGGAAACAAAACTATAACAGATTGTCAAAAAACCTCTTGTCGTCATTTTCAATTTGGTCGATGCTTTTTTAAAGGATACCGAAGATATTTTTATTATCAATCTCACGATGGTGGTAAAACAATAGGAACAATCGATGGGGTATACGATGAAACCCACAAACCTAAATTTATATACTTTGGAAGTTGTATTGAATTTTTAAATAAGGATAATAAATAGAGGTAGAATGAAATTTAGAATCGTGGAATCTTTGGAACAGGAAGCCTTGCAATTTGATATGCCTGAAGACTTCGTAAAAAGTTTTCCGAAAGTCTATCACGGCACAAATACCGAATTTCGAAAGTTCAACCCGAAGAAGGGTGCGCAGGGAACCATTTGGTTCACGAATGATAAGGACACAATCATCAGAGGGGAGTCGGGTGCGCAAGGGACGAAGTACGTAATGGAGAGGTATCTCACAGGGAAAAATTGGGCAGGATGGAATGAGTACGACAAATACATGATAGTCCAATTAATACAAATGGGATACGATGGGGTCAAACTTCCCGCAGGGGAACACAACGACTATATGCTTTTTGATAACAAAAATATTTACACGGAAAAAGAATTGATTAATCTTTGGAAGAAGGTACGAAATGGAATTTAAAAACTTTGGAGACATCCCGCCGCAAGCCCTTGAAATTGCGCAACTTTTTAATGACGCAGGACACGAAGCCTACCTTGTAGGCGGCTGTGTCAGAGACATCATGCTGGGCAGACAGCCGAAGGATTGGGATTTTACAACCGATGCTCTTCCTAGAGAGACGGAAAAAATCCTGACCGATGCGGGAATCAAGAATTACCCCAAAGGCGAAGATTATGGCACGTGGGCGGCAATCATGGACAAAGAAGAGTTTGAAATCACCACCTACAGGCTTGAAGCAGACTACTCCGATGCCCGTAGGCCGAAAGCCGTATCGTTCTCCAAAGACCTGAAAGAAGATTTGGCTCGTAGGGACTTGACAATCAATGCAATGGCGTTCGATCCGTTGACAGGTGAACTTGTTGACCCCTTTGGCGGTCAGGAAGATTTGGAAAGCGGCACGTTGAAAGCAGTAGGCCGTCCTGAAGAACGCTTCCACGAGGACGCACTCAGGCTGATGCGGATAATCCGCTTCGCAAGCCGCTACGGGTTTAAACTAGACCCAGACACGGAAAAGGCAATCAAACGCAACGCCGAAAGATTACGCTACGTTTCGTCTGAAAGAATCAAGGACGAACTTGACGGAATCCTGTTGACCCCGAAGCCGTCTGTAGGAATCCAAATGCTTCACGACCTTGGACTGCTAAAAATAATTCTACCTGAAGTAGACGTTCTTGACAGCGTTCCACAACAAAGTCCGTGGCATCACAAGAACGTTTTCGGACACACGATGGACGTGGTTGACGGCACACCCGCACGTCTAGATGTTCGTTGGGCAACCTTGCTCCACGACATCGGCAAGGAGAAGGCAAGGGTCAGGGACGTGACGGGACGAGACCGCTTCATCGGACACGACAAAATCTCCGCAGAGTTGACAGAACCTATTCTACGCCGCCTGAAATTCAAAAATGAAGCAATCAAGAAAATCGTCAGGATGATTCTGTTGCATCAAGCCGAACCTGAGAAGCGCAACAAAATCAAGCACTTCATCAGGCACTTGGGCGTGGACTACTTGGAAGATTGGAAGGCGATGCGCCTGGCGGATATCGGTGCGCACAAGCCTGAGAAAATTGCGGCGGGGATGGAGAAGTACGAGTCTAGAGCCGCACAGATTGACGATATCCTAGCCAAGAAAGAGCCGTACATGATTTCCCAACTCGACATCAGCGGTGATGATTTACAAGAGGTCGGAGTCCCGAAAGGCGTAATCATCGGCAAAGTGCTGAGAGGCTTACTCGACCTAGTGATAATGAACCCTGAAAAGAACAAGAAGGAGTTCTTGAAGCGTTGGGCGCAAAACAACTGGAAGCGGATTGAAAAAGAAATAAATAACAGTAGATGAAATTTAAATTGATGCATCCTACATTCTATATGGCAGTTGGAATCAGCGGCTCAGGTAAAAGTACAATTCTCGACAAAGTGTTTGAACGAGAAGTAATCGTTGAACCCGATGCAATCCGCAAAGAACTTACAGGTTCGGTCAGCGATCAAAGCAAAGACTTTGTGGTGTGGAAAATAACAGCAGACAGAATAAAGAAAAATCTCGAAACAATGGGTCTTGCGGTTCTAGATGCCACCAACACCAAGTCTTTCCTGCGCAATCAATTCCTGAAGAACATTCCCGCAGGAGTCCACAAGGTAGCCATCATCTTTCAGCCGCAAGGTACGGACGAGGAAATCGTGGACAAACTCTACGGAAGAGTGCAGGGTGATTTAACAAGTGGCAAAGACAGAAGCGCAGTACCGAAAGAAGTAATTGCACGACAACTAACTCAGTTTAAGAACGGTTTACAAAATATTGAATCCCAGTTCGATGAGGTACAAACAATTCCTTCGTGATGTGGTATAATAAGGGTAGGAGTAAAGAATGAAAGTTGAAATAAGATATGAGATGATTGGTGACGCCCTGAAAAATTCGTTTGTAAAACCCTTTGCCCCTTTAAAAAGGAAAAAGACATATGTAGCCTCTGCGTATTGTGTAAAGGATTGTAAAAAATTTCATAGTATAGATGAAAAGAGTAAAATTTTATATTGCAACGGGGGTAAAGAATGAAAAATATTATAGGAATAAAACTATGAATTTTGAAAACAGAATAACTCCAGAAAAAATTATCGAATTAAAAGAAAACGAAATTTTTATTTTCGGTTCAAATTTATCAGGACGGCACGGAAAGGGCGCGGCCAAGACAGCCCTGAACAAGTTTGGAGCCAAGTGGGGCCGAGCGGCAGGATTACAGGGACGGAGTTATGGTATCCCGACAAAAGACCGCAGTATGAATGTCCTGAACTTGAACGAAATAGGACATTATGTAGAGAAGTTCATCAAGACGGCCAAGGCCAACCCGCAACTCACTTTCCTTGTTACGGAAATCGGTTGTGGATTGGCTAGGTTCTCCCCCAAGCAAATTGCTCCTTTGTTCGAAAAGGCAAAGGATGTCCCGAACATCCACCTTCCCAAACGCTTTTGGGAACAACTCAATAAATAACTTCCCCAACTCTCTAAATCAATAAATATCTTTAGAGGTGACCTATGAAACTAACCAAAGAAGATATCCAAAAATTTGCAACCGAAGACGAGAAGAAATCTTTAAAAGAAGATAAATTCAAGCCCGAAGATTGGTTTGCGGCAGACAGGGACAGAGTACATAATATGGAACTGCTCAAACAGGATATCGCTCTTGCGAAAAAGAAAATCATCACCCACCACAAACGCCACGGAGCGCACGAAATGGGCGTAAGAAGTTGGGTTGATAAACTAGTTGGTAAATTGGAAGACAAGTGGAGAATAAATGACTTGGTGTACAGCGGATATCAACTAGAAAGAAAAATGGCTGAACTCCTTAAAGACTTTTGGACTTGGGCAGTTAATTACGAAGGTGGGCCTAATGGTGTTAACCCCGAAGAATATTACAAAGTAAAAGAATCCAAGGAATTATCCGAACGCCGAAGAGGATATATCCCCCTTTACATCAAGCAGAAAAAAATTATAGATAGATTCATCGAAGAGCATTATCACGATATCAAGCGTAGAAGTCTTTGGTTCAACGTTGATGATTGGCCTGAACTCTACGATGAAGTTGCCACTATCCGTGAAACAGAAACCCTTTACCAAGACATCAATCGCTATGTCAGCGATAAACTGTCGGAAATGCCTAGAAGGGAATGGGAAGAAAATTTCGATCCATACATAACTGATGAAGAGAGGGAATCATTACTAGAGGCAAACAATTACGACGAGAGGACATCTTTGAAGGAGTCTCTTGCTAATAATATAGCAATGAAACATATCGAAGATTCACAAAGGGATTTGGATATTTGGGAAGATGATATTCGTAAAATGTCCCCTGAAGAATTGGATGAAACCGAATTTGAATTCAAGTCAGCACGAGATAATATAACTTGGAAAATTCAAAAATGGACAATTCCAGGAGAGCATCGTGAAGGCTTGAAAAACAAAAGAAAATTGTATCAGAAATATTTGAATAGATTGCGTAAAGTTAAAAAAGAAATAAAACTTTCTAATCCCGTTTTTTCTAAGAAAGACCCGCTTGGTTTTGGCAAGGCTATAAATTCAGACAGAATCAAAAATATGTCGGATGAAGAATCCGAAATGATTTTAAAAATGTTCAAGTAATTGGGGGTAACTACCATGACTGAAAATTTCGACAAGATAATGGAGTTTGTATTTAAGTGGGAAGGTTGGAAATCCAATGACCCTGATGATGCTGGCGGCAGAACAGTTTGGGGTATTGCAGAAAAATATTACCCCGAAGATGTGGAACTGATGTGGAACATGACCAAAAAGGATTCACAGGAATATGCCAAGAAGATTTTCCATCGGGATTATTGGGATAGATGTAATTGTAACCACATACAGAAAGGCACTGACGCAATCGTGATGGACACTTGCGTAAACATGGGACATATCTTTGCTGAGAAGTTAAAAGGATATGATCCCTGCACCGCTGTCATCGAACGTATCAAGCGATACACGGAAATTGCTGCCGTAGGCAACAATATTAAGTTCTTGCGGGGGTGGATTCGCAGAGCCGTTGACCTGTACTACTTCGTGAAACTGAATTTTTAAAATTATATAAAAATGAAATTTATATTATTAGAAATACAAAGTAGACAAGAATATTTAAAAAATCCTAAACTTTGTAAATTTTGTCAGAAACCACTCCCGTATGAACATCATACTGTTAAACAATTTTGTAGTAAATCGTGCGCGGCACAATTTAACAATAGTAACAGGATATTCAACCCAAAGGAAGATAAGCGAACAAAATACATTCCTTGTACTAGATGTGGGAAAACAACACTTATTAATATAAGAACTAATCCTAATAAGTCCTTTTGCCCTGATTGTAAAGAAATAATGAAACAACAAAAAAGAACTAGAAAAAATACAAAACGGTTCAAACACACGTGTGCTTCTTGTGGTCGGGATTTTTTATCTTCTAAACAGAATACCAAATATTGTAGTGTATCCTGTGGGGCTAAACATATGATGTCTACAGGGAAAATAAAGTCTTGGAGTACGAGAAATATAAAAAGTTATCCCGAAAAATTCTTTGAAAGAGTATTACAAAATAATAATCTATCTTATGAAATGAATAAGCCTGTTACTTTTAATGGTAAAACTTATTTTTTGGATTTTTATTTTGCTGATAAAAATATAGATTTAGAAATTGATGGTAAACAGCACGATTATCCTGATAGAATTACTAGTGATTTAATTAGGGATAAGATTTTAAAGAAAAATGGGATAAAAGTGTTTAGAATTAAATGGAAATCCATAAATACAGAAGATGGTAAGAACGAAATAAGAAAGAATATTCAAAACTTTTTGGATTTTTACAAAAATGATTGACAAATGAAACACAATATGATATAATATTTTTGGTAGTTTATTTGGGGATGTTGGCTAATTGGTAAGCCACTGCGTTTGGGTCGCAGTCATTTGGGGGTTCAAGTCCCTTCATCCTCACCAGAATGAAGGGCTGTTTTGGATTTTCAAAAAAATTCCAAAAGGGCTTGACAGATACAACAACCTGTGTTATAATAGGTTATATTGACTCGTAGGCTACGAGTCTTAGGGTGTTTGACATTTTTGGTTTTGTGGCTTTTTGAAGTGGGGGTGATATTCCTTCGGCTTTCGGACTGTGGGTAATATTGCCCCCGCTTCTTTCTTATCTCAATGGTAGTTTAATTTGGTTAGAACCCCATAACAGAGAGCATAAGTAATTATGCCGCTCACAACAGGCGATCTCGGTTCGAATCCGACCTAGCGAGACAGCAATATTATATCTTTTTAATTAATGGGGCCGTGGCACACAAGTAGGCGCGCCACGTTGTCAGCGTGGAATATGCGGGGGCAGTACCCGTCGGTCCCGCCATGCTTTTTTATGAGTCGGACTATCCAACGACAGAGAGCCGTCATTCCACTCTATGAGTAGCCTTGTAGACGTGCAGGTTCAGCGTTCATGCCGCAGAGGGTTGGCTCAACTCCTAGCAATTTTATTGTGGTGTTTTTCTTCGTATTCTTCTCCACCAAGATTAAAAAGAAGAAGTAGCAATTTTTTGGGACTGAACATAGGCATTTCCTATTAAGTAGGCCCCTTTTGGCTGTTTACCAAGTGTAAGCGGTGCATAGAGGTTTCCTTCGCTGAACCATTTTGAAAAATCAGCGGAGTGGCGGGGTGATGGTCATTAGACCGTCCCAATTGAATCTAGTATGACCTAAAGTATCCCATGAAATTCGGCGGTCAGAAAGATTTTTATTGAGGTTAGTGGTGAGCCGTGGGGAGTGGTACTCGGAAGTCGTATCCTAGTTCCTATACTCAAAAAACCACCAAGGTAAATGGATGTAGTATTTCGTATTGAGTGTATTAATAGATGTATCGCAGGAGGGAGGTCAATATCTCAGATGGTTTCATATGCCATCTTAAAATCGTGTAACTCGATTTCCTGCTACCATTCTTTCGCAGGATATCCTAGAGGCAAGGAACAAGTTTCATAAACTTGAAGCCGAAGGTTCGAGTCCTTCTCCTGCGACCAAAGCCATTTTATGGCCCTATCGTCTAATAGCAGGACAATGGTTTTTCAAGCCATGAACGTCGGAGCGTAACCGGCTAGGGCTACCAAGAAATATTTTCTCCATCGTCTAATATAATAGGACAGCGGCGGATATTTGCCGTCAATCCCTGAGTATCACAGGGTGGAGATTTTTTGTTGCTGTAGAGTAATTGGCCCTGTCGTCTAACGGTCAGGATGAAAGACCCTCAATCTTTAGGTCGGGTTTCGATTACCCGCAGGGCTACTTTTGATTAGTAATGATATTAATAATATGGGTGCGATAGGGTTGGTAAGAAATCCAACAAGTACTCTAGTAGATAGGAACTGACAATCTGAAGGGCTAGAATTACTGAAAAAAGAGTTTGTCACTTTGCTGGTGGAATTCCAGCCGCACCCAGCCGAAATTTTAAGCTCATTTAGTTCAATAAGAGAACTGGCGCCCGACAATCGTCGGACGGCGGGGCAGTACTATCATCGAGCATGTATGCCGTTGTTGGGCAGTGTAGTGAGCCTAGCGCGCTGTAAACGCGTCCACCGCAAGGTGTTGGTAGTGCAATTCTACTCAGCGGCACATTTTGTTCTTAGGTTTAAAGCATCCCTTAGAAGAATAGGATGCTACCTTAGAATCCGTTGGCAGAAATAAATCTTCGACCTTCCACGACCAAGGCCGGAGATTTAGGTCGACGGACATAAAAATTAAAATTAGATGGAACTCAAAGGCAACGGGTTGTCGTGGAACCTGTTAGCCTCTGAGTAAGGTTCGATTTTAAGTCAGCCACCCTGCGAAATTATGTGACTTATATAATGGGACAGGGGTGGTGCTTTTAATACAGTTAGCGGAACCATTCTCAATCGCACAGAGATTTGGAACAATTCCGTTAGCGGTCAGTATAGTATAATATGGCAGAGAAAGAGAATCGTCAGAAATTCGTTGGTGGTGCGACATTCGCAGATTTCTGTAGGTTCAAATTGGAGTGTTTAAAAAGTGTGCGGAAGGTCAGGCTGTTGGTAATACTGTTTGACCACGGTATTACCGATGGTCTCGCACCAAGATTGACTTAGGTTAAGGCAAAGTAGGCCAATTATACGAGCCTACATCTGCCTAAGTACTGCCCTCATGCGTCAAGTCTCTGTCGGCAGTCATCCATTATAACTTTTGGGGTGGGATCACCCACCCCGCATTTTTCTAGTTTCGATTTAAGACGTTAACCCCCGCCAGCAAAGTGCGGGGAATCCAACTTAAATTTCACCCGAAAGGGTGAACAGATTGCCGTGTAACTCAATAGCAGAGTATTCGCCTTATAAGCGAAAAACGGTGGGGCAGTACCACCCACGGCAAGTTTCCCTGAATTTATATAAGTTCGGAGAGGAATTGTGCTAATGGTGTAGGCTGGATAAACACACTCGCCGTCAAAGCGGGAGACTTGGGTTCAAATCCCAACGGCACATGTGAAAGAAAAAGAATCTTATCATTCTAGACAAGATAAGGTTTTGAATTATTTCCCCTCTCCGTTATTTTGCAATAATTAAGAGGCAACCATTGGTGTACGGATGCACGTCCCTTGGCGGGGACAGAGAGGTTCAACTCCTCATTGGTGAGAATAGGGATTATTTCATTCATCTAGAAGGGTGGATAAAAACGATTTCTCAGCCTCTAAGCAATATTTCTTTAACACAATAACCCCTTTTATTATGGGGCTATAGTATAACGGGAGTACGACTGGCCTGCAACCAGTAAATCGGGGTTCGATTCCCCGTAGAAATTTTTCAATTTTAAATTAACTATAAATATGCCGCCGTATCTCAATTGGCAGAGGGTCAGTTTTGTAAACTGAATGTTGGAGGTTCGATGCCTCTCGGCGGCTTTTCGCCTACTTAGTTCAATCAGCAGAATGAGAGTTTCGTAAACTTTAGACAGCGGAGCATAACCGTTAGTAGGCTGCTTACCTAATGAAGCGTCCAACGCTACGATACGTAAAGGGGATTAATTTATGAATAAAAAATTAAAAGAATGGTTTGATGCTCACCCTAAAGAATGGCATGGTTGTCTGATTTGCTCACATTGGAATAAATATTCTTACTGTTATTATGCGTTCACTTCAAAAAGTGAAACCTGTGATTTTTTTCTCAGAAAAGAAAAGGATATACCAAAAGAAAGATTGTGGAGATTTGGGAAAACCAAAAACAAAAGAAAGTTAGCATTGGTCAGAAAACAAAGTTTGCACGAATTGGCTTGTAAATAGTGCCGCTGTAGTTTAAATAGCAGAATGAGGACTTGGTAAGTCTTAGACGGTGGGGCAGTACCACTCTGCGGCTTATCGCTTATCTCATCTACCAAGTGTAGAAGGAGTTGGGCCATCGTTATGCGTTGGCCTTTCTGATAACCTAACCGCTAGCGGCGTGGAAGGACACCGCATTGTAGCGAAAGCCTATGTCCTCAATTGGACAAAACCCGTAACCCGAAAGACCAGGGTGGCAAGCGATACGGTTAAACTACAATGGCTAAATAACGGTCAGCGGGAATCAAGCCCCGCCTAGCGGTATTGTGCCCTATGATGTAATGGAAAGCAACAATCGCTTCAAACGATTGAGAAAGGGTTCGAATCCTTTTAGGGGTGCGAATTTCTGCGGGTTTGGTGTAATAGTAGCACCTGACGTTGCCAACGTTAGAGTATCGGGGCAGAGTCGATAATCCGCTTTTGTGGAGAGATGTCAGAGTGGTCTATCGTGGCGGTTTCGAAAGCCGTTCCCCGAAAGGGGCGCAAGTTCGAATCTTGCTCTCTCCGTGTAGGACGGCGTGGCCGAACAGTCAGGCAGCGGTCTGCAAAACCGTCTAAATGGGTGCGACTCCCTTCGCCGCCTTTTGAAATCTTATGCGGGTTTGGTGTCAATAGTAGCATAAAAGTCTTCCAAACTTTAGGTACGGGAGCAAAGCCCGTAACCCGCTCCAAAAATATGAGAGGTAAAAATAGAACAAGATAAACATGAATGTGAGTACAACAAAAGTCTTTTTTTAGTGGAAAAAAACTTCAGACTTTTCAGACACAAGAAAGTCTACTTTACTTGGGCGAAGGCTCTTGACGGGTGTATTGAATTTGGCTCCCATTTGACCTTTGCCAAAAATAATCGCAGATTTGAGATTTATTTTGACTTAGGACTTTTACGAAGAGTAATTATTATCAATATGCACGATGTTAGAGTGGGGGTGTAGTTTAGCGTATTTTTGATAACGGATGTCTCCGAAAACAATAAATAGTAGTAGGAGACAAAATGTATTATTGTAAAATATGTGGAAAAGGATTTGAAATCAAACAACAATTGGGTGGACATCGGGCTACCTGTGGAACTGTAAGGAAAAAAGGATATAAAAAAAGAACATATAGGGGCTTACCCATTAAATCCAAACCACCCAAAAATCCATTTGGAAAATGTAAATTTTGTGGGGAACAAGTAGGAAGAAGTATTTATCACCATGTCCCTGTGTGCATCAAAAATCCCAATAGAGAAAAAAATATTGAAGCACATCTTAAAAATCTAAAAAGAGGAAAAGACAATTCTTCCTCTAATCCTGAAATCAGACAGAAAATAGCAGAAACAGCAAAAAGAAAAATATTAGAAGGAACATGGCACAATTCATTTTCAAGAGCAAGAACCCATATTTACAAAGGTATTCATTTTTATGGCACTTGGGAACTGAAGTATGCAAAATATTTAGACAAAAAGAAAGTTAAATGGATAAAAAATAAAAAGACATTTCCTTATACCTATGAAGGAGAAGAACATAGATATACTCCTGATTTTTACTTGGAAAAAGAAGATTCTTATGTGGAGATAAAAGGATACCCAACAGAAAAAGACAGAGCAAAATGGAGAGATTTTCCACACCCTTTAAAAGTTCTTTTTGGTAAAGATTTATTTGAAATGAATATTATTAATTGTTATAGAGATTTAGAAACTAAAAAAGATGTAAGGCGTGGGAGTGTGGCGCAATAGGATAACGCGGCATCCCGTTAAGTTGAAGATTGGTGGTTCGAGTCCATCCACTCCCGCCATTTTTGTTGCGGTGGGGAAATTGGTAGACCCGCTACTTTGAGGTGGTAGTGCAGTAATGCATGAGAGTTCGACCCTCTCCCGCAACACCAACGCAATTTTTGAATGAATGTTGAAAGCAAAGGTTACTAGGTCGCACCTGAGTGAGTTCGATTCTCCAAATCGCCGCGGTCGGCGTGGAGTTCGATTCCCTAATCAACATTCATTCTTTTTATGGCAAGGTCGCTTACGTGGTCAGAGCATCCGCCTGAAGCGCGGAAAATGGGTGTTCGATTCACCCCCTTGCCACCATTTGAATTATTATGCCTAGGTGGTGGAATTGGGATACCGTGCGGACTTAAAATCCGTTGGCCTTCGGGCCATGTGGGTTCGAACCCCACCCTAGGCAGTTTTGTGGGGTCGTAATTCAACGGCAGAATAGTTGACTTTTAATCAATCTATAGAAGTTCGATTCTTCTCGGCCCCACCATTTTTTGCAATTTTAACCGACAGCGGTGTGGATAGAGTACACACTATCGTTTGCGTGTTTTCTAGAGGAATACTAGACAGATGGACGATTCCTGCACCTAATCTAGAAGGTAAAGATACGATGTAAAAGTAGGAAAGTTGGAATATAAATTCCAACCTGTCGGTTTTATGGGTCTATATGTCAACGGCTAGACGAACTGACTCTTAATCAGTAGATGGAGATTCGATTTCTCCTAGACCCACTTTGCGCCCTGTTAGTTCAACGGATTAAGAATATGGTGCTACGAACGCCAAGATGGAAGTTCGATTCTTCCACGGGGTACTTTGAATTTTTAGATAGGGGATTATGTTAACGGTAGACTACTTCGTTTACACCGAAGGAGCGCGGGTTCGATTCCTGCATCCCCTACCATTTTATTTTTGGATGCGTCAAACGTAATTGGTAACGTCCCGGTCTTGAAAATCGGTCGCGGGGTTAACTACTTCGCGTGGGAGTTCAAGTCTCTCCGCATCCGCATGGAAGTTTGACAGAGTAATAATGTGCCGACCTGCTAAGTCGTGGCCTACGTAACAGTAGCGTGTGTGCGACCCACACAACTTCCGAATTGAATTTTTATTGTTTTGATATTATAAATACCGCCATAGTATTTGGGGGTGTAAAATGTCAGAACAAAACAAAGTAGAAGTAAGCCACATGGGACGTTACGCAGACAACTTGCAAAATGTGTTGGACAAACTAGGAGCCGTGAAATTGTTGAGAGCAGACTACGAGAATGACTACCAAGGCCACGTAGACGTAGACGTATTATTGGGGGACGGCAAGGTGTTCAGTTACAACTACTCCTACGGGAGTTGTAGTGGTTGCGATGAGTGGGAAGATAGGTCTTATCAGACGGAGAGGTAGAGGCTGTGATGTTAGAGGAAGCAACCATTTTCGCAAATTGGCACGACTACAGTTTATTCATCAACAAGGCAAGGCTGAAAAACGTTCTAGGTGTTGAATAGGGGGCTGAAAGGCTCTCTTCTTCTACAAGCAATTTTATGTCCCCGTGGTGTAACGGATAGCGCAAGGGTCTTCTAAATCCTTAGTAGGGGTTCAATTCCCTTCGGGGATGCATATAGCCGTTTGGTGAAATAGTATCACACAGGGCTTTGAACTCTGAGGCGGTGGGGCAGAACCATCAACGGCTGAAGAATTAATACTGACAGCGGCATGAAGAAATCGTAAACACGAGCATCCGGCAGGCCAAGTGAAAAAATTAAGGCCTAATTTTTTCGTAAAGTTTAGCGGAGATTGGAAAACCTTTTGTATCCTGTATCATTCAAATATGCGTCTCTAATGAATTTGAATGTTGAGATACATTTGCGAATGGCAAGCCACCGATGAACACATCTAGATGTGTTTATTAGTAGTCATCCAATTTAGTTGGGGTAACGTCCAACCTGTCAATTTATATATTGGGTGGTAAGTCAATAGAAGACGGCTGGCGTCGGAAGCCAGAAGTTGTGGGTGCAAGTCCCACCCACCTAATTTTTATGGGGTTAGTGGTGTTAATAGTAGCACAACTGATTGTGACTCAGTAGGACAGGATGCAAATTCCTGCTATCCCTCCAAAATTTGAACTCAAAACTTATCAAAAACAATAAATAATAGTATGAAGGTTCAACTCACTAAAATATGTTTGGAATGTGGTAAGTCTTTTATTTTTAAAGATAAGAGACAAAAATTTTGTAATAATTCTTGCTCTGCCAAATACAGCAACAAACACAGAAATTACAATCCATCAGATGATAAAAGAACAAAGCAAATGAATTGTTCGGGTTGTGGTAAAAAAATTCTGGTCGATATTAGGGCAGGTCAAAATGTTAAATGTAAAAAATGTAATGAACTGCGAAGAAAAAAATATTCCTCACGATATATAATTAAAAATGATAAATTAATATGTAAATATTGTGGACAAGAAAAATGTTTGCGGCCTGATGTGTGTAGAAAACACCAAATATTTCCCACATTAATAAACTATTTTGGATTTGATAAAACCAAAATAGGAACAATAAAAATTTATGAAGAATTTGACCGAATAAAAAATAAAATTATTGAAGATTATTGGAATAAAAAATTAAGTACTTTAGATTTATCAAAAAAATATATGTATTCCTCAAATAATATACGACATTTTTTAAAGGAAATGAATATTTCTTTAAGAAATTTATCTTCATCAATAAGAAATGCTGTTTTAAATGGTAAAAATATATCACACGGAATAAACCAATATAAATGCGGTTGGCACACTACTTGGGATAATAAACAGGTTTTTTATCGAAGTTCTTACGAATTGAATTATGCCGAAGAATTGGATAAACAAAAAATAGAATATGAAATGGAAAAATTAAGAATACTTTATTGGGACACACAAAAACAAATACAAAGAGTAGCCATTTCTGATTTTTATATTCCATCTCAAAATAAAATAATAGAAATTAAATCTCCTTATACTTTAAATGAACAAAATATGAAAGATAAAGAAAAAGCATATAAAGAACACGGATATAAATTTGAATTAATTGTTATGTAAACGCTAGCGTGTTGGAACTGGTATTCATCGTGCGCTTAGAACGCACGGCCTGAAAAGGATTGGGGGTTCGAATCCCTTCGCTAGCACCAAGTATTTAATTTTAGGAAAGATAAAATGAAGAAAGATGACATTGGAAATAGGATGAAATCGAACTACGAGGACAGGACACGAATTTGTCTGCCCCGTAGGACGCACACCATTATCCGAATTGACGGCAAGGCCTTTCACACGTACACGCGTGGGCTTACCCGCCCGTTCGATGATGGGTTCATCGAAGATATGGACGCAACTGCGGCCTATCTCTGCAAGAACATTCAAAACGCCAAGTTTGCCTACGTGCAGTCTGATGAGATTTCTATTCTTCTTTCAGATTACGATAAGATTACAACGGATGCTTGGTTCGACAACAACATTCAAAAAATGGCAAGCGTGTCGGCAAGTATGGCAACGAGGGCTTTCAATGAGGCAAGGACGAAGAGGCTTATTTATGACGAAAGTCCATTAGTTCCTGCACACGAAGTTCCTATCCGAATGAAGTGGGCAGAGTTCGACAGCAGGGTGTTTCAAATCCCTGAGTGGACTGAGGTTGAGAACTACTTCATTTGGCGACAACAGGATTGCGTTTGCAACAGTATCCTTTCAGTTGCACAATCTCTCTACTCGCACAAGGAAATGAACGGTAAGAACACTTCAGAACTTCAAGAAATGATTTTTCAGAAAGGAACGAATTGGAACGACTTTGCTCCCAAGTACAAGAGGGGTAGAGTTATCAGGAAAGACCATACCGTTGTCGGTGAAACGGTACGTAGTAAATGGATTTCCGTTGAGCCACCGTCATTTACGCAAGAGCGGCAAATTATGTGCTTCTACGTGGAGAAGGCGGGGCAAGTATTTTAATGCTAAGGTGCTGGAACTGGTATTCAATGCGGTCTCAAAAGCCGTAGCCGGTAACGGATTGTGGGTTCGAATCCCACCCTTAGCACCACGGGTCAGTCGGTTAATTGGATAAACCATTGGTCTCCAAAACCAAGACTGGGGGTTCAACTCCCTCCTGACCCGCCATGTTTTTCGTGCCACAAAACCAAAAATGCAACACTCTGTGGTATAATTAAAGTAAGAGCGAAGGAGGCTCAAAGAATGGGCGGTATTGTTGTATTGGCCTTAGCGGTCATAGGTCTTATTGTTATGTGGATTGGTAAGGGCATTCGCGCCGAGGCAATCAAGGGGCATGATGAGGAATCAGCCAATGCGGGACGCATGGGGTATTTCGTTGGTCTGTGTATGCTCATTGTATTTGGGCTTGGTTTTCTGTCTCGCTGTATCACTACAGTCGATGCGAGTGAGGTTAAAGTCCAAATCATGTTCGGTAAGGTACTCGATAATGTGCTGACAGAGGGTATCAACTTTAAGAGTCCGTTTGCCTCCACTGTTACGTACAATGTGCAATTGCGGGAGACCACGATGGATATTAAGGACGGCAACTATCTTCAGGCATTGACTTCCGACAAGTTGGCGGTCAAGGTTGACGCTACGATTTGGTGGAAGATTCTTAAAAATCAAGTGAAGATGATTCGGCGTGATATATCCGCAACGGAGAGCGATATTGACGATATGATTACGTTCCCCGCAATTCGTTCAGCCGTCAGGGACGCTTCGGTTTATTACACCTTTGAAGAGATTACGTCCGTGAAAGGTCGTACCGAATTGACAAAAAAGATTGACGAAATCCTAATTAAACTAACACACGACAAGGGTGTAGTCATCGACACGGTTATGATTCGGAATGTAGTTCCCGAAGACCAAAGGGTTACTGCCGCTATCGGTATGAAACTTGAACAGCAACAGCAACTTCAGGCCAAGGAGTACGAGTTGAAAAAGTCCGAAATGGATGCAAAGATTCGTATTATGAACGCCGAAGGTATTGCGAAGGCTCAGGACATTATTCATCAGACCTTGACCCCGCAGTACTTGCAGTTTGAGGCCATTCAGATGATGAAGGACGTTGCTCACTCCAAGAACTCCACCTTCGTCTTCGTGCCGACAAGTTCAAGTCAGGTCGGTATACCAATGGTCTATTCGTTGAAGGATTTTCAGAAGTAAGGCGTGAGCCAAAAAAAGATTTCGCAGGGGGCTTCTTCGGAAGCCCCTTTGCATTTTAAATCCCTAACAGATGCGCAAAGGGATAAACTTTTGCGCAAGGCTACGTCGTGGGCAACGTTGCACAACGAAGATATTGAAGGAGAAACCCAAAATAAAATTTGTTCGGATTTGAAATGTAAGAACCGTACCCTGTGTAAACACTCAGGAGAGACGGAAGCGTGGTTCCAAAGCGAATTTCTCTTACCTTCAATTCACTCTTACCTTTGTTTTGGTTGGATGTATCCTGATAAATTAGAAGTACTTGACAAGTGAATTAAATGCACATCTTACTAGTTGAAGCCGATGTGAAGCGCATCGCCCCGAATTTAGCGATGTTAAAATGGGCTACTTATGCTGACCAGCGAAGTGATAGTTTTCAATATGTAATTGGTAAAAAAAATTTTCTGAAACAAACCCCTGACCTGATTCTTATGAGTTGCATATTCTCGTTCTACTCTGAAGAATACAGACAACTACTTGTGCATTATAAACGACTGTTTCCAAAGGCAAGAGTGATGGTCGGCGGCGCATTTCCTACTTTAAATCCCGAATGGTTTAAACAGAATTTACCATTCGCAGATGTCCATGAGGGAATACACTCCGATATCGAAAATTTGCCGTTGAAGTATTCCATCGCTCCGTGGTCGAAGAAAATTGTCGGCTACGCAAGTCGTGGTTGCACGAACGCTTGTAAGTACTGCGCCGTTTCGAAACTAGAGGGGCGTATGCGTTCGTTCCCGTCCATCAGGCCGATGATCGACAACGGCTTGAATGAAATCAAAGACCCGTCAGGAATTGTCCTCTACGACAACAACTTTACGGAGCATGAGTACTTCGACAAAATCTGTGATGAATTGGAAGAGTATGGCTTGCCGATTGACATTCACGGCCTTCACGTTTCGTCCTTTACTGACCACCAGGCCGAAAGGTTTGCACGATTGAAGTGGGGCGCACAACACGAAGCAGGAACGTCCTACATGAGATTCTCGTTCGATTTTGTGGGATATCAGGCACACATTCTAAGGGCTTTGAAACTCGCTGAGAAGCACCAAATCAAGGCAGGATTCTTCTGTTATATGCTTTTCAATTGGGTTGACAGCCCTGATGATTTTTGGAAGCGTATTGTGATGGCTCAGGAAATGACGGACGAGGTAGGGCGCACGATATTCCTGTTCCCGCAGCGGTTCGAACCGCTAGACGCTCTGACCCGTAACAACTACATCGGGGCAAAGTGGGACAAGGACTTGGTAACGGGGATGGTGCGCCTCTACACCTTCATGCACGGCTTTCTGCCTGTAACCACGAGCCACAACATTTTTAATTGGATTGGCCACACCAAGGAAGAGTTCCTAGACAACGCAAGAAAGTTTGCAACCGTTAAAAAGTTCCGACTAGAGAAGAAAAATTGCCCACCACCAAAAGTTTTACAAATGTAGTTTTTTGTGGTATAATTAAGACATGAAAGTTATTAATTTTGTTTGGGGATGGTCACTGATGATTGAGTGTTATTTGTGGAGTATATTACAAGACTATCTTCCCAAAGGAAAAATTAAGGATAAATGCGGCGAACGTGCTTGCCATTTGGGTATTTTCGCAATAAATCGCCTTACGAATGGCAGAGCTTTCTCTATTTAGAAGTCGCAAATGCCCCTTTATAAAGGCCCCCCTCTCTTATTTTTAAAGCATTTTTAAATTCTTCTAAATATTCATTTGCTTCTGGACTTTCATTTATCCATTTACTTAAAGAGTTATTTCGAAAATGGGCCATAATAATTTCTAATTCTTTTTTAAATTGTTTTTCTAAATCAGAATATTTATGTAAGGCCCTTACAACATTAAGATATTCGGCCGCGAGACCACCAATCATTTCTGTAAGAAATTCAATCTCTTCACGTGTGCCGTATTTATAAATATCTTCTCTAGTAAGAGAATTAAATATCTCCCCTGTGCCTGTACCCGTAAGACTTTTAAATTCTTTATTCATAATCGAAAAATCATTTGCTAGTTTTTCTGTTGACATTTTACACTCCTACTCATATTTATCGTTTTCTAGTAATGCGCCCGAAAGGTTTCCACATCGAAGTAACATCCCCCATATCCTTGATGCTAATTTCGTTGTACAAGAGAGGGACTTCTCCTTCCGTCTTCAACTCTTCCATATTCTCTTTCTGCATCTGTTTGCGGAAGGATTCGTATGCGTTCCTAGAAATGTTTGCCCCTAGAATGGCTTCTAAGTATTGCTGTTCTCTAGATATCAAGCCATCTATCAAAGGAGTAATTGACATAACGTCCTTCATTCGACTCCTGTCCGACATCATCCACGTTGCGAACTTCAAGGCAGTAATCAGGTCAAAGTGACTCGTGCCGTCATATCGTGGATGACTAATATTTTCCTTACCCTTCCTATCTTCAAATAGCCGCATTTCTTCAAGCAAGAATTCGTCCACGACAGACACCATCCCCTTATCCACAACTGTCTTCAAGTTGTTTTTTAGGTCGATATTGTTCTTCCTGTCGGACTTAAATCCCCACGGGATGTAACCACGCCTCTTTGCCCCGCCAAGGGAACGAAATACCCGTCTCACTAGGTAGTTGACCATCTTCTCATTGTCCCCTGAAAACTTATCCACCAAGAACTGCTTGAACATATCGTTCTTCTTGGAAAACTCGTTAGTGGTGATTTCCTCAATCAAGTTTTCGAAACGGACTGAGAACGTGCGCCCAACATCGTTCAATTCAAAAATCAGGAACCACTTGTCGTTCAATTGAGTCAGTAAGAAGATGAACAGGAAGTTAAAGAAGTCATCGGGTAAAGTGTTTGCGTTCATGAACTGAAACGCTTGCTTAACCGCGAATGTTTCGAGGCTTGTCTCTCCCTGAAGTTTTATCTTACGCACGGAGAGGCCTATTACGGTGGAAAAGTTAAGTCCCTTGCCTTCGGAAATATCAATGCCGACCAAAAACGACTGGTCCCCAACAGTATCGTAAATCTTCATCGGTTCGCCTGTGTAGTTCTTATTTGGAACCCATTCGAACAGCGGCGGTTGGTATTGAAACCTAGCGATTACGTCAGGGTTAAAGAATCGAGCAACACCCGCCTGAATCTCAAACGAGTTGTCAAATTCCTGAGCGAATCGTTCCTCTCCGTTCTTGCCGCCGACGGCAAGGTCGCGGATAGTTTGCTCTCTCCACTTTTCATCCCTGCCTTTGCCTCTTGGGTCAACGTCCTTCCAATGAATCTGTTCCAAAATCCACTTCGGGTCGTAGAACGGGTTCGGCTCTCCTTTTATTGTCTTTTGAGTTTTACGCCACAGGTCGTAGAAGAGTTCTTTGCCGTTCGGGGTCGAACTAACAATCAAGCCGCCGTCCATCGATTGCATGATAGGGTAGTTAGAAGTCCAAAACTCACTCTGCAATTCAGGTGTAGGCAACCACGCAAATTCGTCCAAGTACAGAAGCGTCAAAGATTCCGAACGCAAACCTGACTTGCTCGTCGCGGCACAGAATACGATGGTTCCGTCTTCCAATTCCAATTCAAACTTGCTGTCGCTTGTTGAACTTGATAGCCTGAACATATCAGGAAGTTTTTCATACATCCCGCTGAATCTGCGGAATATTTTTCTTGCGTTATCCTTCTTGTTTGCAAGGATGCCGATATTGGAAGAGGACGTGAAAGTAATAAGCCACAGGATGAATACTAGAACAAGCGTGGTCTTTGAAGACTGACGGGGAGAGAGTAGGACAACATACTTGTTCTTCCAATTGTTCTGTAAGTCTACGAGTATCTTTTTTTGCTTCGGATAGATAACATCAGATAGCCGCAACGTTCCCCTTGCAGGGTTGTATATTTTAACGTGTTCGACGAATTTCAAAATATCCTGAGAACACTCGTAGAAAGTCTTCAATTCATCAACTGTCAAGGTCGGCAAGGGGGCGCGAACTTTTGTTGCTATTTTAGCCATTTATTTTACTTCCTTTTTAATTTGTCTTCCAACTCTTTTTTCAGGTTCATATATAAACCATATAATCGTTTCTTAATTTTTTGTTGATTTTTTGGAGTTAAATTTTCAAAAAATTCTTTAAATGTACCACTAGTATATTTTTTAAAATCTTTCATGAAACTATCGAACGTTTCTAAATAAGTTTCATAAAAATCTTGTTCCTTATCTTTGTTATATAATTCTAAGGTGTAATAAAAAATGTCTTCATAATTTGAAACTGCCTGTTGATAATAAGCATTCAATTCTAATGGATGATTAACATATTTAAATATACCTTCGCGCTTGAAAATTTTCTCCGTACCTAATGCGGCATGAAGAGTTTTTTTATTCTTAAATCGTTTAAGGTCTAAATAATGTATAAATTCATGAATAAATGACTCTTCTATCCACCCATCTTTATTATCTTTTTGTACTTGTCTTATTAAATCTGGTTTATTAGGAAGAAAAATTTTAATTGTCGTTGTTTCATCCTCTAAATTATCTACATCTTTCTCTGCTACGGCCTGATACCATTTTTTTGGATTTTTAGATGGGAATATTTGTAAAATCAAATCAGAATATTCACCATCAATATCTTTAATCTCTAATTCGTTTCCAGATGCATTAGAATATTTATACCATTTTTCTTTTGGAGTTTTAATAATTTTTTTCCAAAGGTCGAAAGCCTTCTGTCTATAAATTCTGTCTTGATTTATAGACTCCATTACCCTGAATTTCATTTTTTAGCACCTTCCAACAATTTAAGGATTGATTCTTTCGACCCTTGAAATTCATCAACCTTCGTGCTGTGCTGATTCTCTTCCAATTCCAATAGGGAGTTAATCTCGTTTTCGATCATATTGCGGGTCGTGAGCATCTCGTTGATTTTAGAAAGCAGTTGGGCAATTCCTGAAAGGGTCTGCTTGCCATCTATCTTTCCATTGTTGGCTTTAAACAATGCCCCGAACTCAGACGTGGTGATGTCGTACAACGACATCGACTTGGTAAGAGTGTCGTTTATCTCGTCTAGTGTTTTCCGTTTTTCGTCAATCTTTTCCTGAACTGATTTCATTTTATACCTTCATTGAATTTTCTTTGTCCTCTTTTTCATTTTCATTTTCATTTTCGGATTCATCTTCGTCATCTTTTTCGTCCTTTTCATCACCCTCTTCTTCTTTTTCCTCTTCGCTATCTTCGGCTTCCTTTTCGCCTTCCTTTTTAGCCTTGTCTTCCATTTTCTTCAGGCGGGTATAGTAGTCCTTGATTTTGGCAAGGTGGTCAAGAGCAATCTTCTTGGCAATATCTTTGTTTACTGTGTGTTCCATTTCAACATTGATACCCATTTCCAACTGTTCGGCGTCTACATCTTTTTCTGTTAACTTTTTTTCATAAGACCTGCCGGCATTGGTAAAATCAGTCCCAAAGTTGAACGTTGATAATTCTTCAGCAATTTTAAATTTCATTTTACACCCCTAATATTAATACTCACTCGGTAATTAGTACCCCATATCTCTAATAATATCCGTTACATCATTAGAGTCCAATTCAATAGCATCCTTTAACATGGATTTTTTACGTCTGCAATATCAAGCAAAGATACATGACTACGCATTTCATATTCATCCAATGCGTTATCAATCCTGTAAGCATCTTTTTTCTTCTTAATAATTCCCCAAACTTCTTTATTTTCCGTGTCTATTAAAACCCGCGGGCCTGTTTCATAATTCTCTTTGATTTTACCTTTATGTTTTAAAATATTTCTAGCCATCTCTTCTCCTTCAGGGGTCATTTCTGGTAATTCATATTTAGTCAAATATTCTAACGGAACCCACACACTATATTTTGACATTTCAGGGTCGCTAGAAGATATAGAAATAAATGCCCTGTCTTCATCTATCTCATCCAAATTCCATATAGCATCATAATAAATTTCAGGTAGGAGTTCTTCTGAATCAGTATCAAAATTAAAATAAGTAATTTCATCACCCTCATCTTCCATCATCCAAAGCATAGCGGGGATGAATTTTACTTTACTACCAATATTTAAAGACTCTTTCAATTTCATATTCCTACCCCTAATATTCACTTGGTAACATAATCACCCACAACTCACCATCGTAAGACAGGTAGAGTCTTAGGTCGTAGGTTAAGTCCGTGTAAGGGATATCTTGGGTAACGTAAATCTTGCCGCTTCCATTATCGACTGTGAATTGACAGCCAGTTTTTTCCTTTCTAGTAACTTTGACGGTGAAAAAGGAATCCTTATCCCTCAGTCTAGGGAGATACGATGCAACAATATCCATCACCCAAAAGCATTTTAACTTTTGACACATCTCTACAACGCCATCCGTGGCTACGAAGGTTCTGAACAGCGCAGAGACACGATGATAACTTTCCGTGCCTGAAGATTGCGGGTCTTTGTAAACATTATCCTGTTTGATTTCTTTTTCTGTTAGTTTAAATTTCATATTAAGACTCCTTTAAATCACATCCACCCGTGGAAGAAACTGATGGGGTGAATCCATTAGGCCATCCTTTTTGGGGTGGAACTCTATTTTGGGGTGGAACTCTATTTTGGGGATGTTCCCACCAGCCGCCATCAGTATTAATCTTTGTTTTTAAATATTTACATTGTTTAGGGAATGTACAGGTTTCTTCTTGATTTGGGTTTCTACCACCTGTTGTAAATCCTTCTACAACTTCAACAATTTTAAATTTCATTGTGTCGTACTCCTAATATATTTCTAAAATAAAAACCCAAATAAGGGTTCTTCTTTTTTGCCTTCTTAAAAACTTCATTCACCGCATCCTCGTCCAAAAGTAATTCACTTTCATAAGACTCTGCCAAATAAAAATCATTACTAGTACCCTGACGTTGTACACAAACCATATATTTAGTAGAATCTGAACAGCCTTTCCACCAGTCCTCATCAATATTAGATAATTTACCATGTTCTTGTAATCGATTTATTAAGTGGTTATGTATGATGTTAGAATAAGATTCATACTCTTCAGAACTGTCGCCTATCCATTTGGCTTCCATATATAAATCACCATTTATATCGATAATGGCTCGATTATTTTTTGAATCCTCTTTAGAGTTTAATTCCTGACTTGTTGGATTTTTGTAAATATAATAAGTTTTATTACCCCATCCGAAAGAAGTAAAAACACTTTCAAGTAGTTTGAATTTCATTAGTAATTTCCAAACGGGTTATCCCCTGGCGTGTAGGTATGTTGTTCTTCACACTTCTGTTCGATTCCTGCCGTTATACCCACAGGGTTGCCGTTCGCATCAGTTGCACCTGGTGGATTCGATTTGCCTAGGATGTATTGTACTGGCAAACCCTGCTCGTCAGGAGCCCAGCCAGGCTCGGTGATATCTTCCGTAACCCTCTCGTCTTCGCCGCTGTCTTGCCAAATCTTCGCCGTCAATTTCCAAGTCAACTTGTTGCCCCAAAAGTTTGCATCGCTGTCAACGAGGTTTACGACTTCAAACATCAACTTAACGTGTTCGATGTAAAAGAGGTCTCCGATGGAAGGAGATAAAGTTTTCGTAGTGTCCTTCCAATATGTCTTTTCGATAATCAGGTTGACTTCATCGATGATTTGATTTCCGTATCTTTGGTTCTCAATCATTTCCTCTAGGTATTGGAACACGGCTTTGATTGCGATAGGTCTGCACCATTTCTTGTTTGCCTTCTCCAAGAAAACAGGGTCCATTCCCATTTCAGCATCTTGGAGCCTGTACCAATAGACAAAGAGACCGCCGATTTTATTGTATTCTTGGAGAAAACTAATCATGGTTTTCGTATCGACATTTTCGTTGATATGGAAGTAATCCATATCCAATGGCTTCTCGGTGTCAAACGAATCAGGACGGTTTTCGAAAGGCATTATGTCCCCTACTTAATAGCAAAATAAGACATCTTATCAACAAGGTCTCTCAAGTGGTTGGATACTCTGACTATATCGGCCTCTATTCTTGTTTCTGTAGCCTTGACTGTCAACATCTCAGATTTTAATTCTTCCAGCGATGTCCTGCATTGATTTATTTTTCTTTGAATATCATCAAAAGTCTCCTTATCAAATGGCATTTCAATTTTTACAGGCTCAGGTTCCTTTTTACTTTCTTTTTTTAACCAAAGCCAAATCAATCCAAATCCTGCGATGATAATAGAGGCTAAAAAAATAAGCCCGGGCCAATTCATAGTTTGGACGGTTTGCGTAGCAGTATCAACGGTTGCAGGGTCAACAATGGGCATTATTTTTCTCCTCTACTTGTCATATTTTTTAAATCCGCACCAATGCGGGATAAGGCTTTCTGGAACTCATCCTTTAATTTATCTTCGACTGCTTTTTTCTCTCTCTTTTTCATCTCTTCATCGGTAACATCACGAGCTACCATATACGTCTTTGTCCCGCTACCATTCATGAATGCAATTCGCCATTGAATATTTAAAATCCTAATTTTACCTGATTTAGTTATGAAATCACAAATCGTACTGTGAATAGAAGTATCTTTTTTTCTTAAAGAGTCTGAATGAACTTTATCACATTTTTCAATCGACTCTTCCGTAAAATAAGATTGTATTTGTGTACCTATTAGTTCTTCTGCCATAAATTCTGTTATATTATAAACACCTTTATTTGCAAAAGTAATGATAAAATTTTTATCCATTTCCATGACAATTTCGGAAATGTTTTCAACAATATCTCTGAACTTTTCCTGATTGAATTTGAGTTCCCTGTTCATCTTTCTCAAATCAGTAATATTGCGGATAATCGAAACAAAGTAATGTTGCCCATTAATTTCCATAATTTCACCTGAAACAATAGCATCAATTATTCCATGTTTTGTCCTAAATTTTGCTTCATAATTAGTAATTTGTTTTTCTGTCAATAATTTTTGAATATATTTACTTCTTTCTTCTATATCAAACCAAAATTCCATTTCGATCGTGGTCTTTCCTAACATCTCATTCAAGGTATATCCCGTAAGGGCAATTCCCGCCTCATTAACATCAAGAATTTTTCCATCCACAACAGAAGTGAGTAGAATGGCATCAGGGCTCGTCTTGAAAATCTTTTTAAATTTTTGTTCGCTTTCCGTCAACTTACCAACCATCTCTATCTTGTCGGTAACGTCCCTGACAATAGCCATTACTGTATGGTCGAAATCGAAAATCAATCGTGATTCAAAATATCTCTTGCTGCCGTACAAAACCAATTCGTACTCAAAACTTCTAGGTTCCTTTGTTTCAATAACTTCTCTGATTAATTTATATACCCCTTCAGCAATTTCTTTCGGTAGGACTTCCTCTAGTTTTTTTCCGATAAATACATCCTTTGGTTGAATAAGAAGTTTTGGGTTGCTAGTCCAACAATCCAAATATGTGCCATCTTGCCCAAACCTAAAAAATAAATCAGGAAGTGCTTTAATGATAGAAGCGTTTTTAATCTCTACTGTTTTCTCTTCTGTGCGGTCATAATAAATATTAACGATTTCACCTGTCTTTGCCTTGTAAACAAAATTTTCACGCCATCCTGAAATGCGCTCGTCCTGATAAAATGAAGTAGGATGTTGTTCGGCTTTGCCTGTCCTGCAGACATTTCGCATCGTGGTAAGCAGACTAAAACTTTCTATCCCAGGCCAAATCTCTGTTATCAGTTTCCCAATAGCGTCTTCCTTTTTTAGTTTTTCTATTTTTAAAGCTTCAGGATTGATATCCTTGATAATAAAATTATTTCCGTCGTCGACAGGGGTTGTAATCACAATCCCATTGTTGGAATATTCAAAAAGGCTTTGAAACATTTTTCAGACCACTCCTACACATATTTATTGTTTTATTACAACTTGTAGTATAATTAAGATGGAGAGGAACTATGGCGAAACATAAGACGCTTACTAAAAACATCGTAATCAAACAGACGCCTCGGCTCTACAAGTACAGCATCAAGATGATTCAAAAAGTCAAACCCAACACCAAGAAAGATTACCGTCGCAAGTACGAAAAACAGAACTTGTCCAAGAATCAGAACATTTAACCTCTAAAATCTTGGCATCTGATTTGCATATAATATGGAGGAGGTGAAAGATGAAAAAGATTCTTTTCACAATTGTGTTTGTATTAACAGCACTACTGACTACGGGGTGTTCGATAGTGTTCGCACAGCCACAATACGACTACGAAGAAGAATACAGAGCAGACTACGCATGCTTGGACAACTACGCTCAGGTAGATTGGTCTATCGCTGACTACGATATTCTCTATAGTTATTACGACAGCGTCAGGGTATTCCTAGTGATTTTCGGCAATCACATTTACATCATCCCCTACGACTATTTCTACCACTACATTGTACCACGATTCAAAGGGCGCATTATTTGGCGTTCCTACGATTGGTTCTGTAATTCTTGGGGATACAGCTACTACAACAGCCTGTGGAGCTATTGGTATTACCACCACAATCGTCCGCACTGGAGACCACACTACGATTACTACTATCAACACAGGAACAGCGGCCACGATCAGCCCTTTATCATCCTCAAGGACAGTCTGAAACGACCTCGCCGATACCGCCGCCAGATACCCGTACAGCCACGTAGGGACACGATGAGGGTAATTCCCCGAAATGAGCGCAAAATCGTACCTAGAGACAATTTCCCACGCAGTTTTAACCCTTCTAGACGGGAATATCGGACTACAGTTGTTCCTCATGAACCAACAATTACACCTTACTACAATTTAACACCACCAACGACACCCGTAAAACACGATGATGGTGACTCCGCAAGAAAAAAAAGATAGTTTCGTAACAAAATGTGGTATAATAAGGGAGATGAAGACAGCATCTCCCTTTTCTGTTTGCGGGGATGATAAAGGATATTGGATTAACGAAATCGAAGAGGTAAGTACTGTCCCACGAGCAACTATCGTCAAGGTTCTGGACTGTGTGAAGAAGTCCGAATTTAAACGGAAATTATCGCCGATTGCCACGATGCCGATGATACAAACGCTTTGGTGGCTTGACAAGCAGTAAAAATTGTGATAAGATACTAAGACAAGGAGTGTCCAATGAAGAAAATTAAAAAGGCTAAAAAAGCCAAGAAAATCAAGACCAAGAAACTCGTTGCAGTTGTGCCAAAGAAAAAGAGAGGCAGACCCCGCAAGGAAAAGGTCGCTGTTGCCCCGAAGAAAAGAGGCAGACCCCGCAAGGTCGAGAAGGCCGGGAAGGGAACCAAGAAGGAAAAACTTCACAAGATTGCGAAACTCGGAAAGCGTAAATATAAGAAGGCAGTGGAAGAGATGGCGATGACAAAAATTGGCAAAAAGATGCGGCGCAAGAACAGCATCGGCAACGGTGCTTCTCACGGCGATACCGTTTCTAGCAGGGACGGAATCAACTACAGCAAGTACAGCCCGATTGCGGCCGGGCCGAATCAACTCCCTGTCGGGGTTAATAGCTCTTCAGATAAGAAAGATGCAATTGCAAAAACACCCGTTCGACCTATCTTAGACAGAATCAAGAACCGTCTGATTGAAAAAGGATACAAGTGGAAAGAGTCCACGTTCAAGGTTGTCGAGAAAACTGCGACAATGTGGGCGGTGGAGTTCGTTGACAAAAAACAGGGCGAAATCACGAGTTTCGCCAAGGTCGATGACTTGAAGAAGGCTCAGGAGATTGAGGAAAGGATTGCGAATGGCCAAGCCACCAAGCCGCCGAAACTGTCGAAGATAGAGTTGAATCGCTACGTCAAAAAACTCGTAGAGCGAGGACTTCACCCGACCAATATCAAAGTCATTGAGAACACGCCTGAGTATTTCAAAATTGAGTTCAACGATGGCAATAACGGCTCGGTTGTTACATGCGGACACGTGAAAACCTGGGACTTATGAACTTGACAAAATATATTTTTAGTAAATGGGAGAAGGAAGCGGAAAAGGTTGACAAGTTTAAAGTAAACTTTAAAACACTTGTTGATTCTAGTTTCTCAGCAATTTGTACGACACAGGGTCTGGTTTCTTTTTTAAACCTGAAAAATACACTCTTATCTACTCTTATTGTTATTATATGTTTCGTAGGGTATTTTCATGCCTTCCATCTATGGCATATTGGTAATGTTTTAATCGGGATTGACCCCGAAGATGCCAAGAAAAATGTCAAAACTTAAAACCATCAAACGGGCTAAGTGGTGGTGCGACTGCTGTGATGGAGCCATCGTAGCAGTTGGTAAAAAATGCCCTAGATGCGGCAGAAAAAACAGGCAAATGAAGCCTGGCCGACTTGACAAAAGCGAAAAAATGGAGTATAATAAGGTTAATGAAGAATAAAATAATGGTTTCGGATATCTGCAAAGCGTTCAACGACAAAGCTGTTGGCAGCAAAATCCTGCTCAATTTCAGAGCGAATTTTTGGCTTGAATTGGACAAGGCCATCGAAGCCCACGACTTTTCAACGGGCTTGGTCAAAGGCCAGGCCGTTATCGACCTTCCCAAAAAGGTCAACGATTGGGTGTCCGCAGGGACTTGGAAGCGTGGTAGCAAAGACCCGAAAGACTACGTGCTTCGGCAATATCGGGGCGAGGTCGGAATGTACCTGAAACGCCGCCCTGAAATGAAGAGTGTTCGAGTGCGTTGCGTTGTGTACACCACGGACGCTTACAAGAAAGACCCCGATTTCACTAAGGACGAGGCTCGGCAGTTGAAGAAATTCTTCGGCAAGGAAGAAGGCTACGTCCTAGTGGCCGTCCTTGGCGACCCCGACAGAAATCTTTCCACGGTTTCCTATTCCCGCTTCGTCAAGAATCTTGCGGGTGCTAACAACGAGTACAAGGTAATGAGCAAGGACGAAGTTGTGGCCTTGGCTCAGAAGGTTGTCGATTATCGTAGCAAGTACATGGGAGTGGCAGACTAAAATGAAAGCCCCTTTAAGAATTGAATTTCTGTGTGATAATGCCTTGGAAGTTGTTGATGCAAATGGTTGCTCTATTTTTGAGTTAATGGTAGAAGATTACTCAATTCCTAGAGAAACTGTTGCTGACCTTCAAGAAATACTCAATGTTTATAACAAGGCAAAAAAAGAAAACAAAACGGAGCAAAAATGATAAACCTAATCAAGTCCCTAGAGAACGAGCCGAGCATCAACAACAAGATGGAACTGCTCAAGCAGTTCAAGGACAAGGCTCTGTTGAAAGAGGTCTTGTTCTACACGCTCAATCCCGAATTTAACTACTACATCAAGAAACTGCCTGAAATGCAAACGGGAAAAATAAGTTTTGAAAATGGTTGGTCGATAATTAAACTCAATCTCGACTATCTGAACCAAAGAAAATACACAGGGCATGAGGCTATTGAGAGGACAGTTTTTGTTCTTGAACAACTCAATCCCGAAGCCCAAGACATTGCCAAGCGCATCCTGTTTCGTGATTTACGTTGTAACGTCAGCGACAGTATCGTAAACAAGGTTTTCCCGAAACTGATTCCTGAGTTCAAGGTGCAGTTGGCGAACAAGTACGACCCCGACAAAAAGTATAAGAATCAAATGTGGGCCGCTTCAAGAAAAATGGATGGCCTTCGATGTGCCTTTGTCAACGGCAAACTCTACACCCGCAACGGAAAGGAAGTTTTCGGGTTCGACCACATCGTAGAGGAACTGAACACCCTAGGAACGTATGACCTGATTGACGGAGAACTGTACAGCCCCGAAATTCCGTTTCAGGAAATTCAGGGCTACGTGATGCGGAAGAAAAATGTTGTCGAAGAGGACAAGAAGAAAATCTTCTACAATATTTTTGTGATGTTAGATGGTGGAATGACAACTACACAAAAAATGATTGATAAAATGGAATTGACATCCCATTGGTCAAAAACTTGGCCTTTTCAATATCTCCGCTTCGTGGAGTACGAAATCATTCCCAACGATTTCGACAAAATCAAGGAACTGAATGACAAGTATGTTGCCGAAGGCTACGAGGGCGTGATGCTTCGGAGCATGAATCAGGTCTACGATTGGAAACGAAGCGATGCCCTTTTGAAATACAAATCCTTTAAAGAATCCGATTTAAAAATCGTTGATATGGTTGAAGGGGAAGGTAAATACAAAGGGATGCTTGGTGCTTTTGTTTGTGAAGGAAAAGTTGAAGGACACAAAGTTAAAACAGAAGTTGGTAGTGGTTTTAATGACGAACAAAGAGAAGAATTTTGGAAGGAAAAGAAAACGATAATTGGCACTCTTGCCGAAATTAAATATCAAAATTTATCCGATGATAACTCTTCTTTACGGTTCCCGATTTTTTTGAAATTCAAGTTGGATAGATAAGTGAAATCAATAAATAGTAGTGAGGGACAGGGTTCGCCACCTTTTCAAAACACCCCTAATGTTTTGAATAACCTCACTATTATTTTAGTTTTTAGGGGGAACCAAAAATGATTATCTATCAAATCCAAAACAAAATAACAAAAAAACTTTACATCGGATATTCTACCAAATTTAATTCTAATGAAGAACTACAAAAAAGCAGATATTGGGGTAGTGGTATTCATATCAAAAACGCAGTTAAAAAATACGGAATAAATAATTTTGAACGACTAGTTTTGGTAGAAAATATTTGTGATTTTGAAGAGTTGAAAAATAATGAAATTTTATGGATAACAAAGAAAAACACAAAACACCCCAATGGATATAATTTAACAGATGGCGGTGGGGGTAAATGGGGTTGGAAAGCATCTGAAAAAACAAAAGAAAAATTAAGACTAAGTTTAACAAATAACCCAAAAGTAAAAAGGGCTTGGACTCCTGAGAGAAGAAAACAACAGGCTATAAGAGCAAAAGAAAGACTAGAAAAATACAGAAATAATTATAAAGGGGAAAACAACCCAATGTACGGGGTTCATCGTTTCGGAAAAGACAACCCGATGTACGGGGTTCATCGTTTCGGAAAAGATAATCCAAATTATAGACACGGAAAATATTCTACGAAAGAGGACAGGTAAAAATGGCAAAAATAACAACGGCAAACTGTAAACAAGCGATTGTGGATTACGTTCTAGCACACCCTGCTGAATGGACAACCCCAAATGCCTTAGCAGGTTTTAAAATGTACGGCGGCTCTGTTGCTGCTATGATGCAACCAAAAAATTGGGTGCGTATCAACAAAGAAACGGTCAACTCTCCGCAGAATTGGTTTGATGGAAAACCGATGCAGATGGGTGATATCGTGAGAACATTTAACTGCATCCCTAGTCAATTTGACGAATCTATTCAAGGCGAAGTCCTAGAAAGTAACGGGCAAATTGTCGGGGTTTACGTGGGGGTAGGATAAATGGAACAGGTAATTAAAACACTTATGCAATATTTCTTGAAGGCTAAGAAATGGTTCAGGGATTTAATTAACGACACGGACGAACAGTTTGTCGTGGGAACGGCAATCGTTATAATTCTAACGATAACCCTGCTCATCTTTCTTCCGAATGAAATCCGACACGCCAAGTTGATTCCGCTCGGCTTCTCCGAAATCGAACAGATTGAACTTGATGCAGAACGGAACCACAAGTCCGTTGACCCTATCACCGAATACTACGCCAAGATGAGCGATGTCACCAACAAGGTTTTTGAGTGTTGGAATACCTCTCTTGAGTTTGGTTTAATCGGGGCTAACGAAGCGTTCGCTAGGGAATTAGACGCTAGAAAAAACAAGATTTACAAGTACGAGTTCGACCTGTTAGACACCTTGCCAACAACGATTAACAAGGTGCTAGCCACGTTAAAAAAGTATATCGCCCTGACCCCTACTTTACGAAATGTAGAAATCCAATTTGGCGAGGCGTGGGACGAAAAACACGATGATGAGTACAGGACGGAAATTTATTTCACAACCTCAACCGATTCCAACGGGAATACGCACACCGAAATGCACACTCGACAGGTTTACGACCACACCGACCATTCCTATTGGTATCACAAGCCGCAGGGCGAGAAAGCCTATCAGAGCGGCATACGGATGTTAAAATATTTCTACCGCTTGGATTGGCCAGGAAATTTAATGCGGCCTTCTAGAACAAACGCCGAAGGTGAATATGCCGCCGACAAGAGCCGCAGAGTGGAGCGACACGACAGGGCTTCCCTGATGGAAATTGCAACGATGTGGAACACGGGTTCACTCTACAACAATCTCAGGGACGATATCCTAGCCTACAACGGGATGTACGGACTGATGAAAGTGTGGGAAAAGGACAAGGACACGGCACACGATGATTCTTACAGTACAGGCTCCTCTAGCGACCCTGGCCCCAAAGAATATCAGTCCGTTGAGAATATCAGGGACTTGGCAAACAGGGTTATTCAGGCCATCAACCAGCTTGTTTTCTCGCTCCAAACCACAAGAGGAGAACTGCCGATTCTGAAAAGTAAAATTGAGGAATATATTGCTGTAGTGTTAAATGGCAAAAAAGGTAATGCAAACTCTCTGCGGCGGGAAATTATTTCGATGTCAGAGAAAATGTATGACCGCAATTTCCCGCACGGAATCAACCACAATACCTTCAGAGTAGGGTTGTTAATCCTGTGGGTTGTGATAGCACTTATCCTAGGATTCCTAATCGGCTGTGGTTTAAAGGCTTGGAGCGATACTTATGATTATACCGAACACGCAACTGCCCCCTATTGACAAATCGCTAAAATTGTGATATAATTTTAAAGAATGAATGAGAAACTTTTTGCTGAAAAGGGAAAAATTCTTGAATACAGGGTAGGTTCCCATTTGTACGGCACTAACACCCCGACCTCTGACGAAGACTTCAGCGGCATGTTCGTGGCTCCCGAAGAGTACTACCTTGGGCTGAATGCTGTCGAAGAGGTTGACCTTTCCGTTGTGTCGAAAGGTAAGGACGGCAAGAACAACCCTGACGCTGTTGACCGCAAACTCTACGAGTTCCGTAAGTTCGTGCGGTTGTCCCTAGAGAACAACCCGAACGTGGTGGAGCAATTGTTTGTGAACAAGCCGAACGTGATGTATATGAACGAAATGGGTCTGAAACTTTTGGACAACCGTCATCTGTTTTTGCATCGGGGCTTGAAGCACAAGTTTTTGGGCTACGGCTTTTCGCAAAAGCACAAAATGGTAATCAGGACTGACAAGTTCTACGAACTGAAAAATGCTCTTGATTGGATGGTGGAGTTTAACAAACCTGAGACTTACATGGTGGAGTTGAAGGACAAGAATCTGCCGTTTATGATGTTCAAGCAAAAGCACGTAACTATCGGAGACTTGGACTTCGAACTGACCCGTCAACTCAGGTGGGTTGTTAAAAAGATAAGCGAACGCCTAGATAAAGTAGGCAACCGCAAGGAACTCTACCTAAGCAAAGGATACGATACCAAGTTCGCTTCGCATTTCCTGCGGCTTTTGATAGAAGGGATGGAACTGCTTGAAACGGGAGATTTGCAATTCCCGTTGAAGGACAGGCAACTCATTCTAGAGGTCAAGGAGGGTAAGTGGAAACTCAACGAGGTTTTGAAACTCGGAGAGGAATTGGAAAAGTGGGTGGAAAAGATGAGCAAAAAATCGCCGCTTCCTTCCCAGCCCCGCTACGAAGAGGTCAATCGCCTCGTGGTTGAAATGCTAAAAGAGCATTTCAGTTACGGGGTGTGATATAATGAAAGGAATGGTATTTTTGTGATTGAGGATAAGAAAATCAAAATCAAGGAGAACGAGGATTATGAAAACTGTTAAAAAAGGTAAGAACGTCAAGCGAGTGAAGGACAAGGCCGCTGTCAAAATGGTGGCAACTGAGGGATGGAAGTACTGCCCCAAGTCGGAGTACAAGGACTTGGTAAAGGGATGCACCGAAGTGGCCATGGCCGAATTGAACAAGGAGACCGAGTAATGTGTTTCAATACGGCAGCGACCATCATGACGTGCGCGCTCATGGTAGCCGTGGTCATCCTCTGTACTCTCAAGATGATACTAGATTACAAGGAAAGAAAAAATGGACAACGAAAAGGTTAAACAGCCGATAGACGAGGAAACCGTCCTGTCGAAGATGACCCCTGCGCAGAAAGAGCAACTTGAAAAATTGAAGGCTCTTTACGAAGACCAAGCAGCAAAAATTCGCTTCAAGGCCAATCTGCGGAATCAACAACTCCAAAAGAGACAGGCGAAGACGGCGAAGGCGGCGAAGGTCGCTAGGAAACAGAGAAAGGTTAATAGGAGACGCAAATGATAATGTCGTTGAATGAAATCGAAGAGAAGCAGACTGAACTTCTTAAAAAGGTTCAGGTTCTCTTTACCAATAAGAACAGAACGCAGAGGGATATGGATGCCCTGTACGATGAAATTCGTACATTTGAAAAGGAACGAAATTCTCTCATAGTTAGTAAAGTCTTTGGAGAAAGCGAAGTCGACGACGTCTGATAAATCTATAGACTAAACTAGAGGTAAAAAATGGACGAAAATAACAAAACGATAGAGCAAGAGTTGGAAGAGCAGAAGCGGACTGTATGGAACAGTTTTAAAGAACTCGACTATGAGAGCCTTACGCCTGGGCAGAGAAAACAACGAGCGCAGGAACTTGTCGAAACGCTCTCTTTGTACCCGATCCCGCCCGAACTTGATGTCCCCTACGACTTTTGGAAGGACTACGAGGGCACGGACGAGATTAAGGACGTTAATCGGTTCGTGAGATGGGTGTCCGATACGCTTACCCAAGTTAAGAAAATGCAAACACCGCCGACCAAGGGTTCTTGGCTCGATAAGGACAGAGGCATCATCCCGAATATGAAGCGGGAGTGGAAAACGAAACTCGACCCGTTCACGAACGAACGAACGGTCAGGAAAATGTTGGAAAAGAAACTGAACGAAATTATCAATCTTCCTGAGAACAAAGACAATCCTTTCAGCGTCAACTTTCCCAACATTATGCAGAAGGCTCTTGACAACATCGAAGAGACGGTCTACAAGCCCGTAAGAACGAAAATTGATGAGATTGAGACTGAGATTTACAATCGCCTTGGTCTGCCTCAGCCAAAGCGTTTCGTGCCGCCTGTCAAGAAAGCGATTGAAGATGGAACTCTAGACGCTGTATAATCTAGACAATGTTTTCTACGCCGTCGGCGTGACGGGAATTGTTACTGTTTGGTCTATCAACAATATTCTGACCTCGGCTGTAGGCCACAAGATAGTCTACGAAATGAAACAGGCTACAACTGGAGCGATTACCACGCTGACCGAGGCGCAATTGCAGACTAGGGTGGATAACAGGCAGATAGTGCGCAACACCGATAATCTGCGGAGCGTCCTAGAAGAAACGTTTAAAAAGATTACGGACGATTCCATCACGAAAGCGGAGAAAACCAAGAGCAAGTTCTTAAAGGAAAAGTTGGAACGGACGCTAAACGGAAACAAGCGCAAGGCTGAAACGTCCCTAAAATCCATGAAAAGGAAACTAGAGAACAAAGAGAATGAGATAGACCCTAGTGAAGCAATCGAAGATGACCTGAACAAAGCCCAAAGAGTTCCAGATGAAATTTACAAGGCTAAGACTGATAGGTGGTCTTTAGAAGACAAACTGAATTGGAAGAAAAAGTTAAAAGGTAATCACCAAACTTGGAATAGTTACGAAAAAGATAAGTACGAATCCCCGTTCTGAATAAATACAAGTGATGAAATTTAAAAAACTCCCCCGCAAGTTGCGCATCTTCGATTTTGACGATACGTTGGCAACTACCGATGCTAAAATCAGAATCTCGAACAAAGGCCTATCCTTATCGACACAGGAATTTGCCGATTACAAAGTCGAACCTGACGATAAAATTGACTTTTCTGATTTTGAGCAAGGGGGATTGATTAATCCGAAACCTACCAATTTTCTGAAGACCGCCTTCCGCAAAATAGTGGCCGGTGATTCGGATATTATGATTTTAACCGCTAGACCTAACACAAGTGGAATACGAGAGTTCCTGTCGAAGTGGGTTGACCCTAACCGCCTGATAATCGTGGGGGGAAGAAAGAAAGCCAGGGGCGAGGAATTAGCAAAATTAAAAAAGAACGCAATTCTGTCCCGATTAGATGATTACGATGATGTGCGGTTTTACGATGATAGCGAAAGAAATATTGAATCCATTAAATCGTTGGAAAGTCCGAAAATCAAAACACAACTAGTTGTCGTTAAAAAGTAAATTATTTAGCGGCGGGTTGTTTCTGTGCAGGAGCCTGAGCAGGAGCCGCCTGTGTGGGTTTTTGACCAGGAGCGGGTTGCTTGGCAGGAGCGACAGGGGCTTTTGGCTGTGCCTGTTTCAAAGCATCCTGAATCGTCTTTTGGATAATTGGCGTTATGATTTTAACGATTAAATCCACCATCGCCTGTGCCTGTTTTGGGTCTGCCTGTGCAGGGGCTTGTTGGGCAGGAGCGGCCTGTGTAGGGGCATTTGCTTCTCTCAATATCTTTGCTTTTAACATAGTTCTGAACTCCTACTAGTATTTATTGTTTTGCTTCAAGGTGTGGTATAATATAAACAGGGTTTGACAAACACGAAAAAATGTGCTAAAATAGGATTATGAGTAAAAGATTATTGAACGAAGCAGAGGCTCTGAAAAAGATTGAACTTTCCCTGAAATTACAGGGTAAGTCTTTTAAATCGGAATTTCTCAATTGTTATAATTGTAAATTCTATTGGGGGAATATCATTGGTGGCCGGCCAGTATATTCGCATAACATCAACGGTCAAGCAAATCCTAACCCTGCGCCTGAGAAATGGCATTGGTATTGTTTCCAGTACAAAGGAATTCCCTATCACGCCTACCTGAGATTTAACGTAATCAGGCATGATGCAAACGGGAAAGAAATTCAGGCAGCGGGCAGACGGCTAGCCAATGGCACGTTTACAACTGACCCGCCTGAGGGGTGCAAAGACACGCTCGTGCTGAGACAGTCAGGGACTAAGTGGCAATATTCCGTCTGCCGTAGGTTCGAATCGGCTCCTAGGATTAAATAATGACTAACAGTCCTTTTAATCCGCATGGTGCTTGGGGTTCGGAAGATATCGAAGACTTGGAAAAGCGCAGGAAAAACACCTTTCGTAAGGATAAGGAAATCAACGACCTAATCAAAGAGATGCAGAGAATCGGGATCAAGCGTTTCCGTGAAATGTTTGGTCTTGAAATCTACAACGATATTAAAGAGTTGGCCAACCGTGAGCGGAAACTCTTTCCGTTGAAGGAGAAAATCCGCTTGCAGTCGAAGTTAAAGCACGACCTGCCGATGTGCGAAAAGTGCGTCAATTGGAACGGCATTCGCCCTAATTCGAAGCCCTGCCCGTTCGACAACGAAAACTACGAAAAGAATATTACGTTTGAATCTAACGAATTATTTCACGAGTCCCTGCCTACTGAGGTTTGCGACAAATTCGTTTGGAAAAAAGATGATAAGTAAGCAAGACAAGCAAAGACTGTTGAACAAGTTCAAGTTCATTGAAAAGATGAATGGCTACAGTGGCAAAGCGTGGTGGCGAGATACTGACTGCACCTGTCAACGTTGCCAACTCAATTTTCTTTTGAACGAAGAAGGAGAAACATCCAAGTGCCAAAACCTGAGAAAGCGGCTTTGCTACGACTTTAAAATCGATGACATCAACGAAAAAGACCACAATTTGAACGGCTACGAAGGCCCAGCCTGTGTGGAATTTCTTAGAAGACCTATATTAAAGGATAATTTAGGTACAAAAACCCTTGACAAGTAGGGGGTTATTGGTTATAATATAAGTGATGATAAAGGAGACGAAATAATGGCTAATATGACCGTGACTGAGAAAATCACGTACGCCAAATGCCGTCTGTTAATTCGGCATCGGCTGTTTGGTGGGCTTCTGTTGGAGTTCCCTATTGAGGAAACCACTCGCCCTGACATCGACACGATGGCAACCGACAACGTGAAAATTATGTACAACAAGGGTTTCGTTGAAAAGTTAAACAAGAATCAGGTCATGACATGCCTTCTGCACGAACTTCAGCACATCCTCTTCAAACACTTCATGCGCTTTAACATCCACAACAGCATCAAGAATGAGGCTGACCGCAAGCAGTTGAACTTCGCTCTCGACTACGCCATCAATTCCATCATCATCAACGAAATGGCTACCAAGGACAACCTGTTGGAGTTCCCGAAGGGCATCCTGTACGATGAGGCCTTCAAAGGCATGAACGCCGAGAAAATTCTTTCCCTTCTGAAAGAAGAGCAGAAGAAAAACCCTAGCAAGTACGATCAGCGGATGCAGAGTAACGCAGGGGATTTCGGTCAGTTCGACAACCATGGTGCGAGTTCAGAAATGACGGGCGATGGTGTTGCTAGTACCAAGAAAAAGACGGGCAAAAGTTTACAAGACCAAATGAACGATATCGACAAGAAAATCTTCAAGACCGCTTCGAGTCTGAGGGAAAAGGAAAAGGGCGATGTTCCTGCCGAAATACAGAGGCTCATTGACGAATACATGGAAGAGTTGGAAGGTCATATCAATTGGAAGCGCTTCATCAAGCGCAAGATTCAGGAAATCGGGCGTGGGCAATACACTACTGCCAAGGTCAACCGCGCCTACCTTCCTTATGGCCTGTATCTACCAGGGCAGACGGGTTCGAAGGCCAAGGTTGCTCTTGCTCTTGACACGTCAGGCTCAATCTCTCAGGAAGATATCATTGAGTTCGTCGGTGAACTGAAATCGATGCTCAGGATGATGCCATTCTTAGAGATCATTCTGTACGGTTGCGATTCCATAATTCACGGGAAGACCCGTATCAAGGGTTTGAAGAATTTCCGCAATGATGTCAACAAGGTGCTGACAGGCGGCGGCGGTACGTCTTTCATTCCCGTTTTCGAAGACTTGGCGAAGCACAAGGACAAGGACATCAAGGCTCTGTTTTACTTCACGGACGGCTACGGGGACCAGAACCAAATCGAACAGGCTGTCGGCAAGTTCAATTGGGAAACCTTTTGGGTCTTGCAAAAGGGCAACAGGGAAATAGAGTTCCCGTTCGGCCAGAAAATCATCATGTGGAATGATGAGAAGGAAAGGGAATAAAAATGAAGAACAAAAAGGTGGTGAAGGAACAATCACTTTGGAAATGTATCCCCGAGAATTTCAAAAGCAACGGCCACAAGTGGGAGATTGGCAAATGGTTCCACATGGACGACGAAGTTAAACTGTGCAAGCGAGGTTTCCATGCATCGCCGACTATTCTGGATGCCATGATTTACGTTGTTCCGGGTTGGATATGCCGCGTGAGGGTCAAGGGACAGTCCGATGTGTCGGATGATAAGTCCTGCCATTCCGACATGATGATCATCGAGCGCAGGGCGTGGACGAAAGAAATGTCAGTCAAACTGGCCATCTATGCAGCCGAACTGTGCATAGATAACTACGAAAGAAAATATCCCAACGATGATAGACCCAGAAAAGCAATCGAAGCGGCAAAAGCCTGGCTGAAAAATCCGTGTGACGAAACAGAGAACACGGCGAGTGCGACGTGGAGCGCGGCGTGGAGCGCGGCGAGTGCGACGTGGAGCGCGACGAGTGCGACGTGGGGCGCGGCGTGGAGCGCGGCATGGTGCGCAGAGAGCGCGGCGAGTGCGACGTGGAGCGCGGCGAGTGCGACGTGGAGCACGGCGTTGAGCGCGGCGTTGAGCGCGACGGGGTGCGCGGCGAGTGCGGCGGCGAAACAAAAAACACTGAACAAAATCGAAAAGAAAATAAAAGAATTATGCGGAATAAAAAATGCAAATATCTACAAAATCTTCGATTAATACTGCTTTTTGCAAGGAGGAAAAATGAACAAATACTGCCCTGCAGGGAAGTGTGAGTGTGAGAAATTTATTACCGTAAATGTTTGGAGTAAATTTCTTGGTGCTTGTAAAGCAATAAATCCAGTAGGTGATATAAGTGCAGTACGCTATGAGGTCTGCCCCTACCCCAGCCGTCAAGTGCGTCTTGAAAACAAATCACTGTGGATGAGTCTAATGATCGATGCAAACACGCAGAATTGTTTCAATTCCGGTCGCACCGCTGGCATTGATGCGGCGATAGGGGCGGTAAAGAATGTTTGTGAAAAAATATTCAAATCGAATGTTATTTACGGGCCATTTGCGGCATTAGATGAATCCGTCGCCGCCATCTCTGCGCTGAAGGAGGAATTGTGATATTTTTGCCTTGCTATTCGCTAATAAAAAACGATTGTCACGGTGAATGCCAAGGCCAAGGTTCTTGTCCGTGGTGCCATAATTTTTATTCTGACAAAGAAAGCAGAATAAAAAAAATAACGCGACGGAGGGTTGTTTGGTTTGTTGTTAGCAAAAACATACCAGCAGAAATTGCTTGTAAATGGAAATTTTTTATTCATCGAAAAGAAATAAAAAAATTAGTTAAAGATTGCTGCGATGTTATTGAGCAAAAAAGGAGGAAGCATGACACCGGATCGTGAAAAAAAAAATCAATGGTAGGTTGATTGAAGAATACTACTGGGCTGGAAAATGGGTTGTGTATGTTGACAACCGCGCAGTGAGCGATACGTTCGAGCAGGTGCTCGACCTAATCCTTCACGGACAAGAGCCCAATTGGGAGGGGAAGCGTGAGCGTTGAATTGAAGACGTGTGTGTGGACTGCGAATAAAGTAAAAGAAGCACTCTTTGAAATGGCAAATTATCATGGGGTGTATATCAATGAATTTACATATGGCAGACTTCGGCTTGACGCAATTATTATTGATGTTGCACATAGATGGATTCGTGGGTTTGAAATCAAAGTTAGCAGGGCCGACTTCTTGTCAGACACAAAATGGGTTGAATATTCACAGGTGGTTTCCTCTTTAAGTATTGTTTGTCCAGATGGATTAATTGACAAGTCGGAAATCGAAAGTCCATTCGGCTTACTTTACGTTTCAAAAAATAAATACAATCACTATCAATATCAATGGGTTAAAAGGCCGAAATGTTTTGAACGCCGAAACTCCCTATCATGGCTTTACACCTACACAAAAGTAATTGAAGCTGAATTGCCACGCATGAACGCCGAAATTGGCAGGCTTATTGGTAAAATTAAATATTTAAACACCCGCGCCAGCGGTGAGGAGGAGAAATGAAAAACGAACCCGCATTCCCGTATTTTTGTAGCTACAAAGACTTGAATGACAATCAATATTCAGAAGGACATCACGGCATGACCCTGCGAGATTGGTTTGCTGGGCAGGCGTTGAATGGAATGATGGGCACATACGATCCAACGGATGGTGTTGCCACGTGCAATCCAACAGATGGTGTTGTGTGGGAACCGGATGAAGCTAAATTCATTGCCCAAAAATGTTACTTGTTTGCCGATGCCATGCTAAAGGAGCGCGAAAAATGAAACAGCCATGCGTATGTGCTGGAGTTTGCGAAGATATGAATTGCGGCAACTGTAATCCGGATAACTGTTACTACTACACTCCCGACCTACTGCCGATGCTGAAAAGATGGAGAACAGTTTGTCTTGAAAGAGCGAATAGGCTTAAAAATAAATCGGAAATAAGCAAGGCGGCAATTTTACTTGGCAAATGCGAAGCGATAAGGAAAATTATCGCCCACATGGAGCGTAAAAAATGACCCGACGCCTTAAAATGAACTTACTGCTTGCAGTGATTATCGTGATCCAATGCGCCGTGTACGCCATGCTGGTCATGGTGTCACTCGACGTTCGCCAAAAACTGAAATACAGCCGAGATACAGTTCGCTACCTCGCCCAGGAGATCAGCTGGCAACGGATCCTTTCGGTCATCCAGGCCCGCCAGGGACGCGACCTGGAGTGCGGCGTGGAGCGCGGCGGGGAGTGCGGCCAAAAAAGAACACTGAACAAAATCGAAAACAAAATAAAACAGTTGGTCGGGCTTTAAAAGAGTAAAAAATGGAAATCAAAAACTTAACCAAAAAAGACAAAAAACGTAAAATCATTTACACTTATTCCAAAGTCAAAAAGGGGCAAAATGAATTTGAAAAAAGTGGTGATTATTATACCGAGATTTGTGAAAAATAAAGGAGAAATAAAAATGTCTATTAGTTACGATGTGTATGTGGATATTTGGTGCAGTCGTTGCACTAATCCAATTGACAACGAAGATGATGTCATCTGCAAGTCTTGCCACGAGAAAGATATCAAGGAAAAGTTGCAGGAAGCAAACGAAGCCCTAGAATTGCTTCGTCCCTACGTGAGCGAGGCCACGCTGATGAAGCCTGTCGAGATTTCGGGCGAGGTTGCCTTTAAACTGAAGGAAGCGATTCGCAGTATTACGGGGTGTTAAATGAGCAGTTCACAACTAGGATTGGGTGTGATGATTCGAATGTTGGGCGGGAACGAGGAAACTATTAACGCCCTAAAGGGAGCCATCGGCAAGAAAATCACGAAGGCCGAATGGGACGGTGATTACATCAAGATTTGGTTCAGCAAGGACAAAGGGATTCAGATTTGGGATGGCGGTCAGAGTTGTTGTGAACACCGCTACATCACCACGGACGATAACCCTGCCGGCCTTGTGGGGAAGAAACTGACGAACATCGAAATCGCTGATGCGCCTGACGTTGAGGACGGCGGCGAGTGCCATGAAGTTCAATTCCTTCGGATTCATGCCGAAGATGAAACTGTCGTGTTTGAAACCCACAACGAACACAATGGCTACTACGGCGGATTTTGGATTCAGGTCAAGGAGATTTAAAATGAGTGAAGAACAAAAAGGCCTAAAATTAAAGTAATGATTACTCTTTGGGACGAGAGTAAAGTTGAAATGATGATTACTTCAGACAACCCAAATTCAGATGTTAAAATAATGATGAAGAGCGTCATCCGAGACGGCTTATTTTCTGAGGACGGTCAGAAAATTATGCGGGTCAATGAAATCGAAATAATCGATTAGGAAATTAAAATGTTAGCATCAATTCAAAAAATTATCGACATTCAGCCGATTGAAAATGCCAATGCCATCGAAAAAGCCTACGTGCTTGGGTGGCAAGTGGTAGCCAAGAAGGGTGAGTTTAAAGTTGGTGATATGGTAGTCTATATTCAAATCGATACCGTCGTTCCCGACAAGCCTGAGTTCGCTTTTCTTGCGAAGGAAAAATTTCGCATCAAAACGATTAAACTCCGTGGAACACTTTCACAGGGGATTATTTTCCCGCTGTCAATTCTGCCTGTTGAACCTTACGTCAAAGGAGAAACAGAACAAACACACACAATCTCACTCGCAAGGGATTGGAAAGAGGGTGATGATGTTTCTAAAGTCTTAGAGGTTACTCACTACGAGAAACCCGTTCCTGGTGGTTTTAACCAAGGTGATACCAAGGGAAGTTTCCCGCGGCTGTTTCCAAAAACGGACGAAGAACGGATTCAGAACGTCCCCGAAGTTCTTAATGAACTGCGTGGTAAGTCCTACTACATTTCGACAAAGTGCGATGGGACGAGTTGCACGATTTATTTTAACCGTGGCAAGTTCGGGGTCTGCTCACGCAATATGGAGAAGAAGGACAGTGAAGGCTCTGTCTATTGGCAGATGGCTCGTAAATACGACTTGGAAAAGAAAATGCGGGAGTGGGGTGCGAACATCGCCATTCAGGGCGAGATTTGCGGCCCGGGCATCCAAAAAAACAAATTGGGTTTAACCGAATACACGCTTTTCGTTTTCGATGTGTACGACATTGATGATGGAAAGTATCTGCCCGTTTCTAGGATGTTTCAGCTCGTTACAATGTTTGACCTGAATCGTGTCCCGTTGGTACAAATGGGCGAGGGCTTCCTTTACAACCAAGAGCAACTCTTGGAAATGGCAAAGGGTAAGTACATCGGAACAGAGAACGACAGGGAAGGTATCGTGGTCAGAGCCATGAACGGAGACTTTTCCGAAAAATTACGGAACCGTATCAGTTTTAAGGTGCTGAATAACGACTTTCTGCTGAAGGAGAAAGAATGAAATTAAAACTAAAGATTTTTTCGGCCTTGTGTTCTGCCAAGGTTTTCGAAATCAACGACATCCCTGCTGACACGAGCGACTTTGGAGAATCCTATGATGCCAGCCCCGAAGAGGCCAAACGTTACGCTTGCGGGAATAGAGTGTTCGAAAGAATACCGTCCACTAAGCAAATTTTAAAAAAGTACAAAATAAATCAAAAGGAATATGACGAAATCGCTAGCGAACTTGAAGAGAAACTCTCTTGGGGTTCGTGCGGTTGGTGCGTCTAGGGAGAAAAAATGAATTGGTTAATTCGTAAATATCGGATTTGGAAAATCAAACGCAACACTATGCAGGGGATGAAAGATATGTCCTACCTGAAACATATAAGTCGTGTATTTTTCATCAGCTCGACCATCGGCTTCATCGACAGCACTCTTCATTCCTTTCCTGAACTTACCAAAAGGATTTTGATTATCGTTGCTCTTGCCGCTGTATCAGGTGTTTTCATCGTGCAGACGATCAACTACTTGAGGGCCTCTTTCAAGAAGGAAGTTCTTTACAAATGACGATTCCCCAAAGAATAAATATTGTTAAGGAGGGGCCAATGACGATAAAGGAGTTAATCAAGGTTCTAAAAACCTACAACCAAAATGCTGAAGTTCGGGTAATCGCTGACCGCCAAAGGGGAGACACTTGCCCCGCAACGCTGATTCGGGAATTAAACGAACATGCCGCTTCCAGAGTGGGCTTTGCCGCAAGAATGATTGACGAGGAAAAGGAAAAGAAGAAAACCAAACGGGTTGTGATAGGATAGAATATGAGAGTTATCAGACACGTTTTGTACGAGGAAATCGAAGACTACGATGCCTACGAGTTTTTCCTGATGAAGTACAAATGCACTTGCGAAAAAGAATTTAAAACCATTGGGATTCAGAAAGGGTGCAATGAAATCAAGAAGGAATTCAAGCAGTTAATTCCGACCAATAACATCCACCAAAAACAAGTCGTGGCAATTTACTTAGAGGAATAAATGGCAACTTACAGCAACAAGGGAGAAAAGAAATCGTTGGGTGATTGCATTATCACCGCAGTAGCCGACTTCGGAGAGGACTTAATATACGCATCCGAAATCGAATTTATCAACCTAGAAAATCTGAAGGGCACTTCCAATTTACCCGTACAGTTCTTCCTTATCAATCTGAGCATCGACAAGGTGCTGATATCGATAAAGGAACGCCTTCCTGATTTGCTCCCGCCATTCAAAGAGTACAGGAAAACACGAGAAAATAAAAAAGAAAATAAAGACTAAACGAAAAAATTTAAGAATGAATAAGAAAGGATTTACATTTATTGAGGGTTTAATTTGTATTTGTGGTCCATCATTTTCTTACTTGTAATTTCCAATTATATCGACTCTATAGAGAAGGCAAGAGCGGAGAAACACGATGACTACACAATGCCCGTTCAGGAAGTCAAGGAACAGGTCAGGTCGAACCGCATCAGCATCAGCGGGGTCGGGGAAGCAGGGTCTATCACTTATTACATCGTGAAAGACCTGAACAACGGACAGGAATATTTGGTAGGGAAACTAATCTACTTTGACAAGGCAGGAGTTTCAATCACAAGGATGGAGAGATAAGAATGATATCAGAGTTTTTTAAAATCAAGAAGAGAAAAGCGGAAGAAGAACGTATCGAAAAATTGGAAAAGGCTAGGGACTTGTGGCTTAACTACCAAATCCATTACATCATCTACAACATCCATCACAAAGACCCGATAACGGGAAAAGTGAAAATTTTTAAATTCCCGAAGGAAATTTCCCGCAAAACACAACAAGAGGCTTATAAAAAAGATAAAACCACTTGGCAAACAATTGTCATCAAAGAAGGACATAGTTTACTGAGCAAAAATGTGGGATATTGGATTGGGGGGAGTGCCAACAGAGGAACAGTTATACAAGAACCCCTTGATGTTGATTTTAAGGAAATCGACAAGGCCGAGTTCGTCAAAACAGAAACAAAGAGATGATTCCTGACAAGTACACGCTTTGGAAAACCCTACACCCTGATGAATGGCATTGTAAGTATTGCCGCAAGGCATTAGGGGTAAATATTTGTGTGGATTTTCTTTTTGCCGATGATGGATACGACAAAGACTGTAGGCGGTTCCTAGAAGAAGGGAATTATACGACCCCCGTTGTGGAAGAAAGAATAATCGCCCACCTAAAAAGAATAGAAAATGATACCCAAGACCTGTCCCCTGAGCGACAAGTACAAACTACAAACCACGCTCCAAAACATATGCGCCATTAAAGAGTACTCAAAAGGTGCTGAAGATTGCAAGGATTGCCAATACGGGAAAGATGCGCAATTGGAGCGTGAGAAAGGAGAACTTAGAAGAAGATTAGCGGAAATGAAAAAGGACTTGGAAAGAAAGAGGAAGGTAGAAGAAATTAAAAGGGATATAATGAAACAACAGGGAATCCCTACATACCATTATGATACCGAATATTTGCCCCCTAAGCGATAAGTATAAATTACAAACTACGCTCAAAACCGAGTGTCTGTTGGAAAAGGCCTCTTCAATATTGAACTTCTGTAAGGAATGTCCTTACAGCGCAGAGAACAAGAAAGCAAAAATCGCTACCGCAAATTACGAAAACGAATTAATATATTGGCTTAAATTAGCAGGAATATTAGATAACGATGATACCAAAAACGTGTCCGATAAGCGATAAGATGAAACTGCACGAAACCCTAAACGGGGAGTGTAGTTTTGCTCTTTTCATCCCTGATAAATTCTGCTTCGGCTGTTCCTTTTACGAAGCAGAACTGCGGAAAAGGACAGAGGAAAGCAAGAGAAACCAAGAACAAGGGATGCTGGACGGTTGGAAAGCGGATGATAGAGGGTGGTAGATGTTACTGAAGTCGCGCGAACTCTCCAACAAGGAAAAACTGAGAGTGGTGCTGAACCATTTCTGCTATTCCTACATCGACCCCGAAGAGGCAAAAAAGTGCAAGGGATGTTCCTATTACACCCCCTTTTACCACATGATCATGGAAGCAAGCGACAGGATAAAAGCCGCCCCCCGCAGGGGCAGGGTAAACTACATTATTGTCGCTCCCGAAGTTGCCGCAAAGATAAAAGAACTCCTGAAAAATGAATAAATATATATATGAGAATCAAATTTAAGTTTCCCGCAATCATCCTTTACGTGAACAAAGTTCAAAAAGGCAAAGGTTATGTAGTCCGTGGCAAAGCCGCGGCATTCCTTGTAATAATAGGTAACTCCTACGCCCGCGACCTAGGCCTTCTTGCCCACGAACTCACACACGTTAAGGAGTGGTGGATACACGGCTTACTTATACACAATATCCTCTATGGGGCCATCCGCTCCTACCGCCTTCGTTCTGAATGCAAGGCCTATGCCGAACAATGGAAATATAACCCCACTTTCGAAAAGAAAAAAGACTTCACAGACAGAATATGGCTGTTCTACAACCTCAAATACTCCCGTGACTATGTAGCCAAAGTATTCGAATCCTACATTAAACACATCAAAGAATAATATAAGAATAACATAATTAAAACAGAGAGAAAAATAAAAACAAAGAACGATTTCGATCAAACCATCGAAAACACCGTATCCTACTTCGATTGGAAAAATACACAAGATTATGACAGCATTAAATTGGCATTGGGGCCATGATAGAATTCTAAACATTTCTTGTAAGTGGTTCATACCGAAAAAACGCTCTTTCGACTGCTGTTATCCCTATTCGGTAAGAAAAGTTAACCCTAAAACGTGTCCAAAAAGGGATTGTTTTCATACACGTTATAAAAACATGTACACAACATAGACACGTTGAATAAGGCGCAATTTTGTGCGGGTAGCACCTTCTATTTGCAAATAAATTGCAATCTTGTGCGGGTTGTAAATATGGAGTTCCTTTTCGGATTTAATTCAACAATAAAAATACAAAAATATGAGACTCTATATCTCTATCCGAAAAAAAGATGTTATGGGGACATATATGACCCCGAATATGGAGAGTCCTCTGAGTAAGCCCTATAATTATAATCTAACAATATCCCCCTAATGCGCCTCCCCCCTAGGGGGGTATACCCACCCCCACCGTACGACCTCTACGACCCTACGTACAATACCGATAGTGCGCCCTTATACGACCTTAGGAATCCGTTCCAACCCCTTCAGCTAGGGGCTTGACAAGTCCCCTCTATTATGTTATAATAGGGGTATGATAAGCAATAAGTTACTGAATGAGATAGATAAGATGGATATGGCTGACCTGATTGAACTGAATCATCAGGTCGTAAAACTTATCAACCACAAGCGTTCACACGAAGCAATGCTGAAGTCCTTATCCTTCAAGGTTGGGGATAAGGTGTCATTCAATTCCAAACGGTCAGGCCGCATGGTCGGAGAGATTGTTAAGATCAACCGTACCAGGGCTGTCGTGGCTGTTCAGGTTAACGGTGTTATCAATAAGTCTATCCCTCTCAGTATGGTGTCTACTATCAAGTGGAACGTCCCGTTCAGTATGCTCACCAAGGTTTCAAAGGGTCAGTAATATATCCCTTCTTCGTCAATCGTTCTCGTCACTCTTCATCCTTTTGGGGTTGTGTGGTTGAGACCCTCATCGTCCTAGGAATAGGGGTGATTGGGGTTGTACTGTCAATACTATGCAGGGGAACTGATGATGACTTGGGCCGATATCAAGGAGTTCTTGGTATGGTTCTTCACAAGTTGGGAATTCAAAAGGGACTTGAATTAACCCTTGACAAGCACATCAATTTGTGGTATAATTAAGACATAATAAGGAGTCAATAATGGCGGGTTCAAAACAACACATGAATGTTCGGTCATTGAACATGAAGCAGTATCGGAACATCATCGTTCAGAAGATGGTAAGCCGATTGAAAGCGGTGGAATCGGGCAACTTCACCTTCAATACGCCCCTGTTTATTTGGGGCATGCCTGGAATCGGCAAGTCGCAGATTATCTCTGCTATCTGTCGTGAAACGTGGACGAACGCTGTCAATGCCCAAGGTAAACCCCTGTTCGACCCTGCAATGCTCAACCGTTTGCGCCCTTGGGACGCTTCGGGTTGGAATTGGTTCAACAAGACCGAAATTGCCGAATTCGAAAAGAATCCGGGTGGCTACGTTCTGATGGACGTACGGCTGTCTCAGGTTGACCCTGTTGAAATTAAGGGTGCGCCCTTTTATGATACCGCCAACGGCAAAGCGGGGTTCATCCGCTTTAGTTCCATCCTTCCTGCTCCTGATTTCAAGTGGCCTGTCTACTTGCTGTTGGACGAACTGCCTCTTGCTCCTGACATGGTTCAGAGTGCTGGCTATCAACTTATCAACGACCGCAAAGTTGGCGATTACCGTCTGCCTGAGCGTTGCGTTGTTCTCGCTGCAGGAAACCCGTCTGAGTGTCCGGGTACGCACTTCGAAATGTCGTTGGCCTTGGAGAACCGCTTCGACCACATCAGCCTTGATATCGACTACGAAGGCTTCGTCAAGTACGTCAGCCAAGGCAATCACGGCTACGATGAGACGATGGTGGCCTTCCTTCAGTTCAGCAAGGAGCAGGACAAGGACATTCTCTATCACATCGAAGGTCAGTTGGGCAAGGGTAATTTCCCAACCTTCCGTTCGTGGGAAAAGGCTCTGATGAAGGTCAAGTTCGGTGAGAAGGAGTACGATGCCGTGGCTGATTCAGTCGGCCAGTCGTGCGCTGCCAAGTTCGAACACTTCAAGGAAACCACGAAAGACATCCCTGATGTCAAAACGCTCGTGGACAAGAAGATATACTACAAAGAGGTCGAGTTGCAACTTGTGGCGTCACAGAAGGTTGGCAACACCCTGCTCAACAAAGACGAGCTTGCCAAATTTAGCGACGATCGTGCCTTCGAAATTTTTCAGTACTTCGTCGACATGAAAAACCCGGAAGACAAGAAGGACAATCGTGAGGAATTAACTATTCTGTTCCTCGTCAACATCAAGGACGATATGGACGCTCTCGACAAAATTGACAAGGGATTTCAAAAGGCTCTGAAGGCTGGAAAAGTCACGGTTGAGAAGAATGCTGAGGGCGAGGACGTTATAGACATCTATAGCCTTATTTTCAGCAAGTGGCATTCATTGGCTGATATCGACTGAGAATAAGTAGATAGATAACGATAAGAGAATTAAGGGTGAATCGGTGACCAGATTTTTTGAAATTGACTAAGGACTCCCTAGGCCGCAAGGCCTATTTTGAAAGGGTCAGGCTTTCGCCAGCCTGACCCTTTTTTCTATCCCTACATTTTCAGCAATCGTTGAAAATATCTGTCCGAGTAAAAATTATATATGTCTCTTAATGAATCAATATTATACATATTCCTAAGAGTAGTTTTAACGGGCCCACTGGTGATTAAATTAGGGCCAAATCAGGCCGATATTATAATTTAGTTAAGGGGAGTAATTACTTAGGATATTTAGGTAATTCGAATAGTTCAGTACTATCGGCATTGTTTGCAAGTTAAGTCGAAAAAGGGTAGAAATTTGGCCCTGGTGCAGCAGGATAACGCAAGATGCGGCACGTTTTATTTAATTCGTAAAGTGCGAAAGTTCGTCGGGTCGGACGATTGGGCTTGAATTTAAATTGAATCATAAGGGATTCGTTATATTTTTAACAATTGAAAATTTAGATAGACCCCTCTACAATATGTTTTAAGTAGATACATTGGCTCTTAATGTGTTTTAAGCGGAAACGTGCTATTCTGTTCGTCCTGTGCGAGTCTAAGCTTAGGCCAATAGTGATATCATTCTGATATCATTTGATATTATTTGATATCATTTAAATACTAACAACATTAGGTATTCTACAAGCCTGAAATGGACTTGATAAATGGGGCAAGATATGATATAATATACTTGTGTAATAGAATGAGATTATTATGTCTACAAACATCTTAAAAAGCAATTTGTATTCTAAGTATGCGCAGAAGTAGTATGATGATAGTAACCTGAAAATGGGGTTTGAGTTGACCTCTGAAGAGTTGGTTAGATTGAAGAAAAAATACGAACTTTGGATATGGCAGTATGATGAAAAGTTTTATGTCGAAATGGTTCTACCTTTTATAAAATGGGTAAAATAGGTGAAGTATGCTTGAGAATGTAAGGGAATTGGAGCGTTTGAAGAATAAGGCGAAGGTGTGGCAGTCTTTACATCCTGAAATATGTGGTGTTTGTGTTCTCTGTCCTCATTTAGGTAACTCCGAGTGGTGTCGCACTCACTTTCGTTTGGTGATGGATAACGATGCTAACAAGGCGAAAATGGCAGTAGGGATATTATTTAAGATGGGTTCTAATAGTACGTTTGGTTACACGTGCATAGAATGGGTGCGCTATGTTTAAATTCAAGAGAAGGTTGAAGCGGGAAGAGCGTAGGCATTTGCGAAAGGAGCAATCTAAATTACAACAAGAGGCCTTGGAATTAAAACGTCTACAGGACAAGTTTGATTTGTGGTGCAAGTTGAATCCGAAGAAGAGTACCAACAGGTGCGAGACGAGTTGCCCCCATTATAGAAGGATTGTGTACAGAAGGATTGGGCCTGGCGTCAAAGAAAGGATCAACAAGTGCGATGCGAGTCACCCTCATTACAGAAGGATTGTGCTTGGCGTCCACGATTGTCCTAGGCCGTTTTTGCAGTTGGATTTGATGAATGGGAAGATTTCGTTTTGCAATTGGGGAATACACATTAATTGCGTGGAGTGGATACGAAATGCCTAAAAAGAACAACGAGTATTGGTTAGGTAAGATTAAGTTGTGGTTCGCCCTGCGCGGCGGGATAGGGACATGGTTACAACATCACCGAGAGGAAGAACTTTGCGAGAACTGCCGCTACTACCAATCAACTAAAAAGGTAAGGAGATTGGAGACTCTAGTGTTGGGTGCGAACGGGTATCGCAATTTTGAATTTGTACGGGAGTGTAAGCGAAAGCAGGAGTTCAGGGGAAAGTTGATGGTGAGTTCTAATTTAAAGACAATCGAATTTTGCGACTCCTATCCGTTTCACTACATCTGTGCAGAAATGTAGCATCCTGTAAGCAAGCAAAGCAATACTACGATGATTTATTGGAGTATGGGTATTATTACTTGGCATTCCTTCGGGAAGGGAATTACATAAAATAAACAGAAAGGGGTGTGGGTGTAATGGAAATAATGACGGGTAGATGGCCTTGCAAAGAATGGGTGAAATATGTTTAGCCGAAAGAAAGAAAAGCAAAAGTGGATAAACAAGTGGTTCTTGTGGCAAAAATTACACCCCGAATTTGATATCAAAGAACATGGTTGTGGACAACGTGGTTGTAAACATTATAGCCCGAAGGGGTCCCACACGTGTCCTACGGGTTGTTTGATGTTGGATAAGACGCTAAAGAAACTATTAGACCCTTGGGCAATAGAAGAATGTCATTGCATCGAATGGATTAAAAATGTTTAGTGATTCTATTTTAAACAAACTCAGGCTCTATTTTAAACTGCATCCTGATTTTTGGCAGTTGTGGCAAGATGGAAATTTTGACTGTTGTTACAATTGTAAACACATCAAGAGCAGAGGCCGAGGATTCGATTATATCGGTTGTAAGAAAAAATATATGATGTTGGTAGATAGAGAATTAACAGAAATTTTCTTTGGAGCCCCTTGGGCATTTAAAAACTGTTGTTGTGTGGAATGGGTGAAGGATGTCTAAAGAAGAACTGAGAAAATACCACAACAAGTATTTGTTGTGGCATAAACTGCATCCTAAGCAGGGGTTTGAACGCTGTCGGTTTTGTAAACACAGTCGTTCATATTATCAGATAGGGAGAAAGGAATTAATGTCTGCTTATTATATTGCCGCCATCATTCTGAAGAAAGACCGCATTGTAGAGCAGATAAACAGGCATTGAGAGTTAAACCTGATTTAAGTAAAATATATGGGCGAAATGATTTTGAATATTACTACCGTGGTACGTGGTGTACAGAGTGGATAAAAGATGTCTGAGCAAGAATTGAAGAAGTGGTACAATAAATGGAAATTGTGGTCTGTACTTAACCACGATTGGAACAACAATACTCCGTATTGTTTCCTTTGTCAACACGTTGACCCCACAGATGGAACGAATACAAATTGCCCTCAGAAAGTACTTACCTTAAATTGGGATGACGCAGGTGAAGAATGGGTGAAAGAGTGTAATGTGAATCATACTTGGGATGGGTCGGGATATATGTGCCTAGAATGGATAAAAGATGTTTAAACAAGAGTTGAAAAAGTGGGAGAACAAGTTGAGATTGTACTTGACGCTTCATCACAATGATGTACAATTGATGAATTGTCAGGTCTGCCCGTTCGGTGGTTACAACAGTACAAATCATATCACCCATAACCGCGAGGGCTGTCCTAATCCTTATCTTTCTCTTACTGAAGATGATAGGATGTTGTTTACTACTAAGGGAAACCCTAGTTTAAGGAGGATTTCGTATTGCGTGGAGTGGATTAAATATGTTTAACGGTGGTTTGAATCGTTAGAATCTAACAATATGACTTGACAAATGCTCTTTTTCGTGGTATAATAGGGTATAAAGGTAAAAAATGGACAGACCTGATTTTACGAACATGAATGGCCTAGTGGCAGGCCGAATCCCAAAGGGGGTTCAATGCCCGTTTCGGCAACAATGTGTTTTTTGCGACAAGGCTGACGTTACCATGCCAAAGAGTCAGCGTTGCAAGCGACATACTCCCGAAGTGATGAAGAACAACTTTTCCTGTGCCATGGCCAGAATGTTTTCGATAATTGAAAACACAAACAAGGGGTTAAAATGAGTCAAAGTAAGTGGGTGAATAAATGGACGGTGCAATCGGAAAGTGATAGCACCAAGTTTTACACCGTTTCACAGGCTGAGGACAATTCATTCGGATGTTCTTGCCCTCAATGGATTTTTCGCAAGCAGATTTGCAAGCACATTCAGGATGTTGCTCAGACCATCATTGGCCTGACACAAACTGATGCGGCAATTGTAAACCGCTTGCGCTTCATCGCTAAAATCAACCACCTGAAACTGTCCTGCGGGAATTGTGAACACCACGAATATGATTACAGAGGCATGAACTCTTGTAAAGAGGGACACAACTTGCACAACAAGGCTGACCCGATATTCGTCAAGGGCGACAAAATGACGTTTTACATCCTAGGACGTTGTTGTAAATATTATGAAAAAGGTAAACCATCTTAATCTAGAAAGGCTTCGACTCTTCTGTAAATTGCGCTACATACACGATTGGCGGCTTATACCGAGATGTGGAAATTGCGATATTAAAAATTGTTTATTACTCAATGGTATAATGGTTGATATCAATACTTTTGAAATTCTCAATAAAATATTAGAAGAAATAGATATCAAGCGATATGTTATACTCCAAGGGTGTGATAAATGGAAAGGTAAAGAGGAAAACTACAATGAACGCTTTTGATTTTATCCTATTAGGACACCTGATTGGGGATTACCTTTTTCAGAACAAGTGGATGGCAATGAACAAATCGGCTAGCCATTTCAAGTGTTTTGTACACTCAGCGATTTATACGTTAGTTATTTGTTTAGTAACCCTACCTATTATTCAAAATCTGTGGTGGCCTTTAATCGTATTTGCTTCACACTATCCGATTGACCGTTGGGGGTTGGCTGACCGTTGGTTGAAACTTATTCGTGGTCGTTCACTTGAAGATTTCTTAAAAAACGGGAGCGAGAACATTCCTTCTAATGGTCAGCATTTTATGTGGCAGTACAATTACCACGCCTTGCGGGGCGGGTTTTCTGCTGTTGTTTACACGGTTGTTGACAACACGATGCACCTGATTCTGATGCTTCTAGGATGGTGGTTGATAAAGTGAGTATCAACTTAGGTAAAATCCACTTGTATTGTGTTCTACATCCACAGGGTAAAAAATCGATTCATTTTTTCTGTAAATATGCAGAGATAGAGTGTGTAAATGGTGTTGATAGTACAATCGAAAGGGTTATTCTCTACCACATACTTTTACTCTTGAACAACCCGTTGGGATTCTTTAATTTTAATGGTTGCACTAAATGGAAAGAAAAATGATAATTGACAAGTGGGTTGAGGGATATATCGAACGCAAGAAGCAGAAGAAAATAGATAAAACTAGGCTAGAGAATTGGTCTAAACTCTACGAGAAACTACACGGCTACACGCCCCATTGTGGGTACTGTGCAAACTTTTCCGATTGTATTAAAAAGTATAAGAAATCAAGTAGGCTTCCAAAAATTAACGGAGTAACAAGTTGCAGGGAATTTAAAAGCGATGGTAAAGATAGACTCAGAGGCCACGTATCGGGGGTTTCAGGATGGTCGGGATTGTCAGGAGTCTCAGGTATCTCAGGAGTATCAGGCGTGTCAGCCTACAACAGTAGCGGACAACGGGTTGGAACGTGGCAACCACCTTGGAATCGGGGTGCGCAATCGTGCAACAGACTGTGCAACAATTGCTCGTATCACAACGGCACATCTTGCACAAAACCGTAACGGGGGTCGACCGGGGGTTTGAAAATGTTGCTAGGAATAAAAGTTAAATTCAACAAAGACCTGTTCAAGTTGATCGATAAATTATCAGGTGAGCCGATTTGTTGTGCTAGTTGCCGACACTTTTCATCCCCTGCCAAAACGGAGTGCATGACCTCTCAGACCTATTATGAGTATAAGAACAGGCACGGGCAAATGCAACTCCTGTGCTTCTGCGAGAATTATACCCCAGACTCAAATGGAAAAAAATAATAATATTTCTACCAAAATTAAACTGTACTGTGCCTTGCACGGAAACAATGCCTTTGTGATGTGCAATGATATCACGAAGGAAAGCAATTGTAAAAAGTGTAGAGCCAAGAACGAAGGCATTTGCAACATCAGGTACAATAACAACAGACAAATTTTGTTCGAAAAGAAAACGGGTAAAATCATAACGATAAATGGGGATGGTCATCTAGAGAAGAACTGGGCTATTGGGAGGAGATTTATTATAACTGATGGAAAAATCTATAATAATTTTGCTGTGGATCGGAATTGGTTTTGTTTCGGCTTTCTAGAGAATAAAAATGAAAATAGAAAAACTCGTAAAAAAGTTTGAACTGTATTTGAAATTAAGCGGGGGATTATCTAGGCAAGATGTCAAGGTACAAGATTGTACACAATGCCTTTTATATGGAGTATGTAAGCCCGAATCTGTTCGGAAGGTCTTCATCAAGATAGAGGAAGAAGATAAATCTATAAAAATTATTGGTTACGGTCTTGACTTTGGAATAAGGGACTATGTGGAAGATGAAAATGGAAAAGTTACCTTTAGGGTTTTAAAGGCATGCATAGAGTGGCTCGACCCTGATCCTAGAATATTCAAATGACTAAAAAACTACAGCGCAAGTTCGAATTGTGGCTAGCCCTGCACGGATATAAGGTTTTACCCGAAGAGATTTCTTGTGATAAGATTTGTAAATTTGCTTCTACTTGCGAAAAGACAGAGAAAGAGAGAAAACTTTGGAACTATAAATATCAAAATAAAAATGAAGAAAATGAAATTGTAGATATAAATACGTGTATCAGGTGGCTTGTTGATGATAAATAAAACAACATTGGTACGCAAGGCTGATTTGTGGTTAAAACTACATGGGGTAAAAAAATTTCCTGAAGGAATGTGTGTCGTTTGTCCTCACAAAAAAAAATGTTGGGAGTCTCACAATGAAAAAGAATTTCTTTTTTACAAAGGAAAATGTATCCGTTGGCTTGACACCGAAGACAAAATGTGATATAATATAAGATAATGAATAAAATAGACAAAATTCACATTTCGATTATGTCGGCTGAAGTATTTAGACAGGTCAGCAGGGAATATCCTTATGACCACATCGTAATCAGGTACAAGACCCCTAGGGTCAACTACCAGCCAACTGTCCTTTCAAAATTCTGCCGTGGGCAGGTTGAATTGTTCGTCCACGACTACACGTCGAAGGAATCGATGGGGAACCCGCAGATTATTCTGTTTAGCAAGAACCACGCTAAGAAAATCCTGAGCCTACTTGAAAGGGAAAAGGATAATGTGTATCACATTATTTGCGTTTGCGACGCTGGTATCAGCCGCAGTTCGGCTACTGCTGCCGCAATCGGGAAAATCCTGTACAACGATGATACGTTCGTATTCTACAATCCCCGTTACGTCCCCAATTTACATGTCTACAGCACCATTCTCAGGACGTATTTTGAGGGCAAAAATGGCGTTTAAATGCCTTTAAATCGATGATACCCATTATAGAGGGCTACGAGCCGAAAAACAAGAGATTGATCCGCCTAGGGCGCAAGGCAAGGCTCCAGATAGTGTTAAATGGGGCAATCTCACGTCAGATGCTAAGTGAAATCAAAGATGCCGTCAGTTGTAGGAATTGTAAGTATTACAGTAGTGAAGGATTGGTAATAAGTAGATCAGTGTTGTCCTGTAGAAAAATCGGGGTAAAAACTAAAAAATACATGATGATGATGAATTCGATGACAAAAAACGGTCAGTTCTCCGTCGGCCTACAGATTGCCTATTGTGTGCAGTTTAAAGAAAGAAAGGATTGAAATTAATATATCCATTTTCAACCTCTACTATTGTTTATTGTTTTAGTAAAGTTTGAAAATCGTTTTTGAAGGTTTTATAGCCAAACCTTTTTGTTATCTCTTTTGAAATAAATTGTGAGATGGGGGTATAATCTTCTTCATCTTTTGCTATAAGGGTAAGATTTTCAATCAAAGTTTTAATGTTGTTGGTTACGTAGCACATATTACTAGCCCATTCAATCCAACTAGGGTTAAAATCTTTTCCCGAATCATCATTTAGAACAATAGGGATAGTTCCGCACATGATGGCCTGTTGAAGCATCATGCAAAAAGTTTCGGAGCCGTGATGCGGGAAAATGATATATTTGTATTGGTTCAGAACCTTTCCAACTTCTGCTTGTGGTATTTTTTCTTTCTTTTCCAAATTCTGTGAAGCGGCCAAAGCAAATGCCATGCGATATTTAGATGTAGTGAATTTTTCTAACACTTCACCATATATATCAATTTGGGTAGGAATATAATGTGCTAAATTTAAAAAATCGAGATGAACTTTCAAAGGATAAATCCCGCCTATTATGCAAAAAAGATTAGGTCTAGCCTTCCAAGGTATTTCATTATGAAATATTTTAGGGTCAGAGGGACAGAACTTTAGATTTTCTTTCTGTAATATTTTATTTTGACTAGCATCTAAGGTATAAATAATGTCTGTTAATCTGAGTAAGTCCATTAATAAAACGTGTTGATTATCAGGTTCATTGGGGGTGATGAAATATTTTTGAGAATGAGAAAATAGAATTACTTTAGTATTTGGAAATGCTAATTTATAAAATAGAACGGGAGAAATAATTCTAGAAAAAATCTCGTTTATTACAATAATATCGGGATGTTCTTCCAATAAACGAGACATTGTTGAGCCTTCTTTTGTTTGGTCTTTATATTCAACCAATTCCACAGGTAGTTCCTGTATCCATTTTTTGATGGTGTCCCCAACTGCTTCTATTCCTGAACCGACATTAAGATTAATTAAAAAAACTTTCATATTCGAATCCTTTTTATATTTTTATATCAAGTTATTAAGTAACCGCTGGACAATATACGTTATTAACTTCAGTATTATTATTTATATTTTCAAGAGCGTCATCACCAGGATAATGAGAACTGTTATTAATCCATTGAATTGTTATATTATGTTCTGCTAAATAAGAAGACTCTATTGCATTTTGATGAGTTGCATTATAAGTCGCATCATAACCTACATCGTGATTGTTATAATTTTGGTCATAGTGAGATGAAAGGTCGCCTGTATAATTTGTTACTTTATAAACAGAATTATGTAATGCTTTTTCTGCTGAGTCATTTGTGGCTTGATAAGTGGTATAATGAGTTGCATTGTAAGTCCCATTATGTCCTGAATCATCTGCTGAATAATGGGTTGCCCTAACAGTTGAATTATGACTTAGACAAGCCAAATTATCTTTTATCCAATCTACATTTGTTTTAAACTCATTAATATCAACTGCTTCAACAATACCACCTGTAGCAATTGTTTCCGTCCAATCCTTACAACCACCTACTTTATTATAGCTCATATTATTAACCTAAGCGTCAAGTAAATCTACTGTTTGAACTGATACATTGTGAGAAGTTTGAACTGTCCCATTATCACCAGTATCAAGAGTACTATTGTTGCTACTCTGATTAGTATTATCATGGGTTATAAAATAAGCGTCTTGGTGTCCATTATTATTTGAGGTATAATAAGTAATATTATGGGTTCCATGTAAGTCGGTATCATGTGATGTATTATTGGTCGCATTATCTGTCGTATTGTGAGAATTTTGAACTGTGGCTTCATGGCTTGCTCTATTTGTTTCCAAATGACTTCCTAAAACAGTTTGATTATCTATTTCTCGATAAGTAGTATAATGAGTTACCCGATATGTTATATCGTGAGTTGCTTCAACTGATGTTTCGTGAGTAGTCCGATGAGCAGAGCAAATATTTGCATCCCATGCTTGGTCTAAAGCGGTTTTTAATTCGGTATATTCAGTTGCCTCAATTTTCGTACCTATATTAATAGTTTTCACCCATGAATAATTAGCAAGAGAAACATAACCTCTATCTGTATTAACATTTGCACGTATTTCGGCAATCCTTGCCGCTGTTGGTACATCTATTCCAGCAGTAACGGGCATTGTTGTCCAAGTGAAACCCATATCAAGACTCCTTTATACTATTTATTGATTTTGTTTATCAAAAGAAGCCAAATAATGTTTCGAAAGTTGCGTTGGTTGAAATCCTACGTGGCTTAATTCTTTGATAGTTTTTGATACCATTCTTAGATTTTGAAGTAATTCTACAGTAGTCAAGCGCAAATTCACAAAACGATTAAGTGTTTGTGTTAACAAACTGAAATCTTCATTTTTATGGATATTATTATTCCAATTATAGATTAGTGTGGAATAAGATTCTATAAATTTTGAACCTTCTTCAGAAATAACCTGCTCATTCAAAACCGCCAAAAGATATTTCAGACTATCCATAATCAAATTAATACCTGTCGGGGTTAAAGGCGATGGTACTTCATTTTTTTCACAAACAGAAGCGTCACGTTCAACCATTCCTATTATTTGTACAAATGACTCTTTTCTTTTCCCAAGAAGATAAGTGGCATCTGTATTCCCCAAATAACACCTTAACTGTTTAACAAATTCATTCAATCCCATTTTATTTCCTCCATGACTCTCAAAACTTTGTTTATTTTATCTTTATTTACTGCACCCAAAATTATATCTAGCATCTCGCTTTCCTGAAAACCATCAAGGATGCCTTTTATTCTGTAAAATTCCATACGGCAAGCCGAAGGAATTGGTACAAACACATCGCCTGTATTTTCAAATTGCGCCCCTAAACAACCATGGCTACACATTGAATTTATGACGCATTGTTCACACATTGGGAAATTATCCCCATCACTAGCATTGGTCGCTATATGTAATTCGGGACTTATCGCTTCTATATCAACAATCTTATCATCTTTGGTTAGGAACTTAAACATCTTAAAATAATCATACATCAAACGATGACAAGGGAATGCAGTTAAATCCCCCATTCGTAAATAGATACCTGATTGTAATGAGCATCCTAACCCCCTGCCTGTCGTTGAAAATGGGCTTGATAGAGTATTAAAAGCCCAATGATTATGAAATAATTGATGAATAGGATTATCCATTTTTTTCAAACGTTCTCCTACCCAACTTGCTAATTTACGCATAAATTCATAAAGATGTTTTGATTGCTCTTCTGTCCATTCAGCATTTCGTACTTCAAGCAAATAAAGACTAGTGGGTGGGAATCCATATTCTTTAAATTTCTCTTGAAACCACATAAAATTATCCCACCATTTTTCGATGTTGTTTGAGTAAATCATCGGATGGAAGCCTATTCTATATTTCTTATTAAACTTAAAAAGTTTATCGTAGAATACTTTATCCCGTACTCTATCACTACGAAACGACCTGTTATCTTCCATAAAAATTCCATCAACAGATGCACTTATAATTAACGGGCAGTCTATCTTTTTTCCCCTTTCTATAAAATCTTCAACAAGTCTAGTTCTATTTTCGCTGAATAAGAAATTCATATTTGTTGGCACTACAATCTCTGTATAAATAGGTTGTCCCATTTCGGCTCTTTTGAGGGCTTCATCAACAATATCAAATCCTACATTTTGATTGAAGGCATCACCCCCGAATAATTCTAGTTTTGGCCGCATCTGGTTTTCCCACAACCAATCCATTACAATATTTGCATTTTTAAATACCGTGGCAGGATTTTTCAATTCAGGCTTGGGATAATATTTATCACCAAATTTAACAACATAACAATAGGAACATTTTAATTCACAAGCGTCAGAAAGGTCAAATTCAAACCCCCGATAGTTGTTTAAGGCATATCCTTTATCTGTTTTAGCCTTCTTCCAATTTCTCCAAGAATTGAAAAAGGTGCGGTCTAAAAAGTTTTTTAAAAGTTCATTATTTTGCTCTTGAAAATTCATATCTTGCTTCCTCTAAAATGATTTGAAATGCGCCGTTGCCAAACAATCTGAATAATGAAACAGGAGTGGTGAACAAACTTCCTGTTTGTAAAATATTTTCCATAGGACAACCTAAAGCATAGTTAATGAATATAGAGAACAAAGTGGCGAGGTTTTCATCTGCAAAATCTTCACTTATCTGTTTACTATATACTAATTCTTTGATAAGTGCTAAGGTTGTGGCCGTTTTATGTTTGGAAAAGGTTTGAAAACAAGACCAAGTATAAAATACCCTATCGACTTCCAATTGGTTATTGATATCTACGATATGCTTTTCCTTTACCAATTTTATTCTGTCTTTTTGCTGTAAATGGAAATCCCAATTCCCCTCATTTCTTAATTCTTTTTCATATTCAGGATGATTCATAAAAAGTGAACGATGACATAAATGAAGGTCTTGGAGTTCTCCTAATTGGTTTTGCGAGCGTCCTGCCGAACAGGAAAACATATCAGGCTTTGAAAAAAATTCCCTGCTGAAATCAAACAACCGTATCAACCTGTAAGTATATGCATTGAATAAAGAGTTTTGGTGCTTTAAAAAGGGCCGTTGTCTTTGTTCATCAGACAAACGCTTTAAATGCCAACAGGTTTTTGCCCATATCTTGCCATCTTCTGAACTATATGTGCCAGGAACAGACATTGATGGAATCCCATTTAAGTCTAGATGAATATTTTTTTGCTTGTTAATTCCTTTTGCTAGGTCTATCCACTCATCAAAGAAATAAAAATAATAACGATATCTAGATTCCTCTCCATTAAGCCAATTTAGATTTTCAATTGACCAAGTTGATTTAAAATGAAACTTGACTTTTTTCTTCCCCAATTCTTCATTCTGAAGCAAACGTAAAACCTTTAAAAAATTACTTTTAATTGTTATTGTGGCACTACCTTGGCGGTTTTTATCTGTTACTTCTGGTGGGCCATCAATTGAGATTTGAACTTTGACTGAAATATCTCTATCTTTTGGCAAAGCCTGAATAAATTTAATTACACTTAAAGGATTGACCATCAAATTTGTTGAAAAACTAAATTCCCTTAATTTTGGGAAAGTATCTAATATTTTTGGAAGTATAGGGATTATCAAATCTAAAGTCAGAAGTGGTTCCGTACCCCAAAAAGCCAAACATTCAAGTTGGCCTCCATAAAGAGATTGTAATTCTTTGACATACTCCCCTGTCTGAATTTTCTTGATGATATCTTGGTGGAGTTTTTTCAAATGATCATTCTTCTCAATATAACAATAGGAACAATTCAAATTACAATAACCCGATGTAAAAATTTCTCCCGCTACTGCCTGTTGGCTTTTTAAAATCTTATCCATTATTCTTCCTTTTTAGTCCTCATCTTTATATTGATATTTATTCTTTCTTAGATTCTCTTCAGCCCATAAAGGCTGAAGATTGGTATAATGATTGGCTTTCAAAAATTCCTCTCTATCTTGAAGATTAAAGAAATCTAAGTGTTTTACTACTTATCTTTACAATATTTGTCAATTTTTCCAAAAATACATTTGATAAAGTTTGAAATTCCAAACAGTTTGTCGTTCCAGTTTATATAGTAAAAACAGGAACATTTCTGTTCGGGTGGAATAGGACAAGTATTACCTGTTTCTTTCCATTTTCCATTTTCACAGGTTGCTGTGATGATAACCGAACCATCATAACAAGTTTCAGTCTTGACTTCACCGATTTGACATTCAGGCTTTACGTAGGGAACAGTCCATTTTCCCTTGTTTGCTAATGGCCCAATGTACTGTTCGTATGGAACTGCCATGGCCTCAAAGATTTTGAGTTGTTCTTCTTTGCAATCATCCCAAGGCTCATCATCAGGAAGATGTTCAATACCCATAATTGGCATTTCAATTCCGTTCCAAACTTTTGTAAGAGCTTCAGTTCCATGATAGGTACAGATACGAGTTACCATCTGTGTCCATTGGTCAACGCCTGGCCGGGGTGTAGCACCACCCATGCAGCCATCATCACTCACTTGCCAACGGATAGGATGAACAGCCCAATAATCCATAGCCTGTTCAAACACATTTACGCCTTGATTGTTTTCACAACCACAACAACCGTGGGTCGGACGAATAATACTCGTATCCCATCTATCTGCAGGGTCTTGTCTTAATGGATGCCACATAAACAAATTGTAGTCATAAATATAACTTGGAAGTTTCTTAAAAAGGTCATTACCATTTGAGGGGATATCAGGACAAATTGCCCAAGCGTGCGGCCAAATTTTTTGCTGGTCCATTGTCTCCAAAATAAAATAACAAAAATCAAGACTTTCTGCCGTCATTTCATTACCCATTCCAAAAACAATTTTTAAACCCTTTTCCTTTGCTAGTTTGAACCACTCCAACATATATGCTAATGCATACTGACGATTTTCAATATCATAAAGGTTCTTTATTCCCTGTACATTGTTACGCCAAGGGGAAAATTGTTGGTCATGACTATCATTGGTATATTGATAGAAAAGGTCTATCCAAAGAGAAATACCTGGGGCAGTATTTCCTGCTTTTTGTGAAGGATAATTCATAATACGAATCATCTGTTCTGCAATTTCCCAATATTTATTATTGCGTTTTGTTAAGTCAAACACACCCTCAGAAACTTGAACAAATGGGGTGAGGTTAGTTTTGTACCCATTAGAGTCAGACCAATTAGGCCAAACGCTCCATCCTAACCAACGGAACATATTAACACCACGATTTGCCATATCCATACAATAATTATACCATCGTTCTTCATTTAAAACCCAAGTTTGTTTCTCTTCATCCCACACACTCATTGTGGGGTCCATTAATGAAAACATTGAACTTGATATAAAATACATTTTATCTGTCATTTTTATCCTCCTAACGATTATCCATATATATTTAGTGAATTTATCGTTTTAGATGAAATTACGCTGTACGTTTCCATATATAAACAACAAAGTAAGGTGGAATATTATCCCCATTTCCTGAATCAAATTCGGCAATATCTGTAGTATGGGTGTGATTATCAATAGGAATAACACTATCACTACCACCTGCTGCCCAATAACCCTGTGAACTTGGACCACCTGATGCTGTAGCAGGTGGGTCAACTTTATGTGTGTGTCCCGAAGCACCACCTGTTGCCTCAACGGTTCCAAATAATCCATCCCCTGACTTATATCCAACAAGAAATTGTCCTTGGGCAATTTGAGACCAAGTACCAAATCCTAAAAGTGTATTAGGATTCGTAGAAACAACTGAAAGAAATACAGAACCTATAGGCCACGCACTATCAAGACTTGGAGTAGTGCCTGAGTAACCCGATACTCCTGAGTAACCCGATATCCCTGAGTAACCCGAATAGCCCGAATATGAAATCCAATTCGACCCATCATACCAATATGGAATATTAGTATCAGAATTAAAATACATTTGTCCTTCAACCGCACCCACTGGATTAGAAGTAAAAACAGGAAGAACAAATAATCCACCATCTGATAAGTTAACATTATATGTAACACCCGACACGTTCATGTTAAATGTGTCGCCGTCAACACCAAGCGTTATTGTGTTAGTGCCTTGACCTGAAATGATGGATGATTCTTCAAAAACTAAATTTGCGGCAGAACCAACATCCCCAATTAAAACATCACCACTAGAACATCCAACAACAAGCGTTCCGCTTGCATCAACATAAATTGTGCAGAGATAGGTGTTGGATGCTGAATAAATATCTAATGTCTGACCATCAAGAATTTGTATTGGTGTTCTTGCCATCTTATTTTATTTATCTAATTCTGTTTCCAAGGAGTCTTGTGCCTGTTGCATTGGCGTTGCCCAATCTCCAAAAATTATGCATAACCCCCGCTTCCCAAATACAACCACCTGGGTCGATTTGGGGTTGGTCAAGCCACATATTTGCCCCTGTCGTAAAATATCCCCCTAAGCGAATATATAAATATCTATCATCTGTACAAGTATAAGTTACTTTAAGATATTCCCAATCTGCTCCGGTTGCTTCATCTAATGCCAATGCGGTATTCAGGTCATCTCTAATTTCTAAATAAGGTCCATTAACAGTACCAGATTGTCTTGCCCAACCACCAACATTTATTACTGCGCCCTTTCTTCCAGAAATAACTGCGAAGAATCCTAACATAAAATTAATATTACTAGATTCAGAAGTAAATTTCCAAGAATAATTAGGAGATTTTTTAATACTTTCATCTTTTTCTCCATATCCTCGCATATATAAAAGAATATGGTTTCCTTTTATTAAATTATAATTTTCTAATAGACCTACAGCATAACAAAGGTGTTGGGTACTAGTATAGAACATAGGATGTCCAAAGTTAGCCGCTACAATAGGTTTGCTAGTAGATGTATCACCATAAAAATTTCTCATAATAGGATATTTACCAAGAGATTCTAAATAAGCCGTTTTTGAAGATACATTAGAAAGTTTTATTTTATTAATTGAACCTGATCCTGATTCAAAATTATATCCAAAAAATACACCACTTACACAATAATTTATTCTAATATATTTTACTTCTAATGCTGGTTTTCCACTATATGCCGCTCCAAGTATTGAATAATTACTATAATATTGTAGAAATCCGTATCCAGCAGCCATTTCGGAAAAATTATAAACCACAGAATCATTACTATATCCATTTAGATAGAAACCACCACCATTTGTATAATCCGCAGCGAGAGAAATATTTCCGCTAACATATTCATTAGTAGCATTTCCTGTTAAATATATTCCTCTGCCAATATTATATGTAACACAATTTTTTAAAACATTATATGCCCCTTGGACTCCTAAATATCCATATGTTGCTATAGAAAGTCTACAACATACATTTAAGATAATATTTTTTCCTCCAGCCCAATTTCCTGCATTAATCAAAGTAACATTATTTGTTGTAAGACCTGTATATCTTGTTTCTAAATTTTGTATATTTACTGTTCGAACATTAGTTCCTGTTGGTATTGAAATATATCCTGTACAACCCGTTTGTGAATCTGAAGTATTTCCATGAAAAATGCAATCTCTGTTTAATTTTACAACCAATCCAGCCACAGTATGAGTTGCCGAAAGATTGGAAGCAAAATTAATTCTATCGCTTCCCCCACTTCCACCACCTACGGAAATACTATCTATAATTTTCGCTTCCCTGCTTGTATAAACCGCGCCGCCGATGGCTATTGTGTCCCCGTTCGACCACCCCCCTGCAGAAGATACATCGATATAACTATTTCCTGAAGTTGCCTCGATGATGGTTGCGGCAAGTTTGTAAACATAATCTCCCGAAGCGTGGGCAATTTCAACCCCGCCTTCGTAACCTTTAATTCCTATGGTGTGGTTCGCTGTTGCATTGGCTGTGGTATAAATTATTTTATTGTAGATATCAATACTTGATACTTCAAATACTTCCGTGTCAATAACAAACTTCATCCCCGCTTCCCACGCTCTCGTATCTTCTGAAATATGAAAACTGTTATTCCCTATTGATGTCTGCGTGGTCAAGGTAAATTCAGGGCCAACCATTCTTCGTACATAAACATTTGTTCCGCTTATGGCATGAATGTAGAATACTTCATCTGTTCTGTCATTGTATGCCATATTGGTATAGTCATAGACGCTTATCCAATCTCCCACTCCAAATCCCGAAATACTTGTCAACTGCAAGTATCCATCTCCAACTGCCGCATCTGCAGAAAGAGTAGTTTGTGAATTTGGAACCGTTCCTGTTGCGGTAAAAACATTACCTGTTATATTTGCTACTGTTAAAGCACCCAAGCATCTCAAAAATGTCCCGTCTTTGAGAATCAGGCTTCCCGCCGTAGTTGAACCTACCGTTATGCTTGAACATCGAAGAGTTTTTGTTCCAACCCCACCTGCCCATTGTAAAGTGCCGCCGCCGTTTATTGTGATGGCTCCTATCGTATTCACATCATCGTCTATGTCATAAGTTACTGTGTGCGTAATTGTTACTGTGTCTGTTGCCGCAGGAACACCAGATGGACTCCAAGTTCCTGGTGTTCCCCAATTACCATTTCCTGCACTTGCTTTTGCTGCCATTCCTTACCCCAATATCAAAAATTTCAAAATCGCATTTTCAGGAAGAGCATAGGTGAAGTCTACACTTGTTGTTGATGTTTCCCAATAATCTGCATCGTTTGCTATGTTGCTTGTGTCGATTCGTTGCAAGAGACCATTGACGAACAAGTGTAAAAATTGTCTGTCGCCTGATTTTAGGCTATATGAATAACTATTTGGGACTGTGATGGCTGTTCCTGCTGCAACACCTCCTGCAGGAATTGCATAATAGAGCGTATAGTTTTGAACAAGACCGCTTATTCCTGAATATCCTGAGTAACCTGAGAATCCTGAGACTCCACTATATCCACTAACTCCGCTGTATCCTGATACCCCTGAATTGCCGCTTTCACCACTAAATCCCGATGCTCCTATACTGCCGCCACCTCCACCGCCGCCTGAAACAAAATAAGTTTCTGTTTCTCCATCCGTTGCGCCTTCTTGAATAACAGACCTACCAATAAGCATACAATGGTAGCGAAGAACAGAAGGAATTGTATCATAAGGTGTTTCTTTTTTTGCTAAATCGGAAGTGTTGTAATAATTTCTTCCTAAAAGATAAAATATTTGGTTAACATCTCCAATGCTTCGATAAAACCATCTAACTGCATACTTATTTGCAGGGATGGGTGTTACGACTCCAGCATTACAATAGTCGGTATTGTTATATGTTGTTTCGTCCGAATATGTCCAAACTCCTGCAATCTGGCGAGTAAAGGTCATTCTATCCACGGAAGAATCAAAATTACCTAGTGTTATTATTTGATTAAGGGCATAAACAGGACCACCCGTTACGGTAATTGTTCTATTTGTGGGTGTGGTGATTTCAGCAATACGGGCTGTTGTAAAATCACCATAAAATAATCTATAAGGGTCTGTCCATGCTTGGACAAACAACATTTTATTGGTAAGTCCTTTACCGACAGTTCCCGTATCGATAGAATGGACTTCATCGATGACCCCATCATCAATACGCCATACAACAAAAACAATTACCTCATCACTACTGCTAGTTTGGGTTGGATAATTTACTATTCTATATTCAGGACTGCCGCCGTTGTAATGAATAGTGATATATTGCATATCATTAATCGTCAATGGACCTAGCGTATCCCCCGCCACAGGATATTCAATAATGGCTCCCGTGCTGTTGGGATTGTCCCGAAGGTGGACAGTTGTGGCTCCTATTGTTACTGTTCCATTACCATTATCCTTAAAAGTTGGTACTGTTAAAACACCAACTGTTCTGTCATCGATGAAGTTCAGGTTAGGAATATTGTTGTATCCACTATGTCCTGATGCTTGGGCTAGGTCATCATAACCCTGCGTGTCTCCTGCTGTGATTACGCCATTATCTTCAATAGTAAAGACCTTATCACCATTTTGATATATTCTTCTGCTCATTATAGTGGGAAATAAGTGATAGAGTGTTTAAAGATAGGAGCGATTCCTGTATTTGAGGAAATATACAATACCCTTACATATTCTTCATCAACAGAGGCACAAAATAAGATTCCTGTTTCATCAAAATTAGCAACCGTTACAATTTGTGCGGTGTTCGTAAAGCGGTTATATGTCAGGTGAATTTCTCCCTGTTCGACTTGGTTGCCACGTATTACGCTGTAATTTATCAGCGCACCTTTGAATGTTTTTGTGTAGAAGGAGAGCAGATTGGCATAGGCGGCTTGGTTATTGTTTAGTAAAATTTCTCCTGCTCTTGTTGGCATCTATAGTTTAACATCCTTATTTTACGTTATAGAAATTATTACAATTCGGCCTGCAAATCTTCCGTCAACGCCAGGAGTTTGGTTAACTTGCAAACGAAGTTCATTAGCCCCTCTCTTCACAAGTTGGTAAGGTTTAGGAACTGTTTGTGTCTCGTAGTACGGGGCAACAGGAACAGGGTCGTAACCTGAATATCCTGGCGAAACCGTTTCGTCCCAAACTTGTACAACCAATTTCTGTGAGTTCAGACTGTGGGTGAAATCGATTTTGTAGTAGGTGGTCATATTCGACCATGATGCGCTTGCATCAAATGTTGTCGAATAAACGCCAGCAACTCCTAAGCCGCTGAATCCTGATATGCCACTATAGCCTGACTTGCCACTGTAACCCGATATGCCGCTATATCCCGACTTGCCACTATAACCTGATAACGAAGAGTAGCCTGATACGCCTGAATATGCGGAGTAGCCTGATACTCCGCTATAACCTGATACACCGCTGTAGCCCGACTTGCCGCTGTAGCCTGAGTATCCCGACTCGCCGCTGTAGCCTGATATGCCACTATAGCCTGACGGCCCGGAGTAACCTGAATAATTTGGTCCGACATCAGCACCTGAATATCCTGAGATTCCCGAATATGCAGAGAAGCCCGATATACCACTATACCCCGATTCGCCACTGTAACCGCTGAAGCCCGCGCCAGAAAAACCACTTGTGCCTGAATATCCTGACCACGCAGAATAGCCTGATATGCCACTGTCACTAGAAAATCCGCTGAAGCCCGAAATGCCCGATGCACCAGGATTTTCTCCACTCCAGCCCGATATCCCTGAGAAACCTGAGTATCCTGATTGGCCTATTCTACCACTATAACCGGATAGTCCTGATGAGGCCCCCAATCCCATTATTTCACGAGCGTCTATATTTGGCATTACAAACTTCTCCTATACCTTTTGAATAATATACAAACCGCAATACTGTGGATAGAATGATAAATTTAATCCTTGACTTAAAGGATGGTCATGGTCAACATCTCTACGTTCGTGGTAAGTTCCAGGTCGTTCCGTATTTTCATTCAAAGCAGGATTTGGTGTATCTACATCTTCAGTACTTCCCGTACTATCTTGAAAATGAGTATGAGAAAGTTCTCCGCCGCCTAAAGGTCTATCAGAAAATTTCTGCATCGCTAATAAATTTCCTGATGTTGGGGTGATACTAATAACGTTAGTTCCTGTCCTTGTACCTCTGTTAGCATTAGTACTCATTATAATGAAATGTTCTCTCATATCGATTGTTCCATTAGTCCCATCACATACTGACCAACCCGCAGGACATGGAAGTGCAGCGTCCCAAAATCCAATCATTCCCTTAAATCCGTAGAATGATACTGCAGCAGTCCATGCTGTTACATAGGCTCTTTTGATATTATCTGTAAGTGTTACTGAATTGATTTCATGATTATGATAGCCGTCTCGTCCATCATAAATCCATCCGGCCGGAGAAAGAAATATTCTAGAATAGTTTGATTGGGGTTGACCAGGTGAACCGATTGATGGTGGTTGATAATAATCCCATTCGTGAACATGTTTACCTCCTAAGATACCTATTGATTCGTCAGCCCATTGAACGATATTAACAGAAGTTTCACCTGTTGCTGTTCTATTTCCTGCTCGTAAATACTTTCCTTCTGTTGCTGTCTGTGTTAACCACGGAATGTTAGAGTGAATGGTATTAAGAAGAATTGAATTACTTGGGAGTTTTTCTGTTGGCCCAGTTGCTTTAATGAATTGATATTGATTATATCCTATTGTCGGGGTACAAAGCAATCTGTGATTATGGTTCCCGGCCGCTTGACCACCTGCTCTACGATGGGGGTCCCAACCATTTGCATAATATTTTCCTGTGCAAGCCGTAATAGGCCAAACTCGCCCGCCTGCCCCATCAACACTATGAAGGCCGTCTGAGGTTGTGAAAAATGATACCTTACCATTTGGAGACCCACCTATTCCTGAAGAGCCGACTGCTACCGTGCCGCCTGCGCCTCTGATGTAACAACCGCTAAACCCCACTCCAACGCCAACGTTGGGAGTAGTTAAAAGAGACCATCCTGTAGGTGCGGATTCACCATAACCCCCTGCCCACGGAACAATTATTCCAGTAGGAAGGTTGTTAAATTCGAAAGTATCAATGAAACCAATCATAATTTAGTCTCCACTTTTATAGTTTGTTGCCGATGAAATATACTTTCAGGCCCGCAGCATTTGTTCCTGCCGAGTTTACCCCTATTAGGATTTCTGAATCGTTAGGAAGAGTTGGAATGGATATGCCGCCGCCTGCGAGAACCGTTGCCGATTTTGTTCCTAAAGGAATCGTAAGGAATGTGGTCAACATATTACTTCCTGTGCTTCCGGGATAATCTGCATTAAGTCGGATTGCTACCGTTGTATTTGTGGAAGCAACGGCTGTTAACGAGGCTTTAACACTAGTCAAAAGCATCCCATATGGCATACGGAAAATGGTTTTCCAACCTGTCGTGAGAGGAGTTGATTCATCTGAACACGTTACGAGAATACATTCTGACCCTGTGCTTCCTGAAAAGCCTGACGTGCCTGAGTAGCCGGACCGGCCACTGTAACCACTAAGACCCAATCCTGAAAATCCTGAAATTCCTGAGTAACCTGAGTATCCTGGGTTCTCGCCGCTGTATCCTGATATGCCTGAGTAGCCCGAGTCGCCTTGCAACGCTGCTGCACCATCCACTCCCGAATATCCTGAGAATCCTGAGTCAGAAGAAAAACCAGAAAATCCCGAAAATCCCGAAACACCGATTTCTCCTGAAAATCCCGACCACCCATTCAGTCCCGAATACATTGAGGCTGTAGTTTGGCCAGCAGTTGTATTGCTACTTACCAAGCCAGGGGTTGAACCGCCACCTGCTGTAGAGTCAATTTCGACAGTTCCAAATTGAACATAATTTTCACCAGACGCAATAAGAAGAGCCATTTCAGCAGGAGTTTTTAGATAAAACTCTACTCCACGGTACTCATCATCATCATTTGCCCATTGTGCTATCAATGCATATCCTACTCCATCGGCATAGATAGGAAGAGTATAGTCGAGAATCATATCAACTTTGGCAATTTTTTCATTAGGAGAAACTGCATCTTTTTGTTTAATTAAAAAGGAAGTCCCTGCTGGAATAGTCGGCCCTACAGTTGGTGGGTCTCCACCCGCAGTATCAGGACTTGGTGTATAAAACAATACACCTTGTTCAAAGATATTGACGAACCAACGATTTAGAACATCTCTGTCAATGTCTGTTTTATAATGCCAAATTACGGATTGAGGATATGCTGTTCCTCCATATCCTTGTTCTGCGACATATTTACTCATATTTTCACTCCTCTATGTTATTTATCGAATTTAGTAAAAACACCTAAGCCAATTCACCTATGGCTATCCAATGGGTCGAGAAATCCGCTGAGGTATCAGAAACTAGGCTTGTTCCTGATGTGCCTTCGTGATGGTGAACCCAAAATCCTGTAGTGGTGATAGCAGTCTCGTTTACCGACTTCCACTCATCAGTCTCTTGGTTCAAAAGGAAAACTCTAGGAGCGTCTGCAAACGTTTTGCGGAATGTTACTCCTGATGAGCCCCCTTTACCGATTTCTCCTCCAAGCATAAATATCTTTTTTGGAATTGCAAGGTCGTAGCGAAACGGAACTGTCAGGCTTTGATGGCGATATTCTAGTGTTTTTGCTGCTAGTGAATCTGCTATTACGTAACCATTTTCGTTCACGTTCATGATTTTTTTGTATGTCAGGCCATCGGCAATTTCATCTAAACGATGAGTATGTCCTGCTGAAGAAAATTCAGAGACTTTGTAACCATCAAAATATTCTGTATTAAGAGATGTTTGAAGAACAGTATTACTTACGGGTAAATATCCTGAGTAGGCCGAGAAGCCCGACACCCCACTCCAACCCGATACGTTGTATCCTGAGAAACCTGTGTAACTAACAAGTCCCGACTGACCGATTGCGTACTCATACCCGCTACGAAGCAATCTTGCACCAATCATATTGATCGAGAGAACTTCATTCTTCAGGCCGATACTATTTGCGGCATCGCTAACAGTAATCCCATTCAAGTATTGGGCGTTAAGTCCTACATTCATTGTACTATTGCTTAAAGGAATATTTCCTGACATATTACCAATGTGTCTTTGTGTAGTTCCATCATCGATGTAGCTGGGGTTACTTCCTTCAAGGGTTCTTACTCCCGAACGAATCAACGTATCATAATTGATGCAGTTATCGTTCAGGTAAACTTGGGTTTGATAAGACGAGTCCAAGGTTCCGACACTCATTTTACCAATGATGATATCATAATCTGAACTAATTGCGTTTTCTTCCACAAAAGAAAACTTCACAATATGAGAGTTTATCTTTTTGAAATTCAAAGTTTGCACCTCTTTCGAATAAGTTACGAATGCCTCACCTCCTGCGGTATCTGATACTGTAAATGCTTCTGGAAATACTTCTAACACATAATAGTTTTGGTCTTGGATAATTCCCGCCTTAGTTACATCAAAACGAACGACATCTCCTACTGCAAGATTGTGAGCAATTGGGGTAGTATTGATACTGCTGTCTAATTCTATTTTGCAAGGAATAATATCTTCGATATAGTATCCTGAATATCCTGAAATTCCGTAGTCGGCTGTCTCGTAGTTAAATCCGTTTGGCGGGGTTATCCAATCCATATTGGCAACTAGATAAGTATCATTTGCACCGACTACCACTTTTACTGAAGTCATCGTGTCTACTTTAACCAAAAAGTTTTTGGTCTTTGGTCGTATTAAGGCAGAAAAAGAATTAATCTCTATCTCACTACCAGATAATGTGTGGTTAAATTTCAGAACGCCAGGTGTAAAAGTCGAGTAGAGAAGTTTGTTAAGATTTTCAGCAACGAACTCGTGGACAAAATTGAAATTGATTACTTGTCCTGCAGACCCCACTTTCTGTGGCATTAGATTATCTCCCCAATCACAAAGTAATAGTATTGATTTGCGCCTGCATCAGATGCATCTGTTCTTTTGTAGTCGCTTCCCGATTTTACGATACTACCCATCTGTCTTGCTTTGAAGAATGTATTTGTAATTTGTGTTACCTTAGCATATCTTTTTTCCAATCCTGCGGCAATTGCTCCTTCTCCGACGGCAGGAACTCTCTGCAAGAAGACACGAGCATTTTTCATTTCTCTAGTAAGTGGAACTGTCCCTACAATATTTCCCGTTAAAGTAAAACTTCCTGTTTCGTAGACGGGTTGGTACCAATTCATAATTCTCGCATCGTAGGCAATAGCATCGATATTAGTATATTCAATATCGTCTTCTTCGATGGAATCAGGGGTTGGTGTATTACCTTCTACTCCTGCCACACGATAATAGGTAGTGCTTGACGGGTTTGCGTCATCAAGGATTTCATCTAGTGTGTGAACGTGGGTTGACTTGGAAAATTCTGACTGTGGATAATTACCTACGAACTCAGCGTTCAGGTTTTTCTGTAAAACTGTATTTGCTACAGGAATTTGGTCTTGGAATCCTGGCAAAGTCGCACCGTCTTGTGGTTGTATTTTTTTACCCATCACGTACTCTGCTGTAACACCTTCACCAAGGTCAACCGCATCAGAATCCATCCAAGATGGATAAACAGGATATGTGATGATAGTATTTCCTCCAGCGTCAAGCGTAATACTCGAAACGTCTTTAGAAACCACGTATTCTGTGATTTCTTTGCCGTTAAAGAATTGAGCATTAAGGTTAGTATTCAGTTCCCCGTCCGATATAGGGAGTTGACTCGATTCGTGTCCTGGGAAGTAACCGTCAAGTTTTGCAATCAGGGGGAAAGCGGTATCTTTCTGAATCACCTTTAATCTTGCCCTTTCCTGAACATCGTAATTAAGAGCCGTGATTTTTCCGTCTTGGTCGAGGGTCAAGCCAACGAGAATCACGTCCGTTCCGATGACAGTCGCATCATCTACGAACAGGAACTCTGCACCTACGTTGGCATTTTCCCAACGGTATCTTGCCACTAGGTAGATGCTTGTCGGAGAAGTCTTCGTTATCGTAATTGCTTCGGTAGTGTCGATGCGCACAAGCAAATCTGTTTGATTTTGTGGATGAACAAGAAAAGACACGACATTGATTGTAACTGTGCTAGGACTAAAGTCGAAATTTCCTTCAATCAGGCCAGCCGTAAACATCTGATAGAAAATCTTGTTCAGAATATCAGGGGCTAGTTCTTGGTGGTAGTGAATATTTAATATTTCTGTGCCGTTATTTAAAGTCTTCATTAAAACGCACTCCCACTGTAGTAACCTACTGCAAGCCATTGAACCGTGAGGGTTGATATTGCCATCGATGTGTACTGCTCCGTGTCAAGTCCTGAGTAACCTGTATATTTTAGGGTGAAATGAGATGGATGAACATCGACTGCCTCTACCTTTATATAGTGTCTATCGTCATAGGTCGGAGTTCTATCAATTATTTGAAGCATAACATCAGGTGGGTCATCGAAGGCGAAGTACAGTTGATTTTCAGGATTGAACGGAATATGCGTGTAGTTGGCAGTTACCGTCGTTTCTCCTGTGATTATCAGCGGCGGCCCGCCGCGGTCATCATTCCGAGCGAAGAAGCACTCGTCTCCAATCTTCTCTCTCGTGATAGCACGAGTTTTGAATGAGTCGTGAGTCAAATGATGGTCTACGTTGACTCCTACTGGCCGCTTAAAGACGGAGTTCATATCCTGAATATCGTCTAAGTTGTGCTGATGATTGGAACGAGAAAAGGACATGTATCCTGACCCGCCTACAAATTCAGCGTTCAACCCTACGTTCAGCGTTTTGTTGCTTAACGGAATATTTTTAACAGCGTTTCCAGGCTGATAAAAAATACCGAACTCATCGGCTACATATTGAATGTTAAGTCCTGAATTCTGTTCCCACTTCACAGCCACTTCATTACCTGAGTAGCCATTAATCATTTCGGCATTCAATCCTGAACACATCATACCGTTTGAAATTGGGACGTATCCTGATTCGTTGCCTGCTTGGTAGCCGTCAATCCTATAAACGTTCATCTCGTAGAGGATAACAGGATTCAATTCTGCAACTTCTTGGTCGTTAAAATTTACTTCTTGTAAATAGGCTCCTGATGGTATTACTTTACCCAAGATAATACTATTGTTGATGGGTTTAGAGGAAACAATGCTAAATTCCACAGGTAAATCTGAGAACTCTAAATAATTGTACTTGGCAATCAACCAACCACCACCTGAACTAGATGGAACTACGCAGAAATCCTTCACGATGTCGCACTTCAAAATTTGCTGTTCAAGAATTTGCTGTTCTAGGGTTGATAAGGCTTCAAAATTTTCTTGAATGACGCCGCCTTCGTAACGGTTATTTGGGGAGATAAGAAAACTAAATCCCGCAGGAATTTTGACTTGTGTTCCCTGAGTGCTTGTGTTGTAATCCACATCCACCGTTATCGGTATTCCTGATTCGGGAATCACTCCTGTGGTGAATATATTTTGGAACAACTTGTTTTGGTACGAGGAAATCAGTCTAGTCTTGTAGTGCCAGTTTACCGCTTGCGTACCATCTAATCCATAATTTATCGGCATTTATTCTCCTAGAATTGTAAGAGCACTCTGAAGTTCACTCCGTATTGTTCTGTCTTTGTGATTTCGGGAAAAATACCCCACATAAATGATTTATAAGGGTCTACTAGTGTTCCTGAACCTGTATACAGCATTATTTCGTTGCAAGTGAAAGATGTTCCCGCAGTTGGTGGAATATAGCAGTCTATTTCAACTGTAATACTGTCAGCCATTTTTATATTGTTTACTGTAACGTAGCCGTTTACGGCATCAGCAGTAAGTCCTGCAGAGTAAAGTGCTTGGGCTACAGTTAAGTCAGAATGTAAAGTATTAAAGTCTTCTGCGGTCATCGGCATATAAAATGAATCGGGGTCTAAACCTGTGTATTGTTTATGAGATTCATAAAATGTTTCGTCTCCTTTGTCAGTCAAACGAAATTTTCTGATTGTGAAAACTGTTTGCTCCCCAACCATAGTGGCGATGCTTTCCAATCCTTCGGAAGTAACTGCGATTTGAATACTATTAACAGCCATATTTATTCTCCATACTTATTTAGTCTACGTAACTTAAAAATCTCTTTCTGTTCCTGTACGTATCTGTAGTCAATCCATTCGGATAAGCAGAGAACGGAGCGTAGTAGATGAGTGTTTGGTTTGGATAACCCTCTCTCCAAGTGTAAAAGAAACTTGCAAACTGGCCGTAGTCGTATACCGAATCCAAAGTAATGATAGGTAAGTTATAGGTTTTGTCGATGATACCATCAGCCGTATTGTGGTCGAGGTCGATACGGAATTCTGAAGGTGGGGCTTGGGTGATTGCTACTGTACCTGTTATGGTCATTGTTATCGGCGCACCGCCATCCGTTGCAGAAATAGTAAATGTGGTTTCAGAAGGGACTGATTCTACGTAATAAACTGTACCGAAAACTGTTGGTGAACCAAATTCAATATAAACCGTTTCTCCTACGTGCAAGTCGTGATAGGTTGGATTCGTTGCCGTAATGATTGTTGACAAGTTGGTAATTGTGGCTGAGAACGTACGGTAGGCATCGCTCATCAAATTCTCCGTCTCGTAGTACTCCATCATCGGGGTTATACCTACTTGATTGCCTCCGAGTGGATACGTAATAGTCAAGTCTGCTACCGTGTGTTTTGGCTTGTACTGTTTTAACTTTTTCAATACGAGTTCAACTACTTCGTCTGGCGGGAAGTTGGTAATATCCTCTGTCGAAATTTCGAAGCCGTACTTAAAGTGCGGAGTCGGCCAGATGATTCCGTCCTTAACTCCTGTATAGGTGTCTAGTTTTTTTGCCGCAAGTTCTGTCGTGGTCAAACCATAGACTAGCGGTAGGTCGTTTCCATTAACTTCATTATCAAGTCTCCACAACAAGTGTTGGATGAGTGAATAACGGTGCTGATATCCCTCTTCGACAGAGAGAACTCTTGTACCTGAAACCATGTAAGTGTTTATCGGGTCTTTAATGTTTGTGATAGCAATAGATGAGTAGGATATAGTATTTCCACCTGGCACAATCAGAGGCACTATTTCACCTGTTGATACGCTTCTAATTTTAAAAGTCAATCCTGTAAGACCAACACTAGATACTAAGTAATGTTGTCCTGCACTTACGCCACCAGCTAACGGTCCGCTGTCTTCGAAAACAATCAAGTCCCCATCGTTTAAGCCATGAGCAGTAGCACAACTCCAAGTGTCGTTTACTCCTGCTAGTACAATCTTACCCCAAGGGGTCATCGATTGAGTAAGTTCAAAGGCAGTAGGTGTCGGACATTTCACGTAGTAGTTTTCATAGGCATCGATGTTGCCTACACTTTTCAAGAAAAATACCGTGTCTCCGTCTGAAAGGTCGTGAGTAAGTGTTGTGTAGGGAGTGGTTGAAGTATCTACGTAACTAATTTGGAAAGTGCTTTTGTTAATTTCACAGTCGTATTCCGTAGATGAAGAGATAGATGGTAAGCCTGCACCTACTTCTGTCAGTACCGCTGGTATCGGGTTGATTCCAGTTACAAAATTAATACCGTAAGTGTAGGTCTCGGCGCAGTGGTCGTAAGTATTTACCACGCCTGTGATAAGGTGGCGATAATCGTACGCTGTCTGCACCAACTGTAAGTAGTCTCCCACTTGAACTCCGTAACCCTGCGGGTCTCGTGTTAGCACAAGTTGAAAGTAAATCTTGTAGCAGATGACACGGGTATTTGATGTGATATCGACAGGAGTCACTGAAGTGGTAATCGGTGTCAATGAAATTTGAAACCTGTCGGAGTCTAGTTGATAAACGTAGTAGTAATATGGAACAGCATCAGTTGTTTTTGTTCCCGTGATGCCGCCGCCGTTAACATCAGGAGCGAAAAGGATGATATCGTTCGTCTCTAGTCCATGGTTGATGTGAGTCAACGTGTCGGTGGGGATGTCTACATCGCAGTCAATTACTTGTGGTAGATAAATTACTCTGACGTAGCAATTATTCAACAGCCTTTCATTGTCTTCATACTGATAGAGATTAATTCGATAGTCGGCGGCTGTTGTGCCGTTTACTCCTCGATTACAACCCGTGAGCAAGTACTTCTTGTTCGTAAACGTACCTGTATGGTTGTCGTAGAATTCGACCCCTGTGTAGGAAATTACTTCATCTCCAAACTTGACGAATCCCTTAGGAACAATTCTTGGATTCGTACCTAATACAATGTGGTCGGCAGGGTCGTATAGTTTTCCTTCTAAGACCTTTACCAAAATTTCTGTATCGGAGGATGAAGTATTATGGTCAAGGATTAGTCTGGCGTTACCTTGGTCGCTTGTTAAATCTCGCAGAACTTCAAGGTCTGTTCTTAGTGGCTGTAGGCGGTCAGCAACTGTGCAGTAGTCAAAAATGCTTTCGGTATCGATGTCGGTAATCCACTCGAACGGAATGTCTGAGATAAGTCCTTCATCTGTTTTGGTCGGGGAACAATCTGTAGATTCCGTAGGCATCGTATCCTTCTCAGCGTCTAACTGTTCTTCAAACTTGAACAGGTCAACATCGTAGTCTTCCACGTAGAACGGAAGTGGAATCGTGTCCCCTGTAGAGCGCACTTGGAGTTCTACGTTCGTTGTGTCGTAGAAGATGTCGAGGTCATCCAAGGAGTCGCAGGGAACAACCTTATCATCAAAACTACCACCGTCAGAACTTTTCACATCATCATCCGTCTTGCGAAAGTATTCCCAATCGTAAATAAGGAGTTTCAGGTCGGGAACAGCGTGGGTATCGATTTCCTTATTTTCGTAAAACTCAGCCAATTCTTCTTGTAATGCCTTTGAAATCTGTGGACGGAAGAAGTTCTCGTTGTTTGGGTAGAACGTTCTGAGCGACTCGTAAAGAATTAAGACGAGGAACGGTAGCGAATAAAAGGAGCAGTAGTTGAACGTCCACAAGTCCTGATACGAGGTTAACGGTTCGGAGATGACCAAGTGCCACAATTTCAACGCTGAAATTAGGCCTTTTTCCTTGTAGATATTCACCAATTCCTTCGTAAAGAGACGTACACGGTAGTCGTTGCCTACAATCGTGTTACTTTCACCTAGCGTCAAAGGAACGATTTCTCCTGTCGTGATTTCTTCAATTTGGAATTTAATATTTGTCCTGTTCGCAACGATGTAGTGTTTATTCGGGTTAACCCCACCTCCACGGCCTGAAAAGACAATCGAATCTCCGTTGTTAAGTTTGTGGTCTGTTGTGGCAGTCCAATAATCTCCCGTAGTTGCCGTTACGTTTCTCGTGCGACTTGATACGGTGAAGAAAGGTAAGTTTTGATAGTCCTCTAGATTCTCACCCAATTGGTTCACTATGTACTGCAAGTAGTCAGCATTTACCTTATCGGCATCAGAGAAGTTTTCAAACTGATTTATTTTCGTGTTGATTGCCAAGTCTAAGTGTTCTGCTACAGAGTGGATGAAGTCAATCAGGTACGAATTCTCATCTTCGAAGTGGTAGGTGGTGATAATGGAACCTGTATCGTGGCCTTCGATTATCGAAGTAACATTGGAGCCTGTGATGTGATAGGCTGTTTTGGAAACTAGGGCGGGTCTAGAATCAATGTAGAAGAAGTCCTCATCTAAGTACCAATACTTGAAGTACTCGTTGCCGATGCGGAAGAATCCCGTAGATTCCAATTCCGTGTGTCGGCGTTCAGTCATGGCCACTCCTACAGCGTGTGTGTCTGCGGTACTTCCGTAAAGACCGCGGTATAAGCCTGAAAACGTTCTCGTTACTTCATCGTAATCTGTGTATTGAATGTATTCGTCTTCAATCAAAAATTCACCGTTGTTCGGGAACGTACAGTAAACGTAGGGATAATAAGAATTGACAATATCCACAACGTGAGAAGCTGCTCTTGTCCCCTGACTTCCCCTAGTACATTCTTCAAGCCTGCCGCTGTCTGGTGTTGCAGAATCCACAATGAAATTTCCGTAGCGGATAATTTCATTATCAATTAAAATGTAGCCATTCTTTGGAACAGTTCCCGTAATACCCTGTAAGAAAATAATCTTATCATTGACAACTGTAGATGATGCTAGTCGTGCTAAAAATTTCTGATTGATTACTATCTCTGTCGATGTAGCAGTCAATGCCGTAGCTAGTGTGGCTGTCCACAATCCATTGTCGTACTTCACGGTGTCTAATTGCGTGATGAGCAAGTTCTCATATTCTTGAATATAGGAGCCTTGAGCGTGTTTGACAGCAGATGTGCCGCCGCCGCCTCTTGTAACACCTTCAAATTGGTAGCCGTTTAACCATTGGCTGTAACTTGTGTAGGAAATTTCTTCAAGATCACCAGCATCTGAGAAAATTGCAAACTTTCCTTGTTTCGGGATGACATCGATATTTGTTACGGACGTAAATTTGACAGTTGTGGTATAGGCATCGAGGTCTTCAGCAAGCAGAGCGTTCCACAATACGGTATTACAATGCGCCGTCGCCTCAGTTCCCAAGAAGCCCCTTTCAAGGTTTGTCAACTTGTGGTTTACCAAGTCATTTGTTTCATACTTGATGTACTCATTCTCAATCTTAACAATACCCCTGTCCTTAAACAAATTGAGGTTATCCCCGTAATCGTATTCGATTTCAGTC